GCTTGCCCAGCCAGTGCCGGTGCCGGCGCTCTTCCACCTTGTCAGCCGGCTCATGCGGATGAATGCCGCGTACGGTGTCACTGTACTTCTTCAGCAAGTCGAGCTGGTGTTCTGGTGAAAGCTTTCTTACGGCTGCTTTCAGTTCGAGTCCCGTGGTCAAACTTGTGATGATGGGAAGTGTAGCGTCGTCGTGGGTGTATCGTTGGTAGCCTTCTACCAAGCCTTTGAGCGCGACTGACTTTTCCATGCGGCCAATGACAGGCTCATGGTCGTCAATACGCTGGAGAATACTCTCCATGAGCGCCATTTAAGGTGCCTCTTTGTGCTTGGTGTAGTTGGCCTTTTGCAGGGCATCCCACTCGCTACCCTTGTCGGTTTGCAGGTTGCACAGGTCGATGGCCTTGTTTTGGGCGCGGTAGATATCGATCCACATCGCCTCTTTGTCTTCCCAGGATGATGCCATGTAAGCGGCTGCGCGCGGCGGTGCCACTTTGTGGTATTTCTGCGACAGCGCCTGGGGGCGTGCCTTGTAGATGTACTCGATCTGGGTAACTGGAGGTGTCGTCTGGCAGCCTGTCAACAGTAGCGTAGCCGACAGTGCCAGTAGGCGGTAGAGGTTCTTCATGGTCTTCTTCTCTAGTGTGAGGTAGCGGACAGTACCTTACATTCCGGTACCTTTTCAGTCGTACAGTACTCTTCCCACAGACTAACGATTCGGGTGGCACTGATTTCATGGGCGCGCTGCTCTTTGAGCACCTCGACTTCAGATTTGGGAACGGGTTCCACAAAGGGTTCTTGGCGAGCGCGTGCTTCCGCGTCTGCCAAGAGCTTCTCGTACTTCTTCTTCACTGCCGCTTCGCGCTCCTGGATCTTTTGGGAAGTGCGAAGCGCTTCTTCTTCGATCTTTCGACCTTCGGTAGCATTGCGCGCCGTGACATCGTCGGTGATTTGGTCACTCCCCTTGTCGAGTTCGATTGCGGCGTTCTGTTGCTTGATGGTACTGGCTTGCTGGGTCGTTGTCGCCTCCAGTGCTTTGATTTCTTTACTTTGTCCTTTGACAAAGAAGAACAGGCAGGCGATGAGAACAGCAATGACGAGGGCGATTACCGCCTTGGTTTGTGACATAGTTTTCCCCTGAGGATTTCGAGGCGCGTCTTCGCTACGGCAATGCTGTCGATGGCGTTGTCGTCGAGAAGATGCAGTGGCGTGATGCCGATGTAACGCAGTTCTGGCGCTAAGGCCAAGACCGCGTCGCGCACCACTATTTTGGCTTTTTCTCCCTTGGGAACTTTGGTCACACCCACACCTGCTTTCACAGTTGGTGGGTCGATGCGGTATAACTCGATCCAAGGGTCGTACCGCCAAAGAGCTTGGCGGATTTTCATGATGACCTCGATCAATACCTCAAAGGCATTGGGTCGAGAAGGATTGAAAAAGGGCGACTCTGATGCAACGTAGGTCGGATTGTGACGCACGAACAAATCGTACAGACGCAATCCGATACCCTCGATGCGCGCAAAGCGATCACCATGGACCATGGCCAGAAAGCTATTCTTGGCGATCAACTTTTCGCCAACAATTGTGAATGCGTTCGTGGACAGTAACTCCAAGGTATCGACGTTGTACTCCATGATACAGACCCCCATCTTGGAAGAACCGGGATCAATACCAATCAGAGTCGCCACGTTCGATGCACTTTGCGGCATGCGTAACATAGCGACGTTTCCTTATTCTGGCGCGCCCATCTGGAACAGAGGCTCCGTGGTACCAGCATCCAACATTATGTCGTAGCCGGACTGGGAGAACTTGGCGGCGACGAACGACGAGATGTAGGAGGCGACCTGGGCGCAGATGGCTTCCTTGAATGGGATGGTCGAGTTACCAGGGGCTGGCGAATCGACATCCTTGTCCACGGCTGTGACGGGGGCGATCTCGGAGATGATGGCGTACTTTTCATGACCGAACTTGATCTTGGCCATGTTACGCAGTTCCGTCATGTCTTCTTTTGTGAAGATGATCGGGACTTTGGCAGTGGACGAGATGTAGTCGCCGTCGGTGGTATTAACACCCACGGGCGAGAGTTCACGCGGTTGCGGATTGAGCACCGATGCGTCCGGCACGTAGTCGCTCACCGACTTGTTCTCGCCGTCGATGACGATGTATTCGAGTTTCGGGTTGACGTTGGACAAGTCCATCCGTTTGAGGTAGTACGCGTAGTAACGCACACCACCGTATTCTTCTTCCCGGCGCAGTGCGTAACGGGCGCGCTGCACAGCGTCCAGGTCGTCCGTGATTTCACGCAGCACGAACGGGATCATCTTGAAAGGCGATGCGTTGGTCGGTTCTTGCTGATGGGGATCGGGGGCCAAGAGGCTGTCCGCGCCCAGACCGAGCTTATGCCCGCCGTTACCGATGGCGAGAAAACCCAGGTACGGATAGACACCCACACCCAGCTTGTCTTCTTTACGGATGTTGAGTTTCTCGTTGAGCGTGGTGTTGGGGTACACCGGGTAAGGGCGGCGCAGCAGCATGCAGGTTTGCAGCAAGCCGCTATACGCGGTACGGGTAATGGACTCCATGGTGTTTCCTTTGATAGGGGTGTTAAGCCTGTCACAAGATAATCAGAAGGTGTTTTTTATTCCACCTTCTGTTTACCTTAGGACTGCTGGTCAGGGTTGTAAGTCAATCCGCTCAGGATGTTTTGTCGCAGAACGTTCTCGATTTGGTTCGGGTCGTCGTACTCGGTATGTGGTATCAATGGTGGCAGCCCCGTGTCGTACATATCGATCACATCGAGTTGCTGCTCTGGCGTTAAGGCTAGGTACTCTGGGATACCAGGTACCACAATCACGCCGCGGTCATTTGGTGCAAGCGGTGTAATCACCTTCATGCGCACCAACGGCATTTGATAGTGCATGTGGCTTTGTCGCCCGCCGTCTGTGATCGCTACCGACACTGCGCTGTTAAGCACCAAATCACCCATATGGGTTTCTGCTGTCAATACTTCCCGCTCGCCGCACGGATTCAGATCGAACTGCTGGACCGTGTGTTGGTGATGGGTGGCGTCTTGGATGACAGCGCTGATTTCTTGCACAGGGACGTAATCATGCCCTTCCATGTCGACATCGCCCAGTCGCACTTGGGGGTTGTCCAAGACCACGAGGTCGCTACCGTTGACTTCGGCATTGATCTGGATGCTGTAGCTACTCAAGCCCGAGAGTAGGCCCACCATCGCGCGCTGGATACTCTTGATCGAGGTGGTGTTGTGCAAACTCATTCCGGTGGCGTCTTGTACGATGGCTTCGTAGACAGAATGAAAGTCTGCCTCGGTAAAGTTCTGCAAGTCAATGTTGCGCTCACTGAGCCAAGAACTAAACATCGTACCGCTGGGTTCCAGCGTGCAGACGGTATCGCTATAAATACGCGCCGCCATGTTTTGTATCATGGCCCGTTTGACACTATGTTCTTGCAAAGCCATCATGCCGCGCTGGTGTTGCTGAGCATGGTAAATCTCGATGCAGGTGTTGTAAAATGCCTCGGTCGAGATGATGGTGCTAATGCCGGGTTGCTTGGCTAGTAACATCTGCGCATCTGCAAGTGACACCAATTCTGGGTCAGCAATCGAACGCAGTTCTTCCGCCAATGGCGTGGGCATGCGCTGTACTCGCTCAGCGATGATCTGCTCCACATACACAGGGGGCGAACCGTGGGCACAGGCGAACGCATAGCACGCCAACGTCACTGCATCTTTCACGCTGATCTGGAAACGCTCGCCGGTACGGGGGTTGGTTACCCCGATAAAGGCAGTGTACACACCATGGCTTGCAAGGTAAATCCAGTGATGGAACAAGACATTGATCTTGGTATAAGGTGTGCCGTCCCCATAGTCCACCACGGTCGATTCCAAGAGCTTGGTCATCACCACGTTAGACGAAGCATTTTCCATCACCTCTTGGATCAAGGGCGCTTTGTCGATTTTGTTTTGCTGGTTGGCACGTGCAAACTGGTCTTGCTTATCCAGAATCTGCATCACGTTCATGGAAACCGGTACCAAATCGAGCTGGCCTATGTTCATGTTCTTTTTACGGAACGTGATTTCAGGATAGATCTCGTCAGGCATCGACGTGACGTTGTGCCGCATGGTGTATTCCGCGATCGGCAAATTGCGCTCGGTCAGCAAGTGCTCAATCAGTAGTTCGAGGTTCTCTTGTTTGCCGATGTGTCGCTGCAAGTAATCGATGTTGCGGTATAGCCAGAGCGACTGACGCATGGTCAGATACTCTAGGTGGTTTTCATTTAAGCCGTGGCTGGCCAAATACTTGCGTACATGAAAACTATGCGCTTCGTTGGTTTTGCATGCCCCCAGCCGGATAGTCAAAATGGCAGGCACCACGAAGATGCGCTGGATCATCATCCATGTCGCGGTGTAAAGAGAGTCGGTGACACTAAACCCCCGTACCACCCAGCGCGCCATGAACCCGTCGATCCACGCTTGCAGCTTGGGGATGAAGTTGTATTCATTGGCTTCTACCAGATGCTTGGGGTAACCGAGAATGGCGCCATCGGCGGCATTGATTGCGGCGTGCTTGTCTACCGGGTACAGGATGCCCAAGATCAGGTTTTCCTGGCCGGGATACTGCGCTACCAGTTGCTGGTATTGCTGCGTTCCGTAAGTGTAGGCGCGCGCAGTGGCGCGATGAATCGCCAGATTCTCTTTCGAAAACACAATGGTTTCCTGAGTATCCATTGATACGACAGTCATCACCTGATTACTCGGGTGGTACTCGCCAGCCAAGTTCAGATAGTATTTCCATGTAGTGGGGTCGTCACCAACGGCCAGCGGACCGTAAAGTTCGACGAGTCGTTTGTTAATCGCACTAGCAGCAGCTACCGACTTAATGACAATCGTCTCGGCCAGCTCCACTACTTTGTTCAGATAAAGCTGGTACTTATTGTCCATTTATACACATCCCCAAAAAAGTAAGAGGTCGGAATGTCCAAAGAAACTTTCAAGACTGCACTGCAAGCATCACGTAAAGGCGATTGGGTTCCCGTCATGAAGATGGTGCGTGACGATCCCCAAACTGCCGCCGCCGTCAGTAAGCTGACCACGGCGCCTCACACCAATCGCGTTACGTCCCAAGACGAGCAAAACCAAACTTTGCCCGACATCGGGCGCTTCCATTCGATTTCAGATCGGACCGCGACCAATATCGCGGATGCAGAAACGATTCTGGAAGTCCTGCCAGACATGGATTTGGCCAAGGAAATCTTGGTCGGCGCCATCATTGCGCCGAAGGACATGATGACCACGGAGCTGACCTACAAAGGCGGCGAAGGCATCATTTCTTCGGACGTTGCCACCATGCTGACGGCAGAAATCAAGGAGCATTTCGAGAAGAACTATAAAATAGAGAACCAGCTCCCAGAGATACTGCGCGATATCTTCTTCCGTACTGGTAGTTGGATTTATGCGGTCATCCCGGAAAATTCGGTGGACCACATGATTAACGGCACCGGCAAGATCACGCTGGAGAGTCTGTGCGAGACCATCGATAAGCAAGGTAATGTCCGTTCGCTGGGTATTCTGGGCAACGCAGTCAACGCGACGCCTAAGCCAGTAGCATCGCGCGCTATCTTGTCGATGGAAACTTTTGACGAACGAGACCATGAAGAAAATATCGACCCACGGGTGTTCTTCAATCGTCAGAACGCCCAGGAACAACTCGACCCCATGGTCTCGGTCCTCGATAATCCAGACGTCTTGAAGATTCCTGACGTGCACCGCAGGCTGCGTGAACAACGCGTCAGTGCACTGGTCAATTCCGGTAGCGCCGTAATGAAGGCAGTCGGTGCAGTCTCGGGATACGCCGCCGAAGCGTATGGCACTGTGCAAACGCATGAGCTGGCCAGCCAGATTTTCAAGAACCCGCAGTACGCCTATCGCCCCATGGTCCGGGTCCATACCCAGGACCAGCTGTCGCGCCGCGCCATCGGTAACCCGCTGGTGCTCCACTTGCCATCAGAATCAGTGATGCCGGTGTACGTACCGGGTAAGCCGCACGAGCACATCGGTTATTTCGTGCTCCTCGACGCGGAAGGCAATCCCATCTCGAAGATCAATTCGGAAGACCAGTACCGTCAACTGGCCAACCGTTTCGGTACGGGTGACAATTTTGCCACGACCCTGTTGAAGAAAGCCAAGAACCAGATCGAGGGCGACTTCAACCAGTTCAACCGCAACCACCTCGACATCAGCGCGCGGGTCTTCGGAGAACTGGTGGAACAGGAGCTGATGATGCGCTTGGCCAATGGCCGCGTCTATGGCGGTGGTTTGTCGCTGGCCAAGCAAGACGAACTGTATCGCATCATGCTGGCCCGTGCGCTGGCCAAACAGCACACCCAGTTGCTGTTCCTGCCGGTGGAACTGACCACCTACATCGCGGTGAAGTACAACGAGAACGGCATCGGTGAATCAATTCTGGAGCGCATGAAAACGCTGCACAGTCTGCGCGTGATGACCAAGTTCGCCAACGTGGCGGCAGCCATGAAGAATTCGATCGGCCGCAGTGAAGTCACGCTCAAGTTCGATGAAGACGATCCTGATCCGATGAAGTCGTTCGAGATCATGGTGCACGAATTCATGCGTACCCGGCAAGGCGCCTTGCCGGTGGGTCTGAGCAATCCAGCCGACATCGTTGACTGGATGCAACGTGCCGCTTACGAATTTGTCCCTGAAGGCAATCCGATGCTGCCGGACGTGAAGGTGAGTGTCCAGCAAAAGTCTGACTCGCATGTGATGCCGGACCAAACACTGGAAGAGAACCTGCGCAAAGAATCGATCATGGCGTTTGGTGTGAGCCCCGAGCAAGTGGATGCGTCGTATAACGCCGAGTTCGCTACTGTGGCTAACCACAACAATTTGCTGCTATCTAAGCGTGCGTCGCAGTACCAACAGCAGATCACTCCTTCACTGACCGAACACCACCGCAAGGTGATTCATAATACCGAAGGACTTTTGCGTAGCATGGCGAAGATTATCGAAACCAACTTCGATAAAATCAAGCCAGATTGGTTGAAAGACCAAAGTGGTAATCTGATTGACTTTACTACGGAAGAAGGCAAGCTGCAAAGAGGCTTGGTAATTGGCGAAGTGCTGAAGCAATTCATCCTTAGCTTTGAAGTGTCGTTGCCTACTCCGAACACGGCCTCGCAGGCTAACCAGTTCGCCGCACTGGAAGAGTACGAGAAGTTGCTGGACAAGGCACTCGAATCGTGGATTCCGCGTGAAGGCTTGACGCAAGATACGGTGGGCGACAACAATAGCCAATTCGATGCGCTCAAGGCTTTGGTGAAATCACACTTCATGCGCAAGTACATGGCTGAGAACGGCATTCTCCCAGAACTGGGCGCGCTCATTACCAAGGATGAGAACAACAAGCCGATGCTCAACCTGTATCAGGACCAGCATGATTTCGTACAGGCCATGTCGGCATCGCTCACCGGACTGCTCAAGTCCTTCCAGCCACAGAAAGACTTGTCGAACGAAACCGTCCAAGGGTTCGGTGGCGTATCGGATACGGCCACTGCTGACGACGACCAAGGTAATGCTGGCACTACCGACGATGGCGGTGGATTCCAAGACTTCTCACTCGGAGACGATGATGCCAACCCACTCGAAGCAGCCCCCGACACCACGGCCCCAGTTGAAGGTGAAGAAGACGCACCTAACGACGAGCCAAAAGCTGAAGGTGACGACAAAGGTGACGGCAAAACCGATGACGAAAACGCAGGCACGTCCTCGGACACCGAAGACAAAACCTGAGAAGCTGGTTTAACCCAAGAAAAAAGGTTAGGCTAACTTAGGCACACCACACGACTGTACCCTCTCCCATAGAACGGGAGCGGTACAGTCGTGTGGTGGCTTTTATGCCGAAAACTTGAAAGTGCGGCATAAAAGGGAAACCCGAAGGCTTCCCTTTTTGTCTTGGGTGTTTTCACTGCGGGCATGTGTTCACGCCTCTACCTCAGTGACAAACTTTCAGGACCTAGCTCTTGGACTAGGGGCGCGTGGTGCGCTTTAATGCTGGTCATCCCATGGCATACGGCGTATCCTCCTCACTGTAGGATTGGTCGTAGGTACGTACCTTGACTTCTTGAATGGTCACCATGGAATCTAAAAACCGTGGTGCATTCTTACGGATGGTATCGAGTACACTGGGCACACATTCCGGTAACTCTAGTGGCTCACCGTGGTTATCCAAGACATCGATGTGTTGAAAGCCGCGTTCACGCAGTGCTTGATTAATCAAGAGTGCTGCGGTTCGGCGGGTAGCACTACTGGCGCCTGTTAAGACTACAGAAAAGTCATTAATACTCATCATGATCATTCTCCTGGTTCGAATTCTAACGTTGGATCGAATTCGTCAGAGATGTCGTCTTCAAAGCTCAGGTCGGTGTTTTCATGTACCGTCACTTCTTCAACAACAGGGCCTTCTGGGAAAATGGCCACACCAGCTATACCCAGTATGGGATTGCGTAAGCGCGCCGCTTGGTATAGCTCAGGCGTAGGCAAGGACGCAATATCGTCACCAAACTGATTGATGACTTCCATGTGGGTGATACCGACTTCTTTTAGTGCATCTGCAATGATCTTGCAAATGTAGGTGTTGCTGGTACGTTCTGGTCCTTTTACCTCGATCTTCAATTCTTCAGTTACTGTCTTGCGAGCCATGATTGCCCCCTTAAAGGTTCAATTGTGAATGGACTCCCCGTTGTTGTTTTTGATCTCTAGGCGTCGACGAGATCTTCTTTCTCTTCCGATACCAGACCCGGCCACTGCGTGCCGTTATCGTCTTCCTCGTCGCGGTGCGAGAGGGCTTTTTCCAGTGCCTGGACCTTGACGCGGTCGTAGGCACGACGTTCACGCGGCACGATAGGTGCGTGGTAGGCGGAAACGATGACCGGGGTGTTGAGGAAGTCGGGGCGGTTTTGCTTGACTACCGACAACAGGGACGGGTACATCGCACGTTGTACGACAGGGTCGACCACATGGCCGGGGGTGTCGTGGTGTTCCGTGTTGCTGTAGCCGGCTTCGTTCAGTGCTTTGCTGATGAGTGCGCCGACGATGTATTGTTCTGCTTTAGAACCCCCCTCGATGATGACATCGAGTCCGTTTTGGTTGTGTTGCGACATCTGGTCTTTCCTTTCAATGAAATGCTTAAACAAAAAAACTAGGGAGTGTTAGTCCCTAGTTTTAACTACTTAAAACGTACTGACTTGAATGTTGGCCAAGCCGTCGCCCTTGGCGATTTCGCGTAAGCGATTTAAACGACTTTCCACATCGTCCAAATACCTGTGGGCTGCACCTCGCACCCAACCGATCTCCTGCTTCAACTCAGCAGCCTTGGCAATATCCTTGTCGAGGTCTGAAATCACTTCTGCCTTGACGCGGAAGGTTTCGTCGGTCAAGAAGTCGTCGAAGCCGGGTTGATTCTTCTTGAGCATATCAAGAAGCGTGTATGGAGCGCCCTCACGCTGAGCGTGCGCTTCTTCGATCATGCGTGCACGAATCGAACCGTCAGCAGTGTCGATGCTGTAATCGATATTCGAACCCACGTCGACCACGTTCAGGCAGCCTTTGCCGACGAGGAACTCAGCGATAGCTTGCGAGAGAATGTCCGATTTTTCGATATCGTCGCTTGCTACAGTAATGTTGACAGTCATGATTCCTCCGGGTATTCTGCTTCGACGGTGACGATGACAGGGGTCGAAAGAAACCCCGGCCGAAACTTCTGGATCATTCCCCATGCGGTTGGCATGATTTCACCAGCGAAAGTATTGAACGAGGAACGCTCGACTCGCAAAACTTCTGCTTCATCACTGTTGACTAAGGTGATGTCTTGAAAACCGACCGAGACGAGATACTCGGCAATGGCTTCTCCAAGGTCATCTCGGTTTCGCGGCTCGCTGCGGTCTTTATCGTCATCGGTGATGGTGACGTGTAAGGTCATGGTTCCTCCGGTGTGATATCGACTTCGGCTTTCTTGTCGAAGCTGTACATTTCTTTGATACTGCGCTCCCCGTCTCCGGGTTTCGTGTACCAGTGAATGTCAGTGTCAGGGAACTGCGTGCCCATGACTTCCTTCATTACCTCGACCGTGGTCTGGAGGCCGACCAAGCCTTCATCGTGTTTCGCGATGACGCCCTCCTTGACGAGCTGCTTGATCGCCTTATTGATGTCCAGGCGGTCTTTCCCGGACTTCTCACCGTTCTCGCGGGCGCGTTGCAACACCGCCTTGACTTCTTTGGATGGCTCGTCTTCCAGCACGAGTTCGTCTGCGAGGATATTGGTTTCGATTTCCAAACCCGATGCAGGCTTTTCCACGATTGACAGATGGGCCTTTTTCTTTGGGCCGATCTTGCCTTCCGCGTGCAGCTCTTTCGCGGCCTGTTGGAATACGTCGTCTTCCATATCCCGCCCGGTCCGGGTCGCAATTTCAGCAGCACGTTTGACCACTGCGACGGTATCCGGTCCAGCTGGTGTTTTCTCTTGAGGCGTAAAGCTTTCTTCCGCCATACCGACGATGCCTGTAGGCACGAAAATCTGCGTGCTGGCCCCGTCGTAGTCTACAGCCGCCGCCCGGTCGATGCCCTTATTGGGATCGATGTCATCGTTGATACTGAGCACCGGTATGGCCCAAACGTGAACGGGGTCTTCGAGGAAGTCCGGGTAGGTCGCCCGGATTTGATCCAAGAGCGACTTTGTCTTACCGCCTGGAAGCACCGCTTGCAGCTTCGGCGGTGGCGGGTTGTGGTAGGTGGCATTGGTAAAGCCTTTTTCCGCCAATGCCTCCATGATGGTTTCCGCCACGTATGCCGACTTCTGGATGTTAGCGCCCGTGACGGTGACGCTGATCGGCGGCTTCATTCCGTCACCTTCTCGTTGTCCACGATGGCATGCATCTTGGCGCGACGTTCCGTTGCCGCTTTCGCACGATTCTCCGCCATGCTCTTCTTGCTTGGCCGGTCCTCGAACAAACTGACCGTGGTGTGGAATTGGTCGCCGAACTTGCTGCGCTGAGCCGACTCGTTCTTTACGAAAGCAGCCTCTTCGTCGTCCTCATCGTAGCCGTTGACGTCCATGCCTTCGACCTTGATGGCGCGCACCGTCACTTTCTCATTGAGAAAGTTGGGGTACGTGTCTTGAATCACGTCCAAGGCGCTCTTGTGGTCATTGACGCCTTCGATCGATCTATACTCCGGAAACGTTGCATCGATCTCGGTAAATCCGGCCGAAGCAAGTGCCTCCACAAACAGGTCGCCGATGATTTTGGATTTCTCGACATCGTCGCTGATAACAATTACGTTGGTGCTCATTTTGTCACCTCTTCATTGTTCGGAACTATGTGTATTCCAGCACGATTCTTCCGTACTTGGTCTTCATGCTTACGCTTCTCTTCTGCTTTCTGGCGGATGAGTTCACGAGTTTCCTGGCTAATTCCGCGCGTAGTGAAACCTGTTTCATCGATGATGACATCCACCGCACGTTTTAAGCTGTTTTGCTGTTCGATGGCGTGAATCTCATCGACTACTTTGAGGGAGTCGCCTCGGGACATCTTTCCTTCTTCAGCGAGCTTCCATGCGGCACCAGAAAGGTCAAGCGATGACGTCGGGTCCTTGAGCAGTTCATCCATGGCGATTTTGACGACCGCCTGCACGTTCGGAACATCATTCAGCGATGATGGTGGTTTATGGCCTTGTTCAGTAAATGCAACAACCGTCACCCCTTCACCCGTCACGCCCGTATTCAGGAAGGCAACTTCACGTTCCACCGAACCTTCTACGTCGTAGTTCGGCAGGCCGTTCTTGTCGTAACCGATTACAGGCACGGCACGAATTGAAACTGACTCCTGCAAGAAGTCAGGATAAGTGTCGCGGATTTGGTCGAGGCACGACCTCGACTTTTTGAATCCATGAACCCCGAACGGCTCTTGAAATGCTGGCGGATGCGTGCACTGGACGTTCGTAAAACCGTGATCGTCCAGTGCCTGCGCAACGACTTCACCGATGACGCGGGATTTGGCAACATCGTCACTGGTGATGGTAATGTTGGTAGGCATGGCGTCCCCTTACGCGAGGTGTTGCGGATTGGCGTCGAGATGCTTCATTTCCTCGATGAGCGGGTGCCCGCCTTCCGGGATTCCGATGGTGATGCCACCTTCGTCGTCCTTGACAGCGATTGCGATATCGTTTTCGGGGATGTCAGCAGGTTCGTCGACCACAGGGATCGACCACACGCGAATCGGCGTGGCGAGGAACTCCGGGTGGTGCTTTTGCAGGACGTCCTTGAGCGACGGCACATCCGAGCCGACCATTGGCTCACCCACGGTATTGACGAGCGCGACGTTCGAGTAGCCTTCTGCGACGAGGCTATTGGTGATCACGTTCGAGACGAGTTCACGTTGTTCTGGGGTAGCGCCCGTGATCGAAACATTGATGTTCTTCAGCATGTTGTTCTCCTTGGTAATCTGTCTTGATGATGGGCATAAAGCGAGAAGTATTTTTCCTTCTACTCTATACCACGGCTGTGTATTTTTTTGCTTTTTTGCCAATAGGAAACTCTGTAAAATTTCACTACAGCAAAAGAAAAAAGAGACGACTTGATCGTCTCTTTTTTAGAGTCCCCCAAGCAAACAGGGGACTCTGGTAATCAATACTCATTGGTGTATTCTTCCACGGTATTGGCTTTCTTCCAGCTCAGGTAAACCCAGCTGATGCGCAGGCCAGCCGAGAAGCTCAGCAGACCGTAGGCGGTCTTTTCGAATGCGTCCGGCAGGACCATCAGGATCGACATGGCGACGGCGATGCGTACTGCGACGCCGAGGAACTCACGGAAGCCGATCTTGGTGTGGTGCTTGCCGTAGCGGATACGGTTGATGATGCTGTGGGTGTGGCCGAAGAAGAATTCGAAAGCGGCTTCTTTGCTCAGGGATGCGATGGTGGTCATAGTTGCAAATCTCCATTGATAGTCGGTTGATAGAAGTGAATACTGTACTGTACTCACCGGAAGAATATGTGACTGTAATTTCTTTGAATCCGGCATAAAAGAGGTAGCCGGAGCTACCCCTTTGGCGCACTGTTATTCGTCGTAGCTCGGATCGTCGTTACTCTGTCCGGTGTGGAACCGGTGGTGGCGCATGTACTGTTCGACTGTTTCTTCCGTCAGCCCCGTTTCTTGGGCGATTCTTTCTGGCGTCATGCCAGTGAAGGTCAGGCGCGATACTGCTTGGAGGGCGCCAGCCTTGAACGCATCGAGCGTATTTCCCACCAACTTTTCTTGTACCGGCGGGATGACCGACTGGAACGCGATGTTCCACGCCACGCTTTGTTGCATGACTTCGTAGAGGGACGTTTCTTTGTTGAACGCGTTGACGGTGATTCCGCCATACGTGGAAGTCAATCCCAAGTTCCCTTGGGTATCGAGATAGACTTCGCCTTGCTTTGACACAACAGCGTCGCTCGTTTTCATTTCTTTTCTCCTTTCTCGTTGTTTAGAATGGCCACCATTTGGGTTTGCTGTAGGCTTTACGACCAAAGGCTGCAACATAGTAACCACCGTTCATATCGGGCTCGTAAATAATCCTACCAAAGTGCTCTGGCGAAGTCAACTCAATGCGTTCCGGCCAATATTTTTCAATTGGAACACCTTCTGGTAAATACGCTACAACCGAGAATAGATCGTCTGTTGGTACCGATGGACGATTGTACCAAAATGGTCCGGCTGGTGGAAATACCTGTGGATGAAGCTGTTGGTAAGTTACCTTGAACATGTATTTCACCCAAGAGACCTTATTTGGGTCAAAGTCCCCCAGTGCTTCTTTGACGAGCCTTCTGTTTTTAGCTTCGTCTTCGCCGTAGAACAACTCAACGTATTGGTTGCGCATCATTTGCTCTGGCGTGCGCGCCGCAAGTTCGCGTTCAGAAACACGCTCAGACGTGCCGTTGCTGATGGGTGCCCACATGTTGTTCATGTACACCCACTTCTCTTCCAGATACTTGCGTATCTTGGGTTCGTCGTTGCGACAGACTCTGACGATTGCGCTCATCGTGAAGCCTTTGCGCTGCGCGTGGTAAATCAACTTCATGTAGCCAGTGCGCTCGTTATCGTCCCCTTTGTAGGTGACAACATCGAGTTCGCGATCACGCTCGTACCAATCCCAGCGAATCAGGAAGTTGTAATCGTTGTCGGCGTTCCCCATATTTTCGAGGAACTCTTCCCACGTTGCAAAATCCATCTCGTTGTAATCGGTTTCCCCGTGATAGCTGTGCCTGACTTCCCACAGACGGCACGACGGCAGTGGTGGTGGTGGTGCAGGCGATTCAGCCCAGGGCGGCGGATCGAGTGGTTCGTTCTCAGGACCACGCACTTCCCGACCGACATCCTTACCGATCGACTCCAACACGACATCGATCTTGGCAGGCATCAAGCCTGTTTCCAGCGAGATTTGCGCTGGCGTGAACCCTGCATGGTCGAGCCGACTCACGGCAGTGACAGCTTGCGCATGGAACACGTCCACCACATTTTCCGTCATCAAGCCCTTCATGCTCCCCGGTGCGTGGTCGTACACTGTTTTCCACGCCGTGTTCGATTCGAGAATCTTCAGCAGCGAGGGAACGTTTTGCAGCGAATATTTTTGCCGACCAGCGCCGATGGTGACCTGGCCATCGTCTTCATCGTTAGCCTTCATCGCCCAACTCCAGTCCTTGTTGTTTCAGGTCTTCGATCTGGAGTGCCTCCATGGTTTGGTAAACGTAGTTGCGAGAAAGGCCAGTATCTTCCGCAATCTCGTACGCGGTGTGGCCGGCGACGTGCATCTTTACGACGATGTCAGCCGCCGCCATATTGAAGTGGTCCTTGGCGTTCTCCAGCAACTCTTCCTGCGTGACCTCGTCAGAAGCCACATACACTTTCTTCCAGGTCTGGTTGCTCTCCAAGACCTCTCGCAGACTGGGCGGGGCGGATATAGCAATGCACAGTGCACCACCGGGACTGACCACTTCAACCCCATTGGTTTTAGTTTCTTCCATTTCTTTCTCCTCGGAATAAACGAAAAAAAGAGAGGGGAGTAATCCCCTCTCTTTATGCCGAACCGCCCAGATGTTACTTGACCAGGGTGATCAGGTAGGCTTCGTCAGCCAGCGCACCGCGGGTGCACTCGAACACCCGGCCATCCTTGGTGCGCATCATGACGCGGCCGATCGCCAGCGTACGCGACTTCGACGCGAGGTTGTCGGCGTCCTCGAAGGCAGCCTTGACCAGGTGGTAGAACATCGGCACGGTTTCCATCGCCAGCTTGACCGGAATGTCGCCACCGAACTCGACGTTCAGTTCCCACGACAGGCAGTCGAGGTAGGTCAGGCTATAGTTGGTCGACAGGAAGGAAATGTTGGGACGGTTGCTGTCCGTGAACTTCATGCCTGCCAGGATCACATCGGCTTCGGCTGCCGCCGTTTCCTTGCTCAGCTGCTGGAGCGTGACGGCGATGTCGAATTCCTGGTTCTTCAGAAATGCCGACTTGATCACCGGACCGTACTGCTTGGTCTTGTCGAAGTAGTCGATGGTGTCGCCGATGTCGTCGTAGAAGCTGTCGATCGTCACCTTGCGCAGGCCGAGTTCCATCTGGATCTTGCGATTGATGAGATTCGTCATGCGTTCGTTGATGGCGTTGAACAGGGCCATCGACAGCTCACCACCCAGGCCATGCATGCGTTCACGCAGGCCCGTGAAGGACTTGCACTTGAGCAGCATGTCCATGTTGAGCGTTTCGTCGTTGTCGGTCAGCACAGCGTCGACGACACGCGTATAGACACGATACACGCCCGGCAGGCCATCGTCACCTGGCGTCAGTTGCAGGCGCTTGAGGCTGGCCTGCATCCACGCACCGGCTTCGCTGTTGGCCATCAGCCATTCATCGCAGACGGTGGTCTTGACGGTGGTGACGTTTTCATTGACGTCGTCTTCGATCAGTTCGCCGTTCAGTTGCGCGATGCCGGCGCCGATGCGTTCCATGGTTTTGGCGGCGCTGGACAGGTCGAGGAAGGACGGCAGTTTGCCGAGTGCGGAAGGGGTGCGGTGTTTGTCGTATTCCATGGCGGTGTTGTCGATCCGGTGGTAGTCTGGGGTGGTGGTGCCGTCGGCCTGGACCATGAGGCGTGCATCCCATTCGCTCGGGTTGTACGCGTAGAAGTACGGCTCGGTCAGCAGGTTCGGGCGCCAGTTGAAGGTGTGTGCTGGCAGCGTTTCCTGCACGGGTTCTGCCTTCGGTGCTGCTTGCTCGACAGTCGCCACTGGCGCGGCTTGCTGCTCCGCCATGGCAGCCGCGCCCCATTGCGACATCGTACCAGCATTGGTGCCGGTATGGGAGGTCAGCGCCGTCGAGAAGCTGCTGGCGGGCGTACTGCCGGTAGTCACGCCGCTGGCATAGGACGAGCCACCCGTGAAGCTGCTGCCACCACTGTTGCCCGACCAGCTGATGGCGCCACCACCCATGCCCATACCGGTATTTGCAGGTGTGTTGAAGCGATCCAGTTCAGCAGTGACTGCATCGAATTCCTGCACCGTCTGGTACACGCCGTTGCGGACACCCTGGTCGTCGATCAACTTGTCCAGTGCCGGCCAGCTGCGCACGTTGGCCGCCGCGTAGTAGTCGCAGATGGTGCTGCATGCGCTGTCAGCGGCCGATTCGATATTGGCGCGCTGCACCGCCATCACATACGCGGTCAGGCGAATAGCCATGATCGCCATCGAATCGAAGTACTGGTTCTGGAAGCCGTTTTGCGCAGCCATGTTGAACAGGAACATGCGCAGCGGGTTCTGCTGGGCGTTTTGCTGGACCTTGATGGCCAGGATACCCGAGATGTACGCCATGTACTGCTGTACCGACTGTGCCGGCGCCACAATGCTCGGCACGTAGGGCGGCATGTTCGGGTTGACGTTCATGAACTGGAACTGCTGTTTGAACGGGTCAACAGGCAGTCCTTGGTTTTGATTAAACATAGTCTTTTTCCTCTTTCTTGGTTTAATTAACGACGACGGATCTTGTTCTGGATATCGTCCAGCAGGTCGATGAATTCAGGCCTTCTTTCGACCACCCAGTTGGCATCCATCTTCACCGTTGGGTTGACACGAGCTTTACCGTAAGGATCGCTCTTGGGCAGGTTCCATGCACCGCCGACTTCTGCAATACTCGAATGCAAGAAGCGCTGCGGGTCTTTGGTCCCGGCCCGATCACGACTCGACGACTGGTTGTTGGAGTTGGTTTGCGAGACCAGCACCGCAGTTGTCTTGAATGCCTTGTTGTCACCAGGGCAGCTAATGGTGGACACTTCGCCGTGACCCTTGTTGATGTTGAAGATGAGGCCCGTCTTGAGCAGGTCGAACGTGATGCCGTTGATATTCTCCGGCGTCAGTTTCTTACCTGCCTTCAAGGCTTTCTCTTCAGCGGCCTTCAGGCGGAAGTACAGGTTGTTAATGGCCGAAACGATGTTGTACAGCACGAACGGCAAGATGCTAAACTCCTTGTCGTACATACTGGCCACCCGCTCCGAGCCCGAGAGCAGCCACTCGTTGTATTTCCCGATGATGATCGAGAACAACTCGTAAATGTTTTCGACCGGCATGCCGATATTCTTGAGCCGCTCATCGGTCAGCATGTCGATGTACTTGTCGAGCGAACGCAAGTGCTTTTCAGCTTCCTCGAACAAGACGCCAGCGTGATCCGATTCGCCCGGAATGAGTTCGCCCAGGAGAATCATCCACATCCGCTTCGAGTTCATGCTCTCGGCCATGGCACGCAGCGGGAAGTGGTCGATCACGTAGAACAGGCCACCCAACATCGAGACCACCTTTTGGGTCATCTGGGAACGCGGGATAGCCAAGCGCACGTTGGAACGCTCGTAGTGCGCCCGGCCAGCCTTCTTCAGCTTGATCGCACTACTTTGCACGATTGCCCATTCTTCGCTCGGGAACATGGTCATGTCGGTATCGTCCTTCAAGACCACCGGATGGCAGTTACCGAAGCGCGAGAAGGTTTCACTGAAACCATACTTGCACAGCAAGTAATGCATCATGGTCGTCACTGCCCGCGATGTTTTGTGGGTACGATTACCTTGGTGCACCTTGGCCCACACCACCTGGACCGATTCTTCACCACCATCGATCATCACGCGGTGCGGCATGCGTTTGAAGATCAGGCGAGTCTTGTTGAGCTGCACGAACACGTTCGACAGCCCGACCGAAATCACCCGGTCAATCAAGACCGGGGAAATCACCCAGCGGCTACCACTGATGGTGATAACGCCAGCGTCTTCCACATAGGGCAGGAAGATGTAACGCGAATCGAGTTCAGTTTCCCGGCCACCATCACGATACCAGAACTTGTAGCGCATCATGTACAGGTTCGATGTCGAGATATCGTAACTGCGCCGGCTACCTTGCTTGCCGGCCTTGTTCTGACGCCGTTTTGTCTGCTCGATGAATTCATCCATCGGATCACACGGTTCCCCGCCCCCGAAACGCACGCAGGCCGGGAAGTCTGAACTCACCGACAGGAATGCCTTTTCGATATACGTTGCCGCCTGTGGTACGTGTACCATGGCCAAGCCATCCCCGATCAAGGGATTGATCCTCACGGTGGACTGGTCCACCAAGCGTGAAAATTCGTCATCGATCATGGAATCCAACACAGTTTCTCCCTTTCTAAAGTTCTTGTCAACTGAGTATGCCAATGAGTAGTTAGGAACTCAACTTAAGAACACTAAACAGTGCTCCTAAACCGATAAGGAGACTTGGTAAAAATTTCAGACCTTCACTTGTGTCCCTACGTTCGTAGGAACGCTGTTCGTAATAGTCCGCCAACTCTTTGCGCCGCACATTCTCTTGGTGCTCACGTTCAGCGCGTTCTTTGGCGATCGCCTCGCGCTCTTTGGTCAGCTCCACTTCGCGTTCGCGAATCTGGGCCTCTAGTGCTGCTTTGGCAATTCCGTTCTTCTCTTCAGCCTTTTGGCGCTCCGCCTTGAGCTGCTCTAGTTCTGCTTGCGCTTTCGCAAGACCTTCTTTGGCGGCGATCGTTTTGTCACCACCATATTCAGCCTCGTCCGGTGTCCGGTATAACCCTAACCGCTCTTCGGCGTTCTCTAGTTCGAAGTAACGTGACTCAAACGCCCCGCCTCCCATCTTACTACTCATGGAATTATTCGAGACAATATAAATTCCGTCCTTCTTGCTAAAGTCGCGGCGCGGCACAATTCGGTACACTGTGTTACCGATGTTGATGTAACGCGAACCGTTCTTGCCTTGGTTGTCGATCATGATGATCGAGTATCCCAATCCCAGTGGTGTTTCACGCTGGATATCTGGATGCTGGAGTGGGCTATCCAGAACCACTTGCTGTAGTCTTCCTTTCTCGCTATGGGGGTGATAAATAGGGGTCTCGATGGATTCTAACGAGACTACGTAATCTACATCACTTAAGTAGACTGTTCCTCCGAGCTGGCGCAACTGCTCCAAGGTCAAGTCATAGTCAAGTGTGAGTTCGCCTCCTTTCCACATATTGTTGCTGGTTGCTGCATTGAACGCACGGGTGAGTACCTCGACGTGTTTACTGTCGTGGTGAGACAACTCATGCAATGCACGGACCACATTCTGGAACGCTTGCGGAGTAATGCGAATATGTACCCGCACGACAAACGTATTGTGTTCCATGGTGGGATCGGGTGGTACCACAAACTTCAGGCCATTACGCATGTGTACCGTGACAGGCACGGACAAGTTGTTACCGAAGGTGGTGCGATACTCGATTGGTGTGTTAGCCGTTCGGGTATCGAGGCCACCTGCTGGAGCCATGGACGGAACTCCAAAATGCGCATGGATAGGGGTGTGAAGATTATCCATAGTAAGCTCTCGAAAATAAAGGCCTTCTAAGCTTTTCCTACAAACTCTAGGCTCAACTAGCGGCATCACGATTGATACTGCTCAGGTTTGTAATATGTGATTGCGCTGATTTTGATTTTACGGCATAAACCCCTCACCCCCGGTATGACCCGAGAGTGAGGGGCAGCCCCAAAAGCTGACATCACGTAAGTAAGACCCGCCTCTTACGAGACAGGCCTTACCTAGTACAGCCAGAGTCGCTGTTAGACGACTTCTTTGGTCGGAACAGCCACTTGGCCGGTGGCGACTTCGGTCAGGCCGGTGACGGTGAAGGCCATCATGATCGGCAGGTTGACGATGTGCAGGTACGACGGGGTCACCATCAGTTCCTTGCTGTTCTGGCCGTTGCGGTGGGTCGGCAGGACCAGGGCCAGTTCCGAACGGTAGGCCATGTTGCCGAAGTGCATCGGGTTGTGCTTGCCGGTCGAACCCTTCTGGCCGAAGGAGACGATCAGGCGACCCTTCATGTACTTGTTCAGGGTGGTTTCCACCTGAACGTCCCACTCGGTACCCAGCAGGCGGCCGTCGCCGGTGGTGCACAGGTACGATGCGATCACCGGGTCGGTACCGATCAGGATCAGCGGTTTGCCGCCGTCACCGCCAGCCAGCGAGTCAGCAGCTGCCTGCCAGCCCGAATCACGGATCGCGTTGAAGATGTAGTCGCGCAGGACGCTGACGATCGCGGCCGAGATGTTTTCGCGCTTGTCCATCGAGGTCAGCGACTGGACGATCGTGGTGACGTCGATTTCCTTCCGGCGGAAGTATGCGGTCACCAGGTGACGCGCCACGCCCAGGATTGCCGGCGCGGTTTCGAAGCTGTCGCGGTCGCTGACGTACTCTTCCAGGAAATCAGCAGCTTCCAGCAGCGTCTGCACTGCGGCGGCGTTGATCTTGTGGTGGGTCGCGGTGATCAGCGCAGCCAGGTCGGAAGCGTCGTTCTCTTCGCCCGAGGTACGCGGACGCGGGATCGACATCGGGGCGCGCAGCGGGACCGTGTAGATCTGGTTGTAGTACACGGTGTCCAGCAGCTGGCCGCGTTGACGCTGGTTGGTGTTCACGCGACGTGCGTCGACTTCGTAGCCTTCCACGGTTGCGGTGTTCAGCAGGGCCGAGATGGTGGCGCCGACGCCGGCGTTCAGCGGCAGCGACTGCTTGCCTTCGTCCAGGACGATCGAGGCGGTCACCGGGCGTGCCCACAGTTCGCAGTCCGAGGTTTGCAGGTTGACTTCGCCGCTCACGCCGACGTTCACGCGGGCGATGTTGTTGCCCAGCACGGCCAGCAGTTCCGATGCGGCGCCCGAGACGGTCTTGGTGTTCTTGCTGAAGGTGATGGCTTCGGTCTTGAACGCCAGGTTCATCTGGCGGTCCAGGCCTTGCAGCGCGTGGGTGAACACGGCGGTCGGCAGGCGCTTGGTCGAGAACTCGAATGCTTCGGTCTTGGTTTCGCCGCCGACGAGGCCGGTCAGCTTGATCAGGATCTTGTCCAGGGTCAGCGAGACGTCCAGCGCATCGCTGTAGTCGATGGTGCCGGTCTTGAGCAGCGCTTCGGTCTGGCTGATCGGCAGCAGGCCGACCTTCACGCCCATCTTCAGGAAGCTGGTCATGACGCTTTCGGTGTCGACCAGGACGGGGTGCGGGGTGACCAGGGTGTCGGCGACGAACTTGGCTTTCGATTCGTCACGGTACACCGGCACGACCTTGGTCTGGTCCGGGGTGAAGATGTCCGGGTCGATCGCTGCCTGGATCAGGCTCTTCTTGTTGAAGACGGACGGCGCGCCGTCGATCGAGGATTTCACTTCCGACATCACGCTGTTGATGCGGATGGTGGTTTCGAAGCCGACTTGGTCCGGCGCCACGTTGATGGTCGGGAAGAACATCTCGGCGAACGGGCCTTGGCGCGAAGCGACCATGTTGTACACGGTCGAGTAGGTGGTGACGTGGCGGTTGTCGCGTTCGTCGTACGATTCCAGTGCCTTGCGCATCGGGGCTTCGTAGAACATCTCGGCGCCCGACGGGCTGATGTACTCGACACCTTCCATGGCCGGCAGGTTGCGGTTGACGCTGAAGCGACGGGTGCTGACCGGATCGGCGGCCAGGGCGGCGCCGTAGACGGCTGCTTCACGCTGGGTATCGGTGACGTTCAGGCCGGTGCCGACCAGGAACGATTCCATGGACGATTCCAGGCCCTTCATGGCCGAGACCATGTCTTGAGCGTCGGATTCGGAATAGCCTTCCATCGACACGACGGTCTTGGTGATGTCGGCGCCGATCAGGGCCTGGCCTGGTTTGTTCTTGGTAGCTGCCTTGATGTTGTTGGTCAGGGTGTGCAGACCGGCCAGGTTGGCTTGGTCAGCATCGGTGTGCGAACCGACATTGCGTTTTGCGTATTTCGACATGGTTCAGAAACCTCATCTAAGTGAATGGAAATGTGCTTTTGGGGCATGGGCCTCAAAGTATTACGTAGCTTTACACAGCAGATAATACTTTAAGATGTCTCTTGAAGAGATCGGTCGATGCGATTTCATGGTACTTCGCATCGTTCCTATAGAATACTCGCACGAGGTCATCGATCAGCTTGGCTTGCAAGGCCAGATCAACGTTCTCTTTACTGAAGTATCCAGGGTACACGACAACACCAACCACCTGGGTGGCCAGCTGCACCACGTCGTAAGCATGGTCGTAACGGTCGAGCTTTACAGCTTGTCCATACAATCTTGCTTCCACGTCACCTTTGACAGAGCTGTCTTGGGCGTACTGGGCGATTTTGTAGAAATCTGCCGACGGGGTTTTCTGCGACGATTCCCGGCCAGCCTCGACCGTCCAGGTGTGGGTCAGGTGACACCACGCTTCGAGCAGGCCGTCGATGACGACCGCTTGGTTCTTGTTAGCCAAAGGCCCGGCATAAAGCAGAGTGGCTTGCTCGTACTGCATCGCCATGAATGTGGCCATATCATGCATGGAGAGCGCTGGGCGAATCTTCTCGTAGTCCACGAGGTCACTCAGCGCTAGACTTTGCCGTTGGACCGCTTCCGCGATCCAGTACGGGATGAAAACCACCGTGGGCAGCTTCGATTTGATATTCCCAATGCTCACTTGAGAACCCCCTAAAAGTAAAAAGCAGTAATTAAAAAAACGGGATACTCCATGTATGAACGGCCATAGAGAAAGAAAGAAAAAAGACTACGCCGCACAGACAGCCTTACAATAAATAGCGACACGAAAAACGAAAGTATTGCTACTATGAACAATAAACTTCTCCTCGTTACCTGCATCACTCTCCTGTATCGCCAAAGCCAGCTCAACGATGGAAACGTAATGGTGGCAGAAAAATCATCCCAATTGGTGCGCGATATCCTCGAACGTATCAAGCTGCCCGAGATTAGCTTGGGTATTGAAGGCGAACGTGACATTATCCAGGGCTTGAAGAACACCGCCCTGATGATGTGCAATGACCCAGTAGAACACCGTTACGAAGTCATGGAGGTGCTGCAAACGCTGCGCATGAACGTACGAGAAGACAACATCTCATACGAAGCACTGCGTGATGGTATCGAAGTCGATCTCGATGAGAAAACCTTGCACCGCACTTGCCGGAACTTGGAACGCAAACTCAACGACTTTCTCTCGTTTGAGAAGTCACAGGAAATTCTGCAAAAGGCCGCCTACACGGCCAAGTTTGAACCAACCAAGATCACCAACTGGTCCAAGTACCTGCAAGAGCTGCAAGCCCAGCTCGATCCCTATACCGTAGCGGGTGACGATGCGAAGAACCCGGCGATGGTGGACTGCATTGACCTCGACAATATCGAGGACATGGCGCGCGTTGCTGAACAGGTACAGAAAGAAGAAAGCGGCGAGTCGCTTCTCAAGACTGGCTGGCAGGGCGTGAACCGCATGCTCTCAGGTGGCATGCGTCGTGGCGACCTTGTGTGTATTGCAGCGCTGCAACACAACTTCAAAACGGGTTTCACGCTGAACCTGATGAAGCACATTGCGCTGTACAACAAGCCCTTCATGTTCAACGCAGAGAAGAAGCCACTCATTCTGCGCATCTCGTTTGAAGACACGCTGGAGAAGAACTACGAGTTCCTGTACATGTCGCTGTACGAGAACGAAACGGGTCAGCGCGCCAATATGCAGGACTTGACGCCGCGCCAAATTGCCGAGTATGTCCGTGACAAGATGAAGGTCAACGGCTACAACGTCAAGATGGCCAGGATGAAGGCCAAGCAGATGACGTACCGCGACATCTGTAATGAAGTCATCAAGTACGAGTCGATGGGTTATGAAATCCATGCGCTCGTCCTCGACTATCTGGGTCTGGTCCCAGCCATCGGTTGCTTCGGTGGTGGCGTTGCCGGTGGCGACATGCAAGACATGTTCGCGCGCATGCGTGAATTTTGCAACACCCGTAAAATCACCCTGATCACCCCGCACCAGATCTCGACCGATGCCAAGCGTAACATCCTGCGTGTCTCGCAAACCGGATTTGTCAAGGAGATGGTTGGCAAGGGTTACTACAAAGGTTGCGCATCGCTCGACAACGAATTCGATTGCGAGATCTTCATCCACATCGAAAAGTTCAATGGCCGCTCGTATCTGACCATCCAGCGCGGTAAGCAGCGCGTGAACATCCCACTGCCGGAAGAATTCCATCATGTGGTGCTCGCCTTCCACCCCATCGGTGGTTTGCGCGACGACTTTGGTAAAGCGGACAGCACGCTCACCCGTGTTGGCGGTAGTCCGCTCGGATCAGAAGAAGCCACGGACGACCACGCCTGGGCAATGGACATGTAACTAGGAAAGATGATGGCCAATGAACGAAAAAAACTAGAAGACCACTTGGAGCACTGTAGTGCTCGGGTACAGCGCAATACCCAGGTGGTCACGCCAGAAGACCTGGTAGAGAAGTTGGGGGATGCAGGTGGTGCGTACGATTAAGCAAAAAGCCAATTTGGAAATGTCGGGCTATTAATTCGATGAGTAACAGTACTTCCGGAGATGCTGTGCGCTATTGCAGCATCTCCGATACTATTGTAAGTTATACCGTCCGCTATTACTTTCTTTCTAGCTCCTTCGTGCGCCTTTGAGGTCATTTGTTTTTTCTCTTCTTGAGAAAGATTCATAGCGTGTTTTATCTTTCCCTCAGAGATAGCTTTTTTAGTACTTTCTGGTAATTCTCTTCCCATCATTCTCTCACTCTGTTTCATCCTTTCCTCTGGATCACCCCAACGTTCCAAAGCTCTTTCTCTTTGTTTAAGTATAGACTTTTCATCGTGTTTTCTTCCTCGACTGGGCGCGTAAGCATCCGTGCCGTAGTTGTACAAAATTCCTGCGCCCTGAAAGGCATCAATTATTACTTGTTCGGCATCAATCGGATTTATGCCTTCCGGTAGATTAACATGTTCTATGCGAAAATTATTTCCTTTATTGTGTGCTTCTTGAAGCCGAGGATTTGAGTGTTTCTGGTTTTTTAGCTGGCTTCTGTGATCATTCATTCTGAGAGATAAGCACTGCGTACTGCCTACGTAAAGCATTTTTTCAGTGGTATCGTGGATAAAGTAAACACAAGGTTGTTTTTTCATAAAGTTAAAATAGTAAGGTAGACTATGTATTCCGAAAGAGAGAAACTAGAAAAACATTTGGAGCACTGTAGTGCTCGGGTACAGAAGAATACAACTGTCGTGACGCCAGAAGATCTAGTCAAACAGCTTGGAGATGCTGGTGGCCTATATTATGGCGACTTCCAGCTCCACATCAGTACCAACACCAACATCCGCAAGTTCATCCCGCAGCTCACCCTGCGGGGTTCGCCCCAAGAGTGTCGCGACATTACCCGTGTGTATGTGGCACCGACCCTCTTGGGCTGTATGCTGGGTTATGGTGCGGTAGAAGGTGACTTTTTCGAGTATGCGTCCGATGCTTCGGAGAAGGACTACAAAGGCGGGTACAAGATTTACGCCTTGCCGTGCCAAGCATCACTCAGGCCCAACAAGTCGATGGTGTACGACCAGCCCAGTACCGACGAGCACTGGATGGTTTCGTATAGTCCTGAGACGCGGGAATTCATTCCTGTGACCGCGGGGCGATTCTTCTGTAGCGAAATGACGTTTAGCTCGCGCACCAAGAAGCTCCCTGAAGGTCGACTGACCATGCTCGTGGAAATCGTCATGGATGGTGGCCTGTGGTTCTCCAAGAACATCTTCCTCAAGAAGGGATATTGGAAGATTCAGGGCACGGTCAATCAAAACACCGAAAGCTGGAAGCACGATCAAGACTTCACGGTCGAATCCATTACCAAGGGCGACTACATGGGCGAGAAGTTGCAGCGCGCAGCGCTTCTGAGTCATGAAGAAGCCCACCCCATGGCAACGTGGGCAAAAGGATGACGTCAATCGTAAATAGCCATCCAAGCGGGTGGCTATTTATGCCGCAAGATGAAAAAAATAGATATGTAACACTCTCTTATTTACTCTCTTGAAAAAGGCTTTATCATGAGCAATTACCTTCGTCTTGCGCTGGAAGGAGATGCTACGGAAGTAGCAGAAGGCGGCGTGGAAGACGGTGTTGAATACGACATCAGTCGCGTCAGCCAAGACATGGATGCAGAGTTCGAAGACGAACAAAGCATGTCGGTCGTGATGGAAAACCTCGCTGGTTACGCCCTGTGCATCGAGTCACTGATCCAGAACAATGCTTGCAGCGAAGGCACGCTCACTGCTTTGCGTCTGGGTGTGGAGCAGCAGCTCAATCGTATCCACGCACCGATCAATGCGGTCAGCCTGGAATCGGAAGGCGTGGACATCGTCCGCCAGCACGAAATCGCCCTCGAAGGCATTCGCGACATCCTCAACAAGTATTACCAAGCCAACGTGCTCGGCGTCAAACACCGTCTCAATGCCGTGGCCGACTTCTTCCGCTCAACACACAGCCAGATCGGCAAGTATCGCAACAAGCTCAGCGATGCTGAAAGCGAATTCCGCACGGAAAGCGGCAGCTGGGAAAACGTCCAACACGAAGGTAGCCTACTGGAGCTATGGTACCACTTCAGCAACGACCGTGGCCAGACCAAGGACATCTCCTCAGCCATTGCCAAGGATGTAGCACTGTCGACCTACATCCTCAAGACTTACAGCGGTGAAGTCATTGGCGCTGTGGCCAAGCTCGGTGCCATCATCCGCGCCGGTAAGCTGCGTACGCTGAAAGACGCCGAGAAGTTCTTCCAGGACGTCGAGCGCCTCAAGACGGGTGCGCAGCTGTTTAACCAGAGTTACATCGGTGGCCACCCGTATCTGTCAGTCACTGGCTTGACCGTCAAACGCGGCGACCGTCGCCGGGTCAATGAGATCGGTGGTAAAGCACGTTCCCGTCTGGCTGAACTGGCCACGCCCGATACGGTGGTGGAAGTTGGTAAGTGGACCCACACCGCCATGAAAGTGGCAGCCAACGGCACGGGTTACGTCGGCATGATCGCCAACTTTGTCGCCTCGGCCAAGATCAAGATGACCACGAACGAAATCGGAGATGCCATTAAAGCTGGCTTCACCTATCTCGACAACGTGGACAGCTACATCACCAACGGTCGCCGTTTCCTGATCGAGGCCGCCAAAGCGTCCGAAGCACTGGTGCGTTTGGTGGATACGATCGATAACGAGATGCCAAGCGAAGACGCTGCTGCTGTGCGCGCAGGCGTGAAACAAGTCGAGCAGTACCTTAACAATCTGGTGCACTGCTACCAGAACCCCGCTAAGGCCGAAGTCGCTCGCTCGATCAAGGGTGCCAAATACAACATGTATCTGGCGCTGCGCATGATCTTCAACGCCAAATAGGCAAAAAAAGAAAGCACGGCATAAAAGCATTACCACCCACACTACCACCTTTTCCGTAAGGAGTAGGGGTAGTGTGGGCTTATCCGTTTAGACTTGATACGCACTCTCTGGTGGCGTTTTAACGCTATCGGTGTCGGTCCATGCTGCCAAGCACAGCACTGCCATCACGACGACTGCGCCGATGGTCCATTCCAGCATTTTGGTGAGAAACAATTTCATACAGATTTTTCCTTTCTGTCCTATGGGTTCTTAATGCGTCATGCCCATATACTTACGCAACATCTTGTTCTTCAGGTGCATCCGCCATGCCTTCCTGAACCAACCACTCTTGTTGGGTTTTCTCGATCTCATCATCACGCTCCAAGATGAGTAAGCCATTTTCCCGCAGCGACAAGTTGTAAGGAATGTAACCTCTCCCTTCGTAGAGTTCGTGGCCATTGACCCGGTCGTAAATGCTTTGCGCTAAGCCGTGCACATGGCTGAAGAAGGGGCCAGATGCTGCGACATTGTGGGTTTCTTTGTCGTACGTCGTCTCGCACACAACTTCGAGCATACGCTCATCAGCGGTGTCTTGATCAAACATCGCTTCCCACAAGTCTTCCACAATTGCTTGCGGGTCCGTACCATTCTGTTCCAAGAACGGTTTGGCTTGTTTCACAAAACTTTGATACTCAGGGCGAATATCAAAGATAATGATTTTAGGTAAAGTAGGTAGCATACCCTCCCCCTATTAATTACATACCAAACATTGAACCCAACACCACGTTCGAACCCTGCATGCCTCGGTAATCGTAGAAGAAATAATTACCGTAAGGTGCTTTACAGAGAAGGTCATGATTCTCAATCTTCTTGATGAACCCATGGGCCAATTCTGCCACTGCTTTTCTCAAAGCAAGTTTGGGTAAAGGATTGGTAATACCAAGCGCGTCGATCAAGTCTTGCGACAACTCATCCAAAAACAACGGCATGGTGTCCCAATCCTTGAATAGTTCAAACAACTGACGCACGATCGTTTCCAAGAGGTCACCATCATCGTTCCAGAACTTATTGAGATGATAAGTCCGGTACCTCTCCAGTATGTCGCGAGTGTCGAGGATGACAACCTTAGGCTGCTGGACGGTCTGGTTCAAAGCGGTCGTGGGACGACCACCACTGTTTAAGTACGACGAGTCCATTCGGTTGAAAGGAATCGACGCTGTAGTAAAATTCATCAAATTCCTCCAAGTTGTGTTGTTCCGCCTTTTGCTTGAGTGCAAACCCTAATACACAGATCGATTCGTACACCATGAGCCGCGTTTCGGAGTTACTCCTGTGCTTCGGAAGAAACTGGTCGACGACACCCATTGCATTCTTACAAATGCTCTGGAGAGCCCGATCCCAGTGCTCACAGTTATCGAGAAGATGCTCCATGGCGCACTGGAGGATGTCGCTAGAGGTACCCACAATGGTCTTGTGGTTGGCGACAAGCGGGCGCACATCGCGATTGAACTTCTCAAACGCATCCGTCATATTGAGGATGACGATTTCTGGTTTTGCCATGGTCGCTCCTGTTGACGTTCCAGTACAAAGACATTTTTCGTCGCACGCTGAAACGCATACGGCAAGTCTTGTTCCCCCTGGTAAAACTGGCTTTGTTCCATCGACTGGATGAGTGACACTCCCAAGTCACCCACCGCCACCACCAAACGGTTCAGCTGTTCTTCTGGCATGCGCACGTATTTGCCGTGCTTGAGTTCTGCGATGTAGGCGAGGAGTTCTCCGTAAGGATTGAAGCGGCTCATCACGCACTGCGACAAGCGCTGGCAAATCTCTTTCGGATGGTCTTCCAAGTACACCGCGCTGTGGCTACACTGGGTGCGCAGGTTATGCAGTTTCTTACCCACATCTAGTACAACGATTTTTGGTTCCATGCAGTATTCCTCCCATACTTACGGCGACTGGGTATTTTTCACCTGACAAGGATCGATGGTGTTGTCGATCACTTTAAGCAACACTTCCAGCAGGTGGTGCGTGTGGGTGGGGTGTTTGTGGCCATCCGGGAAAGGAGTAGGCGCGATACGCCGCGCCCGGATATCCTTGAGGATTTTCCACGCTGGCTTTTCATTGCACGCCGCGCAAGGCACAAAGCCAGTGCCACAAAACTGACGAGTTTTATAGTGGCTCTCCCCTTTAGAGAACTCACGGATGCAACACTCAGGAAAACCATAGTAACGCCCGAAGACGTAACCTAAGTCCACGTCAGGGTGCAAGAAAATCGCGAAATGCTCCTTACCGCTTTTCTTTCGCAAGGTGAAGGTCACGATGGGTCGTTCTCGCAGGCGCGGAGATGCGAGATCGTTGTTGGCGAACCGGATACTGCGCATGGTTGAGTCACGCATCGTGTCGAGCATCTCGCCACCGCCGATCAGAAAAGCCAGTTCTTTGATCAAGCTGACTGTGTCGCGATGCATGGTGCGGTAGTAGATCGCATCTTCGCGCTCTTCCCAGTCTTTTGGAATGACACGCATGATCAAGAAGTGGCCGTTGCGGGCGTACCATTCTTTTTTCTTGTCCATTTCTTTTCTCCTTTATTGGCGGGCATAAAAGGGCGCTACCGAAGTAGCGCCGCTTCTACCACTTAGCGCACGCTACAGGGCGCGCATTGGCCGGGTTCATAACTGCCGGGCGCTCGACGATGTCCGTGACCATGCCATCTTCCGTGAGGCTTAAGTAGATGTCGGTCACGGTGGTGATCCTCACCCATGCATCCATGAAATTGGGCGTGACCATACCGACTTTGATCAACGCCACCTTGTGTGCGTCAAAGACCCGCACTTGGGTAAAGAAACGCGGCGTGACTTTTCTGCCCCAGTTCTTTTGCCAGTTACTCGCGGCCTTATCGAATTCTCTGTCCATCAGGTTCCGGATGTCCTGGAACAGTTCTTGATGGGTACAGTGCGATGACAGAAAATTCAGCGAGGTATCGTAAATCATTGCAGCGTCCTGCGTGGCTGTGTGAAAGCCGATGCCACTTTGAATGGTAGCCTCGTTCTTTTTCATAATCCTTTCCTTTTATTCTGGTGGCATTAATGGTGCCAACAAAAAAAACCAATACCTTTTCAGGTAAATCCACCAAATCATGACGGGTGACGTTAAACGCCAAGTCTTTCAGATGGTCTTTCTCAGTGAGCGCCCGGTTACCCATGTCTTCCATGAAATAATGGAATTCACTGGTTATACCTTGTTCTTCAAAGAGAAATAACATCGCCATTACATCACGAACGTCCTCTTCGTCTTCAGCCACACTGAGTTGAACCATACGGTACGGGTACGACGCCACCAATTCTTCAACACTGGAATTGGTAGGAAACGCGACGATGTCGACACCCTTCATCTTACTGGCTGCATGCGTATGCGCGATATGCAAATCGTAGTCGAACGAACCGCCTTTACTCTCTGCATCTTTCTTCAGTTCACCCATCGACCAGCGCAGGCGCCGTACCATTTCTGCTACCACCAACGGTATATCCAATTCGACGTTTTGGGTAAGACGTTTCAGTACCTTACTGAGTTTCTCATCCATATGCTTTCTCCTGGATACGTTGTTCGAGCCGACTTTCTTTGAGGATCAGGTTGATCAGCTCCAGCTCGTGCGCCTGGGTCTCTTGCACTTCCTTGACGAGTTGCGCGTCGAAGTCCGTGACGACCATCTTGGTGGCCGGGTCTTTCTCAAAGAGCGTGACGATCTTGCCAGCGGCGTTGTGGATAATCACGCCGAAGAGTTCGCCCGTCTCTTCGTTAAAGATTTCTGCGACAAATGCGCCGTAGTGGTTTTGCCGCATGTGGCTAAATGCTAAGTCCATCGCGCGGCCTGCATCTTTGGCGCGGTTATACCACAGCAGCGTTTTACCACTGGTGCCGTAGTAGTTGGTGACGATCGGGCGGATGCCGGCGTTCTTGGGCGCTTTGCTTTTCTTGGTTACCATCTTCTTTATCCTTCTTTCTTTTTTCTTTGTTTACGACAGGGTGAGCAGTTGCTCGTACCCTACCTGCATGATGATTACGGGGTTGGCATCTTTGGCCAGCATCATGACTTTCATGGCATCGAGAATCTTATCGACGTCTTCTTGCATCTTGTCACTGTCGAACGTATCGCGAAGTAACTGGTCGCGCCTCGTATCGAACAACTGCATGTGATTCTGGAAGGACGCTTCTGCTTTCTTGTCTGCCCTGTTAGCCCTCGTCCTGACAAGACTTAATACAGTCGGCACCACATCGTAACGCCCTTCTTCACACGCTTTCTCTGCGATATGAATGGCACTGATGGCGATCGTGATGTCGTCAGCGTCTTCACTAGTGCGGATGAGGTGGGCCAGCTTCATGCGCGCCAAGCGAATGCGCATTTTGTACACTTGATGGGTAGTAGTAGTCATAGTTGCTCCTGTACGAAAATGAATGATTGTGAACCTGATTCATTGACGTAATATGTGCCCACAATTATTTACAATCGTACATTGTGACAAAGAAAAAAGAGAGGGCGCCACCCCTCTCTTTTTTATGCCGCACCCTTACGGGTTTGGTTGCTCAGGTGCTTCTTGGTCACCGTTGAAATCAGCAATGATTTCTTCGCGCGTCCAGACACCCGGATTGGCGTCTTGCAGGAGGGTCACGACGCGGTCATTCAGCCTAGCATCGACAGCATCTTTTTCTTCCTTGGAGAGATCCATCCGGATGCGCCTTTTCTCCAGATCGAACCCACCGGCTTCAGCCAACACTTGGGGGAATTTCGACATGAAGTTAAGCAGAACCGCCCCAGCCATGATGTTGGTATTGTATTTATCCAACAGACGCAGCATTAGCGTGTCACCAAAGAACACGGAGAAGTGAAAGAACGCATCGTACAGCACTTGCCCCAGCGCGATCCGATTTCCTGCCAGATCAGACACATGCTTGAGTATTTCAGGATGCGCAGAAATCAGCATTTCAACATACTCCCGCCGCTGTTCCGGCGTGACTTCCTCACCCAGTACGTCTACATTCGCCGCGACCATCTCCAGCGGACCAGCTTTTGGTGGAACAGTTGCGACCGTTTCCTTTACCGATGCCGCGTCGGTAACTGCTTCCTGCACCTGCGCCGATAGTTCCGCCGTCGCCTTTGTTGCTTCCTCCCTCTCGCTGTGCTGGACGAGTTGGATATAGTCAACGAACTTGTAAGGCTCGTCGACCATCTTTGGCAAGGATCGCGTGTCGGCCAGCACGCAACCTTTGTGGCAGTTGATGGTGTATTGAAGCTCGACGCGGTAAGCACGCACGAAATACTGCTGGATTTCTGGAGCCAAGCCGAACTCGTCCTGGATCTTCTCCGCAGGGCCATTCACGATGGCTGCGTAAAGATCGTCCGCAGTGATCTCTTCTAGGGCCGCGGCTTGCTTGTCCATTTTGCTCAGAACATCATCGCCCTCGCCCAAGAACTTTTCACCTGCCACAGTGCCGAACATGCCTGGACCCTTTTCTTCCGGATTTTTCAACATGAAAAAGGGACCACCGGCCGTTTCCTGTTGCAGCTTCTGGAACGACTCCAGCAGGCGCGCGGCTTCTTCTTGGCCGATGTCGCCACCATCCACGTTCAGCAACGTCCTACGGACATTTGAAATTCCTGCGGAATAGCCGATGTACCCGGCGACTGGTTCGCGCTGCAAGACCAAGGACTTCGATCCGTCAGGATGGACTTTCTCCCACGCCAGATGGTCAAAGAACCCGTTCCCTGCCCCTAATAATGACATGGGGCGGTGCGATTGTCCATCGGGTGACACCACTTGACGCACCCCTGTGTGGCGTGCCGCGTCGAAGCCCTGGTACTCTCCCAATGAGACACCGTATTTTTCCATGAAACCAAACCCGTTCATGCGTGCATGTTCGTGCAGCACTTGGTCGTACGGGAGTGATGCGAGATAGCTACGGCGCTTTTCGCGGTCATGCGCACGGATGGGGCCGGAGAGGTCAAACGTCAATTCTTCCGGAGTGCCTTTTTCCCAGATCAGGTAACCGAAGAAACCCTCCAGTGGATTGACAGGAATGGTTGCCGAACGGTAGGTACCGTCAGCTGCGATGACCTGTCGCAGTCCCGTCTTGTAGGCGAGGAGAAAGGCGTGGATTTCGGCCTTACTCACACCAAATAGTTCTGCGAACTTCTCCTCTCCTTCCAAGAGGATCTTGTTACGCATGTCCGACGCGGTGTAATGCTTGAGCAGCTCGCGCTTGGGGGTCGGAACGAAAGCCGACTCGCCTTGGGCTGCTGGCGATGCTTTCTCCACACCCAGCATGGCGTTGAGCTTGTCCAGTGCTTCTTGGTGATGCGTTTGCGCTTCTTCGAGCGCGATGGACGCCTGCGCGGCAGCTTCTTGTGCGGCATTGAATTCCGCCGCCTTTTCGCTGATCGGCTGGCTCACCGGTAGCACGATGGTGAACTGGGTGCTGACCCAGTCGCCGAAGCCGTCGGGGCCTTTCAGCACGCTGTCGAGCACCGCCGGGTGTACCGGGGTGCCGTCTGCCAGCTCCAGCGAAGCGCCTTGTTCCTTCAGTGCGTGGTACAGGTGCCACGCGATCAGGTAACCATTCGGACCGTAGGGAACTTCGAGGTGATGCACCGGTTGCAGATGGGGGTCACGCACCGGGCCTTTTTCGAGACTGCTGTCGAGAGCCTCTTTCGAGGCGCCATCGCCCATGATTGCTTTGATTTGTTCTTCGCTTTCGCCGAAGATATGGAGGAGCATCGCGAAGTCCAAATAATCGAGTTCTTCCCAGCGCAACTTCCATTTCATGTCTTGGGCGGCTTTGGGTCGCGAATACGCAGTACCAGTGGTTTGTTTTGCGTAATACGCGTCGATGCGGCGTTTTGCTTCTTCTTCACTGATCCCGGTATTCACCAAATACTGGCTCAGCTTGGCTGCATTTTCTTTAAGCTGCTTATTCTGTTCCATGTTGCTTTCCCTTCTTTCTTGATTGTTGTCTTGATTGTTGAGTCGATAACAAAAAACAAAGAGGACCGCAGCCCTCTTTGCGTTGATGCGTGACGTGGTTACACGCCGAAGTGCTGCGCCGCGCTGATGTCGTCGATGATACCCTTGGCTTCACCCAGGCCGAGGTAGAACACGGCCTTGACGTTGGCTTCGATGTTTTCGTCAGCCATGAGTTTCTTCAGGTAGTCGCCCGAGTAGCAGTCGATCCTGGCGGTGAGCGAGAGATCGGCATGCTCGAACTGGACTTCCTGGCGGCCGTTGTAGCCGTTGTAGTTCGGGCCAGGTACCCGGTTGGCGTATACCTCCCTTACTTGCGGTGCCTGCTTGCTGACATAGAACTCGACCTTGTAGGCTTCCCGTTCGACCGTCATATGGGCCAGCTTCCCGTCGACCGTGCGGATGGTGACATCCGGAGCGAAATGACGGGTGTGGTCGCGGTTGTGCATGATGTGATCGACCTCGGCCACGAATGCCTTGGCCATGGCGTCCATCCAGAATTCCGTCTGCTCGCGCTCGGCCAGTGCCGAATAACTGGCAGCGTTGCCGACAGCGGCCTGGGCCGCGAACCCGCCTTCTGGGCGCTGGAGCGGCCGCAGGTGGCGCTGGTATTGTACCGGGAGCGCTTCCACTCGGGTGGAGACGGGGATCTCGCGCGCGTCGGCGAGGGTGCCCACCATTTCCGTGATGAGGACTTTGCCGACGATCGCACTGGAGTGGTCACGGTACAGGGCCGGTTCCATCTTCTCGATGTAGACCGCGACGAGTTCATGCTTGCCGTCGCGCGCGTTGACGAACGGCATCACGAAATCCGGCAACTGCTCGAAGGTTTTGATGCTACCGAGCGGCGGCAGTTGGCAGAAGTGGAATTCACCGAACGAACGTTTGGCGACGTGGAAGGAAACTGGGATCATACGGGTATTGGTGTTCATGGTATTTCTCCTCTTTCTTAATGTTGATGGGGTGTTACTCGGTGATGACGATCTGGGTAACAATTTCCCAGGTATCAACCGTCGCCGGGGTATCGCGGGTGATGTAGCCCTCACCGAACATATTGGTGATGGCTCTTTCCAGATACTCGCGTAACGTACCGACTTCAGTACCATCGAGATTGTACTTGATGTCGACGATGGCGCGCAGATGCAGCTTGTTGCCACCCAGTTCGTCACGCATTTCTTCTTCAGCTGCGCGCAGGTCGGATGCCAATTCGGTCTTTTCGTCCGCCGACAGGTCATCCGGGGTTTCGAGTGCGGCAGCGGCGCGTGCCAGCAGGTTGATGGTTTCTTGGTTGGCCACGTTCTTACTCCTTCTTTGCCAGTTCGATGATTGCCAGCCCCTTGGCCAGCACCTTGTCCGACATCGCCGCACGGCCCAGTTCTTTGCGCAGGTTGCGCACGCTGGTGGCGCACTGCGATGCCGAGGTCACGTTTTTATCGACATAGCTTGCGATGCCAAAAGCGAGCTTGAGTTCGGTGATGTTGTTTTCCGCGCACGCTTTACGGAATGCATCGCCATTAGCGATAGTCATTGCCATGATACTTCTCCCTTCTTTCTTGTATGGTTAATGAAAAGCGGCAAGGAGTTTTTCCTTACCGCTGGGTGATATGCGACTGTAATTATTTTGAGTAGCTACTTGAATGAATCAGTAACTTGGCGAGTCGCGTGGTGCGAGCGAGTCTTCGGTGTTGAGCTTCAGGTCAACACCTGTCGGTAGCGTTTCTTTCGTCTTCGACCACACGACGGTAGCCATGCTGATGCCACGCCTGTAGTGACCGATAAAACCATTCTCCATGTACGGAGGACCCATGTCTTTCGTGCTGACCAAGGTGTTCGTTTCGGTAATGACGACCGGGTTATTCAGCACTTGGTCCATCTTGCCGTCGATCAGGGCGCCGACCTTTTCTTTGATGGTCTCGCGCGTCTGTTCCGAATAGGCAATGCTCACGTTACTGAACTTGGCTGCGTGGACGAGCACGTCCGCGATCAGGCCCACGATGGCAGTTTTGCCCGAAGCATTCGGGCCGGAGACGACGATGGTGATTTGGTTTTCTTGCTGATGCATGGAAAGACTCCTTGTTACGACAGTGGATAAAACCTTACTTCGGCAATTCGCCGGTGTTCAGGAAGTGGAAGATGTCGGTGTGGATGTTGGCTTCATCCAGGCGCGTCACCTGCGTCTCGTAGACGCGGCTGTTGGACTGGTTCAGCGCATTGCGGCCGAGATAGGCTTTTGGCTGGTAGTGCCGCGTGACGGTCGGGTAGGTGGTCACCGCGCCGCCGACCGTCGGCACGATATTCGGCCGGCGACGGTCTTCGTAGGTCACGGCCAGCGTTTCTTCTGGATAGGTGATGTGTGAGAGCGAGACAGCCACCGGGGGGGAATTCTTTTCCATCTTGAACCAGTCGCCCGGCACGCCCTCGAACGAGTAACGGGTCGTGGCCATGCCTTGGTAGTGGTGCTCGATGTTCAGCGCGCCGACACTGAGGCTTTTGCTCTCTTCGATGATGGCGGCAGTAATGCCGACGACGTGTTGCGGGACCGGCTTGTTGTTAGCGAAAGTGGTGACGTTGATGTTTTTCATGTTCTTTTCCTTATTTCACGAGATTGTGTTTGCGTTGCAGGGCGACGATGTCGGCGTAGATGGCGCGGGTGTTGAGACGCTGCTGGGCGGCTTCTGCTTCGTACAGCGCCGCGTGGCCGCTCACGGGGTGGTGGTCGACGGCAAAGCCTTCCTTATCGACCCGCCAGGTGACGACCTCGTAACGCTTGTCGGGGTCAGCCTTGTTGTTGCAGTTCAGCTGGCTGCGGCGTTTGTTCAGGATGACACTCAGTTCATCGAAGAACGCATCACCCATTGTGTCGAGCCACAACTTGCGAACTTCTTCGCCAACGTCACTGGGCTTTTGATTTTCGTTCTCACGTTCCATGTTTCTTTCCTCTTTCTTTTCTAGTTACGATCTAAAGGCGAGATTGAGTCGCGTCAATTCGCTCTGGATTTGCTGCAACGACAACTTACCGAGACCGCGCAGCTTCTTCATTTCTGCAACAGTACGGCATGTGAGCTGCCCAGCGACGTAGAGGTCGTTGGACAACAGAATGTGCTTCACACGGCTTGGCAGTTGCATGTGGAGCACCTTCGTTTTCTTGCGCAGGTCGGAGCGCAGGCTTTCTGGAATGATCGCCCTAGCAGGATCGACCGTGGTGGCGTTGCGGATCGTGTTCACGTGGTTCTGCGTGAGCTGCGACTCGAAACGCGGCACACCGCACATGTTCATGTCTCCGAGATAATCGTCAATGTTCACTTCCGGGAACTTCTCGCTTTCGATCGGATTCCAGAGGTGGTACAGACGGTACTTCGTTACTGCCAGAATAATGCGTTCCCCGATGCCCAGTGCTTTCGGGGCGGGTTTCGCCCGGCTTTGGCGCAGTGCGTCGCGGTTGGCCTTGACCTGTTCTTCTGACAGAGGTCGGATCACGGGTGCGGCACCTTTGCGCTCCGTAAGACCGTACTTGAGTACCGGTGCGAATTGTCCAGTACTGAGATACGTCGTTACGCACACAGCGACGTTCATCGACTGTACGCCAGCGCAGCGCGCCATCGGCATGGAGTGCGGGATGCCTTCCGTGTACGGGCCGCGCTCGTTCAAGAAGATGAGCTTGATGGGTTGTTCGGGCACGCTGTCATCCCACGACGCCTGTACCACGCGACTCGGCGTAGCGTAGGGGGAAGTGGGGTCTTCTTCGAAAGAAAAAGCATAGGTGTCGTTGATGGCGTAATGGTTGACGACAAAGTTACGGCACAGACGTACCGAATGGGGTTGCAACCGAGCAAGCAGGCTGTCAACAAAAATTCTCAATTTCGGGTTGCTGTTTGGTTTCATGATGTTCATTCCTCGTGTGCTCCTACAATCCAATAGTTAGGTCAAGCTAGTAATCTTTGCGAATCCGGCATAAGTGCCGGGTTTTATCCCGGCACCGATGCCTTACTTGCCTGCGTAATGCTTCGAACCCCTGTCCGTTGCCAACCACTGGAGCGAATGACGCCGGTGGAGCTGGCCGCAGGCGTTGCTCACGCAACGTTCCGCGGCTGCTTTGTTGCCGGTGCCGCAGCGGCAAATCCAGCGGCCATCCGGTGGGCGGAAACCTGGATGGTCTTGTGCGACTTCGACTTCTTCAACACTCTCACCGTCGGCCGGGAGAACAGGGATATCCATGAGCATAGCATTGCAAGGGGAGTTACCTCCCCTCGTCCTAGTTGTGGTTGATTATTTACGCAGGGTGATCGTCACATACTGGGTGCCCGAGACAATCGAGTGTTCCGAAGGACGCGGCTGGGTAATGGGCGTCAGTTGTAGGATCACACCATTGGGCGATTGTTTGCACAGGTCTTCCAAGCTGTAAGTATATTCGTCGGATACCGTGCCATCCGGATTCAAGGGGAACTTCGAGATGGTCCAGAAGTATTTACCGCGCGAGACAGCGATACCCACACTCAGCAACCGGGTATCGAGTTTATCGAAGAAATCTTGCACCGCTGGGTTACTCATCGTCTCGAAGTACCGGAAAGCGATGTTTTGTCCGAAGATCGCAGCAACGACATGGGTACTGACCTGAACAACTGAACCACGGCGCTTCGGACCAGAAGACGGTGCTTCGCCGATGCGGCTCAGGGTGTCGTTACGGTTAGCGATCGCTGCGATGATGTTGACCGTGTTGGTCAGGCTAAACGGCATGCGCGCTTCGTGACGGGAAGTGGCTTTATAGACAGACGTCATGGTAAAACTCCTCATGGGTTACAACAAGAAAAAAATCCACCTGTTACCTCGCATAAACGCGTACTCCAATAAACAGGTGGTGGGAAACGGCTACCGCATGGTAGCCAGTATTCAATAGCTGTACTGAGCCAGTATTTTTACTGCTTAGCTGGCAGCAGTTCTTGCAGATACTCCTCGTCCGTGGTGTAGTCCGGCGAGTTCGGCAGGCGCCCGTAGTCGTCTGGCCAGTGCAGCTGTACCACCGGAATGTTCTTATTGTCCGGATACTGCTCGTACAGGAACTGCATGAAATGCGGGTCGATGTCGCGTCGCATGTCTGTCGACACCCAGACCGTCATCATCGGGATAGCGCCGCCGTTACGTTGCCTTGCCAGTTCTGGAAACTCCCCCACGAGCGTGGCCCGGCGGCTGACCATTTTGTGGGCGTACTTTTCCACGACCCGTTTGAATGGGCCGAACTTGCCGAGCACCACGCCCTTTTCTTCTTTCCAGCGCGCCACCATCTTGTCGATGAAGGCGTACGCGACGGTGGTAGGCAGACGACCCGAGATGAAAATCTCGGCGTAACCCATGGCCGACAGACCTACCGTGTAGTGGTACGGATGCCGGTCGCCGTTGTTGTCCGAGATGAAGGTCACGCACTGGTAGCCGCGCTCGGCGATACCTTGCTTGATCTTGTCCTTGACAGCCTTGTGGTGAATCTGGTCGATATTACTCATTTCTTTTCTCCTTCTTGTTAGGAGGCCAAGAAAAAATGGCCTCCATGTTTGGTTTCTGATTTACGCCAAAGGGTATCCGATGAGATTAACTCATCGGCACCGGTATTACGGATTGCTTTGTGCTGCTTGGTTGCCGCTCTTGCTGTTCGCGGCGGCATGTTCGGCGACCAGCTTGTCGAGCTTGGCTTGGTCTTCTTGCGTGAAGTAGCGCGAGGCGGCGACGCCGTAGCTGGCAGCTTCTTGCTTGCGCTGCTCCAGCTGTTCGATGGTCGATTCGCGCAGTTCGTTCTGGATGCGCAGCGGCAGGCCACTGTTGTCACCATTCATGATGAGCATCCCGGTGAAGCCCAGCGGGATGATGTCCTTCATGGTCGGTGCCGGGATCGCGGCAGCCAGGGTAGCGGCGCCCACGTGAGCAGCGAGGATGTTGGTATTGGTATTGGCGGTAGCGGTGTTCATGGTAATTCCCTTCAAAATAAGTGATTGAGACAAAGATAACTACGTTACTTCCTGCTGGTTATATGTGGTTATCTTTTTCTTCAATCAACGAAATGAGAAGGAAAAAAAAAAGCCCCGATACACTGGGGCTATAAAAGCAGGCCATTGCTGGCCCACGAGGAGAAACGGGTAGTGCTTAAAACTTCAGACTATGGAACATACCGGTCGGCACGAGGAAGGGGAAGATTTCGTTCAAGCGTTCTTCCACTGTCTTTTTCCACGCGTCACCGCTAAAGCGGCGCAGATGGAAGAAGTTGTGGGACAGCAGGCAGTAAGACTCGCGCCCGAAGACGCTGAGCGTGCCCACCATTTCGTTGGGTTTATAGGGTGCGGACAGGATTTTCTCGTAGTCTTCTGGTTCCGTGTAGGTGCAGATGTTCACGCCATTGGTCACCGCCATTACCAAGCGGTTCGAGTAAGTCCGTTCCTTGCCGATGCCATGGGTTTGGTAGAAGATGTTACTTGGACCTGACATCGAATCGAGGATAGCGCGCTCCAGCGCTTGGCGAGCGTTGGGTTCGCCACCGAAGGTCACCAAACGGCAATCGCCGTACTCGTCGATGAATGCCTTCTCTTCCATTTGGGCTTGGACGAGCGGTAGCAGCAGCCTAACTGCTTTTTCCATCACATCACGGCGGCGACCTACGCCGATCAGGCGGTAGGGAATAGCGATGATGGAACTACGGTCGTTGACATCTTTGGGTTGGACGTAGAGTTGCATATTCGGGATGTCGCGTACATGTCCCAGTGGCATATCGTCAGTGACGATGTTGAGGCGACCAGCTGGCGTCAAAATGGGGGTGAACAGATTCATTGGTAATCCTAGAGCAGTAAAGGTAAAGGACAGGGAATAAAGAAAAGCCGAGCGAACCCGGCTTTTCAGTTACAGGGTATTACTCTTGGCTGGGTTCGGCAAACGGCAGTTCTTCGTTGTCATCCACGAACGACAGGACCGGTGACAGGTTAAGTGCCCTGAAGGATGCCAGCTTTTGCAATTCGTCGTACGCGTAGCTGTATGCGTCCTGCACCACGTCGCAAGTCACGTGTTTCTTGAAAGGCATGGCGCGCGTGCGACCAACCGTGAAGTTTTGCAGCTTGCCACTGATTTCGATGGTGCCCCGGATCTGGCGCTCGTTCGCTTCCGGTGCCGGCAGATATGTCGGTCGGCTGAGTAACTTGACACCATTGCCAAGATCGATGACGACTTTCTCGACAGGGTTGACTGCTGGACCGTAGTCTACCATGATCTGGCTGACTCGATCGGTGAGTGCCACGTATGCGGCCGTCATGAACGCCGTCTTCTGCGAAGCACTGAAAGGCTCCAGAACATACTCCATGCCGGCGACACTGGTATCCGGATCGACCTCATTACGGATCATGTTTCGAATGTCTTTCTGGGAAAGAGCATAGCGGATTGCTTCCTCGATGAGATCAAATGCGCTCTCATTGATCTTGAATATACCCGCCTTGATGTTGTTGGTCTTGAGGACTTTCTCATCGAGGTGGTCAAGCTTGAGGCCGAAAGGGAATTCCGCGGCGGCAGGCCCTTCTCCGCCATTTTCCCGACGCTTGTATTTGAGCGTCATGGCGTAGTGGGGGAGTGCATGGATGTCGTTCACCACGGAAGGCAACGTGGTGAATTGAATAGCACCGAACGGCAGAGTCAGGGTGTAAATGGATTTCATGGTATTTCCTCATTAAGAGTTGATCGCTCCCAACTCATGTGTGGGTTAGATCGGGTTGAAGCCGAAGACACATTCTTGGTCTTCGGAGGGTTTGGAGGACAGCTATGAAAGCGACCCTCCAAATAGGGGCATAGGGCAACATGGTGCGCTATGTCAATCTGGTGATATGTGTTTGTAACTTATTTCGATGCGTCTTTCACGCATTGTTCGAGCCAGCGCTTAAAGGTACTCTCCGCCCAGCGGCCACTTCCACCAATGTGAAAATCGCATCGCGGGAAGTAACCCGTCTTAATCCATCGCGCCATGGTAGCACGCGACAATACCACACCCGCCTTTTCCAATACCTTCAGGATATCGGACAGCTTCATCAGCTTGTCGGTTTTGATATCGAAAACTAAGGCACTCATCTTTCTTCCTCGCCTTTCTGCCGAGCCAGTTTGATCGCGGCGCGCGCTACACTCAAGTATTGGTCCAAATCGTCCAGTCCAAGATTGATGCGCTTGCCGGTATTTTCACCGATCATCTTCAGCAACTCTTCGTTACTGGGTTCGACAGGTTTGCGACCCAGACAGGGGACGAGCGCTGAAGCAATTCGTTGGCGCAATTGCCCCATGCCGTGGTATGTCAAACAGATACGGTGGACTTCGTTGATCTTTTCTCGGATTTGATGGTCTTTCATTTTCCCCTCCTATCCGATACCTAGCTTAGGTATTTTTCAACTTTATCGGCGGATAGACGCGCACCCACCATTTTCTTTCTTCTGTATAGCGACCTTCCCATGCTCCGTCTCGATCGTAATGTTCGGTGAAGAGAAAACGTTTCACTCCTTCAGGATTGGTTTCAAAAGTCACGACTGTTTTCGTCAACTCGTAATCCGACACACTACAGTAATAAAAGTCTCCTGCTTCGGTGACAGAATCTACATACGGCGTCAGCCAGTCGAGAAAATTCTCGACAGTAGTGCGACCGTATTTTACCGAGCAGCGAATCTTCAACAGTGGATGTTCGTAACTGGCTTCTTCGATCGGCCTATCGCTGTACTGCGGCTCGTAACCGCCGTAGCCGATAATGTCGAAACGCTCTTCTTTCCAGAACGGATGGGTCGGGAAGAACGAAGAGGGTCGATCCGCGATATCTACCGACCCGCTGTGCTCGTCGGTTATAAAAAGCATACCGAGCAGCTTATGGACTTCAGGGCCGATTTCGTCGAGGGGTTTGAGTTTCACATCCAGTTTCAAGTTTGCATAACTACCCATGTTTTACCCCTTTTCATGGCGTGTCGTTTAATGACACTCTTCCTTTGGTAAGAAATTCGATCATGTGAAAACCTGCGATAACGCTGCTCCACGTATTTTTGTGTTCACCGCCATCGTCCGAATACATCATGACGTAGTCGCGGGTGTCGCCCATCAGTTCCGGGATCTTCTCGCTAAACGTCACACAAAACGGATTGACCACATCGCCAAACAGTGAGCGCTCCAGTTTGTTCGGAATACTGACACGCACGCTTCGCGCCAATAGTGCCTCGTTGACGCTATTGACGTGTGGCAGGTGCTTAGCAATCTCTTCTTTCGTGGCTTTCTTAGTAAAACGGATTGACACGCTAAGCGTAAAGAGTAAGTCCGGCCTTTTATAAGGCTTGAAGTGTGGGCACACATACGTGACGCTGCTGAGCTTTTTGTGCTGTTGTTCAGCTTTACGTAGCGCCATCGCCACACTGCCATAGAAAAGCCGGCAGTGTGCTGGCCAAGTATCGCCATGTGGTAACATAGTGTTTTCCTAGGGAAAAAGAGGGCGAGTTTCCCCGCCCTCGGTTTTTATGCCGTTTGCTCTTCTACATCGAAAATGAATTCCACGCCACCACGAGAATATGCCAATGGAACAAGCATATTGGTAGCGTACTTGATGGCGCCGTGGTTCTCTCCGATAAACCCGATACCTAGTTCAGAAATCACGGCAAGCCGCTCGTCACCGTAAAGCATCTTGACTGCATTGATACAGTCTTCTACTTCACTAGCGCTCATTTTCAAAACGTAACGACCCGATACGGATAAACGAGACACTAACTGCTTGGCGTAATACGCCACGTATTCCACCCCATCGATTGTCACTGGATCACCCGCTACATACCGAAGATCCAGAAGGTCCTCGTCCGCACGGCGCAGCAGAAAAGGAACCTTACAAAACAACTCTGGTTTATCTTGGTCGTGTATTTTCTCTACTGGACACGGTCCATCCACGCCTTGGTGGAATTCATGACCGCCGATACCGATACTGATGTATGGATACTTCACGGTTCCTCCATTAAACTCGGGCTGTGGTGATACCTTTTTGATTCTGATACTTTCCATCGCGATCGGCGTACGACACTTCACACGGCTCGTCCGACTGGTAGAAGAGGAACTGAGCGATCCCCATACCCGCGTAAACTTTTGCAGGGAGTGGAGTCTGGTTAGCAATCTCGATCACGACCTGTCCCTTAAAACCAGGCTCAATGGGGGTTACGTTGATCGCAATACCAGCGCGCGCGTATGTGGATTTACCCACACATACTGCAATCACGTCGCGAGGGATGTCGAAGGTTTCGATCGTGTGGCCGAGGATGTAACTATTCGGTGGGATGATACAGAATTCCCCTTGACGGTCGACATAGCAGTCGTCACTCATCCTGAGTGGATCGATGATGGCGTTGTTGATGTTGGAGAACACCTTGTACGTATCTGCCAAACGAACATCGTAGCCCATGGATGTGAGCCCCCACGAGATGATCTTTTCTCCCGGCATTGGCGTGTCGATTCCAGTTTCGAGATCGATCGTACCTCCGCGAGTACGCAGTGTTTGTTGAGTACGTACTTGAGTCGGCGAGAACGGTTCGATCATGGGCCTGAAGTTGATCTTTTCTTCTTCGGTCAACGCGCGGAAGCTATGGATGCCGCCAGTGGCCGCTTGGCGAGCAAGGGTGAGTTCGTCGCTCCAGCTGTACTCGCCGTCGTCGCACACCATCTCGCTACCTTTTACGACGTAGCGATATACTACAAAAGTTGGCACCATGCACTGGCGTTTGATCCAGGAATCTGACTTGATTGCCATAATTTGTTACTCCTCGTGTTTGTTGTAGTTACATGGGTTGGGTGTTGATGGGATCGATGACAGGCATCTTCAGTCCGTATTTCTTTTCGATGTCTGACGCGATGATTTCTTTAGTGTCGCCATAAAGGAAGGTGACGATGTATTCGCTATTGACGATCCTCATATGTACCATGATGTCTTGACCATTGCGAAGTTTTCTGATCGCCCCATTGTCGAACTTCACCACCACCAGTGAATCGCTGGCAGTCGGCAGGTGTACCGAGAATTGCTTTTTATCGAAAGCGATCGCGATCTTGATATTTGGCAGACCCAACTCTTTGAGCCGAACCAGCATCGGCAGACCTTCTTTCAGTTTCTCGACATTCATCTTTTCCAAGCCGAGAAACACTTTATTTCCTGCTAGTGCTTTGAGCATAGTGCCACCTTTTACTTCAGTTTGATAAAATCGACCGTGACCGGGATACAGTCTGTGACAACGCCATCCACGACATTATCGGCGGTGGCTAACGTGCGAATACGAAAACCGACTTCACCGCGGTCGACTTCGCCACTGTCGATGGATTTTTGTACAGAGTCGCCAAACATACCAAAAGGTGAGACGACACCAACGATGCCCTGATCTGTCATTTGCACATTTTTGACACACAAAGCAGAGCGAGATTCATCAATGGTCAAGACGCGACTTAACAGCATTCGCTCAGGAAGGTCTGCGCTCCTGGGCCTGTCGTATTCGCCAACGATATAGCGCCCTTGTTGTAATCGTTTTTTGAACACCTCCACTACCTTTTCCAGCGCTTCTTGGGAAAAGATGACGCCATTTATTCCAGGAACCCCCGGAGGATTGCTGAGCGCAAACGTGTATTCCTTGGATTTTTGATTATCGGTAGACACGACAGTCTCCTAGTTTGTTGTGGGAATACTGAGGCCAGTCAGATCGGCCAGTGCGGCGCGATCGAACTGCTGCTGAACGTGTCGCTCGTAACCACCCTCGCACAGTGCATCACTACGAACAGTATCGGGCGCACTGCTTACGAGACATTCGACAAATTGATTTTCAGTATTCATGATGTTTCTTTCCTTTTCTTTATGGATAGAGCAGCGGAAGATTCACATGGGTCTTTTTCCCCAAGCATTTATCCCATGTGTTTTTAGTACCACTGTCGTCTGGCTCCAAACCTTGGCCAAACGTGTAGGCGTACATTTCGTCCACTACCGCAACCTTGCTGTTCCTGGCGAACATGCCGCCCAAACCTGGTGAGGCGGGTTCGAACGTCGCATGGCAATTGGGGCGACTTAAGGCTTCTTGGATTTGACCCAAAGTATCGCGCTCGATGATCTGACTAAAGAGCCGGTGATAATAGTTTGCCGTGCCGCCAGCACTCTTGTAACCACTTTCAACAAAGCGGCCATGTTCAAATGGCGCCGGCAAATGTAGGGTCAGTTCTGCAAAATGACCAAACAAAAAACCCGAGATCGCTAGGTGATCGGCCCAAGCTGCGCCGCCACTTTTGGCGCGGGAGCCTGGCCTGGTGTTGTTGTACATGTGAAAGAGCATCCACTTATACAAGTCGAGCGACATGGGTTTGCTCTTGTCTCGTCCAGCGGTACCGATAATGCCGTAGACGATGGTCATTTGTATTCATCCAGTTGTGCAAGTTTCATGTTCTTCTCCTCTTTAAATTGCTTTACTCAATACGAATATCGTCTCAATAAACTTTGACAATCCGGCATAAAGCGGGAGGACGAAGCCTCCCGTCTTGTTTATCGACCGCGTGCGTCGTTCATCATTTTCTCGACGTGCTGATAGATGCGCATCAGCTGCGCATTGTCCATCTCATCCAGGTGACGGCACAGTTCTTCCGCATTGCGCAGCGCTTCCATGATGTGCATTTCTTCGTACGGCGAGAAGTACAGACTCCCGCCGGCGCGTACACGGGCTGCCGAATTGTTCAGCGCTTCGATCGCGTCGTCCGACACGATCAAGAGTCCTTCCGTAGGGAAGTCGTCAAATTTACGCGCGAACACGTGGATCAGCTGTTCGCCGACATACAGACGAAACTGGACCCGCTGCCAGTCCAGGTCGTTGCCGCGTTTCAACGTCAGTTTGCGCGCCGACGAAAAAGACTCGGTGTACACCTTCATCTCTTTTTCCCACGCCACCCTTTCTTTGGATTTTCCAGTGTAGTCCTCCATACTAACGACCGTGGCTTTGGGGGCAAAGAGCGCTGCAATGGGATTGCTCTTGAGCAGTGCGCTATCGATTTTCTTCTTGAACATTTCTTGTCTGATCCTTTTGTTTAGTTACGTCAATTCGACGACCGACTTGGTCTTGCTATAGATGGTCCAGTCGACATTGGCCAAGCGACGCTTGAGGGTGCGATTGGTTTCGAGGTCTTTCTCCAGCTTCTCTGCGTATTTGCCCAGTGCGATGTTCTCGCAGTGGATGACGCGCGACTGGTAGCTGCCGTAGCTCTTGGGCAACTTGATTTCTGTTTCGAACTTTTCTCCCGAAAGCAAGATGACGCCGTTTTCGGAATTCTTGATACCCACTTCCAGTTTGATGCGGAACGTGCTGGCCTCTTGCAGAACGGCCGGTGCTGCTGGTGCGATTGCGGTGTACATAGAAGAGCCCCTCTTTCAGGAAAAAAGTGCGACAGGAGGTCTGTCACAATATTGCCTCCTTTTTGTCGCAAGTATCGGATACTGCCTTAGATGTAGGAAAACTCCGTGATCTCGTAGGTCCAGTCAACGTTACCGTACTTCGGTTGGCGCATGATCTTGACCAAGTGATGCAGCATGTATATCTCGGCCATCTGGCGAATCCGCACTTCCCGGATCAGGTGGTCGTTGCAGTTGAACGGTTCTGGATGCACGTCGTACCGTACGTTAAATGGCCCTTCAATAACTTGGCCGGTAACCTTCGCATTGACCACCACGGTCAGTGTGACATCAAAGCTATTCTTGTTCATTTTCTTTTTTGTATCCCTAGTTTTGGTAGAGCTTACGCTTCTTTGAAAAAGTTGTACACTTTCTTGCACATCTCTCGAATACTCTTGTCGGAAGGCAGGAAGTATTCCGACTCTGCTTCTTCCGGCGACTTCTTAAACTTGACCAGAAACGAAGACCGCGCCGAGTCCATGCGGGTGTTGTGGCTGTCCATGAACGCTACTTTGCGCGGACTACCTTTGAGCACGAGCACCACTGCCGGTGTATTGTGGCCGTGATCATTGACGTCGATTTCCAGCATCAAGCCGAGCAAACCGTCCTCGGCGATGTGTGCAGCCACAATCGCATCTTGAATGCGGCGCGTCAAATCCAGTACCACTGCAATACCTTTTTTCATGATGGTTCCTTTTCTTAAAGTTCATTGTCACAAAAACACTTAGGAGTGTTCCATCGGATGATATGTGATCGCAATTTTTTCTAACATTGCTGGTTCGGAATAAAAGAAAAAAGTGGACTACTGCCCACTTTTTTCTAAAACGCCACGAACTGCGACTGGTCACTTAGTTCAAGCACCAAACTGTTCTGCATCGTAAGGCCGTGTAACTGGTAATGGTGGATGCCGTCCTTATCATAAAAGCCGTTACTTTCCAGCTTTTGATAAACACCATTGCCGAGCGCAAAGATCGCCTGCTCAAGCAACTCTGTTTCATCACCCAGCCAGTGCTGGTTACCTGCCACAAACGCACTGGCGAGATTCACGAGTTCACCGTCTGCCGTGTACTTAAAGCGCACCGCATTGAGTACGTCATTAAAGAGAGCTTCCAGATCGATCTCGGCTTGACACATGCGCTCTACATAACCTTCGTAACTACGCATGGTATCCTTGAACTCAAAAACCACGATGCGAGGTGGTTTGGTTCCATGTAACGCGGGGATTGGTGGGGCCATCGTCAATCCTTTTCAAAATCAAGCAATTGAACCGCGGATCACGCGGTGTTTTATGCCGATACGGCAAGTATCCGTGTCGGTTATAGAGTCTATGCTTGAGTAGTTGTTGGATCACCGCTCGACCGAGTTCTTCCGTAAAGGAAGCCACGGTCGAGTCAATGAAGTCACCGTAGGGGTAGTGGAAATCCTTGATGAGCATACTGAGCACCAAGTCATCCAGTCTCAAGTGTGCACGGTCGCGCTGCTTGATTGCAATAACCACCTCATTGGCGATGTCGTCCGGCAAATCGTGCGGCTTACCAGTGTTCATGGCATGCTCACGAAACGCCTTCATGATACGTTCCGTATCGAGCACTACAATGGTAGGCCAGTTCATGTAGTATCCTAACCCTTAAGGTACGTATCTTTAGGAAGAGTGAGGCTTAAGGTCGAAGCCCTGCCATCAACGGGTGCCGGAATCTCCACCTTTGCCCTCTTGACTTCGCGTTCACCATCGAGTTGACCAATCAGTTTGTAGATGGCGTTCGCACCCTGTTGCGCTTGAACCGCTGCGTTACGCAGCGTCTGTATGTCGATGGTGTGGATTTCTTCACCATCGACGATATTGTTCGCCTGACGCATGCAGGATTGGATTTCTTTGAATTGTACCTTTTTGTCAATTGCCATGATTTTCTCCTTGTTGGACTACTAGATAATTAGGGTTGGTATTTTCAGATTGCAGCATAAAGAGGGGCACGCAGCCCCTCTCCACTTATTCCACCAGTTCGCCAGTATTGGCGACGACTTGGATAGCACGATCGTCGTACAGCGCGATCATGCCGGGGTCTTTCTCGCACGTGACAGCCAGTCGCTGGCCAATGTGTTCTTCCGTCCAGTCGCCGATCATCTTCACTTGGTAGTCACGTACTTCCGGCGAGCAGCGTCCACCAATGCGAGCAGTCAGGATACGGACTTCTTTGCCTTCAGCGATGAGTTCCTTGGCCAAATCCACCATCGCTTGCACCGGTTCGCCAATACCCTCGACGCCGTCGCCAGAGATGTACTTGGCTAAGGTACCGTCCAGATCAAAACCGTACCAGCCGCCGTTTTGCTCTTTGTGTTCGAGCAGAGCAATACGTAAGTTGTTCATGCTTCATCCTTTCTTAGTCCCAGCTCAGGGCACCGCCCGTCTGGTATTCGGTCACGCGCGTTTCGAAGAAGTTGCGCTCTTTCTTCAGGTCGATCATCTCGGCCATCCAGGGGAAGGGGTTTTCTTCTCCAGGGAAGAGGGGTTCGAGACCGATCTGCACCGCCCGACGATTGGCGATGAAGCGCAGGTACGCTTGGAACATCGTTGCGTTCAGGCCCAACACACCACGCGGCATGGTGTCTTCGGCGTAACGGTATTCCAGTTCCACCGCTTGCAGGAACAGTACCTTCAGTTCGGCTTTGAACGCTGGCGTCCACAGCTGCGGGTTTTCCATCCTGATCGTGTTGATGAGGTCGATGCCGAAGTTCACGTGCATCGATTCGTCACGCAGGATGTACTGGTACTGCTCAGCCGCACCGGTCATCTTGTTTTGGCGACCCAGGGCGAGGATTTGCGTGAAGCCCACATAGAAGAACAGGCCTTCCATCAAGCAGGCGAACACGATGATCGACTTCAGCAGCTGCTGGTCAGTTTCTAGGGTGCCGGTCTTGAATTCCGGATCGGTCAGGACGTTGATGAACGGGATCAGGAACTGGTCCTTGTCGTGGATCGAAGGAATCTCGTTGTAGGCGTTGAAGATTTCACGCTCGTCCAGGCCCAGCGATTCGACGATGTACTGGTAGGCGTGTGTGTGGATCGCCTCTTCGAAGGCCTGGCGCAGCAGGTACTGGCGGCATTCTGGTGCGGTGATATGGCGGTAGGTGCCGAGCACGATGTTGTTGGCAGCCAGCGAGTCGGCAGTGACGAAGAAACCCAGGTTGCGCTTGACGATGCGGCGCTCGTCTTCGGATAGGCCATTCGGGCTCTTCCACAGTTCGATGTCACGCTGCATATTCACTTCTTGCGGCATCCAGTGGTTGGCGCAGCCGGCGAGGTATTTGTCCCACGCCCACTTGTACTTGAACGGCACCAGCTGGTTGACGTCCGTTTGGCCATTGATGATGCGCTTGTCTTCTGCATTTACCCGCCCCGCGGAAGCTGCCGGTGCAGTACTTTGTTCCGTTTGTGCCGGCGCTTCTTCATCCCAATTCAGTGACATAATGCTCTCGTTTCTTTAATGGTCGGAAAAAAAGACCACCCCGAAGGGTGGTCCGAAAATCAAGCTCAGAAGAACTTGACCTGATCACTTAATGCCTTACTGCGCACTCCATAGGAATCTTCTGTCCAATCCAACAGCCCTCTCGCCCGAGAGTATCCCAGTTGCTGTTTCATGCACACCCAGCGGGTTCTAGGTGCAGTGGCAAGCCACGAGAGAAGATTGCTACAGGCTGCACACAGACAACGACCGCAGTCCGCGATCCCACCCTCTCCCTCCTTGCGGTTAAGAGTCAGGTGTGTCTTGCCCTACCATGACGCAGACCAAGGGAGGCGTGCGGATAGGCGCTCGGTACAACTTGCTATCATGACGGTTCCACCCGCAAATCTAGCCGTACGGTTTTGTCGGATTGGAAGCCCGAGGCGTTTCCATACCCTAGGGAGGTTATGGATAGAGTACCGTAACGCGTCACTACTACACGGAGCACTCGAACACGGCAGCGCGGCGGGGGTTAGCCACGGGGTCTGTTGCCGTCAGAAGCATTCCCATTATCTTCAGGAGTCTCCAGTGTTTCGCGGGTCTTAGCCCACCGTCTTCTCAATACACCTCTTTGGGTAAGAGGGCAGGTTTAAGCGATTCGCCGGAGGGAGGAACGGCAACGCCCTGCAAGAAGATGGCTCCCGGCTTTAACGGGTCATCAGGTAGTTTACTTCAGACACCAAAGTTGGTATCTAACATAACATACTGATTATGCAAGTAAAAAATTACCTACACGTCCCGTTCGATGAAGGTTTGCTGCATCCGGCGCGAACGAGCGTGCAAGTGCTCGATGCCTTCTTTGAGGCAGGCCAGTGCTTTGGCGTTTTCTTCGCACGGGTAGGGACCAGCCTGCAATACTTCGAGACTATCGATGACGACGGCAAGCAGTGCTTCCCTGGTAATGCCGTTGTTGCCAGCAATCTGGGGTGCACCTTTTTGAAACGCCAGTTCCACCATGATGTTCGACTTTGGTACTTGGCTGCCGTAGTACGGAAAACCATGGTAGCCGATGACGTAGTAGTCGCGCATCCCCATCTTCTCAGGGCGCTGGATACATTCAACCGTTACTTCGGGTGGATGCGCCCCGTAGTGGTGGTACTTGATCTCGCGGTTGGCTGGCGTGGCTTTCATGCTGCTTCCTTCTTAGGGTTGGGGCGTTCCATGATCATCTTGACCATTTCGCGCGACTCACGAACGACGATGTGGTCACGGTAGTGGCCCATGGCCAGGGGGTGTAGTGGCTGCTGGACCACTTCCACCGTCAGACCTGATGCCGCGGCGTCTGCCAGTAGGGTGAGGAGCCGTTCTTCGATGTTTTGCGGAGTACAGATACTGCCGACGTGTTCCGTCGCGACGCTGCGCTCGCGCATCACTTCTTTACCCGGATAAGGTGTCAACAGACGGGTCACAAATATTTTCAGGGGAGAGCTGAATCTCTTGATATTCATCGTTGTCTTTTCTTTCTTCTTTATTCGCGCCGTATTGCCGGGCGCGTTGGTTGTTACGGGAATGTTGAAGCTTGTGCAGATAGTGAAAGCTGTAATGTCTTCCGTGCCGCAGTTTCCACATATGCAGCTGGCCAGCCATGGTCAGGCAGGGCAGGCAGTCACCACACGCCTTTATGGTGTCAGTCTGATGGGCAGTGAAATCACTGTTCCATAAATAAAGTTCCCGGCCATCTTTCCACATTCTCGGCGTTTCGCAGACCCAGACGTGTTGGATGACTTCAGACCAGATCTCCTTGAGAATCATCTGTTTGGTCGTGACTTCCAGCGGGAAGCGCACAGGAACATGTTCTTCTTTACAGACGTATTGCATGTTATCCCACGCATTGATAAGGTAGGGAATCTTACATGCTATCTGGTCACCCGCGACATAGGCGATAGATAAATGGCTGTGCTTTCTGGAGTTCACTACATGCAACGCTGCGTTAAGCCACATCATTGGCTGCTTAAACGTAGATTGTGGATAGCTGGAAAACAGTTCCTTTACTTCGACGTGGTGGTCTTTTAGAACCCTGTTACCGGTTCTTTCTTCCAGCACTTTGATAATGCGCTGCCTGACTTCTCGCTCTTTTACGGTCTTGGTTGGGTGCTGGCTGCCGGTGACATACAACGTCTCCACATCACCTTGTTCCAGATAGCGTTGGAGCTGGTAACTGGAGTCCAGTCCACCAGAGAACAACAATAGCGGTACTTTGTCAGGCTCTTCTACTTTCTTTTCTTCCATTATTCTTATCCCCTTTCTTGTGCCTCACCACCGGTCGGTGGTGAGGCTTATGCCGACTTTATTGCGGATTGTCTTCTTCGGACTTAGTCCAGAACTCGCCATGGACCTTTGCGAGGGCTTTTGGAATGAGATCAGCGACCGCGTCCTTAATTTCTTGCGGTGCATCACTGAGGTACAGGTCAGCCGACTGTTGGGCGAGTTCTGCAAGCGACGTACGAGTACCATCTTCGTTACGCACACCGCCCTTGCTGGGGTCAAGAGAGATATCAGGCGGCGAGATTGGCCCACCCGCGTTACCCATATCGAAACCCACAACAGGTGCTTTGAAGGTCAGCGGCCAGCTGTAACCTTGCTTGCGCTCTTTGTCGGTCAGTTCACCAGCCTCGACACGAAAGTCCGAATTTCCGACCCAGGTATTCTGGTAGACTCCACTGTCGATGTCTTCCTTCGCGCCTGCTTCAATCTTGGCACCCGAATCCAGCAGTTCCTGTGCACGCACGTGACGGAAGTAGATCAGCGCCCAGCTTTCCAGGTCGATCTCGCCCGCCTCGTGGGCGTCCAGTGCTTCCTGCGCCGACATCGGGGTCGGGATGCCGATCAGTTCTTCTTCGAGCACTTCGACCGCATAGTTGGCCGGCAGGTCGACCGTGTAGATGATGGCGACGTGATACTTGTCGACTTCGACCGTGCTGTTGGCGATGAATTGGTCAGCGGGAGTAAGTGGTACTTTTACCGACCAGTTTTCGCCGCACGCACCATCGCGATGGATGATGCGGTATTCTTCACCCTGTTCACGGTCACGCCCGACGACCAGCGTGGTACCGAGATCGAGCACCGACTTATCGTTGAACACAGCGTCAGCGGCGTCGACGTGGCCACCCCAGAAGCAGGCGGTCTTGCCAGCCAGCTTTGCTTCGCCGATCTTCTCGGTACGTTTGAAGAGCCAGTACACCGTGGCGCCGTCGCTTTCGCGGCGCTGGCGAATCGCTGCGCACGGCAATGCTTGGCGCACACCCCGGAAGCTTTCCAGGAAGTTGCGTTCAGCGATCACGTGGTAGGGTTGCACTTCTTCGAGGAACTTCTCGAAAGGGTATTCGGTCAGGCCGTTGGTGAAACCAGCCATGTTGAAATACTTGTCGAAAAAGCCGAGGATGGATTGCGGGTGTTTCTTAGGAGTAGGTGCGTTCATGCTGCTTCTCTTTCTTTTTGATGGTGTTCTTCGATGGCGCGATTCTTGAGATTAATCGCGTAGGAGGCGCGCTGGATCAGGGCGCGTTGTTGGTCTTCGGAAATATCTTTTTCGTCGATTGGAATCGTGATCAAGGATTTCGGGTGCTGGGGGCGGATGAAACGCACCTGCTGGTCCCAGTTGTTATTGTGGTAGGTACAGTAAAACACCATACAGACATTCACACATAGCACGGTCAAGCGGGCACTATTGGGTACCCACATGAAGTCAGCAAACACACCCGGCGCCGGATCAGCTTTGCGACCAAACACCAGCTGTGATGGCAGGCAACCGTGTTGCCACAAGTATTTGCGGTTCCGATCCACCAGACCCTTGATTTCTTCTTGGAAGTTCCAGCGCACCGCTCTCGGTCGTAGGAGCACTAGGGCGTGCATGGCATATTCACGCACCAACGAGGACAGCATGTTACGCAACATGTGCTTTTGATCCCACGGGTACCAGCCACCCTCGAACGGATGGTTGATGTAGATCTGCGGCGAACATTGCTGTCGCATCAAAAGTACTAGCCGACACGCGTCGACGCCCGGAGAAAACACATTGACCTTCATCAGGAAAATCCACGGAATACTGCCGTCTTCTTTAGCAGGCCGACTGGTGTCTTCGTAGAACCCGCTGGGGAAGGTACCCCACGCTTGGTCCCACGCCATCTCCGACAGGGCAATTTCAAGCCCACGTGGGTCGGGGCAATGCACAAAAGAAAAAGGCATCATGTTTGCCGAGCCCTCTTGCAGGTCATGCAAGAAAGCGAGCAATGCCTTATAATCGTTCGGGTCTTCGTGGAGCTTGAAGTCGAACGATTCGATATCGCGCAATACGATGTTTCTTGCTTCTTGCGCCGATTCGATTTCTGGATAGAGAGTGGCGATCTGGGAGAAATCGACCTTCTCGCGCAGGTAATTAGCCAGTGGCCCGTTACCCGAAAACACATCGTGGAAGGTGGTTTGCCAACTCATCCTCAAGGGCCGGCATTCGCCCAAGAATTCTTTGTGCAGTGCGTCCACCGCGAGCCTTCCGCTGCCACTCATGTTGGTACCCAACAGCAAGAACAGCTGCGACAAGGTCTCCATCATGATCTCGGTTTTGCGCTCTGTGCCCGATATCTTTTCCTGCACGATCTTCGCCAGATCCCGGTACTGCTCTGCTGCTGGTTTATCATTCCCCATGGTTTAACCCTAGTTGTTGGTATTGGCCTACTATACTTACTTTTGTGAACGTAATTTTTAAGTGGCATACACCCCCGCCACAGGGGCGGGGGCGATAACCATTACGGTGCGTACAGATTCAGGGAAATCAGCGCCTCTGGCTCCATATAGTCGATGGCCAGATTGAAGGATGATTCGTTCGGGTCCGGGTCGATCGACCCCACCATGCCGTGGCAGGCTTTATCGTCGAGCATCTGGATGAAGATGCGTACCTTGTGCGCGAAGCTGACGAACTGTATTTTCGCTTCGCCGTTGCGCGAGACGAAGTCCTTGGCGTGATGCTCCTGTACGAACTGGTCGAACACTTCGAGCACCTGTGCTTTCGACATGTAGGCGACTTCGCCTTCATTGTCGATGGCGCCGTCGCCTTCGTGTACACCGCACTCGATGATCGGCGAAGGGAAATCACCGGCGGGTGGAACGTCTGCCAGCAGGGCCGCCTGGTAGTTTTCACCCATGCCGTTATTCCCTACGGTGTCGCCCGCGAAGACGGCGACATTGATGGAAACCGCCAATACGGGGTTCATCTGGATCATCTCGAACATCTCGCGCAGTTGTTTTGCTGCTTTGCCGATGTGTTGGCCGTACTGCGAGAACAGGTGTTTGTGGAGGTGGACCTTTTCCACTGCGTTGAAGTCGAACTGGCTGGCGACAAAGGTCATACTTTTGCGGGACATGTTATTGTTTCCTCGTGGGTGGTTAGACATAGGGTTAGCGTTTGTAGTATAAAAAGACATTGCGACATAAAAGCCACCCCGAAGGGTGGCTCGTATTTACTGCCGCGTTTGATGCGAGTCGTCCTTTTCTTTGTGACAACCATGGTAGGCCAGTGCCAATACAGTTGCAGTAACGAAGAGGACGATCAGGCGAACAGCATTTTTGTGCATGGTAGTTAAGCAGCGCAGGGTTGGGGGGATTCTTTTGGGTACAACATCTCGCAGGTGAGTTCGCCGTCAGCCGTGCCTTTGACGTGCGAAATCTGGCAGGCGTCCACCGCGATGTCCCATGCTTCGATAGTGTCGACGTAGCGACCGTGGGTGGTGAGGAAACCGTAGCTCTCCACCGGACCCAGTTGTTTGGAACGCACGAAGTGACGAATCTGGTCGTGGGTGGCTTGGTTGTCACCCGCGTAGATGCTGCCGTCACGACCGAGCATGGCGGCACTCAGAATCTTCTCGAACATCTTACGGTCACCGATGCGATTGAATGCTACGCGCTTACCGACGTAGAACGTCTTGCCGGGATAATCGGCCAAACGGTGGAATTCCAGCGCGCTGGCACCTTCCTTGGCACGTTCCCTGACTTCGCGCACGAGAACCACCGCCAGTGCGAACGTTGCGAGGATATAGACCGCGACGAGACGGGGGTTATCCCGCAGCACTTCCACCGACAACAACATGGCGCAGGCGGCCAGGTAGACGAGCAGACACAGGTTCACGGGGAACTTGAAAAGCACGGACAGCATAGGAACATCCTTTCGTAAGGGATTATTATCGACAGGTAGGGGTGACGACCACCGTGTCACTCGTGTGTACATAAGAGTGCTTGTCGTGTTTATTTTTTACGACTTGCTTACGAGCCGGAGCTTGGGTTTTGGTTTCACTCGGTTGTCCTTCAGCACCTCCAGTGGCCACTTGGCAACGGGGTGTTCGGGTACCAGCGTACCCGCTTTGCTGATGTTGCCGCCGATATTGTGGATCGAGACGTAGATGCCTTCGATTTGCGTGGATACAGCAAGGTTATACAGCGCAATGTCGCAGCCGTTGAGATCGCCCACACCGATGTCAATCACCGTGCCATTGATGGGTGTGCAGCCCTCAGGACGATTGATCCACAGGACCACATCTTCACCGATAGCGAACTTGGTGTTGGTGTAACCGCCCAAGATTTGGGCGGTCGAGATCAGCTTGCCGATGTCTGATTGACCAGCTGACTTGATGTAATCGATGTCTTTTTGCAGCAAGACGCTCTGGTCGCTGTACTTCGATGCTTGTTGCATGATTTTTAACTCCTCGGAAAAAAGAATAACACCCGCCACCACATACGGGCAGCGGGTTAATTATTACGCCTTATGTTTCGTAAAACGCCAGTAGTCCAGCCCATTGCCCATGTCTTGCCAGATGATGAAGGTGTAGTCGTACCATTCAGCAAAACTCCGGTACACCTCACGGTTGAGGGAGCGCAGCGCGAGCTGGCCACCTTCTTCACCACCTGGCGAATCGTGATTTTCCCCCAGCAACCTCCACACATTGGCTGCTTCAACACCCGCAGCAAAGAGTGGATCGCGATTACCACTTTCGTGGACCACGCGTGCAACTTCTTCTTGAATCTGGTTCACTATCCTTTTCCTCCGACTTGACGCAGCCAGTAACCAAAGCAAAACCGTGTGCCTGATTCGGCGTCAACATGGTCGACCGTGAAACGCCCCGACCATTCACCCCTGTTGAAATCCGGGAAGAAGGTGTCGCAGTCGAACGTGTCGTACACGTGCGTCAACACCATGTAGTCGCACAGCGGCAGGGCTTGCTTGTAGAGTTCACCACCGCCGATGACGAACACATGCAAGTCATTGATCATGGCGATGGCTTCTTCCAGCGAATGCGCCACATCCACGCCCGGATGCGACCAACCCTTTTGACGCGTGACGACGACATGACGGCGATTCGGGAGTACCCGCCCGATCGACTCAAACGTCTTGCGCCCCATGATCATGGCACTGTATGCGGTCGTGCACTTGAAGTGTTGCAGGTCTTCTGGGAGCTTCCAAGGAAGTGCCCCGGCCTTTCCGATACCGCCACGTTGATCAAGCGCAGCGACAATGGTAATCTTTTTCATTTTCTTCCCTAGGAAAGCCGCCGATTGCTCGGCGGCGCGGACGATTAAACTGCTACTGGATATTCGATTTTCGGATGGGGGTGGTACGATTCCAGCCGGAAGTCATCATACTTGAAGTCGAAAATGTTCTTGACTTCTGGGTTGATCCACAATTTTGGCAGCGGGCGCTCTTCCCGCTCCAGTTGAGTGAGGATCGATTCGCCTTGGGCGTTGGGCAGAATGTGGTTTTTGTAGATGTGCGCGTCGCCGAAGGTGTGGATGAACATGCCCGGCACCATGTCGACGCATTGCGCAATCATCATCGTCATGGCGGCGTAAGCAGCGATATTGAATGGCACCCCCAGCACGATGTCTCCTGACATTATGTTCGAGAAAGTTCGCTAGGCTTTCCCCGTTCTCTTACGAACTGCTGCATGTCGCCATGCAGAGCAGACTATATCACGATCCTCGATTTGAGGACCTCTCCCGTTTCGACCCGCTTGGGTCTACGCTTTTCAGCTAGTCGTTGAACGTTCTCCAGTATAGGAGCTTCGCTGCTGATTGTCTCAAAGAGACTTCCCAGCAATTAGAGAGATTATTCAACTAGGATTACTCCTAGAGGGCGCTCAGATTAATGGGAACGCTGGTACAGCTTGCAGGAGAGCTTCTTGGTTTTGATGCCGCGCTCCGAGAAGAATGACATCAGCTTTTCACGCTTTTCGAAGTTAAACATCGCTTCGTAGTACGCCGGTTGCGGAAGTGCATCGAGGCTGAGCATGTCCTGAGCGAGGTGGATCAGGTCGTTGTCCTTCTTAAACCACTTGAATTCCTGCTGTACGTTTTCCGGCAGTTCCGCGACCATGTCCTGAATACTGCGGTCTTCCACGTAGAACTGGAACAGCGCGTGGCACGGCGCCAGTGCCATCTTGCCAGCCATCACGTTCTGATGGGGCGTGAGCGACTCGTCTGGCAGAGCAGCCACATTCCACGCCGAGACCACGTGACGGCGCGAGTTGGGGCGCTTCTTCAAGTCGTCGATCAGCTTGGTGATCTGGTCGATGGTGGCGCGGCGGGTAGTCGTTTTCGGGATGCCGAATCGGGCGAGGCGCATGTTCACGCGCTCTTTCCCGAAAGCAGTAAGTGCAGCGCCTTCTTCGCTTTGGGTATTTTGGCAATACGCTTTCAATTCATCCAGATCAGCTTGGGTGAACTTCTCGGCCACGCCAGCGGCCAGCATGTCTTCGGCGATACCGATACGCTGCGCGATCGAATAATAATGAATACCGTTATTTTTGAAAAGATTACTAAGTTCGGTAAACATTTGAACTTCGTCATTGAGGTTACTGTTGACGATTTCCAACACAGTAGCTTTGGTGATTTTTTCTTCTCCCCAAAAACGCCACTGTTTTCCATAAATAGGACCGAGATCACCAATTTTTGGAATTGCATAACGGAAGGGTTGACTCAGAATACCGAATCGAATGCCTTTAAGTTTCTTATTTTCACCTTTCAGAACTTCAGGTACGCTTTTTGTAAAACGATGTACCGAACTCCGCGAAACCTCCAACTCTTCGGCACATTGTGAAACACTGATAAACAGTTCAACATGTCCATTAGGGAATACCACAATAATGGTACTATTGGTCGAACCATAGATGCCGTTTTCTTGCTTACTGAGCCACAAACAAGTTTCTCGGGAATAACAGTTGGAACTAAAATAATCCTTGTCGAGATTATAATTGTTCCAGTCTGCCAGTTTGTGCTTCCAGTTGGGAAGTTGTTTTACATCGTTGATGAAATTTTGAAGAATATGCCAACGCGCGTCAACGAAGATATTGCGACCTCCGTAGTACCTGTAGTTATGTGCGGACGGATTATAACAACGATCCATCATTTTGATCCATTGTGAGCGGAGCTTATCATCAATTGTTCCGTTGGGTGCCGAAACGCCAGAAGAATCAGGTTTGTAGTATGACGTATAATCTTTAATGCGCGGCTCTACGTAGACAATAGGACGACTATCAAAATCGTCATCGAATTCGACTTCGGTATTGCACCACTCGTCCCAGATGTGGACCCGGCGCTCGACCAACTCGTTGTTGTCGGTCGAACCGCGCAGCATCCAGAAGTTTTCTTCGAGGATGCCACGCAGGAACAGCTGGCGGCCGGTATCGAGCGGGAAGCCCTTGGACAGGTCGAACTCCATCTGGGGACCGAAGATGGAGATGGTACCGGTATTGGTGCGGTCGGTACGGATGTTGCCTTGGGTCAGGCACTTACGAACGAGATCGGTGTATTGCTTCATGTTCATTCTTTCTAGATGATAATGGATTACAAAGAAAACTCGAAGGTATCGAGAACGATAGGTTGGAATTTCACTACTTCCAACAAAGTCCAGTAATTCACGCCTTGCGGAATCTCTTCAATAATTTCTTGCAAGGCCGCGCGGAGTTCTTCCCCGTGGGATTCGTACTTTGTCAGGCACGCCAATGCATCTTGAAGCATTTCGGTGGCTTCCACCACCCCCTTGAAGAGTGTTGGTTCTTCACCGTGCTGGGTCAAGCCCCAGCAAGGGCTCTTGTTTGTGCGCGGTAATCGAGCGGACAGATAGAAACAGCCGCCCGAAAATTGAGCCATGCTTTTGCCTTCCACGATGCTACTGACATTGTAGCCCGTAAAACGTATGCCAATTGCGAACACGACATTTCTCCTTATCGTTTACAGTACAGATAAGCACCACCCAAAATGCCTAAGGCAACGAAAGCGCAAAGAACGATAAGCAAAATGAGAGGATTTTCTTTTGTGTCTTTAACGCTATCCGTCCCCGTTTTGATGCGTTCTTGACGTAACAGTTCCTTTACGAAAATTCTCGTATCAGATTCTACTTCCGGATAGGATCTACATGTAGTCTCTGCCGTCCAAATACGGTTTGTCATCTCTCGACTTACTGCATCTTCGGAGAGCTTACACTCTTCGTCCTCATGCGCACCGCAGACCGTACACTCCTGCCACGTCCACGGCATGGAGGTGCCTCCGCCTTCGCGCATTCTTTTGACGCGACATTGTCCTACCTTGATTTTCTTTCCTTCAGCCATTCACTTCTCCATCAATGGATGTTCTTGGACAAATTTCTCGACCCACTCTTCGACAAGTGCTTTTACTTCGTCAATCGAGCCGCCAGCGTCGATGCGAGTAACCCGGTGTTCCACTTCATCCATGACTTCCTGGTATCCATGGAAAATGCGGGCTTTAAAATCGGCCACTTCTTTTTCAAACCGATCTTCACCACTCCGGTGCGCCAAGCGACGGAAACTTTCCTCCATCGGGATATCGAAGTAGAGTGTGTGATCGATGCGTATCTTGCTGCGTTCGAACAACAACTCCTTGAGTTTATACGCTTGCTCTAACAGCCCGCGACCATAGCCTTGAAACACGATCGAAGAATCCACGAACCGATCAAACACCACCACTTCGCCGCGCGCGATGGCTGGCTTGATGATCTTTTCGACGTTATCTGCCCGACATGCGAAGAACAAGAACAGTTCCGCGAGCGGGTCCATCGATTCGTGAATGATTAAGCTACGCAGTTTTTCTGCCAATGGGGTACCGCCCGGCTCGCGACTTCGTACGACCGTGTAACCTTTTTGTTGCAACAGCTGCACTAGATGATCACACTGGGTAGTTTTACCGCATGCGTCTGGTCCTTCTAGCGTAATGAAAACGCCTCGTTTAAGTTTCATTTTTCTTGTTTCCTAGAGTGGACACCAAACGGTAATATGTGATTGCAAAAAAATTAATAGACAGGGGTCTCCCCCTGTCTTTTTTTATGCCGCCAACTTCACGGGCGGAGTCAGTTGTTTGATGAAGCCTTCTACCGACGTCGAGTTCTCTTTGTACGCCGCCTGCACGTCACAGCGCGGCGCCGGTGGGAACTCGATGAGCTTGAACTTCTCTGCGTCCTTGTACATGTAGTTCATGAAAGCATGAATCTGCGGATCACGCATGTAACCGATCTCGAACGAATAGTCCACCCGTGCTTTGCGAGTCAACGCCGGGTCGAGCTTCTCGGGTTTGTTCGTCGTCAGAAACACCATCACGTCGTTTAGTGGGATGATGCCGTCTAACGCATTCAGTAAGCCCGCCAGCGTCAGCTGGCTCGTGACTTCCGATAGATTGATGCCGCCAGTGGCTTTCTTCTCTTCACGGCTTTCCACGGCATCGGTGGCCGCATCGACGTCTTCCATCAGAACCGCTGAATTCGGTGGCAACGTCGCCAGTGCACGCTGGAGCGACTTATTGCTCATCTCGCTCAAGTCGAGTAGGCACACGTTACGGTTGTAGTAACTGGCAAGTGTCTTGACGATGCTGGTTTTACCCGTACCCGGTGGCCCGAAGAGGAGCGTGGCGATCTTGTACGCCATGCCGTGGTTGAGGTACCACTCTTTCTCGTGCACAAACTGGTCGTGCGATTTAATCAGCTTGTCGAGAATCTCTGGCTCGATGAACATGGATTCGAGGGGAGACTTTACGATGTCAGTCACACTGGACCAACCGTTACCGGAATGGTACTCGTAGACCGCCACGTTATTGTTGCTCGGCTTGTATTCGAAGTCCTTGATCAAGTCTAGCATGGCTTTGTGACTGCGCCCGAACGTGGTGATCGAGATACTTTCTTTGCTGCGCTCGCTTCCAGCAGATTCCATCTGGGACTTCTTGAACCAGAAGAGACGCCCTTTGTGAAAGAAGAAGTGGCGCCCCATGCCAGGACCCACCACTGTCGAATCTCCACCGTTTCCTGTAAAGCCACGGCCAGTATAGATGGTGCGGCTCCATTTAGCCCACGGCGACTTCATAAACCACATCAGGAACATCGTGAAGTGAAATTCATTGCCGCTGTAACCGGCATTGTTCATTTCCACCGTGGTAGTCATGGAACGCGACAGGGAGTTCCAGATTGCGCGCGGTAAGTTCTTGAGCAGGTAAGACAAAACAGCCGTGCCCCAGAGCGCAAACCCTGCAAGGATGGGGTTGGTTGCTACAGCTTTCGAATAGGTGGCCATGTACAGGCCAAGGGTCTCAAACATGTTATTTTTCCTAGATTTGAACAAAGAAAAAAGATACCCGCGTTACCGGGTATCTTTCTTAGTACAGCGACTTAGTCGTCGTCGAATTCGTCGTAGCCTTTCGGATCTTGCCTGAGTTCAGGGACACGCTGGTAGAGGAATGCACCCTCCACCCAGCAGTCTTGCTTCTTCAGTTCGTCAAGCAAGCTACGATACTCCTGAGACGGCTCACCCATGACTTCACGGAATTCATGTTGACCATCTTCCCACTTGGCCTCCGTGACGTGTACCGGCGTTCCCGTCAGTACTTGTACCACCTGCACGAGTGCCGAGTGTTTATGGTGCGCGCCATCCGTCAGCAAGCCATCAACTGCGAAGTCGATCGCCCAGTCAACTGCGGTCTTGTCCTTGAATTCAGGATGGGTCGCCGTGTCGACAGGGGTTTCGCCGAGATACTTGGGTTGTTCGGTATGTCCTTTCGCCCGCCATTCCGCAGCGCATTGTGCGTTGGTTTTCCTCTCAACAGAATCCATACTACCTCCTTCTAGATGGCTTGCACCACGAGTGGCGCGGTACGGGCGTGGTTGTAGACGCGCACTTCTTTGCCGACCTTGATTTCGATCTCGGTCACCGGGTAACCCAGCCTTGCTAATTGCGCGAAGATCGATTTGACCACCGCCTTGGTTGGCTTGACGAGGTTATCTGGCCGGTCCACCACAAACGGCACGCACTCCCAGCCATAGGGCGCAACAAAAGAAGCAACGCCGTGTGCTTTGCGCGGGTCCATGTTGACGCACAATCCCACCGTCACGTCCTTTTCAGCCACGTGCAGGAGGAACGCACAAACTTCTGCCATGAACACACAGAAGCCTTTCCATAGTTTGGTACCCATGGTTTAACGCGGAGCCGAGGTTTTGAACTGGTCGTACGGCATACCTTTACTCGGGTATGCCGGATGGACCGATGTCTCGGCCTTGTGGTCGGGATGTGCCGGATGTAGTGGGTGGTAGCGGTCGGACGCTACCACCAGGCCGGACATGTCGAGCACGGTTGCCTTGGGCGCCGGTACGAACTGGTTATTAGTCACGCGTTGTTCCTCGTAGTGGCGACACAGGGCCTGGTGGTTCGGGGTGCTGCGGACATGCTCGCGTACCTGTTGCGACGACACCTGGGTACGTACTGGCGTGTTCGCGACGCCCACGAACGAACGCAGACGCTGTACCACGAAGCCGGCCTTTTCGGCCTCGTCGAGGATGTGGTTGAACAGGGCGCGGTCGAGGTGCAACACACTATCGGCACCGACGATCGAGAAGCGCACCGTGGCGTTGTTCAGGCCGAAGCCCTTGTGGCTGGCCACGATGGTGCCGTGTTCGGGATGATCGTTCGACGCGGTGTGGAACAGGATTTCCAGAGCCAGCTTCTTGTTGCGGTGAAATGGAAACATGGTATTTCTCCTTCTTTCTTGGTTATGTTTGTTAAACTACGCTAGGGGGAAAAACTCTTGCTCACCGTCTTCCCCAATAACGGTAAGCGATACAACACGCAGGCCTTGTTTTTCGTAATACTCCAATAGCACTTCCAGACTTGCTTCTTGGTACTCACTGCTGCGCCGCAAGCGCTTAGGGTGATTGACCTTCAGCATGAACTCGGAGTGCGTAACTGTGCTCCATAACTCACGCTCACATACAACAATGGCATGAGCACCCCAGAGCCGGGCTGAGTCGTATTCCCAGTGATAGGTGTATTCTTCGCTTTTTAGCACTTTCACGGGTGGTCGCTTACGCTGAAACCATTGCCACAACTGATTACCGATACCCACAATGTCACCCATATTCAGCTCCTTGATAATGCGGCTTATCCCACTAACATGAGATAACTGTGTAAAGTATTTTCCACCATCCGGCATAAAAGGCAGAGTTTCCTCTGCCTTTTTTTATGCCGTGTGCGGCACAAAGCGGAAGATATCCAGATACCGGTTCGCAGTGACCGTCCCGATCGGAATGCCTTGCCCTGGGTCCAGTTTGACCTGGATGTCGAGCGAACCGATGTACACCAGTGCTTCAGGTGTGACCTGGATCGTCACCGACTGTGGGACCGCTGTTATCTGCGGTAAATCAGCATCCACATAATCAAGCGGCGTCAAGTTGATGCGGTAACGTTCATTGATGAACGGAATCACATCGCGAATACGTTTGGCTTGAGGATTCAAGTCAAAGATAGTGCTACGCAAAAATCCCGGCACGTCCGCTAGGTTAATGCGATTGTAGTACACCCGTGCTGTTCCTACTTTGCGCGTGAGCGAACTGGGCGTGACACGAATCTCCGTGTTACGAAACGCAGGAGGGGCTTTGGGAATAGCCACAGGAGAACCTGCCATCGAAAGGGTGGCCGGAGTAAATGCAGTCCCGTTATCGAAGTTGATGAGGTCAATTACCACTTCTTCGGGAGGTTTGGTGAAATCGGAAACGAACATGGTGGCACCTATGCGAAAAACGCGGGAGGAAATCTGACATAGGATAACGTTCATTTACCAGGAGGGCATAAAGCCGGGGCAATGCCCCGGCTTTATTAAGGTAGGTGACTAGGTAACCGGTGTGCCGGGTGAGGCCGGCACACCGATTCCATCTTTATCAGGTTAGACGCCGATCGCAGCCCTTTGTTGCACGGCGCGAGCGACTGATGGGTTAAGCGTCTCCAGGCGCTGGGATTTGGTTGGAGAAATTGAAGCGCGGTAACCGCCGCACTCTTGGCTCGGAGAGCGCGCTTCAAGTTGTGTCACCCGACTCTTGCGGGTAACGGTGGGCCATGCGGGCGGGGCGCTTTTGAGCCCCCGCCGGCCGGCCGGTCGGCGATCAGGTCAGCAGGTCTACGTGGGTGTGGTGCGAACTTCGCCCGCCCAGGTGGCCGGCGCCGAGGCCGTGGTCGTTGTCGATCGAGGCAGCAGCGGTCATGTCGTAGCTCAAGTCAGCGTCGGTACGCAATCGGTGGAAGGTTGCGGGGTTCGACGCGCCGTCGACGATCAGGTCGGTCGCGGTACTGGTGAAGGCGATCACATGGGCTTGCTCGTTGATGACCGACCGCAATCGTTCGTGCAGGTCGGCGGACGCCGGTGCCGTGGCGATGGCCGAGGTTTCGGCGTCGGCGACGGTGCCGAGGAAACCGAGCTGGAAGGTCTTGACGGTTGTGGCTTTTGCGCTCTGGTCGAAGCCCGTGCCGGGCGGCGATGGATTGAACAGCGACAGGGCGAAGATAGCGGCACAAAACGCCAGCATTGCCAGTCGCTCGAAACGGCTTTTCACCATTTGTAGCTCCCTATTTTGGTTAAGGTAAATGAAGTACCGACAGGACTGTCAATACTTCCACAAGATAACAGAATGTCTGTTAAAATTTACACTCTGATACTAAACAACGAATGCATACTGCCATTCGCTACTAGGAGAATATGTGACCATGAATTCTTTCACTCCTAGGAAACACGCGGGTGGGTTAGTAGCGATCTAACAACACCCTGGCGTCTTACTTCTGGCGTACGTCAGTGACGACCGAACCCATCGGGATCAGGATTTGACCCACCAGATAGTTGTCCGCCCGGCCACCCAGTGCCATGGTTTGGCGATAGAGGATGACCCAATCACCGGCCGCCTTCTTGACTTCGAACATGATGTCCTCACCCACGGTGCGGACCCGTACTTGGTCGCCCGCTTCCACCGACATCGACTTGATCGTCGTGCGGCGACGCGCAGCCACGTACACTTCGTACTTTCCACCGATACTGGTTGCGCGCAGCGCCATCAGCATCTTCTCCACTGGCCGGATAGCATCGACCGTGTCCTTCACGCCCGACACGGCAATCCCCAGATAGATATTCTCGACCGTAGCGCCGAGGGTAGCGGCGATGCCGTTGTCATTGCGCTTGGTCGACAAGACGTTGTTGGCGAACATCTTCTTCAGCACAATGCCCGGCACAGCCGTCAAAGCCTGCCCCGTGCCTGTGTAGGTGATGGGGCCAGTGCCACTGGCGGTCACACCTTGGACGATTGCGGTTTCTGCCGCATCGGTCACTTCGAGTTTCGGATACACCATTTTCTTGGCATCCGTCCTGCGCGATTTACCACCCACACGAACAGCTTTGGCGTACGGACCGGCCGCATTGATGGTGTACACCTTGTTGTACTTGTAATCGAAGGCGACGGGTGCTGCGTTCAGTTGGAAGTGGTAAGAGTGCATCACATTCGTGATTTCACCATTGACCGACTCACCGAACTGCACCGCGAACGAGTTACCCGTACCACTCAGGTGACGACACACCGAGAGGGTGTACTCTTTTCCTACTTCCAGAGCAGTGCCTGGAATCGGATCGTACACGCCCGGCACGACGGTGCTTGATGCTTGTTCGAACGTAAGCGTGCCGGCATTGTTGACCTCAACTTTCACACCGGTAGGACCGAAGTCGGTATCGGTAGTATCTTTACCCAGCAGGAACATGCCGTACGGCGAGTCTTCCAGCGTGCGCTTGACGAAGGACACATCAAACGACGACTGCGCATACCAGATGCTCACCCCCGCCCACTGCTTACTTTCGAAATTGCCACGCTGGTAGATACCGCCGTTGATGCGAGGACCAGTGGTAGCGTCGCTCGGCACGAAGTCGCCTTCGTTACCCACAACAAAATGGCTATTCGGAAGCCACACCACACCACCCACATCCCAGGTCGTTCCTGCCAGCGGGGTACCGGGTACCTTGCCGTCAGCAGTTTGCGAGTAGGTAGCCGTATGGTGGTCCGACGTCGCCGTCTCGACAGGATATTCGGAGAAGCTTTCCACCAGCACGCCTTCAGCGCTACGCCAGCCACCATTGACGGTCTTGGTATAGGAAACCGAGAGTGTCGAATCCTTGAGAGGGTACGAGTACTCTTCGAAAATCAGGCTCAGTTTCCGATCACTGTTTTTCACCCACTCCGTGCCGACGATGTGGAAGTGGGGGCCGGCACTGATAAATGCTTGGCCAGGGAAATCGAACTCGTCGTCCTTGTCCATGGCGGTGGAGAATTCCACTTCCACATACGGGCGCGGGCTGGTGGCAGCTGGCGCGACAACCCGCATTGCCACGATGGTTGGCACAGGCGAACCATCCGGCGGGATACGCACCTTGACACGCTTTGAAACAGCCGTGGTGGCGACGTTTCCTGCGGCGTCGTAGGCGCGGGCCGAGAACTCGTGTTCGCCGTTATCAGCGTTCGTCAAATTCACGTTATGCACGTACGGTGCCTGCGTCGTCGTATGGATGAGTTCTGCACCGCGGTAGAACTCGACCTTCGTAACGGCGCGGTTGTCCGATGCCGCTGCGGTCAGGGTCAGCGCGCCTTTGGCGATGAAACTCTGGCTATTGACACTGAGCTGCACTTTGGGTGGCTTGGTATCAGGTACCTGACCATTGCCGACAAAGACCGGCAGCACAGGACGACCACGGGCCAGCACCGAGTTGGCGATCCCGATATGGTCAGCCAAATAGGCGGAGACGCTGATGGGCTGCACAGTCGTCCCTCTTGGCGTAAGAGCCTGTTTCTTCCCTCCAGCATTGTGAGCTTCCACCACACCTGGACCGTATTGACCCACTGGCACGGTGATCTCGATATCCCCGACTTCGCCAGTGATGGCCATTTCGAACGGCCCCAGTTGCGAAGCGCCGCGAGCATCGTTCACATCGGGTGGCAAGGTGAAAGTCGCGCGCGTAACGCCATTGAGCAGCGACGCCTGCACTTTCAGAATCTGCCCCTGGAGGTCTTGGGTCGTGACTTCGACGACGGGCAGGTTCGACGCTGGTTCGAGCTGGAATGCGCCAACGTCGGGATCGAAACCACGGTTACTGCCTGCGGCATCCATGGTCGATCGCATCAGATCGTTACCCATGCCATAGAGCGCGCCGTCTTTCGCTGGCCGCAGATCGCTGAGCGGGTCCAGGAAGAAGGGCTTGACCGTGTCGACGATCAGACCGATCTTTGCCGTCACCAGCGCCGGATCGAGTTCGTTGTTGGTGTAGTTGTTGAGGAAGTTACCTTGGTTGTGGCGCGATTGCCCGTCCGTTGAAAAACGAATCGGATTGGGGCCGCAGTTGTAGAACGCGTTGTTCTGGGTCAAACCCGCACCACCGTAGCTACCGATGGACATGTAGAGATTGCCAACGGCAGCGTCGCGCGCGACGAAGGTATTACCGAGCACGTTACCCGCGTTGTCGTTGGTCGACAACATGATGCCAGGATGGATACTGATGAACACGTTGTTCAGAATGTCCATCGACGTAAAACTCTGGCCGAAGATGAACGCACGGGTGGCAGACAGCGTATTGCGCTCCACCATGATCCGGTTGTCCACAAACGTGGTGCGCGCGGCCTTATCGCCCTTCGAGTAACCCATGTTGACGTAAGCCGTCTGGCTGCCCGCCGGAAAGCGAATTCTCATCCCGCGAATTTTCACGCCGACGTTAAATTCGGGGTTACTGGCGTAGATGCGCCACTCGACGCCAGCGTTCGGGTAGTCGTAAAGACCTGCCGTCGCCAAGTCACGGTAGCCCATGCCAGGACCGGGGGCATACTCGATGTTGTACTCTGTACTGGAGTTAAGCGGCTGGATCAAGCCGCGCGGGTTGTCGTCGCCGAACAGATGAACGAGCAGTTTCGCCTTTAGGGTGACGAGGTCTTTGTCTTTCAACCAAGCGGCGTATTCTGCCACGGTGGCGAAGTGGTGGCCGAGGCCCACTTCGATGATATTCAAGCCTTCAACAATTGTTGGGATTGCCATGCATGCCTCGCATAAAGAGACTGTGAAAGGACTGGGGAGAGTGCGAGACTCTCCCCAGATACTATTTAGCCAGTGACCAGGTCACCCGGAGCTGGTCCCTTGAATGGGGACACGCCAGGGTAACGGTAGAAGTAGTCGATCCAGCGACGCTTCTGGAGATCCGGCTCGGCCAGCACCTTGTCCGTGACGATTTGCGCGTAACGGTCGTATTCGGCGTTTGCTGCCTCCAGGTCTGGGTGAGCAATCTCCGGGAAGTAGTCGCGGTGGATGCGCGCCCACTGCTCGAACTGGTTGTAGCTGACGTCTTTGTTCGACTTGAAACTGACCGTCCTGACGCCTTTCTCGATTTCGATTTCCGTGACCCAGTCTTGCTCATCCCAGGCCGGGTCGTTCTTGAGGCGGTCATACCACGCCGTCCAATTAGCTGGGATGGTGTCAAGATTGACGCCATCGCCAATGTCATTGAAGTACATGTATCCGAGACCCTTGGCGTACACGATGTTACCCAAGACAAAGGTATCGAGTTGCTTGACCACGCCTTCGAGGGCCGCTTTGTAACGCGGGTCGAGGCCGCACATGCGGTGCCAGAAGCCGGTCTGCTTGTACACCTGGAGCGTGTGCCCCATGTACAGACCGAGACGTCCGCCGGATTCGCCGAAGCTACTACCTTTGGACACCAGCGCCAGACCAAGCTGGCGGATACCGCGCGCATACGCCGAGTCTTCCATGTCGATGTAGACGGGCTTGGTGTGCTTTTCGTACAGGACGGCGAGCACTTTACCGAACAGGTCTTCCACACGCGCCTGCGAGAAGCCATAACGCGGGTGCTTGGTGCCGAGTTTCCACGCGATGGAGAAGTGCGACCAGTGCCACGCCATGGTACGCACACCGTAGTTACTACGCGGGTCGCGCTGTGGCAACTGGTGGATCATAAGCGTGGTCATGGTGTCGAACATCGAACCGACCACCATGAGCGGACTACGGAAGGTCATGGCGCCCCAGCCACGATTGGTGTAGTTGTGCAGCGGGTCGCGCCCCCAGCCGGCCAGGTACATATGACCGTCCATGTCGAAGGCATTTGGGGTCGTGCCCTCGCGCTGGTCACCAGAGATCGTAATTGCTTTGTCGCGATAATAGTTACCGTAGTAAGTGCCGTCCATCCCCCACTTGTCACTCCACAGCTCGTCGTGTGGGGGGATATCCAGCAGACTTGGCGACTGGTAGAAGTGGTTACTGTGATTGAACGAATTGAGGTTCCAGTGTTCGATCAGTTCACGTGTCGGGATGTTGTCTTGCAGACGCACACCATCCGGATACGTCAGATACATCGCCAGCGCTGACGAGATGACGCTGCGATCACTACGCGGCCCACCAGGAGAAGTGTACCAATTATGGCCACCGTACGCGCCTGGCTCATATCCCCACCCCATCGCCCACGCGTTACTGCCTGCGCTATAGACCGAATTGAGACCACTATCCAGATACGGGTCATTGATCGGCTGCGGCTTATCCGGCTGCGGCCATTTGGCCATAGCGAACCAGTGTCCCAGGCCGTTGGCACCGGCATTGCCCGCGCCGCCAGTGATCAGTGGTTCGACAGACTGGAGGCTATAGTAACCCTTGGACATCGAGTGGCGATAGTTCAGCATGCCAGGGTAGAGCTTCTTGGCGAAGTCCGTCTTCCTCGGCATGGTGTTACGCCACACCAGCGCCATGGCGCAGTTGAACTGCGGGAACAGCGCTTTGAGCGAATTGCGACCACCACGGTGGGTGTTACCCGAATTGAGACGACGATCATTGATCGCCATCGTGTCGTTCATCTCGAACACCTTCAGTTCGTTGTCGTCTTCATCGTAGACGTGGAACTTACACGCCGGCAGATTGAACGACATCAAACGCTTGATGAAGGTCTCATTCATTGGGTAGGTCGTGAACGGACCCCGGTACGCAAAGCCGATGAACAGCTCTTCGAGCTGGACGTCGCCGACTTCGGTGTTTTCTGGACGCGAGATGAACATGTGCGCGCCCATGACGAAGTTGTCGAAGGGTGCGTCCTGTCCCGAGCGGTACGGCATGGTGTCGCCCAGTTCTGCCGCCATCACCGGGTCTTCCATCACCAAGGGCGGTTCGATGGTGTCGATGACACAGGTCGCCATCAGTTGCGGCGAATGCGGGTTGCTGTGGTTGTACGCCCGAATCCGGTACGGCGACTGACGGCGGCGTTTATAAAGCTTGACCGTGCTGTCCGTCGGAATGTATTCCGGACCACTGATCACCACACTGTTACCAAAGGCGAGTCCGCGTGCTGGATCAGGATTTTCCTCCAGCATGAAATCGAATTCCCCGGTACCGACCAGTCCGAGCGTGCCCTGGACGAAGAATCCGTTACCTTCGATGCGCATGACGCACGCGCCGGTGGTGAGATCAGCCGCCAAGATTTTGTTGGTCTTGACGGAGCGGCCAAGACTGACGATCACGCCCGATTTGAAACTGAGGGCGCCATCGGTCGATACGTTGATGATTTCTTCCCCGGTCAGGGAAGGGAATTTCGCTGTCGGGCTGGGATCACGCCATGCACGCACCACGCGATTTGGTCCCAGTTGCGAGGCAAGGAACTTGGACTGGTCGTCCTTGTTGCCAATCTTTCGCAATGCCCGTGCTGTTACTGGATCACAAGTAAAGTCTTTCATGGTTTCCCTTAGTTGTTACAACTGTCTTAACTGACACCGTCGATCGAGGGGTGGAGCAGGAACACCACCACTTGGTCGAAGACTTGACCTGCGACGGTCGAATCTTCGAGGATCAGGTCCTTATTGGAACCGATCGGACCCACCGAACCATCGATGGTCGACATGTCGCTCGGTCCGCCCTTGATGGTGAAGATCCACGAGCCCGTGTTGATGTCGGCGGTCTTGTAGGTAGTGCTGCTACCGACTTCACCCAGGGCGACACCGATGTCCTCTTCATTGCTGTAGAGTTCCATCTTGGCTGGGAATTCCGCACGGATGATTTCCACGCCATCACGGAAGATCGACAGCGTGTGGTTCGGCGCCATCGCATTAATGAGTGCGTTGGCGGCAGCGACACGTTTACCGGATTCAGTCACGCCGCTGTCAGCTGCGGCAATGGCGTCATTCATGGCCTGCAACAGGTCACCCGAGAGCACGAGGTCATTTGTCACTGGCGGCGGCGGGATGTCCACCGTGATCGTCACAGCACTGCTCGAACCCACGTTACCGGCAGCGTCGTACGCCATCGCAGTGAAGGTTACCGAACCATTGTCGGCGTAGGCCAGTGCGGTAGCAAATTCGTACGGTGCAGCATCACGCATACCGATCATTTCTTCACCGCGGTAGAATTCCACCCGATCCACACCACGGTCATCCGTAGCATCGGCAGTCAGCGTCACCATGCTTGGCTCGACCACGGTATCTTGGTCCACCGTCAGCGTCACTTCCGGATTGACTTCGTCAGGCGGCAGCATCTCGACCCGGATCACGACTTGGTTACTGGTCGTTACCTTGTCGGAAGTATCGTAGGCTTTGGCCGTGAAGGCGAACAGCTTGCCGTTGTCGTCGATTGAGGTGAATTCGCGTTGCAGCGTGTACGGCGCGACGGTGTCTGTCGATACCAGCACATCGTTGAGGTAGAACTCGACTTTCGCGATACCGATATCGTCCGTCGCGTCCGCCGTCAGGGTCACGGTGGTGGCTTCGGTGATCACCACGTGCGACGCTTCCAGGGTAACGTTCGGTGGTGTCTTATCGACGATGACGACCGGTGGTTGGTTTGCACCGATGACTGGCAGCGGCGGCACCACCTGTACCGGCAGGTACGTCGGGTACGGTGGCATCGGGTCCAGTTCCGTCATTGGTGGCAGCGCTTCCAGTGGCGTCAGTTCGATCTTAGCTGGATTGGTCTTGCGATTCGGATCACGCTCTGCCATGTTGAACAGGCGAGTCGGCGAGCCGACCGGAACACGAGGGCCAAGGGGACCATCGGTGAGCGTGATGGTGTATGGTCCTTTGAAAAGGCTGTCGTAGTTGCCTTGCGGTTTGATCAAAGCGGCGCCGCCGAATTCGCAGTCGATGAAGTGCACAGCCACGGTATTCAAGGCACTACCGCCCATCATGTTTTCCAGGAACGTCACATCGCGAACTGGCGACACATCGTTGTGGAAATAGCAGTTGTAGAAGAAGTACTCCTGCGGCCGGCCCTTGCCAGTCAGGCGTTCGTGACCGATACCGATCAGGTTATTCTGAACCGCACTACTTTCTTTCCAGAACACACTGTCGTACACATGCACAACGCCTTGGTCGCATTGGTCGAGTTCACGTGCTTTCGACTTACGTGCATAGACTTGGCGCAGCACCAATTGCAGGGTACGGCTCTTGATGTTGTGACCATCGCTAGGGTCATAGAAGGAACTTCTCAGGGCGCGCACGATTTTGTGGTAACCCGCGTAGATGCTGTGGCTTTTCCCTGGATCGGTCCACGACCAGCCGTTGCGCTCAAACAGCGTATCGACGATGTCAAGGCCGATCGTCGGACCGGTGGTGGTACGAATGCCGTTTTCGTTCTCCAGCAGGGAGACCCGGTTGACCAGGCCGTACTGGGTGCTGGGGTTGAACAAAATACCCGTGCCGTTGCCGTCGGCGGTCGACGCTGCCCCTGCAATAATGAGGTCTTCCACAGTGACGTTGCGGCCGCCCTCGATATTCACCATAGCTTTACCACCCGCTGGTCGATCGTTCTTGTCCAGACGCAGGGTAGGGAACTTACCGTTGGCTTTCTTTACTCCCTTGATACGCATGTCCACATTGGGCAGGCGCGAGGCGACAGAGCCGTTACATTCCAGACGATAACCGTCACGAATCACGAGCACGTTTTGGCCGTTTTCAGTGGCCGCCCTGGCCTGGGAAGCAGTGTAGGCTGCCTGCATGGTGTACGCGAAGTCTAAGCCATAGGCGATCGGGCGGATCACTGCGTAACCTTTCTTCAGGTCGCAGATGAGGGTCCAGTCGCTGCGCATGTACGCTTCGAACACGTCCGATACTTCTGGTGTGGTACTGGCGTCAGGTTTGACTGCACCGACGAAACCATAGGCGTTATCGTAGTCGACCGTGCGGCTACCGGTCGCGTCTTGTTCGAGCACGATGGTAAGCTTTTTGCCGGGCTTCATATTGACCGGGTTGCCCAGCTTAATGCTACGGGTCAAGACGATACGGCGATTGCGGCTGATTTCGTAATCGGGAATCGTCATCGCTGGCAGGGCCACGGGCGCCAGCGGTACCTCTTCGTCGATATCGATGGTACCGGAGCCGGCGCCGTTGTTGATCAGGTTGTTGGCCACGATGTACCAGAGCTTTTGCTCAACGTCGAGCGCGAGCTTGAGGAAGCATCCCGGCTGGCCGCCGACCACGAGGCCGTTGACCTGGGCACCTTTGAGATCGAGGAACTTGTAGATGGTGGAGTTGATGGTGAACGTTTCATCCGTGGTCGTGAAGAACTGGATGGAAAATTCCCCGTTAAAAAGCTCTTCGAAGTCCACCGACATGTCCCCTTTGAGGAGGATATCGGCTTTCTTGTGCAAAGCGGTGATTTTCAAACTATTTGCGGCCATGTGAATGGTCTCCGATTGAAACGTGCAAATAAGAAACTAAGAGTGGCTTAGACTTCCCACGGCATTTTGGTGATCAAGCGACCTTCGCTATCGCCACCCTTACCGGGCGGGCCACTGAAAGCAATCGCCCAGGAAGCGGCAGTACCGGCACCGTTAAATGAGAGCACGTCGAGGACGAGGGTGTTGTCCGCGTAACTCCTGACGGCGCCAGACACATACATGCCGCCAGGCGCCACAGCCGTGACGATCTGTCCAGCTTTAAAGCCTTTGCCGGGCCCGATCAAAAACGTTTTGGTACCCGCGCCGATCGTGACCACCGAATTACTGGTGGCGCTCATGGCGTTGAGGACGTCACCCAGAATCGACGCATTGACGCCAGCGATCGACTTGAGGGGTCCGCTAGGAGTATTGATGATCTTGTCGGGCGGGCCATTGACCCATGCATCGGCCACATCACCTGCGTCGATGATTTTCTTGATACTGTCAGCTACTACAGTCATGGTCGTTCCTTTACTAATTAGCCGGGAAAGTATCCCGGTGCGGTTTGATACAAGAACGTCTCCAACTCTGAGACATCCGGCAGGTTATACGCGACCAAGAGGTTATTCTCGCCGCACCAGCCGTAGGAGTTCGCACGGGCAGTGAGGTTGATGAACGTTGCATCGCCGTGTTCATACATGCGCGGAAGGGTAATCTCTTCCAAATCGCTGACATCGAGTTCTGCCCGGTCCTGGTCGAGGGCTGCGTTGGCATTATTCAAGACCAGCAAGATGCCAGCCACCGTCACTGGCACTGCCGAAACAACCGCAAGGTCGCCCAGTTCAGCCAGATCGATACGGTGGTAATAAAAGTCCAAACCACTGGAATACCCTTTAGCGGGAACGGCGCTAATCGTTACTCGCGTATTCCATGGATTTGGCCCCGGAAACGAGGTGGGCGGGGAAAGCACTACATTCTCCAGCGTAAAGGGCACAGGAGGGGTATTCAATGCAGTTAAGGCCGCCAACAGCTTCTCTTGATTGATCATGCAGACCATCCTTTACAAAAATGGAGAGAAAACAACGCGTTAGGCATAAAATACGAATTTACTTTGTTGGTATCGGGCACATTTACCCACGCGACATAAAGGGAGGCCGAAGCCTCCCCTTTATTATTTCGCAGGCAAAGAACGCTCGACGAAAAACACCAATACTGAGTGGCTATAGTACCGGGTGCGGGTATAACCTTCACCCGCCATTTGATCAAAGTGGTGCGCTTTTAGGAGCGAACCACGAATCTCCTTGATCTCGCCATTGTCCAAGTACAGGATCTTGGCCACCATTCCAGGCACAATTAACGACTGGTCGGAGTGCTCCCAACGCATGGAGAAATACGCACCATTACGTTCGGCCAACTTGGAATACTCCACAAACGCATTGGCGGTGATGTAGTTGTCACTCGAACGGACATTGTTCATGCCGTTGTCACGTTCAACTCCGGTGAATTCACTGACATTGCGTGCCCGCGACGCCACCGTTTTGTTGTTCTTGGTGACAAAGAACTCTTCCATGAAGTTATTCGCATCGACAAACCGTACCCCGTTACCGGCGTTTAGTTGTGCTATGGTCGACAAGTCTTCCATCTTCACATCGCCGGTGGCGAGGATGGTCACGTGCGAACCCACTTTCTGGTAGGTCCGCTCGCTACCCGGAAAGCGGTTTTTCGGTACGTTGATGATGGTCAAACTGGTACCGGAATCCATTTCGCGTTCCACGTTATACCGTGGGTACAGATGCCAACGGCGCTGGTGGTAGAAATACCCGAGGCCAGCACTGTAAATGCCATACTTTTGCTGCAAGTAAGCAGGGAGTTGCACCAAGCGTATCCCATGGTGATCAATCACCACATGGTCGTACTTGGTTTGGTTCGACGCCTTGACCATCGATACCCCTTGGGGGCGCATCGATTCATCTACATCGACTTGCTGCGAGACATTGGTCAAAATAGCCTTGACCACGTCTTCGATCTTGGCGTTACGTGGCGTCATGCCAATGCTAATCGCGCGCAGCTGTTCCATCACCTTGTCGACTAACTGAAATTCCACCGTCACCAAACGAACCAAGTTCAAGGACTCTTCCGATGCAGTGTTAGCAGTGTTGCCTTCCAAGGTAACGTCACCTAATTCAACCAGTACGGCAGTATAGCGCACAGTTTCGGTGGCTACCTCGGTGTTCGGCGCATCACCCACTTCACCGATTGGATAACGGGTCAGCGTAATTTCCAAGCGCTCGCGGTTGGGATAGAACTGGTACGCGTACGTGCCCAGACCCACCTCAACTGCCAGCATCGTCTCTGCTGCGTACTTGTTATCAAACTCCATCAAGGTGTCGCGTTCGACCACCTTCAATACTTCCACATCCCGATTACCGATGTGTACTGTCGCTTTCCAAGTGTGGTGGACCTGTTTCGCTCCACTATTGATGACACTTAGAATATCGCGATAAAGAGCGGAGTTCTCGATTTCCATTTAAAACCCCCGATGTTTCTTACGCACCAATTCGTTGAAGAAGTTTTCCAAGCTCTCGCGCTTGGGATAGGGATCGACTTCTTCTTCGCCCGCAGCGTTGACAACAGGTTCGTTCTTGGCTTCGCCGAGAATGTTGTCGATACTGAACCCCACGATCTCGTCCATTCGACGCGCCATGAGACTATTTGCCACTTCCTTGGTGAACTCATGCTTGGCGTGCTCATACACCGTACTGGCAAACTGGTCGAGCAGTACCAAGTCTTCCACCGGGATGTCTTTCAAATCCCACGCTATCGCAATTTCACGACGAAACGCTGCAATGTGATTCGACACGTAGTCGTAAATCTTGGCGGTGTCTTCACGATTTACCACCCCCACCAAAATCCCTTGACGGAAGTATTCCACCATGTCGTTGATCGACAGGTAAAAACGGGTGCGCTCATTCATCATGGCGCGATCCACCGACGGATCACCAGAGGTGTAGATGCCTTGGTTTCTCAAGCGTTCTACGGTGAAGGTGTCGCCATAGCGTACCGAACACAGAAACTTCTTGTTCCACAGGTACCAGCGGGTGTCGCGCTGGTCTTCCGGTACCCATGTCATCAGTAATTCTCCACCACGACACGTGTGAGTAGCATCAAGACCGGGCCATAGTAGAACTGGTCGATTGCTTCCCAACCGGGATAATCATGCACGATACTCAGAAGTTCTGCGGCCACGATGGGGCGGTGGTTCAGATAATCGTGCACCAGGTTTTCCAAGCGCGATTGCTCTTGGCGGACATTGTCATAAAACGCCTGCGTAAAGACGTAATACTCCGTGGCGGCGGCATCAGGAATCGCAGGCTGTATCGCGTGGCCGTCCACATTGTCCAAGCCACTGAGCACCTGCACCGGCAATAATTCGCCAAGTGTTTCTTCTGGGGCACGGGTAAGTGCGGTGATGCTCGTTTTACGCCGTGTGAGCTTACTGGCCAATACTGAGCGCTCGGGATCGAGCGGGTAGACCACATGGTGGATGCCGCTATGGCAAATACTCTCCAGCTGCGTCTGACGATCGAAGGCCCGCGCTGAAACCAAGGCAGCGCGGGTAAAGGTACGCTGGAGTTGCATGGCGCTACGCTGCAACAACACGTCCCAGATGCTCACTGCTTTTAATGCTTCGTCACCATCGACATTGAGACGTCGGGTACGGATGACTTCAGGGGCAGCGCTGGTGTCGACGATGGCCAAGAGCGCTTTGACCAAAAGCGGATCATACGTGGGTCGGTCTTGGTTCGGCACCGTCAGGGTGGCGTATTCCGCATCCCAAAACGCCTTGAAGTACATCGGCACCAGTTCCCGGTTCGCTAAGGCCAGCTTAAGCCGAGCCTCGTAATCTTCGGTCGCCACAAACGGATACTTCTCTTGCAGCATGTAGTCATGGACGAAGACTTCTTTCTTGACGACTTTGCTGTTAAGATCGTCCAGACGCTCTTTGGTGGCATACGCCACCCACTTGTAGTTGATCTCGTGGGCGGTACCCTTGAGGATCGTCAAGCGCTTCGAGTCGGTGACTTGGAAGACGCCGATCCGGCCATCGCCGATGTCGGCCAAGAACATGTCACCGTTATTGGGAATCAGGCAGGGATAGACGTTGGATGCGCCTTCCAGGTCCATGCCGCCGGACTCGCTATCTTGACTACCTTCAAGTGGCGACGACACCCGCAGTTCGAACTGGGATATCAGGCGGTATTGTTGGTTGATACCGAGCCGGTTCAGTTGCTGCCCGGACAGCTCCGTATCCTTGTCCACCACTTGGGCATAGTAGTCCACCACCCACGGTGTACCCACGATGGCCGAAAGGATCGCATTCATGGGTACGTAGCGTGAGTCCACCAAGATGTTCTTGTTTTCCGGTGCCAGCGCGCGCGCGGGGGCTTCGGTCACGGCGGGTGGTGCCGTTGGTTTGGGATTAAAGACCGGCATTGTCGCTCACTTTAACGAAAAGGGTTTGGACGGTGTTGAACTGCTTGATCGTGGTCTCGTCGGTACGACGAATGCCGCGCTCCATTTCGCGCATCACTGCTTCCAGATCAGCGCGGGTCACGTAATTGTTCTTCAGGACACGCGGCAGCAAGCCACGTTCTTCCAGCGATGGGTCGATGGCCTTGAGAATCTCCACCAGTGCCTTGCCATGACGGCGGGCGCGATCCAGTGCATCCATATCGACCCGGCGCAGGTCTGTCACCATGCTCAGGCGCACGTGGTAGTAATACCGCAGCGATTTGAGTTTGGTGACCACCACATCCATGTTGGGCCGTACTTCAATCGCCTCCGGTGGCAGCATGTGCACGTTGCGGTACAGGGTCACATTGAAGATCGACATGTAAGGCTTGGCCAGCGAGGGTGTTTCTTCGCGCAGGAAGGCCAAGACTTCTGGTTTGAACGCGAACGCAGGATCGATGTCCCCCAAATTCATCAGCACTTCTGGTTTGGCTTCATCGATCAAGACCAAACTGGTCACCACCCGCTTGGTCGCTGGCAACTGGTAATCAGGAATGAAGTCGTCAAAGGGGGGAATAGCGTAGCCATCCCGGTAGTGCTCGGGATGCGACCAGCTGCCGCTTTCAAAGTGCGCGAGGCCATACATCGACGCACTCATGCTCACCTTGTGGTTGTTAGGTGTGTCAGGTACTTTGGGCAGAAACAGTTCGCTCAGTGGCTGGTTATGCACCACGATCGGGTACGTCATCTGGCACGCCACGGCTTTGGCGTATTGGAACTTGTAACTGAACGTGATGGTCCAGGCTTCCGTACCATCTTCACGGCTACCTTTTTCTGGTACCGCTTCAAAGTCGAACATGCCCGGCACGCGCGTCTGGGTTTCCGACAAAGCCAACACTTGCTCTTTGCCGGCGAGGTTACTCAGTACCGACAAAAGCTTGGAAGAATTGTCGTTGAAGTAAGCCGGCCAGTCTTGCTTATAACCATCGGTCGCTTCACGCAACCGGTGGATTTCTTGCAAGATGATGAGGAAGTATTCAGGAATCACGTAACTATACGTGAGGTTCAGCAAGTGCGGGTGGTCCATCATTGACATACGCACTGCAATTTCATCGCGCCAGCGCTCAGCCGACGTTTGGTCTACTGCCCGGTAGCTGAAGTTGATCGTCATGGTCGACGTCACATACACCGGACGCACCACGGTGTCGAGATCATTGTCCAGGAAGATCAAGCGGTTCTCGGGTTGGTGCACCGCGACGCTACCGATCTCTTCAGCTTGGTAATCTTCACTGGCCTCGATTTTAACGCGCTCCACCGCGTTGGTGATATTGGGCAGGGCGTCACCGGTTAAAGTCGAACCGACTTGGGCAATGCGGCCATTTTCACGAGGAAAGAAGATCTGCGTGGTCTCCTTGTCGATCCCAGTCATGTCCATGATCTGGCGAACTACTTCCAAAACGATCGGGCGCGTAATCGTACTGGCAGTTTCCGGAATCATCTGTTTAATCTTTGGCATAATCCACTTTCTTCTTTGTTCGTTTAAGGAAAGCTACATAAAATTGCGCTTCCCTTATCGCTTTGCCAGTGGCACCAAGTAACCATACGCCCATTGACCAGGAAGCAACCCTGCACGGCTCGGATGTGGGTCGTGCACCACCCGGCCGCCTTGTCCAACGACTGCATGGCTCAACCCTTGACCGCGAGGGCTTGGACCACCGATGTAGCAGTACTCGGTTGCATACGCACCTTGAGGGGTGTAATGCCAGTCGATCTCGTATCCTTGGGAAAGCAGCCATGCATCGATGCGATCATAAAACGCCGGTGCATCGACGTGGCCGGTATCGGCTACCTCTTGCAGAAAGTGTGGCACCGCCTGAAGTGGCAAGTCCAGCAAACTAGCGAGCACAGCGCGCGCGCAGTCACCGAAACGATTGTTGTTGGAATCGAAGAAGAATTGCTGGTCTACTGGGGTCATGACGGGTTCCTAATGAAGAGTTGGGCCAAACAATCTATGCAACATATTTTTTTACACTCCGGCATAAAAACCACCCCGACCGAAATCGGGGTGGTTTTCTACGCGTCTACTACGCGGCGCCGATTAGGCAGCCTTGTAGTTCGACAGCGACTTCTGCACGACGTTGACGACGCCGCGGATCGAAGCCAGCGAGTGCGAGACCATCGGCAGGGCCGGGTCCTTCATCCAGCGCGCGTAAGCCTGGTTGAAGTTCAGCAGAGCGCGGTAGTAAGGCACGGCGACTTGGTCGGCCTTGTCTTCCTTGGCGTTGAGCTTGTTCATGGCCGCGGTAGCCTTGTCGGAAGCGGTTTCCAGCTTGCCCTTGAGCTTCTTCATCTCGTCGGCGCGCTTGCCGCGCTGGAACTTCTCCAGCACGTCCAGCATGTCGACGACGTCGTCCAGCAGCGCCGACATCTCGGCGTTGGTGGCGGTCGACATCTCGAAGGTGTTCGGCATGTCCTTCGGTTTTTCCGAGGTCTGGACGACTTCACGGCCGTAGCCGCGGATGTTTTCCAGGATGCCCAGGGTCGAACCCGAACCCGGCTTGTGTTCGACGTAGGTCGGGATCTTGAGAACGATGCTGATGTTGCCCAGCAGCGGGTCGCTCATCTTGGCGTCGACGTTCTCGCCGAAACGGTTGCCACTCACGCTGTGGGACGCCAGGCCCGATGCCTTGTCCTTCTTCATGGCGGCGACGACCTTGTCCAGGAAGTCCTTGGCGGTGGCCTCGGCCTTTTCCGGATCGAAGTCGTTGATGCCGTCCAGGACGGCTTCGCCGACCTTGATGCCGACGTCGAATTCGCTGCCGTAGATTTCCTGGTCCGCCTTCAGCAGAGCCATGAAGTTCTTGCGCAGCTCGGCCGCGTTCGACGGGGTCTTGTAGTTCGCCGACAGGGCGGAGATGCCGCTCGTGACGGTGATCTTCTTCTCTTCGATGGTGCGGCTGCCGTTGTCGCGCACGCGCTTCTTCAGGTCTTCGACGCGGCGACGCAGGGTCGGGATGGTGCCGAAGATCTTGTACATGAAGGAGGTGATCTTTTCCCACACCTGCTTCAGGATCTTCTTGATGGCTTCCCAGATCGCACGAGCGCGCTCGCGGATCGATTCGGCCGCGTAACGACGCTTGCCGCCATGGCTTTCCATGGCGGGGACGATTTCCGACGCGTCCACGTCGGTGCCGGCGACGGCCGCGTTGGCGACGGTGTCCATCAGGGCGGCTTCGGTCTGGGTGGCTTCGCCGTCGCCGTTTTCGCCAGCGATGCCGTCGGCGACGACTGCCAGGTCTTCGAGGGCGTCGGACATGTCGGCCATGCGGTCGACTTCGTTCAGCTCGGTGTCGATGGCAGCGCCTTCAGCGGTGGCTTCGACGACCAGGTCTTGCTCTTCTTCCAGCGACAGGAACTGGTTGGTACCCGGAACGTGGAAACCTTCCAGGGAGGAATTCAGGAGGTGGCGGCGCATGTGCTATACCTTTTTATACGAGAGGGATGTAAAACGACCCGTAGCGGAATGTGCCCGCTACGGTGCCGGATCGATGAGATTACTTGGTGGTGTACTGCTTGAGCGACTGCTCGGCCAGGTCCAGGGCGGCCTTGCCGGTGTTCAGCACGTAGGACGCCATGGCAGCCGGCGCGCGGTCCAGGTTGTTGACGGTGTTGGTCGCGATCTTCTGCATGGCGCTGTGGTAGGCAGCCTTGCCCTTGTCTTCTTCGGTCAGGGCTTCCTTGCCGGCACGTTCAGCAGCGGCGACGATCTTGGCCTTCAGGTCACCAGCCTTCGGCAGCTTGGCCTTGTACTTGATGACTTCGCGGGCCATGACAGCGACTTCGTCAGCGATCTTGCCGACTTCGCCCGGATCGACGACGGTGACGGTGGTCTTGGTCGGGTCTTTGGCTTTCGGGTCGTAGGCGCCGACAGCGACCGAGGACTTCGATGCGGCGTTCACGGCAGCTTCGCCAGTCACGGCCGATTTCGCTGCTTCGACGATGACGGTACGGTTGCCCATCAGCTTCAGGCCGCGGTACAGGGTCAGACCGTCGGTCGGCTTGCTGAAGCCAGCGCCTTCCGGATTGGTCACTTCGCCCATGCCGGCGATACTGCCCAGCGGGATGGCGGCGATCTGGTCGACTTTGCCATCGGTCTTGCCCATCTCTTCGAGCAGCTTGTCGGCGCCCTTGGCGTTGAAGTCGGCCAGGCCGGTGAAGACGGCGTCAGCGGTCTTGGTGATCTGTGCCAGCTGTGCCGACACCGAGCCAGGGATGTTGCCGTCGATGTGCAGGGCCTTGACCAGGCGCTCGTTCTCGAAGCTCTTCTCTTTCGGCTGGCCGCTGATGCCCTTGGAGGCTTCCGACAGTGCCTTGGCGCGCTTTTCCAGCTTCTCGGCGGCGCCGAAGATCTTGGCGAAGTGGCCCTTGATCCACTCGATGGCTTTCTTGATGTGGGAGATGATGGCGGCCCAGATCTCCTTGATCTTTTCCTTCACGCCTTCCATGGCGATCTGGGTGGCGCCGGCGCGCGAGCTGTTCTGGCCGAAGTTTTCCAGCGAGACCACGGCGGTTTCGCCCTTTTCGTAGCCCAGACGGCTGTAGATGTGTTCCAGGCCGATGTTCATGACGGCGGCGCCCGAACGGCTCAGGCCACCTTCGGCGTTGGCAGCTTCCAGTGCGACCAGGTACGATTCCAGCGACGAGACGGCTTCGACGGCTTCGTCGACGGCAGCTTCTGCGGTTTCGCCTTCGGCGGTTTCTTCGTTCACTTCCAGCAGGGCGGTTTCAGCGGAGTTCGCTGCGTCTTCGACGACGCCTTCCGATTCAGCAGGGGTGTTGTCGTTTTCGAGGGCCATGATGCCGCCGCGACCGCCAGTGAAAAATTTACGCATGGGTGTTGCTCCTATTGCAATAGGTGATTTGGATGGGATAGTTCAGACTTTACTCGCGAGTAAATTCCATGGCCTTAATTCAGACCACTATACTATTTAATAATCACGGACTCCGTGATTTACGGGTTCCCAAACAATAAGTGAAGAGATTGTAGCAAATCTTCAATACCGTTGGGACGGGAACACCACATCTGGATGACGTCGATCAGGTCGTCATTTCGATCCGCTTTGGACATGGTCGGGTGCACGCCGAAGAATTTCTCGGACGCTGCCACATAGACCGGGGAAGTTTCGACCGCTTGCGTAGCAGTCAGCAAGTCTTCCCACATAGGCATATCCATGCTGCGGCGCTGTCCTTGCAGGTAACCGAGGGTGTCGGCAAGGAAGCGGTACTGCAAGTCACCCATGCCGGGACTAGCGCGCTGGGCAGAGTACCAGCGGAAGAACGACATCGAGCCGAACGCATGCAGAGCCGCTTTGAGCACCTTGTTGCGAAAGTCGATGCTCGTCACGTCGGGCAGGTTCTTGATGTACGACGCGTACAGTTCTTCGACCTCGTCGTTCACGCACAGGTCGTTGTCACCTGGTTGGGAAATCACGATTCGGCCTTGATCTTGGTGGATGCGCGTCTCACGCGGCTCCATGCGCTCCATCTTGGTCGCAGGAATGCCACCGACGAAGCCGCGCGTGTACAGCCGCCAGCCGGGGCGCGGATTAGTCATTGCTCTCCTCCATGCGCTTGATCTTGACCGTCATGTCTTGGATACGGCGTTCCAGGGCATCGATCTTCTTTTGCACGCCGGCGTCCGGTTTACCAGCTTTGAGCTGCTCCATGTTGAGCTTGCGCAGTTGCAGCAAAGCCAGTTCTTCCTTGGCTTCACGGTAGCGGGCGTTTTGCCATTCGGCCACCATCATGCGCACATGGTAGATCGGCGACCATTTGCCGGTGATGAAGCGCATCCCCAGCGGGTCGAGCTTGTTTTCACCCATGGTCTTGCCCAGCGACTGGGCGTTGTCGGCGGTGACGATGATGTCGGGCACGTCGTTCAGGGCGTGCTTGACATTGGCTGGGTTACCCGAAATCGCCACCAGAGCCAGGCAGAAGTTCGAGAAGTTCGCCTCGATGTATTGGCGCTCGGACGGGGTCAGACTTTCGGCCACATTGGTGCCTCCTTCTTCGAATTGACCGGTTTCGTGGATGAACACATAGGAAATCAGCTTGCGCGAGAAGCGCGCCACGAAGCCCGTGCACTCGACGAACTGGAGCAGGTTTGCTTTCATGTACGACAGGCCGCTGCCAGCGATTTCATCGTTGTAGACGCGCGTGATCAGCTCTTCGACTTCGTCGAGGTTTTTGAGGATGTTCGGGAACGCTTTGTGGATGTGCACGAACATGTTGTCCCGTGCCCGCGTCACGCGCTGGAACGCCACTTGCAGTTCTTTCACTTCCTTGGACTTGATGTCCCATTTCGCCAGGAAGGGGGCGGCGCCGTCGTAGACCGGTTCGGTGCTTTCTTTGATTTCTGCACGACGCAAACGCACGTCTTCGAGGACGCGGTCTTTGTCGAAGTTTGGCAGGAGGCCCGCCAAAAAGTCGCTCATCTTGCTCATGTTAGTTTTTACCTGTGTAAGTGAGCACCCCAGTGCTCACGGGTCGAAAAGAGGACTTGTTTGCTGTGTATTACAGCATAGGGGAGTTCCCCAACTGGTACGCCTTGAGCACGTCTGACACGTTCGGGCCGTCGCCTTTGTTGGCGGCGCGCAGGTCGCGGATGCCCATTTCGGTGGCCATGGCGATGCCGCGGGTGTAGAAGGTCACGCGCGAATCGGCCGTGTCGAGCACTGCCATGATCATCAGCGATTTCTCGTCGAAGACGCGTTCCCGCACTTTCGGGTTGGACAGCTTGCCGTTGACCAGCATTTCCAGTTCGTTGGCGGTGTCGCGCGAGATGATCGCCATGTTCGAAGCGGTGGCGACCGACGGATTGGCCGACACGATGGCCGACAATTGGTTCTTGCGGCGCTGGCCCAGGATTTCTGCATACACGCCGGTCTTGTCGGCGCGCAGGTTCTTCTTGCGTTCGTCGACCAGGTCGTTGCACAGCAGGAAATCGCGCATCATCTCGATCTCGCCGGAAGTGACTTGTTTCCAGCGCTCTTTCACCGAAATGTCCTTGGCGCCCATCGCTAAGATATGAGCCAGTCGCTCGGTTGGCAGGCTTGTCGCTTGCAGACGGATCGACACCGGGATGGTCCCACGATGGAGACCGTCACTGATATCCACCATCAGCAGTTTCCCCACCGACAGATTGCTCAGCTCCTTAAGTTCTCGGTGCGTGTCACGCGCTACGGAGAAGGTATTGACCTCGGGCACGCGAGTGCTGATCGCTTCGAGTGCTGCCTTGGCTTCGAAGGTCGGCAGGCGGTGTTTGTAGTTCTCTTGCGCCATCAGCCAGCCCAGCGAGTCGGCGGCGTCATTGGAAACGCTGCGGTTCGGATTGAGCTTAGCGAGGGTGCGGTGCACCTCGATCTTGCCGACATTGACCGACAGTGCCACAGCTTGCAGGTAATAGCCTGCCACCAGTGACAACAGTGTCTGCGATACGTCTGGCAGCATGTCGTTGTACAGGACGTCGGTAGCGATCAAGAGCTTGGGCTCGACACGCGATTCACGGGTGTAGTCGACCAGCGAGTCGGATTTACCGGCCCGCCACAGGTCTTGGATGAAGCGCACAAACGCCAAGGTGGTTGGGGAATTGTCTGACATGTTTCCATTCCTTTTACATGAGGTTTTAGATGGCCGATAGTGCTAACAGAATTGACATAGCCGAGATCATTAAAAAGATCGACTATGATTCGGTGCCCGATGCGGTGGTACAGGTTTTTCAGACTACCAGTCTGGGGGAACTCGACGCGGCAATTGGTAATAGCTTTTACGGCATTAATCACCGACAACAGCCGGCTGCCGTCCCGATCAACAAAGATACGTTTGGCTTGACGTTTTTCACGCGGCCAAAGTTTAACCTTGCCACGGAAAACTTGAACCTTGCGCGCCAGCTCACGGCACTGCTCACCACAAAAGAAGAAAGCGTGCAGCGGGCGATCCGCAACACTCTCGACCGAGAGTTGGTAAAACACGGCATCCGTTGCCCTTTTGTCGATAACCAGCAGGCGTTTATTCCGCTTCTGTCTAACCACCTAGTCTCCATGAGCGGGTGGCCGGATGTGAAAGCAGACACGTACGTAGCCCCTGATGGGGCGTATAAACAGACCTGGGGGATGGTCGATGGCGTTGCACAGGATTATTCGGCATACGATATTACGGCCGATTTTCGCAACATGCCTGGTAGTCCTATCACACTATTGTTCTTTACGTGGATACACTACATGTCCTTGATCTACCAAGGCATCCTGGTTCCCCATTACGAGAACATCATCGAAAACGAAATCGACTACCAAACGCGCATTTATCGCCTGACGATGGATGCGTCCAAAACAGTGGTCACAGGTATTGCCGCGTGCGGTGCTGCACTACCGGTGTCAGCGCCGATGGGGGCGATGTTTAACTTCTCCACCGAGAAGCCCTACAACGACGCCCATGACACCATGTCGATTAACTTCCGCTGTTTCGGTGCGCTGTACATGTACGACATGCTCATCTACGAGTTCAATCGCACTGTCCAGCTCTTTAACGACACCATGAAGAACCGGTATCGAGAGAGCATGTACCGGCGCGTCGATGCGGAGTTCTTAGAGATTTTCAATAACCGCGGTTATCCCCGGATCAACCCGAACACCTACGAATTGGAGTGGTGGGTGCCCAAGGACATTTATAACCAAAAGCTGTCCATCTACACCAGCCAAAAGAAACGGAGAACGGCATGAACAGTATCGAAACCTTGATTTCCAATCTTCAAGAATACCAGTACGATCCGACACGCGCGATGCGGGAAGTCTTGGCAGTAGCGCAAGACATTAGCAATGGCCGCATCAATCTGGTTGACCCCACCAATCCAGTGGTGTTGTGTATCGAGTCGGCCGCCTGTCTGTATAGCGCCTTCATGGATGAGCACGCCTCTACCGTTCGGCGCCTGTACCCCCAATTGGCCCAGACCGAGAGCGAACTGTACCTGCACATGTCGGACAAAGACTATGTGGGGCGCTTTGCTACGCCGAGTAAAGCCCGATTTGGTATTCTGGTGGCAGAGGACGAGCTGCTCAACCGCATGGTCGAAGACCCCAGCACCAAGAGCCGCAAACTGGTCATCCCACGCAACACCTACTTCGTGGCGGGCGGTTACACCTTTTCCTTGCAGTACCCCATCATCATCAGCCAACTCCAGCACGAAGGCTTACGCATCGTGTACGATGTCAGCAAACCCTCGCCGCTCCTGACGCTGGATACGAATCTGGTGGATTGGGAGTACGCCGAAAGCGTTGACGGGGTGCGGTATGTGCGGCTCTTTGTGGATACCCAGCAGTTCGAAATCAAGTCCAAGCAAGAAAGTACTACGCTGGGCAAAGAATTCTCCATGGCGATGCCGTTCGAGCGTGAGTTCTATTACGCACGTGTGTACGCAGAAACCGATACGGGCTGGCAAGAAATTGCCACCACCCACAGCGAACAGGTATATGACCCCACCGTCATTACCGCAGTACTGCGAGTCGTGAACAAAACGTTGCAAGTGCGTATCCCCCAGATCTACACCAACACCATTCTGTCCAGCCGAAAGATTCGGGTAGACCTGTACCAGACTTACGGCAAGCTGGAACTGGATCTGGCAGAATACCCGTCGGATGAATTCGGTGTGACCTGGATGAGTTACGACAAATCGGAAGAGACGGTCTACACCGCCCCGATGAACAACTTCCAGCAACTGATCCCCTTCCCGGTTAGCGCGGTCACTGGTGGTTCGGTGGCGCTTCCGCTGCACACGCTGCGCGAGCGTGTGATAAAGAACACGACTGGCGTGGAAATCGAGTATCCGATTTCCACCGTGCAACTGGAAACCAAGCTGGAGCAAAACGGCTACGGCGTCGTGCTCGAAGTTGACAACATCACCGAGCGGGTATTCTTGGCCACCAAGCCGATGCCAGAGCCGTCGGACAAGAAACTGTTGACAGCAGCGGCAGCCGCGATCGAGTCAGTGTCGGTGGAGATGAATAAACTCGCCTTACTCGACACTGTCATTAACAACGGCACTGCCCTAACCATCACGCCTGACACGCTGTACCGACAAATCAACGGGGTGACCTCGCCGGTTTCTAAGAGCGAGGTGGATGTGTTGCTCGCCATGCCGCCCGAGAAGCGGGCACTGGCAGTATCCCAGTCCAACTGGCGTTTTAATCCTTTCCACTACGTGCTAGACAGTAGTGGGACAGAGTTCGACCTGCGTCCATATCACTTAGACGCGCCGGAAGCCCTGTCTAAAACGTTTGTGGCAGAAAATGCGACCACACTGCTTCAGATCTCCACCGCCGCCTATGGCGTGTTCCGCGTGGGTTCCGGTTACATGTTGCAAATTGTCACTAACTCGTCTGAGACGGTGCGCAACTTGCCGGATGAAGAAATCTTTGTTCAATTGGCCTTTGTCCCCAGTGGTGAGCGCGAACGGGCGTATCTCAATGGTCGCTACGTGGGTCGCAATGCATCGGAAGAACGCATCTATGAATTCGACCTGGCCACCAACTTCCATGTCAACAGCGAGAACTTGCTGCAACTGACCAAGTTCCTGATGTATAGCAATGAAGCGCGCCTGACTGGCGTGGGACTCACCACGGAGTTTGACATCCTGTATGCGGTGAGTACCCCCATGGATACCCAGTGGGTGCCAAGCGATATCGATGAAGCACTGGGGCGGCTGTTCTTGCCGGCAGTCGTAGCGGGTGTCACGCACGAAAAACTCAAGATCAAGTTCGGCAACGCCCTCAAAACCCTGTGGTCGCGTAGCCGCAGTTACACACTGGGTACCGAGTACGAAAAGCATGCGGTGGATGTGCCGCTGTACTATGATAAAGATGTGTACGAACTGGTCGACGGCTCGCCAGTGCAGTTCGATGCCAACGGCCAGGTTGTTTTCAATGTCTTGCATGCCGCAGGTACCCCGGTACTCAATGCAAACGGAGAACCCGTCTACAAGTACCGTGCAGGTGACATCAAAGTCGACACGGAAGGCAAACCCATCGCTGTATCAGGCCGAGGTGTGCGCCGAGTGCTTGACCTGTTCATGGTCGATGGCACCTACTGGTTTGCCAATGACGTTACCACGGTCAACTACCGCAAGGAGCTGACCAAGAAAGTAGTGGATTGGCTGGTCAACGATCTGGCCAACCTGTCGAAGAAAGTCCTTGAAAAGACCCGTGTTTATTTCTATCCGAAAACGACACTGGGAATGATCGATGTGTCAGTGGGCAATGGCCTGACCAAGTCCATCCAGGCAGAGCAATCGTTCGTGCTGCGCTTGGCTGTGCCGTCACTGGTCTATCGCGATAACGAACTGCGTAAGCAGCTCGAAGCGGTGAGTATCCGAACACTTAGCGAACAGCTGGAAAACACCACGGTGGCCGATAGCGCGATTAACCAAGCACTGGCCGAGCAATACGGTGACGATGTGATTAGTTTCCGTGTCTCGGGTCTGGGTGGCGCTGAACAGCTCTCTTCGCTGCGGGTACTGAGTGAAGCGAACCGTTGCAGTCTGCGCAAGCGTTTGGTGGCACTGGCAGATGGTACGCTTGTGACGCGCGAAGACGTGTCGGTGGAGTTTGACCTGATGGAGTGATGCCAATCCGGCATAAAGCCCCTAACCTACCATCACGGCGGGTTAGGGGCTTTATGCCGGACTAGCTTAGCGCAGCAAGCCGCGCAGGCCGCGGTGCACGCCACTGGGGAAGTGGCTCTTTTCCATGGCATCGAGCGTGGCTTCAATACCAGCCACGATCTTCTTCCATTCGGTTGGAATTTCTTCCACCTCTGCCAAGCTCATGTGCTTGGTGACCTTGCGCACGATCTCTTTGCCGAACCCGACCGTATTGGACGAGAGGCTCTTGAAATGGTGCACATAGTGGTCGACTTCGTTGGCCAGTGCCGTGAAACCCACCAGCTGCTCGTGCATGGTGGAAATCAAGGCACGGATACGCTGCGCGACTTGGGGCGAGTTGCCGCCCGGTTGGCCGTCTTGGGTAAGGTCACCCACATAGTCCTGCGTCTTTTGCAGACCCTCGCGCATTTCGTTGAGTACTGGCAGATAATTGACCATCTGCTTGAGCAGTTCAACCAGCTCCTTGTTCTTGTAGGCTTTCGCCACCTCGTTGAACATCTCATCGTAGTGCAGACGATGGGTGTCCTTGTTGGCTTCGGCTTCTTCGCGCTTGGTGCGTAGGAGATTGGCCAGTTGCTGCAAGGTCAAGGTCTTGCCCTCGTAGGTGAGGGTAATGGGTGCGGCGATCTGGTTCAGCTCTTTGTCGATGCCGGGGATTTGCTGGCCCTGAGCATTGCGGTCGCGGTGCTCGATGTCTTGCAGCAGGCGAATCTTGGCCATGATGGCCTCGGCAGCGCGATTGAACACCTGGGCCTTGGCCAGGTGGCCGATGGCTTCGCTGTACTTGCCGTGCTTGATGATGTCGCGGTGGATCGGTTTCGGGTTGAGGAAGAACTTCTTCTCTTCGCCGTAACGCTCGTCGTTGACGAACACCGAGTCGATCAGCTGGTCCATGCTGTTCCAGCGCACAGTGCCGTCCTTGCCTTGGAACTGGATCGGGTTCGAACGCAGTTCACGGCCGGCTTCGACCATGCCTTCCGCCATCTCGACGGTGGCTTCACTGGTTTGCTGAACATCCTCGACCTTTTGCTCAGCATTCTTCGTAGCGGTAGCATTGTTGCCGTCGCCGTCTTTGTCGCCGGAGAGCCACTTCCAGATTTTGTAAATGGCCGCGATGACTGCCGCCACGGCCGCTGCGATCAGCCCCCACATGCCTTTGTCGATCTCTTCGAGCGACATGCGGTAGCGCGTGGCGGTGGGTGACATCGAGAAGAATTCTGGCGGGGCCGACAGGACTTCTGGCATGATCCGGTGCGCTTCCATGGCAAAGCCTTTGGACATGCCGCCGGTGGTTTGGATTTCATCCATCAGGCCCGCCAGGTCAGCCAGGGCCGCTTCCATGGCCACGAACTGCTCGGTCTCGCCGCTCAGGTCGAGTTCTTCGACAGGCGTTTCAGTTGGTTCATCATCCAGCTCAGCGCCGGCATTGAGACTCTGGTTCATCGCGCGGCCACTCCTGCGGCCTGGACTTGCGCGGCGGCCTGCGAACGGATGATGTCGGTGGCGAACAGCGACAGGTTGACGACTGCGGCCGCGTTGCTATTCATGAAGGCGTAGAAGTTGTCCGAGACGATCACGTCGATCCCGGTAAAGGCGGTGAAGAAGTTTCCTTCACCCAGCAGTAGTTGGTGGTTCGGGCGGTATGCCGAGAAGTAGCGCAGCTGCCACAGCATGCGGGTCTGGTCGAGCGTGGCGGCCGTGTCGAACACGATGCTTTCGTTGAATTCGGAGATGATCGACATCGCTGCCGGCATCACGTGATTGGTGAAGTATTCGCTGGCGTGCGCCACTTCGCTACTGGGCAGGGGTTGCGACTGGGCGATGGCGGTGGCCACGGCCGCCGCGATAATGCGGCTACGCAGCAGCGAATCTTGAATCTGGTGACGCGCCTGTGCGTCGAATTGGTGGAACAGTTCTTTCATGATGATCCTTCTGGAGGAAAAAAGAGTTAAGCGGCGGTGCGCAGTTGCGCAGCCTTCAGGAACAGCTCGTTGGTGGCGAGCTTTTCGAGGTCTTGCTGGAGATGGACGTAATTACGGTCCTTGCGCGCCGAAGGAATGAGCGTGTCCCACATCACCTCGAAGAATTGGCGGCGGTCGTTCACGCCTTGCAGAACGCTGTCGATGACCCGGATGTCTTCTTGCAGACGGTCGACATCGTCTTTGTCGAGGTCGCGGTCTTTCAGGTTCTCGATGATCTGGCTGCGAATACGCAGCATGCGGGCGCCAGGTTTGTCGTAGGAGGCGTCGCTGCCATCCATCGCGGCAAGCACCACCGTCACAACCGGCAGCAGGAACAGGAAGCCGATCTTCATCACTTCCATGAACAGGTACACCGGCAGGGAGCGGAACGAAATGTTGCCGTAACCCTTGTACAGCGTTTCGAGCGCAGTGACGAGGTCGCGGTAGGCGCCGCAGCGCGCCGCATACTGGTCAGCCAGGTACTCCCAGCTATTGCTGTCATAGAGGCTGCGGCCCAGCTGGCTGCGCGACTCGCGCGCCACCGCCGACAGGATCACGGTTTCGACGACTTTCTTGTCGGTCGATTTGGCCAGTTCTTTCTCGTCCAGGTCCGGCAGCTTCAGGGCTTTCTTGACCGAGACGAACACGACTTCGCGCTGTTCGATAGAACCCGAACCGTCCATGGCTTTGGACACCGCCGACAGAGCTTGGTTGACCGAGACGAGATTGGCCATGAAGGCGAAGAAGTAGAACAGGTGGCCGACTTCGTGCAGCACGATCGCGGCCTTTTGGCGCGCGGTGTACTTGCTCTTGACCATCGACAGCGGCATGCGCAGCGTGGCTGGGAATTCGGAGAATACCCCCGTAACTTTGTTGCGCACCAGGTCGACCGTGCCGCGCATGACACCATCGTTCTTTTGCAGCGCAGCCAGACCGTCGACACCATCGACATAGTTACGCAGGTAGTTCTGGATCAGGATGTTGTTTTTGCTTACTTCAGGAATACGGATCGACGGCATGTGCTGGCCGAACGTGACCGTAATACTCATGCCGGTGTAATCCCGGATGATTTTGCTGAGCCGCTCTTCAGGTTCGCTGTCTGGTACCTTTTTCGGGTCCAGTTCGTCGATGGCTTCCATTGCCAGCGTCAGTTCGTTGTAGAACTGTTGGGATTGGAAATTGATCGACTCCAGACTGGTGTTACGCATGATGCCCATGGTGCTGTCCTTTGGTCGTATAAGTCAGGAAAGTCAAATATAACAATCTCGGTAGATATTCTGACCGAGAAGGCTACACTAAAATGTAGCTGAAACTCATAGTGATTATCGAAATACACGCCCAACAAGAAGACGAGCTGCCATGATTATCAAAAACCTCATTGACTACCTGAAGAACCTACCGGCGGACGTGCTCGGGATCGAAGCGCGTCACGTAGTCTTTTGTGAAGCCCCGCTGGGCCAAAACATCGACTATCATCTCGTGAAAGAAGTGGTGCATTTCAAAGACGGCCGCAAGGTACCGCGCACGGTCTTGATCGAGAACTATGAGCGACCCTTTTACGTCACCAAGGTTAATTTCCAAAATCACTTGGAAAAGAAAGAGTGGGAACACAAAAGCAAACTGGATCGCTTTGTCTGCACCCAGTCCAGGATGCACCGCCAGATGGCTGGTGTGATCGCCGCACAGCCACGCAACCCAAGTTTCAAACGCTCGGCCGAAGTGCCGCGCATGGTCAGTGGCTCGGTGCGCCAACTGCTGCGTAACCCGTACATCTACGGCGCCGACATCAAGTCGACCACCCTGATCAAGCGCACCTACCAACAGCGTTTTCCCAACCTGACCACACCGAACTCCTTGGCAGTGTTCGACATCGAAACCGATGTGGTCAATGGCGACGGCACCGAGATCATCATGGCGACCCTTTCCTATAGGGACCGCATCGTGACCGCTGTGGACAGAAAGTTCGTCAACGGTTACCTGAATGTCGAAAAGCAGTTACAGGAGCTTCTCAACAAGCTCATGGCCGAAGACGTGGAAAAACGTCAGATCAAGTGGGACTTGAAGATCGTCGACGGTCCAGTACAGATCATCAAGTATGTCTTTGCGCGTGCTCACGAGTGGCAACCTGACTTTGTGGGTATCTGGAACATCAATTACGATATTCCGAAAACCTTGGCGACACTGGAGCGCAACGGGATCGATCCCAAGGAAATCTTCTGCGACCCGAAACTCGGACGCAAGTATCGCCACTTCGAGTACATCCAAGGCAAGAACAAAATGGTGACGGCCTCGGGCAAGGTCAAGCCCCTCAAATGGGTGGAGCAATGGCACACGGTTGCCATGCCGGCTGGCTTTTACTTCGTTGACAATGCCTGTGCGTATAAGCGCATCCGTACTGGCGCTGAAGCCGATGAGCCAAGTTACGCACTGGATGCGATCCAGAAGAAACACCTCAAGGGTCGCGGTAAACTAAAAACCGTGCAAGAAGCCGAGAACCTGGGTGGGCTGGCATGGCACCGCCTGATGCAGAGCAAGTACCCGCTCGAATACATCATCTACAACGTGTTCGACTGTGTGGGGCCAGAACTACTGGACGAAGAGACCAACGACTTGCGCTTGACGATGCCGATGATGGCCGGGTCGAGCGACTTCCGCGACTTCTCTTCCCAGCCGCGTTGCTCAGCTGACAACCTGCACTTCTTTGTGCAGACCAAGAACTATGTGCTGGGTACGACCAGTGACCAGATGGCCCATGAACTCGATAGTTTAGTGGTGCCGCTCGATGGTTGGATTTGTACGCTACCGGCCTCGAACATCGCCATGAATGGCCTGAAGGTGCTGGAAGATTGGCCAAGCCGTGAAACCAATATCCGGATTCACGTGGGTGACCTGGATGTGGCCGCGAGTTACCCCAATGGCGGCGCGGTCTTCAATACCTCGAAAGATACCACGGTGCGTGAAATCCACCGGATCGAGGGTGTGGACTTTGAAGACCAGCGTGAACAGGGTATCAACCTCTCAGGTGGCCATACCAACGCGGTGGAATTCTGCACGGTGCTACTCAAGGTACCAGAACTCGATACCCTGCTCGATGCCTTCTTGATGGACGAAGGCTTGCCACCGATCACCATCGGCCCGATTGCGTACGAGTCGACTTTGGCGCAGCCACTTGAAATGGCGGCATAAAAGAAAAAAGAGCCGGGGAGCATTTCCTCGGCTCTTATGCCCGACTACGCAGCAATGGATGCTTTGCGTTGACGGGTCAAATCGGTGTAGCTGCTGCGCATGCGCTGATCGTACTGGTACAGGCTGTAGGCGTCACCAAAGTAGCGTAAGCAAAAAGCATTCCAGTCCTTCTCCCGGATCGCTTTGAGCAGTGTAGGTGACGCTTTGATGAACTTGGCCAGAGCCAGCATCTGGCGGCGCTCAGAGTGTTGCATGTCCATCGCAAACGAAGCGACAGCAGTATAGCCACACTGGCGGTAATTCGCACCCGGCAACTGGAACATCCCCCAGCTAGTCGAGACCATCGCTGCGTATGAGTCGATCGACACGGCAGCACAAAAGCGCACGTATTCATAGTCGTCACATAGGTAGCCGCCGCCATTAGGTGCGACCACGGAAGGGTTACGCCGCTCGTGCGTCTTGATTTCTTCTTCCGACAAGCGCTTTCGCAACTCTTGGTAAAAACGTTCACGCTTGAACGTGATCCGGCACTTGCCGCTACTGATGAAACCAGAAGCGTACATCGCAGTGCGCGCGACGGCCTTGATGGCCTCTTTCTCGCAGCCCAGTAGTGCTGCGGCTTCCTCGAAGTCACCATCTTGCAGATACTTCATCTGGATAAATGGTTCGAGTAGTTCCTGGGTATCTTGGTCGTACTTGGCAGTTGGCAGCAAACCGTTTTCAATCTGCACCCGCTTCAGTAACTCTGCCCAACCCGCATTAAAGCGACCCGTGGTAGGCAGATTCATCTTGGTCTTCTCATTCAATGCCATTTGCACTTGACGAATGTATTCGCGTGTGAAATAGGCGGGCATAGCCGCATGCATTGTTTTCTCCCCTTGATGGTAGTCGAATCGGGGCAGTGACTACCGCCCCGATCGTGGCAGGTATTAGCGGATGTGGCAGAAGTTCTGCACGCGCTGACGGCCGTCTTCGCTGAAGCTGCGGCCGGCGAAGGTCACTTCGAGGTTCACCTGTTTCACCACATGGTGGCGCGAACCTTCCGGGGCGATCTTGATCAGGAAGTTCAGGATGTCGCGGAATGCACGGCGCTCGGATTGGGTGAGGGTCAGTTCTGCCGAGTCCAGGAAGCGGTACACGTTCAGGTCGTAGAAGGCGCCCTTGGCGTGCGTCTCGATCAGTTTCAGCAGGGTGCCGAAGGCCAGGTCGAAGTCGGTACCGTCGAGGTCGTTGATGATGCCTTGCAGAGTGCGGAACAGACGGCGTTGGTTGGTGGCGCCCATGGCGACGGTCATCGGGCAGGTCGGCCCCATACGTTCGATGTACGCATGCAGGTCTTCCAGCAGGCCCTTGGCGTGCTGCGAGATGGCCGGGCGTGCCCACAGTTCGGCGGGCGGGAACCAGCGGCTGTCTTGCTCTTCTTCGGTTGCACGACGGCTGGTCACATCGTCGTGCTGTTCGCCAGTCGACGCTCCTGCCGCAGCTTCGCCATGATTTTCGCTGGATTGAACTGCCGGCGCTGCTCCGCCATGATCTTGCTGGGATTGAACGGCGCCGGTGTTGGAGTGCGTTGCAGTGTCAGCAGCAGTGCCGCCACCGTCATTGTTTTGCTGGTGTTGGTTGTCTTGTTCATTGTTCATGGCCGTCTTCGGTTGGTTACCCGTGAACTGGGCGGAAGGTTTGTTGTTGCCTTGTTTTTGACGCTGATCTTTGGACATGGAAATACCTCAGAGAAATGAATGAAAGTGGCGATGTCGCCTACACAAGATTAGAAGATATCTTTCTGCCAATCGAACTTGGTGAACTCTTTATCAAGCTTCAATAAATTGTAAATCACCGATAACACCGCCCTTGGCCTTTAGGGCATATCGAATCCTGTCTGGATGTACTCCTAGCGAAGTCGCGGCAATATTGCGACTAGCAAAGGTTTGGATTTCTCCAGTGATTCGGTTTTTTACTGTAACATCTTTGGGTGGAAAAATAACGCGGTCAATGTAGATAGACGCACGATCGTTAGCACGTTCAACAGAGAACTCATCGTACGAACACACCCATTCATCGAAGAGAATTGCATCTGTTTTATTTCTTAAATGTTTTCGAAGAACATGATAGGGGATCTGCAACATCTGGGATAAACCGGCAACAGTTGAAGAGATAATGATTTTACTCGGGTCTGTTACCTTCTTTGCTACCCACATACCAAAGTGTTTTTCCCATGTATTCTCTTGGTAATGTTCGTCTTCGAGTCGAGGCCAAGGTTTCTTGTCGTCATACTTAAAAACATGCCACCCACACGTCACATAACCCGCTAACCTAGATTCGACATGGCGCCGCAACCTTTTGTGATCTATATTGAACGCCCTAGAGCACCCCGTCACGCCTAGGAAACGCTTAATGGAATTATCTAAGATATTTCGAGCAAGGATGACTTCGTGGGTGTACAGTCCAAGTCGAATGGCATGATCGACATTTTCTTCAGGTGTACACCACTCTAAATTACTAAGGTCATTGTTCCACTTATCACCGTCAATATGATTCACTTCAAGTTCATCAAACGTTTTCTCAAAATGACGAGGCGGTCGATGAACAAACGCCAAAGCCAAAAGACGATGATGATAGAATGTCGCTGTCTTACCTTGAGCCAAATATACCGACACAACCTTATACCCACCTTGTACTGGTGTTATCGAGATTAACTTTCCAGTCCGACGGTTCATGCACCGACCATTACGTGCTACCCAGACTAATTCATTTCCAGGAACATCGTAAAACCCATTTGGTCTAATAACCTCTATTTTTTCGGTCACGGTAAAACTCCTATAAATCAAATATTTTGCACATAAGATGAGGAGTTTTACCGTGGATAACTACTTATTTACTTAAAAGATGTCGTTTTGCCAGTCGAACTTAGCAACTGTAAGCTTCTTTCCGTGACCCGCTTGCATATAGATGTCAAGGAAGGCAGAGCCGTAGCCAGCCACAGCAGTAGCGGCAGCGAACGGGTTAGCCGCCAAACGGTCGCCAACGCAAAAGGCACAGAAGTCTGTCAATGGCAGTTTGCAGTACTGGGGACTACGCATGACAACGCTCTTGCCCAAGTATTGCTGCGCCGCTTCCCGGTCAGGTACATGGACCGGTTTGTTTTGAATGACCAAGTGAAAACCAATCAACTGGTCCACATTATCGTTCGTTACATCCCAGCGGCGCCCCAAGGTAGCGCCACAGTCACCTTCCTTGATGTTGATATTCGACGAGGCGCGCAGGAGCCACTTCACCGATTCGCCACCGAGCATGGTCTGGGCACCGCGGTTATAAGAACCTGCCCGCAGCGTGTCGTTCATCTGGGGGAAGGCTTCGATCTCCCAGCCTTCGCTTAAGGACTTGCGGATCGGATTGACGTTGATGCCTTCGCTCAAGCCACCTTCCGCGCCCATGGTGCCGAATTGCTTCTTGCGGGTAATCGTCATGTTCTTGTCCGTGATCAGGTAATTCTCTCCCGGATCACCTTTGAGCCATGCGCGGTCAAACGCCACCAGTTCGGCGTCGATCTTAGCCATCACGGCCGGATCGTGCAGACGGTCTTTGTTTTCTTCAAAGAGCCGGTCACGCAGCTCATGAATGCCCTCCGGCGGCACCAAGGTCTTTGGCGTCGCAGCCGGCACACATAGCTGGGTATAGGCCACCAAAGAAAACGCGGCGTCAGCGAACTTCTTGTATTCATCCACGTAGAGAAACTTGTCGTCTCGCACTGCACCTTCTTTGGGGGTATCTTTCAGGCCCTTTTCCAGAATCATGGCTTCAAGCTTACGGGGCTTCATGCGCCCCAGCACGAAGGGAATCTTGTGGCCGAATGGGTAGACAAACAACAGACAGTTGGCCAGTACGTTACCGTAGTTGGTTTCGATGTTGTCAAACACATTCGGCAAATCGCCCTTAGCGAGCTTGATCCTGTCCTTGAACGCAAACGGCGGCTCGCCGGCCTTGGCGTCGTCGATCTTGGTCAGGTCATTGCCTTTTTCCGGATCGACGAAAAAGTGCCCGGTAGGCATCTGCACGATCCGGTACGGGTAGGCTTCTTGCTTCCATGCGTCACCACCTTCGTTGAGAAGACTGAAAGCAGAGATCACCCACGCACGCCGGCGAAACTCTTCTGCTTTCATGGCGCGCAGGAAAAAATCGCGCTTATTCATGGGTAAATCCTTGTAATAGTCGGTTGACCTCGATGTCGACCTTGGTGGTCACGTTCACACTGGCAATGTACCGTTCGAGGTTCGGTTTGATCACGGTACGGGGATTAAGGGCACCATCACACGAGGCTAGGGCCATCAAGATCATTTCCTTGGCGATCTGTTCTGGAATGATGCCTTCGAATTCCCGCCCCACATGGTCAGCATAGGTAGTGAAGGGGTAGCCCACGCTCCAGCCGCCTTTGATCAGCTCAATGAGCTTGTAGTGGCGCGAACGGGTATAGTGGCAGAACTGGTTGATGCGGCTAATGTAATTGGCGCGCTCGATTCGTTCTTCGTCCGTGATGATTTCTTCTTCACGGGTACCGGCGATTTCACGCAGACGCCGAATGAGGCTCGGCCCCACTTCTTCCAGACTCATCACGAGGTTGTGCGCTTCCAGCGAAGTCACCAGCGTCATCGTTTCAGCGAACGTATCGGCGGGTTCCTGGTCGCTCGTGGTGATGCGATAGACGCTTCCCATGTCCTCGTATTCTTGGATGTTCAGTAAGCCTTCCAGCAGCGCGGTGGTCAGGCTCAGCGGTGCGTCTTCCACGACCCAAACTTCATGTTGTTTGAGCATATCGTGTTGGAGGTCCCGTAACAAATTGTTAATACGGGTCATCGTCACGCCCGTCTCTACGGTCGTATCGAGCATGATCAGTTCTTCGAGACTGTCATCGAGTTCAGGGCTACCCATCGTAACCAAGATAGCATAGGCCCGTTCAATAACAGTCCTGAGTTCAGGCGTGGCGTTTTCTACCACGTACTGGCGGTGAAGGTCGAGCATGGTTGCTCCATGTGTGTCGAAAAATATTGTTGATTTAAATAAAGTAGCGGAGAGTGCTGATTTTTTCAGTGGCCTTCTGATTTCACCTGCAATCACTTTGATTCTGCCACCATTGAGTCAGATGATTTGCGTTCATTCCTTATAAAACCTAAGTGGAGCCATCATGGTCAAGAAGTCCAAAAGTCGCGAACTGCGCGACATGCAAAAAGCACGCGCCGAACAGGAAGCGCGTGACAAAGCCAAGGCCGACGCCGAAGCTTTGAAGAACGATCCGGTCGGCCGCATGGCCAAAGAAGAACTGGCCAAGATCAGCGACAGCGAGAAGCAAGAAGCCGCGGCACTGAGCGAAGCGGCGCGCGATATCTGGGCTGACCTCGAAAGCACCTACCGCGCCTGCAACGGCATGCTGCCGATCATGATGGGTGAAGTCGCCGGTTACCCCGACCCGAACAACCCCGGTGTGCGCCACGGCGGCATGCGCGACAAATCGATCCATGCCCACATGAAAGACGAGCGCCAGTTCAACGAACGTGTACGCATCCTGCAAGCGGACTGCGAACGCTTCAAGCAAGAACTGGACCAGATCCACGACATGCACGCCCACCGCGCCAAAGACAAGACCGGCAACCGGGAAACCCTGGCCGCGATGGAAATCGCCGAACTCTACGGTGCCTGGAGCGTGAAAGCGCAAAACCTGCTGGGCATGACCCTGAGCGAGCTGGGCGCCATGTACGACGAAGGCCGCCGCGCCAAGCTGGCTGCTGAAACGGCCGCGCAAGAACTGGTCGACCCGAACGTCGTGTCGGACGTGGCGTTCACCGAGACGCCGGCAGACGCCATCACTGAAGAAGCCACCACCAACACGACGCCACAGGAGTAAAGTTCGTGGATACCCAAGACAACAGCAATTATCAAGCACCATCGCTCGGCGACCTCGCCGCGCCGTTGCCGTCTCCAAATCCGAACGTCGCTGACGACGCCGCCCTGAAAGATGCCGCCGACGGCGGCGCAGTACCTGAAGAAAAAGTCGCAGCAGCACCGACCTGCGAACAAACCCGCGAGATCTTCATCGAGCACGCGGTCGGCCAACCGCGTCCGCCAGGCCAGATCGATCTGGCCAACGAGACCTACAACGAGACCGCCGACAAGCTCAACAACATGCCCAACGAAGACTGGGGCAAGTCGGAGTCGGGTCGACGCTTCCTCGAAAGTTTCCAGCGGGCGATGTTCACCATCCCCTACGACAGCTGGTACTCGGAAATCACTTACCGCCCAGGCAGTTACTGGGTACAGGACGTGCCGAGCGAGAACGGCCCGCTGTTTGCTACCAAGCGTAGCTGGCAGTCGGGCGACGGCAAGAAGCTGACCGGGGAAGCGGCAATGATGCGGGTGCGTCAAGCGCTGGGCCAAGGCACTACTTTCACCATCCCGCTGTACCACACCGGCATCTGGGTCACGATGAAGGCGCCGAGCGACGAAGAACTGGTCGAGCTGAATCGAAAGCTGACTGAAGAGAAAGTCAATCTGGGTCGCCAAACCCACGGCATGATCTTCGGTAACAACTCGGCCATCTTCGCTGGTGTGCTGGCCGACTTCGCCATCGAGCACATCTACAACAGCAACCTGATCGAGCACGAACGCTCGTATCACGAAGTCATCAGTGTGCTGGATCTGCCACTGCTGATCTGGGGACTGGCCTACACGGTCTGGCCGCAAGGCTACCCGTATAGCCGTGTGAAGATCAACGACAACGGTGAATACATCACCGAAGAAGCGATCCTCAAACTGGGTAGCTGCCAGATCACCGACAACCTGGCCATTACCGATCGCCAGCGCGCCCACATGGCCAAGCAGCGCGGCCAGAAGGTCAACCGCGAAACGCTGCGTATCTACCAAGAGCAGTTCCTGCGCGGCCAAGAACGCCGGGTGGTCGTCAACGACCAGCTCTCGTTCGTGCTGTCCGTACCGAGTATTGCAGAGTACCTGGAAAACGGTGCCCGCTGGGTCAACAACATCACTGCGATGGTCGACAAGGCGCTCGGGCTGAACACCGACGAGCGTCAGCGCGTGGCCTACATCCAGCGTCTGGGCAAGGCCACCAACTTGCGCCAGTTCTCGCACTGGGTCAAGCAGATCAATGTCGGCGCCGATATCCTCGACGAACGCGAAGACATCGACAACGCCCTCGATGTTTACAGTAGCGCAGATCAGTACAGCGAGGTGTTCTTCGACGCCATCAAGCAGTACGTGGAAGACTCGACTGTCTCGGTCGTGGCTGTTCCGCGCGGTGACTACGAAAACCCGTCGACCGTGATGAAGAAGTTCCCGAACTTCATGGTGCTGGACACGATGTCGACTTTTTTTATCCTTCTCCTCCAGAAAGTGCAGTTGTTGGACCAGAGGAAGTAACGGTTCCACTGGTCCACCTTGCACATTCACACTTCGGAGAAGACCCGGAGTTGGACCTAGCGATGCGCACCGAGATCGCTAGTGCATTGGAGAAGGCACCGAAGATGCTCTCTTCGGACACGCAGTTAGCCATGCGCGAGCGGTATGAAACCGTGTTTGGTATCTTCAACCACGATCAGCCCAATGTTCATCCACTCGCACTTGTGACGCTTCGACCCGCTGAGAATAGCTCCAAAGGTGGGGCATTCCAGCGGCGCGTGAAAGACTTCATGGCCTTTGATGTTTTGAAGTACACTGGTTTGTCCCTGAAAGAGTTGATGGAATATCCCCGTGAAAAGGTGGAGATCATCATCGAAGAATGTCGCGCCAAGCAAGCTGCCGATAGCAAGCTCATCGCCAGCGCGCCACCACTTGGCACTTAATCACATGGAGGCACTATGCCTGTTTTCTTTGTAGAAGGAAGCATCGCCGATAGCGACGCACAAACCATCACCTGCACGGTCAATACTGTGGGAGTCATGGGAGCAGGTGTGGCCAAGTGGTTTAAGGAACAGTATCCGACGCTATATGTAGCGTACAAGCGCGCCTGCCGGGGCTACTTCTTCAGGACGAACCGAAACTTCCTCTGGGACCATTCACCCACCCGTAAAGTCCTGTGCATGCCCACTAAAATGCACTGGAAGAACCCATCTAAGATCGAATGGATCGAAGCGGCGTTGAACGACATCGCCAAGAACTATGAGAAATATGGGATCACGGAATTGGCCATGCCGCCACCGGGCTGTGGCAATGGCGGCCTACTGTGGTGGGAAGAAGTCGAACCGGTAGTTTCCCGGATCTTGGGGCCGTTACCTCTCAAGACCACGGTCTACCTGCCTTACGGTTGGCTTGACTGCGAACCGGTCGTCTAGACAAAAAAAAAAGAGCATCGCTCTTTTCGCGGCATAAGAGGAGGACCCCATTACGGAGTCCTCCTCGAAATGCTTTTTATGCCGTCAACCGTCGATCCTGACGTTTTCCAAGAGTGTGACTTTGTCTAGGTCATTGGCTATTCCTGACTCAAAATGCTTAATAAGAATCGCACACTTTACTGAACGCACGATGTCTTCAGCTTTAACACTATCTCCGACAGGAAACCTGGTGCTTCCCCTTACGTGATGGGTTACACCTTCTTTGTCAACAACTTTTGCTTTGTAGTGATACTGACGCCACTCAAGTGGCTTGAGCTGATTGTCGGGTTCGATAATAGGTATGGCGGGGGTATCTTTCCGCACGATTTGGTACCCCACTTCGTCCAGACTTTGCAACAACTGCTTGGCGATCGTTACTTCTTGACTTTCCGAGGAGTCACCATTGAGCATGGTGATTCTTGGTTCGGCAGTCCGGTCACGATTATGGATGCAGTCTTCGATGATATTCTCCAAGGTGATCGGGCAACCGATGTCTTTACCCACCAGAAGACTGAGCAGACCGCGTGCGCTAATGTGGTGCTGTGACATAGTGATTCCTTTCTTGTTATGCTGCTTCTTTTGTTTTCTTACGATCCGCCCGGTAAAGGTAGATCACGTGGGCGTAAATGTCCTTTTGCTCTCGCATTTTATCCGTTTCAAAGGGCCAGTTGTTCCGGACTTCGATTTCATGGACCTCGCGGTGGCTAGGGAAAAATGCCCGACCATCACCCATTTTACCAAGTACATGGTGGCTACTGTTTTCATGGATAAGGTAGCCAGAATCGTAGCCGTGCGGTTCTGGAAACAAAACACAATCCTTGTAGCCGCGCCAGAGCATGATACTCGCCTCCGACACATAGCGCTTAGCGCGACCAGCGCCGAACCCATACTTTTCATCGATCTTCTTATAACTAAGACCGTTGACGACGAATTCCTCGAAGACCTTCACTTGCAGATCAGCCTCGAGCTGATGAAACGCTCCCTTAAAATTCATACTCACTGTTTAACCCCCCACCGCGTGAGCGAACAGTACCGACACACTCACCAGAACGAACACTGCTACCGCGACCATCACCCAGCCATCTTTGTTCTTGGCTTGGGTGTCTTTGAAATTGTTTTGTGCGTGTTGCATGGTACTTCCTTTCTTGAATAGTTATTTGAAGAAAGAGAGGGTAGTCCCCTCCCTTCTTTCTTGTTTAATTAATTAACGCGCGTTTACTGGCAAACCAGCTTAGCGCTCTTTTGATCTTCTGCTTGGTATTTCGCCAACGAGATGATCATGCGAGTCACATCGCGCACCAGTGCGATCGAGTGGCACCACGCCGTCATATAGCGATCCAGTTTCGAGTATGCGCGCTTCGGCACATAGCGCTCGATGCCGGTACGGCCGTACTGCCACACCGACACCTCACCGCCCGTAGCGCTATCGGCCAGCATCGCATCGACCATGGCCACTTCAGGCGAGACCTTCTTTACAGTCTCGATAATTTGCGGTGTTTTGTCAACACCACTACCCGTTGCAAGGTAGTGCGCAAGGTTAAACTTCGACACCTTGTACTCTTCCTTGGTAGCTTCGATCACAAACACATTGGCGGTCGTGACCATCACGAGGGAACTTTTGAACGGCAGGTGTGCCTGGATAGCGGCAGGAACATCCGCATCATCCATGTTGAAAAAGCCACTGCTCTTCTCTGCGATGTCATCCAGACCTTCGAGCATTTGTTTCATCCTCGCTAAGCCAGCAATACCTACAGCGAGAATACGCTTACCGCCCATGTAGAGGTGGCGTGGTTCGTAAATCTTTACTTCGGTATCGCTGTGCGACTCCGAAACCCATTCGCCATCTTTCAGGGCGACTTGAGTGATGCGGCTGTCAGCGTAGAGTTTACCAGCTTTGTAAATAATGGTCGTCATAGTTGCAAATTCTCCAGTGAATAAATGAACAAATAGAAGTTACTACTTCCAATTCACCGAAAGAATATGTGACCATAATTTGTTTGAATCCACCAAAATGACAAAGAAAAAAGCTAGGGTTTCCCCTAGCTTTTTATGCCGACTTACTCGATTTCGTCCAGATCGTCGACCGGTACTTCATCGACGCCATACTCCGAAAGTTTACCGGTGAAGTCGGCAGCGCCTTCCACGATGGCGATGTCGTCCGGACTAAATTCGGGATCGATCTTGGCCAGCACTTCTGCCAGCGATAGCAGATACGGCGCCGAATCCATCTTGGCATTTTCATCGACATCGTTGTCGTACATCTCGTCGAGCCCGAGACTGAATTGGTCTTCGATGGCTTGTACCACTGCGTTGGCTTGCGCCGGGTTCAGTTCGTGACCATCGATGATGACGGTATGTTGCATGGTTTCGATTTCCATTTCCTCTTTCCTTTCTTAGCTATTTTTGTTGCCGAATAGTTCATCGGCAGGTTTGACTAACTGGGCTACTCCCGCAACAAAGACAATATTGGGGCAACTCCAGTTGGGGTCAAAGGCACGCAAGACTTCTGCGGAGTGCAGATAGTCACTCACATACTTTTTGATCCGTTCCTCCTTCCAGTGGCTATAGTCACGCAAGAAGCGCGTGGTGCGATTAAACAATAACTCTACCGAGAGCTTGACCGCTGCTGCTTGCTCCTTGGTCAAGACGTTCCCTTCAATGAGGACGTGGTACGTATTCATTGCTACTCCTTCTTTTTTAACTGTCCGGCATAGGTGGAGGAGTTGCCTCCTCCACCTTTTTATACAGGCGTGCGATAATAATCCGTGCGGTAGTACAAAGCACGATCACGAAGCAAGGTTTTCTTTTCTTCGTGATAAGCCATCTGCTTGGGAATACTCTCGCATGCCGTATAAACGAAACGCAACTTCACCCCTTCGATAAAACGCAACCGCCCGAACCCTTGGATATTGCCTTGCTTACTTTGCATACAGGTGGTCATGAAGACCATGCGCAGATTAGGAATATCCAGAGCCGTGCCTGCCGATAACATGGTGGAGACAATGATGTCTGGCTCCATTGCGTTCTCGTACGGGTCTTTCTCTACGTACCGACGAACATCCAAGTTCGGGTACTGAGCCTTCATGTAATCCGTGACGACCGTACACATGTCGATCGATGCACAGAAAATCAAGCAGCGGTCACCTTCGCGTCGATCCTGCATGAAATCGATGTTAATGGTAGAGCGCATCATTTCCAGATAGTTACTCGTCATCCCCTTGTACTTGAGGATGCTTTGCTCGAACACATTGTGCGAGTAACTGCCGCCGTTTTTGTACTTCACCTTTTGCGGGAACTGCAAACCCCAAATCAAGGAACGCGCGGATACGTACTTGTGATACTCCATCTTGTCATACCGCACTTCACGCGGATACGCGATCTCGTACATCTGTTCCATGAACGACTGGTACGAAGTGAGTGTGGCAGACAAGGAAATCGACACCGGCCCATGGGTGTATAGGTCGACCTTGAAATTCAGGTGGAAGTCTTGGTGGACTTCATCGATCAAACGAAAGCCAATACCACATGCTTCACAGAACTGGTCAGGCGGAAACGCGTAACCATGGTCTGCGAGCTTGTAGCTAAATAGCTCGTACATCTTGAGGTAATTCTGATACGTCTTGTTACTGGTAATGATGATCTTTTCGGTGATGCTATCGTTTAACGCATCGTCCAGTAGTTTCATCATTGCCGCACCACCTTGCACGACCCGGATATCGTCTTCCGTAATGTCGTACGTCTTTAGCACATCTTCAATCCATTTCTCGATGTACATGGGCTTGATGTTAATCCATGCACGCGCACCGTAATGGGACATGGAATTCATCCCACAAAAGCTTTTGCCTTTGCCGGTTTGGATTGCCACCAGTTTGGCTGCCGTATAACCTTGCGGAAACGGAGGTGGGGGGTTGCGGGTGTTCATGAATTCCAGCACCGGCAATTGATAATCGCGCGGCTGCCATTTATCCAGAATCCGTAACTCGACCCGCGTGGGTTCATAGGTAGGCGTCGTGATGTATTCCACCATGTCGCCCTCGATTTGGTGCTTCTTCAGTACCTCTTTCAGCGCGGGCAACTGGTTGATGTGAAACCGTAACTCTTGCCAATCTTGAGTTCTGGCAGCGTACGTACGCACGTGAATTTTGACGTAGCGTCCATTGGGCAAACGTTGGCTGCCAAATTCTGAATACCGACGCACCAGCTCCAATAGCGCAGGACGCGCTCGGAGGGCAATGTCACGAATCAAAATGTGATGGGTGCGTACATGGACGCGAAGTTCTGGCATTGAGGACCTTTCTTGCAAAAAACGAACGACAACATGCCGCACCAAAAATGGAGGGATGCCAACTAAGCATCCCTCCGCCCTTGTGGATTAGTCGTTGACCCAACCTTTCCTTTGCTGTTCCGCCGCCAACACTTCTTGCGGCGCGATGAAACCGTCCATTGGGTGATTTGGACGACGCTTGTTCACCTCCTTCAGGTACGAGGTCGGATGCCGCAAGAACTCGCGGTGCCCTTGGAAGGCGAACAGTGCAGTTGCACTACGGTAGTACATGATGTTGGAACGCACACCCAAACCTTCTGGCGTGCCCGGCTTAGGTAGACGGTAGTCAAAGTCCTTGGCCGAGCGGATCGTGACACCCAGCACGATCACTTCGTTGACTGCGAAATTGACATTGAGTTTGTCGTTGACAAGGTCATGGAACTCGCGCAAGAACTCCGACGGATCGGTGTTATTGTCACGGTCTTCTGCCTCGTTCACGGTCGACTCCAGCATCTTCGCAATAGCGGCCGAGTGGTCGCTCATGTTGTAATGCTTAGGCGGTAGGGTCAGGAACGGCAGGTCCCAATCCCACTTACCCATGTCAATCACGTAGTTGCCCTTATCGTCCATCCCCCAGCCAAACTCCTTGATGTAATCCAGCAGGTAATGGGTCATGCTGGCGTTGCGGTTAGCCAACTTGACCGGCACCACATCGGTTGCCGCGATGCCATTCAATGCGGTTTCGATGGTGATGGTTTCCATCTCCGACACGTGCGACAGGGTCAGCTTTTCCACATCGTCCACATCGCGGATATCTGTCAGGCCACGTGCTTGCGAAATCGCCACGATCAGCCTAACCGAGTCTGCCGCTTTCAGTTCCGGTGCCAGCACATACGAGCTTTCGTCAGACGAAGCCCGCACGAACTTGCGCATGAACGTATCGATGACCACGCCATCCACGTCCGAGGACATGTCGAGGTGTTTCAGCGAGAGCACCGACTGGCTACTCTTTTGCGTCATGTGGGTACAGCACATGTGCCCGATATTCGAACCGGCCGGCACTGACAAGGACAGTTCACCGAAACATGTACTGCAAATGCCGTACGGGTCAGGGTGGCGGCAGAAACGCACCGCCCGCAGCCGCAGCTTCTGGCCGATCAGGTGGGTATCCTTATCGCCAATGGTCTGGAGCTTGCCATTGTCGTCCACGTAGTGCTTGCCGACCATACCCTTCAGGTCGGACTTGCGCACCACCCGCCCACCCTCCTTCAGCTCTGGTCGCATGTACCAGTTCAAGTACTGGGTCGAGCCGCAATCGCCCATGTGCAGATTCTGGACGATCTGGTCGATCAGTTGCAGGCGGCGCGAGAAGTATTCCGCATCTTGCAGCTGGGCCTTAGACGACGCCAAGGATTTGGCGGCCGAACGCGATTCCACCAGCGCCTCGTAGAGACTGCGGAAACCGCGTGCGTAACCGCGCAATACCGGCGGACGAAACACATACGAGTCCACGTCCGTGAGCGTACCACGCGCCGTCAAGCACTGCATCAGCTGGTCTTCTTTCACAGTACGCGAATGCACTGCCTTGGCCAGCGGATTGTGTTGCAGTTCTGGCGCATTGCGCAGCGTCTCCTTGACCACCTTGTACGCATTGTTCACCGACGTGGGAGTCGGCTGCAAGGTATTGTTGATCTCGCGCACTTTGGGGTGCGCAAGGATCTCCATGAAGTCCAGGATGTTGAGTGAAACCACATACTCTTCACAACGATAGCTGAGGTCGTTGTAAATATAGTTGGTCAACTCGTACGCCCGCTTGAACAGGTGTTCGCGCATCACCACTTCTGCGACTACCTTTTCGATGACCTGGCCTTCTTCATTCTTACTCAGCAGGCGTGCTTTGTAGTCTGGCAGCAGGTATTGGTCATACACACTCCACATGCAGTTACTGAGCATCAGCAAGTGGGTGTCGGAGTTGAGCAATCCACCATTGAGTACGAAGCGCACGTGGTGCTTGTACAGCAGCGGGGTTTGCCGGTAAAGCCGGTGCAGTTCCCAGCCGTAACCACTGAAGATGGTTTCACGCGCATTGGTGTCGATGGCGAAACCATCGTCGAACACCAAGGTAAATGGTCCGTGCAGATTTTCCCACAGCTGTTCTTGGGTAAAATCGAGCAGGGCACGCGCACTGATACGTTTCAATTTGTTCACGGTTCCTCCTTTTGTATTGTCATGCACCCTCTTTCCTAAGGGGAACGCATCAGTGTACATACCCCACGTCGGTATAATCGACACGGGTACCACCGGTTTGCAACAGGTGCTTCACCATCATGAGTGGGCGATTCTGACCACGCGGCACCTTGACACGGTCGACTGCGCACTGGATGTCGGTTGGTTTATCCGCTGTCAACACACTGTACACCACTTGGCGGTGGGTGGCAGGGTTGTTGTTACGATCGTGACGCTCAGCAGCCAACTCCCAGCCACAGTACGACACGAAGATGCGGTTTTCTGCTTCACCGTCCGAACGGATCGGCGAATTGCGAGTCGGTTGCAGGTACTTGGTGGCATTGGTCATCTGCGACAGTACCCCGAAGTGCTGGGTCTTGCCCGACGCCACTGCTGTCCAATCGTCCCCCGTCTTCTCCAGCAGCATCACGTACATGCTACCAATCATGACCTTTTCTTTGGTCAAGATGCGCCGGCCCGAATTGCCCACATACCACACTGGACCATACGTCGGCGGATAATACTTTTGCAGGTCGTGAACAATTTGTTCCGACTCTGGTTCATTTTCCGGCGGCAAGAAGACATAGATGTCGTCACCGATACACTTGCCGAGGTGTACTTCTGGCGGGTCTTTGTATTCTCCCGTCGCATGCCAGTTGTGCTGGATGGGCGAAATGATTTTGTAGAACCCCATCAGGTAGTCCCAGGCGCGGTTGAACAATTCCGGGTCACTGTACTTGATTTCGGTAACCTTGTGGATCGCTCTCGGGTCCTTATGCTCGATCCCTAACATAGCTTGGAGGTCGCGCCGCACTTTGTCACGCGCAGCATTTTGGTACTGCTCGTACAAGCGCCCGATGTTCATCCGTGACACGGTGGAATTCGGGTCCATCACGATGTGGGCGCGGCGGCCGTCTGCATCCACCGGCATTTCATGGGCTGGCTTGATTTTGCAGATCACGCCCTTGCCGCCATGGCAGTCCGTCAGCTTGAAGCCTTCGGTGGGTACGACTTCGTACTCGATCACGAATTCAATCGTGTAATCGTCCAGTGGCTTGCGGCGGCGATGCATGTGAATGCGCTCTTTATGCTCGCCCACCATGGCGATCGATTCTTTCACCAGGTTGCTCATCGCCGGCGTCAAGCGCAGCGAGTTACCGCGCGCCCGCTTCAAACGTTTCCACTCGTTGAAGATTTCCTGATGGTACGCACGCATGCCACGGTGGTACTTCTTGAACATTTCATCCATGCCGTACGGCACGAGTCCCGAAGTATTCATCGGATCGTGCCAGATGATGATGTCCACCACCTTGCCCTTGCCAGGCGATGCATAGCAGGGCCAGTCGAACGGGATGTTCAACTTCATGGTGTCTTCCACGCTCATTTCAAACAGCGCCGAATTCTCACTGTAGCGCCGCGTCGCCATGACTAGGCCATCCGGACGAATGTATTCGCCGATCTCAGGGAACGGCTTGAACACGTCTTTGGTGCCAAACATGTTCAGCGGGAAGCTATCACGCCCGCATTCCACCGTACGTCGTTCGTAGATCTTGAACGACATCAAAGGCAGAATCTCTTCCGAGACCAGCACACTATCCTCGGATGTCTCTGGCAACGAGATGAATGCCATGTTGCATTCCAACCCATAGCCGTAATGACCGCCTTTGAACTTGGCTGGCGAGTCCAAGAAGATTTCGCCCTTCATGAACGACTCGCGGTTCCCGGCCGCCAGTTGATGCAGTGCATCGCATGCCTTGTACTCGAAACTGAAGTACGGGTGATTCTGCGGGTGCGTAGGCAAATCGATGCAGCCGATTTCTTTGGTGCGCTCGTCTTCGTAAATCAACACGCGCTGCGGGCACTGTAATGCATTGACCTGGCCTGCGTCGATCCCGCGGCGATAGCGTTCCACGATCTTGATGATGTCTCCCGTGGTAGGCATCTTGACCGAGAACGTGTACTTCCCGTATTCCCTTTCCATGCCGGTCTGAAAGAACCGGCGACTGACCCCGCTGATCACCAGCGCCTGTCCCAAGTGACTGGCGAACATTTGCTGACGTGGCGAGGAATCGTGCGCGAACCATGGATTCAGCCCGCACACCCCCAAGAACTCCCTTCTCAGTTCATTGGGTTCAGTCTTGATGTAGTAGAGTGCTGATGGATTGTGTCCATATGGCATTTGTGTTGTCTTCCTTTTCTTTCGTGTTGTAACAACAGACTCTTTGTATGACAATGGTACTGTTTCCAGTACAGATCGGTAATATGTAACCTTAAATATCTACAGAGGAAAACCATGGACATTAATAACCTAGCGTACGACGCGGGTCCTACCTCGTTTTATACCCGCACAATCCGAAACGTCATCGATGATCACATGAGCTTGTTGCGTTACCACCCTAGCAATACGGTCATCCCTGTCACACCAAAGCAAGTGGAGCATTTCAAGGGTGACCTCTACGGGCTCTTTGCGGCGCTGGAAATCCCACCGCAATATCACTACTGTGTGCGCCAGATGAACGAACTGTCCTCCTCGTTGGTCGTTCCCGAAGACCTAAGCGAAATTTTGGTTCCCGACTTTAGTGTCGTCGACCTGATCCGCCAAGCCAGTACCATGAAATAAAGGGTGTTCAGTACAAAGAAAAAAGACCGATCCTTTTTGGGATCGGTCTTTTTATGCCGCCTTTAGAAGTTCCGGCGCGGCGTGCTGAAGCCGGAGGTGAATCCAGACGACATCCCGCCACCCGTAGCCCAGCCAGGTACGCGCTCTTGCTGGCTCACGCCGGCATGCCCATGGAAGCTCTGGGCCGGTGCGCCGAACTGCGCCGCCAGTGCCGGGTTGCTCGCCAGAATGGCGTTCATGTCGGCCTTGCCGTTGGCAGTAACCGTCGAAGGCGCTGCACGGAACGGCTGTGCAGTACCCGTGAACATCGTCGGCTGTGCCCAGCTGGTTTGTGCTGGAGCCGGCGCGGCGTTCGGCGCCGTGAACGTACTGGCAGGTGCTGCCGGTTCGGCCACCTTGACCGGTTCACCCGTGATCGGGTTGATCATGGTGACCTGTTTGGTCGGAGCCGGCGCCGCTGGTGCTGCTGCGACTGGCGCCGCACTGGAGGTCGGCGTGTTGATGCTGGAAGGCAGTCCTTCATTGCCATTCATCATCCCCAGACGCTTAGCCTCGGTGTAGAGCTGGCCGATGCGATCGAGTTCGTCCACCCAGGCCAGCTCGGTTTTCAGCTCGTCCGCTTCCGCGATGCGGTCGTGGAACAGGTCGAGCTGGTCGTTCAGGCAGCGGAAGATTGGTGCTGCCGCCGCGAGGAGCGACTCCAGCGTGGGTGCCATGTTGGACACGCTACCGACATCGTAGTGGTGCTTTTCCTTGATGTTCGGGATCACGTATTCCAGGATGCGCATGAAGGTGTCGATGTCCTTCGGACGCAGGCGCACGTTCTTGGTCGGCGTCTTGATGGTACCGTCCTCGGCGCTGGCCAGTGCTTCGTAAATCGGGAAGCTGACGATCGCAGCGCGGGAAAACTTCTCGCCCTTGACCATGCCACCTGGCCGGCTGTAGATGTTGACGAACGCCCGGTCACCAGGAAACGCATCGATCAGCTTGATGTAGTTGTCGAACGTGTGCTTGTCGACCTTCTTGACGTAGTCGAGATACTCGGTCTGGTCAGCGGTGAGCGTAGCATGCATGCCGGTGTCGCCCGAGATCTTCACCAGTCGCGCATTCATCATGCCGAAGATCGTGTTCAGGCGCAGGTTGAGCTGGGTGCGGATCGCTTCGTGGACCGGCGACTCTTTGCGAGCCAGCGATTCGTACAGCGGGTTGAAGGCGATGCGCCCTTCCCAGTTCGGGTTTTCCAGCTGGACATCGTAGGGCAGCACGAGGCGCTGGTCCTTGATCGTCAGCGGTTCCGGCTTGCCGTCTTCCAGGCGCGAGACGAAACCGTCTTGGTCGTACACCAGACCGAGCGCCTTCATCAGTTCTTGATACCATTTCAGCAACTTCATGGTGTTTCCTTTCTGCCCCCATGTGCGGGGGCGTTTCTTGTTGGTTTAGAAGGCGCGCTTCGTGCCGATCTGGAAGAAGGCATTCTTGAGCGCTGGCAACTGCGTGGCCGCATCGGTCAGCATGTCACCCAGGTCCTTGAATGCACCAGCCATGGTAAATGCCGCTTGCGGGTTGTCGGTCAGTACCGGCGTGAGCAGCGAACCGGCGAAGGTCGGCGAGACGAACTCGACTTTCGGTGCACCATCGAGGGAGATCTCGAAACGGCTGTCGCTATCGACGAACATCAGCATGTCGATTTCCAGGCCGCGCGTGTTTTGTTCCGAGAGCGGCAACAGCACTTCCCGCACGATGCGGTTTTCCAGCTGCACGATCTGGCCCGAAACGTCCACGTCCGAGAAAGTACCCCAGTCGAGCAGTTGCGCCGTCATGCGGCCATCCACGAAGGTGCGGTTGCTGCACTTGATGTGGGCGCGCATGATCATGTTTTCCATCATCAGGGCCGGAATCGTGTCCTTGATGAAAGAAGCCATGCGTTGCAGTTCGTGCGTCTTGCCCCAGGTTTCGCCGGGACCGTCTGCGCGCATCTTCTGCACCTGTGGCGTGATCGGAATCACTTTCGGACGCACCACGCACTCGGTGGGCGACAGCGCCACCAGCTCTTCGAGCGTGAAGTAGTTGCTGACCGTGTCGCTCAGGCCATGGCGGCGAATGCCGCGCAGCGCACGCAGGAAAATGTCTTGCGCGCTTTCTGCTTCCATGATCAAGCCCTGCGCTTCGGAGAGCTGATCCATGTCGGTGCCACCGATTTCACCCGAGCTATCATGCGCTTGCTTGTACGCCGAGAGCACCTTGCCGACGAATGCATTCGGCAGGGCGTTACGCACTTCCGACTTGATCGGCGTTTGCGACAGCACGGTGCGCTCGTCGTAAATGTCGGTCTGGGGAGTGTCCAGATCCATCGCTTGTTGACTGATGTAGCTGAACACGTCCATCGGACGCATGCGGAAATCGTACTTGCTGCTGTAACCACCGAAGCGGTTGTCGGCCAGAATTTGATTGGCACTACCGAGCGCCGTGACAGGAACCGCCATGCCGCTGGTGCGATCGACGAACTGGCGCAGCTGCACGATGTTGGTGATGTAGAACGGCATGCGGTTATTGATCGAACCACCCAGCGTTCGTTCGACTGGGTCGCTAAATGCCGTGACCACGAAGCGCACCACGTGGCCGGTTGCCGAATGCACTTCCACGGTCAACAGGGCGCGGTACACCGGATGCTGCCAGTTGCCGTTGATCGCGATTTCCTTGCCCGGCTGGTTGGCCGGCATCAGGAACACTTCAGCAACACCCGAAGCCAGGGCACCGGTAGCGGTACTGCCTTTGAGGTTCTTGAAGCGGTTGATCAGCATGCCTTGGATATCGGCATCCACGTTGGCGCGCCATTCACGCCGGTATTGCGGCTGGTACGTAGCCGACTCCTGCACCAAGAAACTGGTGACGATGATTCTTTCTTGATTGTTGTTGAACATTTAAAATTCCCCTTTCGCTACTGCAATGACAAATTGTGCCAGAATGATCCTGAAATTACTTGGTACAAAGTACCTTCTGTTGTTTTCACTCTTGTTGAGTTCGGCCACCCATTCCTTAGGTAGCGTCAGTGCCCAACTTTTCTTGCTCAACTCCTTCTCGATGGTTTCGATTTCTTTCTGTGCGACATTTTCCTGCTCGGTTTTGGATTTGGCAGTCACACGCCTGACATACGGGTAGAGCTGTTTCAACTCTTCCAGCTGGTTAGGCAAAATCCGTGAACGGTGGTCACTCCCGCCGATGCTGTCCGCCTCCACCCGTTTGGCCGATGCCGCAGCAGCCAGATCGGGATACCCTTTGTGCCACAGCACTGCCTGCACCACCCCCATCACTCCCATAATGGTTTCGTGGTTCAGCAGTTTGAGCGACTGCGGCGACAACACTTTCTTGACCGTCAACTGCATGAGGATCAATTGCTCGTTGGTTGGAATGACGCCATGCAGTAGGCGCACGTGCCCCACCGAGCGGTTCACCATGGCAGCGGGAATACCAGGGCAGATTTGCTGCGCCATGGCTACCACATTCTCTGCATACACTTGGAATGCGAGGATGCTACCTTGGGAAATCTCCTGCGGCGTCCGGTAGCCTTCGAGGGTCGAGAGATTGTTTTCTCCTTCCCCATTCAGGCCTTCGAACTTTTTCTCATTAATAGCGCCACCGAAACTGTTGTCGCTATTTTTGAGTTTGTGGCCAATGTAATTGTACAGCACATTGACCGACGAGTTGTTCGACTCGCCACCCATCAAGTCCAGGCAGCCCAGCTTACGGACCACCACCACCCCGAGCATCCATTCCGAATACTCTTGTGTGGACAAGCCCTTGCGCATCGCCGATACCTTGACCTGATCGGGCTTGGTATTGAACCGCACGTAGTCACGCAGCTTTTGCATGGCCGCGTGCTCGAACAGTTCCGACTGGCTCAGAAGCTGATACGCCTTGTACTCCTTGAAGTTGGTGCCCACCACTTTCTTGACCCGCTCGATGTAGAGCCCCCAGACCGGAACCATGGAGCGCACCAGAATCGAGATGGCAATCAACCACTTGTAGTCTTCTAGGCGGTAAGTGCCTTCTGGCGGTTTCTTGCTGACGTTGACCATGTCGTAAGACACGAGCAACTTCGGGTCGTTGGTCGGAATCCGCGCACCGCTTCGGTAGTCCGACCAGTTCTTCAGCTCATCGATACTGTGCAACTCGATGAGTCGCGCCACCAGTGGAAAGAGCGACTTCGTCATTTCCGTGTAATCGAAGCACGACGAGAACACATCGCGAATGTCGCGATACACGCCAAAGATTTGATCCTGTCGGGTGCGCGGCAGCGAATCCCAGTAACGATTGATGAGGTCGTACGGATCGATCTCGGCGTCGAAGACGGACTTCTCCTTCTTGGACTTGGTCGCGATTTCCAAGAAATCCACCACCCAGTCCAATTCTTCATTGTTGTGTACAATGGAGACGATGGCGCTGTCTTCTGCCACTATCTTCTTCTTGACGATGATCTTCAATGGTCTCTCCCTAAAGACTCTGTTTACCAGCTCATGTACGTGATATGTGACTAAGAATTTTTAGTGTAAGCACACACCACAAGGCAAAAGAGCTGGGTGGAATCCCACCCAGCCTCATGCTACTTTACTACCCTGTTAGAACGGGATATCACTCGCCCATTCGTCGCCGCCGTTGCTGCTACCGCCGCCGTTACCGCCGTCGTTATTGCTGCGGTAGTTATTACCTCCGCCGCCATTGCCGCCACGGTTACCGTAGTTGTTACCGCCACCACCGCCACGGTTGTTCGGATCGTACGGGGCCGGTTCTTCGTAGGTGGTGACCATCAGATGCTTGACCACGCCTTCCATGCGGCGCACGTAGGAACGCACGAAACGCTTCGACAGTTCAGCCAGCGGCAGCGGCGTGCCGTCGGCCTTCTTGAATTCGTGGAAGTTCGGCGGTGGCAGCATCTTGAAGACGATGACCGGACGGTTTTCCTTGAAGTGCTTGATCGACAGGCACACCACGCCGTCCTTGTCCTTGCCGACGATGAGGGTTGCTTGCGGGAGCGGATCTTTCGAACGTTGACCGCCGCCGGTGAACACGGTATCTTTGCAGACGATCATCTCACGCTCGCCTGGTTCCCAGTTCACGGCGTCGGCGATGGTTTCCATCGCAGTGCCCCAGTTACCGTAGTCGAACTTGGCGGTGATCTTGCCGTAGTCCGTGCTCTGGTCGTTTTCGGTGGGATCGCCAGTGTAGACCACCATGTGCGGGTTGCGCAGGCTTTGCGGGTTGTACTTCTTCAGCACCACCGCCAGCTTCGACTTGCGACCCTGGCCGGCAGGCGTGGGGCAATCGGTCGTCAGACGCAGGAATGGGTCGTCCAGCAGCGTCTTCGGCGCCTTGGGTCGGTTGTTAAAATCGGCCATCGTGGCCCTCCTTCTGTTGTTGTGGTTTCGGCGTGTGGGTGATGTCTACATGATGAATATCATAAGTAAAATTTCACCCTTTAACCGGATCATGGTTAAACGAGAATGTTTCTCAGGATTTCCTTGGCGTAAGGATTGGTCAGTTGTTCGATCCCGAAACGGATCTTTTCACGAGTCGTGATGGCTGACCAGCGATTCTTTACCGCCACTTCCAAAATCTCTTTACGGAGTTTGATGTCAGTGGGGCGGAAGAATTCGTTGTCACCGAAAACTTGCAAGAAGTCTTCGCGGAAGGGAATCATCGCCAGATTCTTCCCATCGTAATACTTGGTATGCCATTGTTCACGTCGCTTAATGGCACCTGTGTGGCTTTCCAGCAAGACCAATTCCTTGAATTCTTGGTAGGCCACTAAATCAAACGCGATGTGGGTGATGATCATCGCTTTGGTTTTATGCTCAGGCTTGAGCTTTAACCGGACTGTACGGATATTGCCCTTGGGATGTTTCTTGAGGACCATGCCGATACTGTCTTTCATGATGGCCGTAAACATTTTCTGTTTAGCGGTACTATCGCGGCGAATCACCGCGTAGGGGTACTTCTTGTCCATGTCAGCATAATCGCTAACATAGTAAATCACGCGGGTCAAGCCATTGGTTCGGCCCGTGATGATCTCGTAAATCTGCTCCATCTCACTGTCCAGCGCTTCTGCATACGCTTCTACTGAAACAGTTTCTGGTACTCCTTTATCAAACGCGCCGTAGATGTTACGGAACAAGGTGCGCAAGTTGATCCACAACTCTTCGTAGTCCAAAATCGGCGGTGGGTCCACTGGACGATCCGGATACATCCCCAGCGCGGCTTCAATGGCCAAGCTGGTGGCCACCGAGATCGGAAACTGCCCTGTAGTACGGCCTGGGTAATTTGCTAGAGACATCTACAATACCTCCCCGATCAATTGGCGCGCCGCAGCCAGCACTTCAGGTTTAGGATTGGCTTTTGCTACCCGTGCCAGCCACATGTCGCCGAGGTTGTCTTTCGTGAGTGCCACGTGCTGGAAGGTTTTCTCCAGTGCTGCGGCTTCTTCTTCCTGTACTTTCTTTTCTTTGCGGGAAATCTTGGACCAGTTGTACTCAGGGTACTTAAGTACGACTTGCTGCATATTGGTCAAGACTGGGTTGCCTGTATCTGCTTCGATGCGTACATAGGAATCGATTGGCAAGTCCTTGATGTACTTATCTACCTGCGCCAACGTTTCCGTTAAGTCCAATCCTTTACACGGCACAGTGACGTAGCGCTTGGCACCTTTGTTCTCAATGAACCTTACCTCATGTTCGCCGTCTTTCTTGGTGAGAATTCGCACATGGCCTTTGGCTTCTTCTTCACCGTGCTTGAGCCGGTCAAACGAACCGGGCGGGATGATGCGACCGCGGCGGTTATAGGTGTGCACATGGCCCACCATGATAAATTCACGCACGAGTGCCAAATAGGCATCCGAATCATGCGTTTTATGCGCATCCAAAAGCGCATCAATCTGGTAATCAAATTGCCCGTGCATCATGGCAAAGTCAACTTGATCCATCCCCTTGGCATGCAGTAATTCGCGGACTTGGCTGAGGGTTTTTTGAGTTGACGAATTAGCCTCGTCGGGTACATAGAGCATGGAGATCCCCAATCGCTCTATGTACTCGACAGAAACTGTTTTCACGTATCTAAGATCAGCGCCAATATCAGCGATTGCATTGATGCTCTCCCACAACTGGGATTGCTCCCAGTCATGTAGTGGCGTGCCCTTGAGCACGCGCACCACGATGTCATGTTGTTTCGCCTTCTTCAAGGTGTTGGCGATCCATTCATTGATGCGGGGAACAGCGGGGTCAGACAAACTTCCTCGGGTATCGAAGATGTCTCCGGTAAAACACAGCATATCGATCTTGGCAGTTTCCACGGGATCGGCCAAGACTTGGTTTAGATTACTGAGGATATGCTCGGTGGATGTTTGGCGATGCAGCAGGTGCACATCGCCAATATTCACGATGTAAAGCTCAGGGTGCGATTTCTTCATAATCGTCGGTCGGGTCAGTGGATTCGGGAGTCTTGCCCGGCGCCGTCGACTGGACCTTGATGTTGTAGTGTGCGAGGATTTTGAACCACGCTTCGGCCATCTTGGAGGTGTCGACATTGCCCTTCATAGTGTCTAGCCTCTTAGTTAATTCTTCGCTCAGGTAGCGTTCAGCCACCATGGGCAGGGTGTTTTCGTAGAGCTGGGCCTGCTTGACCACGAAGCTCATGTCGGTATCGGCCTGGCCCGTCACCGGTTGCACCATGCCATTTTCCATGAAAGGTGGTACCGTAAAGAGCACCTTGCCTGCTTGGTCGATGACGTCGACTTCCATGTACGGCGAACCGGCCACGGTCACCCAGTTGCCGCCGGTGATGTCTGGGTAACGCGCATTGGGTTGGTTCAGGAACATCGGCAAGAACACATCACGGAAGATGGGTTCGTAAAGCCGGGTCTTTTCTTGTTCCTTGGGGCGGGTATTGGCCAAGCTATTGGCAATGGCGTGAATTTGCTCGGAGGATTGCGCGAGCATTTCTTCGCGCAATTCATCCGCCGGATCGCGCAACTGTTCTTGCTGATTCATTCGTGTATCCTTTCTTCTAGTTCATTAAGAGGTGAGGCCTTGTTCTTTGACTTTTTGCGTGCCGTGGAATTTACCGTTGAGACCGTAGAGTTCTTGGGCAACGCTATAACGCTTACCGTCTTGGCTAAACCGGATCGACAAGCGCAAGGTCAAGATGTTGTCATTGTTTTCGCGGGTCGGTTGCATGTACACCTCGACATCCACATCGTCAAAGTGCCGGGAAAACAAGGTCGAATAACCCTGTCGGATCGCTTGCGTCAAATCCATCAGGTCGGCGCTGTGGCGTTCAAATAACCACGCTAGGCTCATGACTTGACTACCGAAAAGCCGGGTTTGGCTTTTGTCGGCTGCGGCCGCATGCGCCATCAAGGCGTCGGCTTTTTCAGCGGGCGTGGAAAGAAAGCCCGCTGGCGAGAGCGTGGCTACATCATTTTTTGGCATGAAGGCACCTGTAAGAGTAAGGGAAAACAACGAAAACGACTCATAGAATCGAGGAAAAAAAAAAACCCCTATCTACCGTTTTTCGGTAAATAGGGGCTTCTTCGGGTTCCCTTACAGTTTATCACCCAGCGGCGACGAAGGGTCGTCACCGTTAGGTTGTTCGAGCGCATGCCGAATCAGCGCCGCAGCCGACTGGATGGTGAACTTCATGTCAGGGTGGACGCGATCCACCGCCGTCACCTCCTCCATGCCATCGCAGTAATAGCTTTGACGCCAGCCGTGTTCTTCGTCGTCGTGCACGAGGCCGTGGTTAATGAGTCGGTAGTCGCGTTGATCGGCGCCCACCGCATTGCCCTCGGTATTTACGTACGTTTCTTCGAAGCCGCACACCCGTTGATCCAGATACATGGTACGCAGTTCAGGTACCGCCATGAGCCAGCGATGCATGACCTGGGGCGATTGCTGAATGTCAGCCACCGTTTCCAGATCACGGAATTCGTTACGCTCGAACAGTCCCTTCATCTTGCGCAGCACGCCACTACTAAAGCGCATTGCTTCGGAACCGACCACGTAATCGAATGCCTTCTTACTCGTTTCCATGAACGATCGACCATAGTCCGTGAGCATGTGGCCCATGTTGGTGATCGTTTCATTGAACCGATTCTGCATGAACTGAATCGTTGCGGGGTTCTTCTGTGCATACGCCAGAACACCGAACTCATCCAGCATTCCGGAATACTTTGACATTTAAATCCTCCTCTTTGCTAGTCCAGTGTCGGAATCAGCGCCATTTTTTGTTGCTGTTCTTCCGTCAGTGGTTCTTCTTTATAGTGGAGCCAGTTGGCGATCGTTGCCACGACTGTCTTCGGAATGGACAGGTTACGTGACAGCGTACGTACGCCATCGAAACCACAAGCACTCATGTGCGGTGCCAGTCGTTCGAGTTGTTCCGTCGTCATGTGGTCAATCGACAACGTACCATTTTGCTGGTCGCCATCGAAGTCGGCATTAAAGCCGGTAACCGACAGAATACTCATTGACACCGTCGGGATTTCAGCGTCCTGTGGACGTTCTGCCGAACCCTTAACCTGCGTGATGAACATGGCTTGCGCGGAGCCGCGTTCCAGTGATGGATTACGCTGGAAGATGACCGGGATACCCTTGTAGGGGCTTTCGTCGATCAGTTCCTTGAACAACTTGTCCAGCAACGGGTGCCATTTCTGGGCGTACTCGTACAGGAGATTGTTGATTTCGTAATTGTTCCACCCCATCTTCAGGAGCTTGTTGGTCAGGTGCAGGGACAGCACCGACACACCAATACCCCACGACACATGGATCTCGTCGTAGTCGTGTTTGTCCGTCAGCGACGCGATCACACCACGGAAGCTAAAGTGTGAACGACTGCCGAAGACATGCTTCCGGAACCAGCCTTCCTTGGGCGAAATACGATTGCGGTAAATCTCGTCGTAAAACGCACAGAGGCTATTGGCCATCTTGACCACCAGCGTTTCTTTCTTCGCCGGCTTCACGATGTTCAGGTCCGAATCGATGTTGGTCATCATGTTCACTGCATCGATGAGACCATTCATCGTCAGGTCACCGTACTCACCGAGGTTCGTGTTCTCCAGCACGAAGAGTACCCGGTTAGGTACTGGCAGGTACTGCGCAAACAAGCACTCGCGCTGTTCCTTGATAAGAATCGGGAAGCCATCGAACACTTCCTTCTTCTTGGTACCCTTCTTAAATACCTTCATCTTCAACAAACCATCCATGATGGCGTCGAAGTTGCGCACGAAGTTATTGTAGCCGCGCTCGACCTTGAGCGACGCCAACAATGCATCAACTTGTGCAATTTCCATCGGCGTTTTAACTGTTGCCCTGTAGGTGCGATCCGTCAGGTAGTTAATAACGTCAAACCCTTTCAGCTTGAACCGCTCGATTGCCATGATCCAGAAATTCGGATTGGGCAATGCGTCCACGCCTTTTGGTGCGCGTATCCACACCAAGGGTTCCAGATCCTGCTCCAACTGGTTCGTCACATGGGTGCCACAAAACGGGCACACAAAACCCACCAGTCCTTCCGCATATTTACCCGTGGTTTTACCACAGCCACACGACGGAATATTGGACAAGAAGTCCGTGGAGTCATACCGTGTGCACAGCAGCTTTTCAATGCGCTCGCGATCTCCTGTGGTGGAGTTATCGAGATCATTGATGTAGACCCGTATCCGACGACTTTGGTTGCGGTGCAGGTTATCGAAATTTTCCAGTGAAATTCCAACGCCCAAAGTGTTCTCCTGTCAGTCCATACAAAATAGAAAAAAATAAGGAACCCCGAAGGGTTCCTTATTTTACTTAACTACGCGTCATTGCAACCCGTAGCTTATGGACGCCAGATGCCAGCGAACTGGTTGCCCGGTGCGCTGTTGTTGGCTTGGCCGCCGACCGGTGCGCGGGTGAACAGGACGGACGAAGCAGCACTGGTCAGGCCGCTGCTGAAGTCGCCCACTGCACGATCGGCCGTGCCGGTGTCGAGGTAGGCGTTGCCGGTGATCGGCATGGCGGCGCCGACTTTCTCGACAGCTTGCACCAGCGAATCGATGAAGACGCCGGCGAAGGTGACGCGGCGGGCAGTGCTGGTGACCACCAGGTTCGGTGCAGCCTGCTTCAGGACTTCCAGGCGGCCAGCCATGCGCTGGGCTTCCGGGTAGGCCGTCTTCAGGTAGCTGTCCGAGTAGTCACGCACCAGGTTCGGCGCCGACTTGCCGAACAGGGCCATGATGGTCAGGTAGTCGTCGACGTCACGCAGGTCACGCACTTCGCCGTTGGCGGCGCGGTAGTAGCCCAGGTGGATGTTTTCACCTTTCTTCAGCGTGATTTCGCCGTTGGCCGGGAAGATCTTCAGGAACTCGCCGTTGGTCAGGGCGTTCGCGGCGTTCTTGATCGCTGCGATCGCGCCGGCATCGCCGTCGTCTGCTGCGGCCAGCACACCGTTGTACGAGGTGTCCGGACCACGCAGCGACACGTCCACTGCGAACACGACGCCCGGATGGAAGATCGCGCGCAGGAAGGTCATCAGCTGCGGGGTACCGAAGCTGTCGGCCTTGATGTCCATGACCGGACCCGGCACGTTCGGGTCGCCGCCGAAGTTCACTTCCTGATTCAGCACGCCGACGTCACGCAGGTCGAGCTGGTTCGGATCGATGTCGCGGCGCGGCAGGAACGCGGCCTTCCACAGGTCGTTGTTGCGCAGCGAGATGGCCGATACCAGGGCCAGCAGCTGGCCGCCGATGGTCTGGATACGTTCAGCGCGCAGGTCGGTCAGCACGATGCGGGCCAGGTACTTCATGTACATGTCCGGCGACGGCTGGGTCATGCTGCTGAAGCCAGGGATCGACTGTGCCACGTTCTTCGGCTGGTAGATCACGTTGACGAAGGCCGAGGTATTGGCGATCTCGGTGCCGCCAGTGGCACTGAAGCCCGGCACCTGCTGCTTGGCGACCGGCTCGGACACGACGGTGACCTTCATGTCCGAACGCACCGGCTGCTTGAACAGGTTCATCACCGGACGCGAGTCCAGGCTCAGGCGGGCTTGCAGCGTGTCGGCGCCGCCGATGTAGTCGGCCAGGTTCAGCGGCTTGGTGCCGAGCTGGGTTTGCAGCGCGATGGCGGCAGCGTAGCTGGCACGGCTGGCCAGGTTCTTCAGGGCCAGCGGATCGTTCAGGTTGTCGGTGAAGTCACGCGGCACGACCATGCCGATGGCCGGGTAAGCCTTGTCGGTCTGGAAACGCGCCATGACGATCTTGTGGATCTTTTCACGCACTGCTGGCACGTCGGCGTCGCCTGCGGTACGCAGCACCTGCACCTTGCCGCCGGGGGCGCCGGCCACGTATTCTTCGGTGACGGGGATCGGGTCGATCGAACCTTCGATGATCAGCGGCAGGTAGCCGACGCCGGCCTCGCGGTTCTTGGTCAGCTGGACAGCGACGATCAGGTACGAGATCGGCACGCCGATGGCGCCGTCGTGGCGATCGACCGGGATCAGGGTGGTCTGGACGGCGGCGGTGTCTTGCTTGTAGCTGTCGATCACTTCCTGGATCGCGCGCTGGAACTTGCCCAGGGTTTCGCTGGTGTTGCTCAGCGGGATCGGTGCCGCCAGGCCCATGCCCATGCTGGAGAAGGACATCTTGCCGTTGTTGCCGGTGCCGGTGTTGGTGAAGCCCTGGTCGGTGCTGGTGTTCGACGATTGCTGGGTATCGGCTTGGTTGCTGTTGTTCGACTTCACGCCTGCATTGGCCATTGCAGCGCCCAGTGCGGTCGGCTGGTTGTCGTCTTTGATTGCCATGGTTTTTTTCCTCTTTACTTAGTTTAACGATTTATGTTTGCGCAAACAAACGTTATTAGAGCAGTGTGGTGCTACATGCTCACCTAGGTTATATGTGTCCATGAATTTTTTCATTCATGGAAATCATAACTCCCTTTGTTAAGGTCCCGCCTCTAGACGCATCTAGAAGCAGTAGGCAAGACGGTCAAGTCTATTCCTATAACATAGCAGTTGGACAGTAAAAAATTATTGCACTGTCATTTCTGTGGTGAGAGTAGCGTGATGATTCATGTTATGTGTTTCCTCTCATCTATCGACTGGACAATCCCCCATGCGTACTTTGTTTAATCTCAAACCACCAAGTGAATACGGTGTGTTGCAGTCCGTCCACTGGCCCTACGTGCGAGATGGACTCAGACGCAACCTTGAAGTCATCTTGCGCTACCATCGCCGAAATCCCCAAGCAGTACAGGGATCGCACTTTTTAGTTCGTCTGCTGTATGCGATCACGGTGCCGCATGCACTGAACTTGGAGCGCTATTTCGAGAATGTCGACGCTGGTACATTCAATACCGCAAGTGCGTTAAAATTGACATCACCTGTTTCTAGAGGGGTGTTGCACAAGGGTATCTTCTACGGCGAAGGCTGCAAGGAAATCCTTCTTGCCCATAACGACTACTTCGATATCTACGAAGCTGACAAGGATTGGCGCAACTTGCAGCCGGTGAAGGTACTCAAGCACCCGCGTTCGGACTTGATGATGAATCTACCGGATGGCAAGAATACGGGTAGTGAAACCGGGATGGCCGTCATTGCCATCAACATCCCGATGCTGGCGATCATGTACCGCGCCTTCTGTAACTATGAAGCTGCTACTGCCAATGAAAGCGCGCAACTGTCAGTGTACCATTTCTTGCGCATGTATGTGTTACCCAACATGTTGCCTTCGCACTTGGATGTGGCACTCTTCAATCGCATCGACAACATGCAAAAGGGTGCGCCCTTGGGGGAGAGCAAACTAAAGCACTCGTTTGCTCTGGTTGACTATACCAAGCGCGTCACTGAAGTCCACACTGAAGTCTTGACGTATATCCACAAGAAGCGCCAAGACTTTCTGGGGGTACTCAAAACCATTCCGGCCGCCATCAAGCCGACAATGGCTGAAGTCATGGAAATGCCAGATGTTCCAGCCACCCGTCAAGTGGTCTGGGCACTGTTGGTAGCGCGGCTCCAAACCACTGCATTCTTGTTCCGAGCAGGACGCGAGCGGGTCAATACTCTCAACCAACTAGAAATCAATGCGGTACGCCGTGCCATCACTTCATACCGGGCTGATAACTTGCTAAGCAGTGTATTGCCGATTGAAGACTACATCGAGGTAGCACTTGAACTCGATGAGATTTTCGACAAGTCCTACAATTGACGGCATAAAAGACAGGAGAGGCGCTTGCCTCTCCTGTATGCCGCTTACTTTATTTCTGGCAAACCCAGTACTTCTTCCGGGGCGACCCACTCACTCTTCCCGTTCTCAGTAAGACGGCGAAATCCACAAGAATGTTTGGGCCAAAGATAGCCACCTTTAGCTGTAGGGCGGCTACGATTAAAAGAACCGGGTTGCTGGAGAATAGATTCCAACTTTTTTGTCATCTTCAGCTGACATAAGCGTTTCCCCTTGATGCCGCATGAGTTACGGTCGGTTCTTCCTGACCCAGTCTTCACCGCGCTTGCTCAGTTGGCCACTGTGCAGCAGCTCATCGCGTTTTTCGTGGTTGACCCGGTCCAGACCGTGGTTGATGGTTCCGATACCGGCTGTCGGGGTAACGCCAATTTTGGAGACGTCAACGATCTTGCCGGGTTGTTCGTAAATGATCTTCATCTCATGCTCCGTCTGGGCCGGCGTAGTGGTAGTTCACCCGTACGCTGGTATAGCTCGCGAGGTAGTCGCGATCGTCATTGCCGACCAAACGGTGGTCAGGCGGCACCCGTTTAACGGGGATCGGTACCTGCTTGTGCGCGGGTTTGGGTTCGACCTTATTGTGTTCGTTGCTGGTTGGTTGCATTCGTGATTCCTTTTCTTATTCAGCATTTTTCCAATTATGAAAATTTTGGCTATTAACACGTTGCCTGACAGTAGATACAGCTACTTCGTGCGCGCGAGCCGCCGCGCTCATACTTTCATAAATAATACCGTCAACAGATACTTTCTTTGATATCTCGGTGTTGTACTTCCGCATCGTTTCCAGCTGGACAGGAGTACGTTCTCTGCCGATGTTAAGTTGACGCATCTGTTCACAAAACTCAGGCGTGCGTTTCTTACCGATATTGGCCAATCTGACTTTCTCTACATGATCCGGAGAAAGTGTCATGCCGGTTCTTGCTTCGCTGATTTTTCTCCGGGTTTCTTCCGAAAAGACTCTTCCTTTGTTAGGGGAATATACATCATCAGCAACGTTGAACAAAAATCCCGATGCGCGATGACTTTGAATAATCATTTCTTCTATCTCAAACGCAATGTCGCGCGTAGGGGTATGAAGACAGATATAGTCAATTTGATTGTGTATGTTGTATGCTTCTTGAAGTGCGTGATTATAATGCACACCGCGACGTAACTGGCTTTCGTGGTTAGCTCGGCGTGAATACAAATCATCAGAGCTACCTATGTACCAGTTCCCACTAGCGACATGAACAAGAACATACACGCCGCATATTTTTCCTTCGTTGAATTCCGGAAATGCTCGAAAGTTTTCTATCATGGAAATATTCCTCAGTGAAAGTGTTAGTTTCACTGAGGTGATATGTAATTAAAATAACCTACTATTAATAATCGTCACTGACGAGTTTGGTGATACGATCATTGGCCATATAAAAACCTAATGTTTCGAGGACGAGGTACATCACCTTGACGGTATCCATGACGATGCGGCGGTAGTTGATCATTTCGAAGATTTCTTCCGGAATGCCGCACTGGGCGATGACCGGTTGCGGCAACTGGAAGGTGGTGATGTTCTTCATCTTACCAGTCTTCGCAATATACTTCTCCATACGATCGGCTAATGCGCGATCCTTAAAGCCGTCCATCCACTGGCGCATCTTCACGTTCGAGGACAAGTCCACCGAAATCTTCAGCACTGCATACGGCGGTTCTTCTGCATAGCCGTACTTGGGTGCGAACACTTCTTGCCAGAAGGTATGGTGCTGGAAAGGCGAATCCTCTTTGGCCTTGGTGTACGATTCAGCAGCCTTGATCTGGGTCGACTTAAAATAATCTTCGTCGCCACGCTTGATGGTCGCAATCACCCGACGTTCAATATCCGCTACGCGCTGGACCATGGTGAGCAAATTGATCTTTTGCTCATTCATAACCAAATCCATGATGTCGCGCATCATCACCGCAGCTTCCTCGATGACTTCTTTGGACACGTTGGAGGACTTCAGGTGCACACCCTTGATCTCGTCTTTGAGTTTGGCAAAGATTTGACCTTCCTGTACCGACTTGATCGCATAGTAGTGCTTAGCCACACGGGTCGGGACGAACACGTCAAAGTAGTACTCGTTCTTCATGGCGATTTGGAACAAGCGCTTTTGCTCGATACCAAAGTTCGCCGACATCTTGGCCAGGATGTGTGTGACGGTTTGCGACGCCAAGAAGATCATGCAGCCACCGATGGCTTTACACTTGGGGTCAAAGCCAGGGCGGCCTTGGTGCCAGATCACCCAATCCTGAACCGTGAAAATGGTCGAGTCAGTATCGGACACGAGTGCCACACGACGGATGCTATCTGGCAGTTTGGCCAAAGATGCTGGTACGTTAGATGTCACCCAGAACGCTTTGATCAGGTCCGCATACTTTTGCAGCACGTTGGCGATATTTTCCGACGTGGCAGCAATGATGCCATAGACGTGGGTGCCTTTCAGGTTCGCATACGGCGGTTCTTGGTTTTTGCCAGGGTTGACCGCCATGATGATGTCAGCACAAATGACGCCGGCCAGATTCAGATAGTCGCCTCGCACCTTAGAAATGATTTTTTCTGGATGCGCATGGGGTTCGCTCGGACGATACGACAACTGATCCAGGAACGAACGCACGAATGCTTCATTGTGCTTCATGAGGTGATACATATCACCCGTGTACATGAATGCAGCGCGCTGGATCGGAGTGAGTTTGTCGACCAACAGACGAATGCGCGCCAGTGCTTGGAGGTTACGCGGCCAGTACAGGTCGGTCGAATACCGAATGCACGCCATCGTCTCATCCGTTGTTGGATAATGCAGGTCGTACTTTTCCATCACCGCGCGGATGGCCTGGTAGTCACTGTGGTTGACGATGGAGATAATGTTGTTGACTACTATCTGCGGTGACCAGTAATGGCGATTGCCTGCCACCAGTTTTTCGTTGTTGACGTTGCCATAACCAGATGTGACACGGCAGGTCGAGGTCAGGGTGCTGTGACCGGTCGGGTTATACATCGGAGTGGACGGAGTCACGTGTGAGCCGGAAATAGCGTTGTTACGGATCTTGCGGTTATTCTGCTCGATCTTCTTGAGCACTGCCGTGGCCTTGTCGCCGGCAGCATCGGCGGCGAACATCGCCTTCTTGGCTTTGCTGCGCATTGCCACGTTATCGTCGATATAGTCCACGAGGAGTGATTGCTTCTTCGACGGATGAATATACGTGGTAAAGGTAGCTGCGATCAATTCTTGGTTACGGATCGCTTCGTTGAGGTAACCCATGAATGGCATGGCACGCTTGATGCGGTCGCCATTTTCCTGACGGTGCAGGAACATCACTTTGGGGTCTTTGAATTCGAACTTGCCACCCTTGGCCAGTTGTTTCTCGATCCACGCCGCGCAGTGTTCGACTGGGCGACCAGACATGATCGACAAATAGCAGGCAGCATCGGATTTGTAATGCTTCACTACGTCGAGGTCGCGGGTGTACGCCTCGATAGGCAGAACAAATGGATTGTCGGCTAGTGCGTTCATTCTGGGAAACTCCTTTACGGTAACACAAGATTACTACTGCGGGTATTTTTTGCAAAAAAAGAAGCATGCGGCATAAAAGAAAAAATGAGGACAGGACCCGAAAGCCCTGTCCCCTAAAACGCATCACGTCACAAACCACGCCACCCGTCAACCGTAGCGCGCATCAATTCGCCTGGAAAGAGGGGGAAACAGGCAAAGCGCAAGCGCCTAGTCGATCGATTAGGACTAACTCGCTGAAGAAGGAATGACGAGCTATCGGGCATTGGCGGTGTTTGTTGGCATCCTCCATGCGTTAAGAGGTTCTCGCCCCTAGCGTGGGAGAGACAGCTGGTGCTAGGGGTGAGCAGCGGGGTCAGCCTAACCCCTCTTACTACTCAAAACATGTAGTAACCCAGTAAAAAAACCAAGCGTTCCTACCACGTTTTGTTTGCGCATAACATACAGCGCACTGTTCTTAGTCTTCAGCCAGTTCGATGACAAAATCCTTGAAGCCACTCGTGAGCAACGCGTTACGCAGACGTGGCAAGTCTTCGGCGGTCGTGTTACCCACTTTGACGTTATACGAACGTGACAGAATTTTCTGGATGCTGGCTTCCTTGATCCAAGGAATGCCTACGATAAAACTCACACCCAGTTCAGTTTTGAACTCGGCGTAACTGTAGGCGGCCGGATTATTCGGCGTACCTGCGGGCAGGGATGAATAGACCTGCGCATGCAGTTCGCGGGTATTACAACCCAGACGAATTGCGCTGCGCTCGGTCATCACCCCCATGCAAGTGACGTTCTTGTGGCTGGAACCCAAGACCGCAGCTGGCCAAAGGTCAAACGAATAAACGCTATCGATTTCAAATGGGGCAGCCATTATAGTTTCCTGAAGAAATGGTTATTCACTCCCCCACGTAGTGCAGTACCATGACATCTTGGTCTACGGTATGTGGGGTATAGGGCAATGTTCCGTCAATATCGAACAAGTCGGCACTGCGGAAGAAATTGCACAGCATGGCAGTGATTTCTGCCGTTGCCAAAGTTAAATGATTGGCGTGTACAGCACTTTGCTGTAATCGCTTGTCTCGCATAAGATTGGCGTCAGGGATGAGAAACCCCACATGCTGAATAACCTTTTCATACGGGTAGTTGAGCATCTCGTTTAAGATTTGCCGCAACAGTTCTTGAAAATCTTCGATACATGGCGGGGAGTCGTAGAAGTGGGTCAGAAAGACAAAATAGTACTTCGGCACTTCTACGATCACCCTAACTGGTGGCGTGGGGTGCATCTTGGTCACGGGGAGTGAACAACACATGCTCCAGCACGATATTTTCGTTTTGCATGCACTTGTACGCATACATCAGCTTACCGTGACTGTACGCACCGATGCACTGGAGTTTGCCGACCAAGGCCATGCCAAGATTGACCAAGAAGCGGGTGTACTCCACTACTTGGGCAATGTCGCGCTCTTGCATGGCTTCTTGCACAATCTGCATGCTCTCGTACTGGAGCGACAGTTCGGCATCCTTCTTGAATGCGATGATCTGGATGATCTCAGTCAGCACCTTGTCCATGTCTTCCCGCCAGAACTGCTTAGCGGTACGCGTAGGCGCGCTCTCGGTTTCTTCTAGATACGGCATCATGATCGGCATCAGCTCGTTCAGCATCACCCGTGTGTCGAGGATGATGTGCGAAGGAGCCGTCTGCTTCTCGTTTTCGGGTGAGTATGAATGTGCCATCGTTGACGAATTTCGTAAAAGTAAATGGGAAGTGGCCGTCTGCATACGCATGGTGGTGACGCAGTTTATTTCTAACGCGGCCAGCCAGCTTTAACATTGCGGAATAAAGACGATCTTCCATACCTTCGTACACATACGGATCAAAGTGATCGATGTGGCCGGTATGGTCATAAATGTAGTGGCAGGCTGCGCTATGAAGATCGGTGGCTTCGGGTTCTTCATTTTCCAAAACCGCCATCACATCTCGCATAATGGTAGGCATTTCAATGACAGGAAAATCCAAATCCACTGTCTCTCCTACAAACTGTTTGATGGCATCATGACAATCCAGAATAAAAACATTGATCATGGAATTCTCCTAAGCCACCGCACTAAACAAGCTGCGGTGGGGGATATTAAACACGCGAAGGCGGTGGTGTTGCTGCCAAAAACATCGGCTGATCGGCGTCTTCGTTGATATGAATCATGAGCGTACTGCTATTTGTCAAACCGTAATCACAAGCTTCGATTTCCGCAAAGTAAATGTCAGGCAAGGCACGGTAGATGATGGCCAATACGCTATTGAGAAATTCACACTTGAGCTTGAGCACGAGTTCCTGTGGCATGCCTTGCTCACGCAAAAACTTGTTCGACTCCGGTTCCACATCGATAAGCAGCGAATGGTGGTGTTCCTTGAAAATCTCGTAGAGCACCGACTCGATGAAGTGCCGGAACATCTCGGTCTGGATCATGGCAAAAGGCGACGACACCCAGGCCGGATTACTCACATAAGTGATCGCCCATTCGTAAAAATCCTGAGCAAGCACGGCCACAGGGCCGGTCAAATCTAACAACACAGCCCTGCGCTTTTTCATGCTAGTTCCTTCTTAGTAGTCCACCGGCACATTGTTCTTGACATGCCAGTCGATGATCCGGTAATCGACGCTCTTGTTGATCACGAGCGTATGGGGATGGTCCATGTGCATGAAATGCACGCACCAGTTGTCGTCACCCACGAACGACGCCACCTTCATGCGTAGCGTTGCGAGCGACTTGATCATGTCTTCGAGCAGATCAACCATCACGTCGCCGGCACTATTCTGGTACTCGAATTCCCCATACACTCGGCGCAACTCATCAATCGTTGCTTGGTTCAAAAACTTCATGATGAGATCGTACTGCCGGTGTTCAGGCTCGATTTCCACGACACGGTCACCATCGATAGCCAGCTTGGGTCGACCGAGGCCACGACCGTAACTCGTCCACTCTTGGAGCTTTTCCAGTTCGAAGTCCATGAGCTTGTAAATCAATTGCAATGCCACGGCCGGCGCGGTTGGAGTCGAGGAGAGCAGATGCAGGTGACGCGACCCGATGACGACTTCTCCGACGTCGTCAAACACCGGGCTTTCGATCTGGTCGATATCCAGATACGTGACCGGCACTTCTGCTTTCACGCCCTTGCCGTCTGGCGCGTCACTCACCACGGTTTGGCGATACACCGTGCCAGCACGCATGCGCGGTGCGATTTCCCCTCGTACATACACGCCCGGTGCTGGTGAAATCAAATACTTCTCAAACTGATCATGGAACATCTGCGCGTACGGCAAGAGTTCGATGATCGCGGTTTTCTTGGTTGGATATTTGGATGGCAACATGTCAGGGTACGTACTTCGTTTGGTTTGTTAGGTACCCAACACAAACTACATTGTTGGGGTAGAATTTTATCCTGATGGCGTTACTGCTGTCGAATAAGTGTGGTGCCTTGAAGTAATGACTAAAGCAGGCTTGGATATTGAAGTCGACAGAATCAGCAAGCGCTTGGTACACCTTGAAATACTCGTAAGGAAAGCAGAAGTTCTCCATCTCGTAAAGACAATAGATTTCTGTCAGCTCGCGCCGTACTACCCACTGGATGAATTCCTTCCGTTCAACCGCTGGATAGTCTTTCAGTACGTTTGTTAATACAGGTTCAAGGTAAGCCAAGTACCCGCTTAAGTTCTGGATGATCCATGCGTGTGGTTTCATCTCTTTTTTCCTTAAACAGGGAGGGGTACCCCTCCATAAAATAGGTGCATGGTGTTTTTTATTACACGGCATAAAACGTTTCCTGCTACCCCTCTTAACGAAGAGTAGCAGGAAACCCATAAACCTTAGACTATTACGGCGTCACCGCACGAGAACAAAAAGAAACCTTCCTCGTCAGGAGTATTTGTCAGTGGAACAATATTGACAAACACAATTCCTTTCGAAAAGACACTGAGCGAGTAGTGCTTAGGGTCGGTTGCGATATCTTGTCGCGGCAGATTACGTGCAGGATTCATGACAAGCTGTGTGATCCACGCTGTCAGCATAGTGGTAAAGCCGCTCGTGACTGCGGGAATTGGTAGGCATTTGAGTCGAACACCTCTTGGGTTGGTTTCCAGCAAGAAATTAGGTTCTAGTGCCTGTAATTGTAATTGCATGAGTTTCTTGAGGCCTTGATGTTCTTCCGAATCAGTCAATCCAGTAGGAAAACGCAAAATAGCGTTGTCCTTTTCAGGATCAACACCATATGGGGTAACATTGGCCATAATTCAAATCTCCTTAATCGAACATAAAACGTTTCCTGCTACCCCTCGTGAGAAGAGTGACAAGAAACGTTTTATTCATTTCAATGATGTCGAGAGGAGGAATCGAACCTCCGGGTCCTAAAAAGGATCGCAGCTACTCGCATGGTTTCCCATCTTTGGCTGTGCGTCCACCAACATCCGCCCGTCTCGACTTTGATATAACTACTGCGGTGGTGCAAGGGGAGGGGCGTGACGGCACTAGATGCTTTCCACACGAATGTGGTCAGCGGCTCGAATTATCCCTCTCCCTTGCTGGTCATTGCGTTTCAGATCGAGTACTCGGCGTCTGGCTCAGCGGCTACTCAGTCTGTCTAAGTAGCGCGGTGACCTCCGGGCGGAACTGATCAAGTGTAACGCGACCTCTGCCCTCCGGTGGAGGCAGGTTGTCAATTGCGAAAAGGGTCAAGTTACCTTTGGGCGCGAAGTGATGGTGGCACTCGCCTTTGCTACGGTCTAAAGCCTATTTTTTAAACACGTACACGACGGACCGGCATGATCACTTGCCTGACAAGGCCCTTTACCTTGTGGCAGCCGGCATTCCGGAGGTTGTCGCTTTGTCCCCGTGTTGACCACACACGGGGATTGGTAGGCATGGTGTTCTCGATGGGTCTCGACAGCACAGCCGGGTCAGTGCCCCAGCCATAGTCGATATACGCAGGAAGACATTTGTCAAACTGCTCAGCGAGACGGGGCACAGGGGAGAAGTGAGGCGCACACAACTCTTCGAGCTGGGCGACTTTGTCCTCGATGGCTTCATCAACCAAAGCGACTTCGTCGGGGTGGTAAACTACCACATCCGCCATCTCCCTTAACCGGACAAGTAATTCCACGCCGAGCCGGCCACCCCCTAACACCAGGATGCGGGGTTTAATCGTCAACGACGATGCCCCGGCGGTTTGCCTTGCCCTTGACTGCGGCCAGGTTCACCGATTCTTCTTCGACCAACGCTTCACGCTGCCGGTCGATGTTCTTCTTCATCTCGTCGAGCGAGTCCTTGATGCTGGCGAACTTGCCGGTCGAGTTGACGAAGTGCACGGGCGCGGCACCGATGACGACCTTGTCCGCGTAGTCCGGGATCACGCCGACGCACTGGTATTCTGGCGTCTGCGAGATGCCGCTGCCCGACTGTGCGTTGGTCAGGGTGGCTACGCTGATGACAGCGCCGATGTCGCCGAGCGGCTGGTTGCCTTCGAACATGCTCAGCAGTGCCAGGCGCGGGCCGTAGTTGGTGATCTTCTTCTCGCTGAACTGGAGCCAGTGCTTCAGGTCTTGGCGGTCCATGCCGTGGTTCTGGCGCGAGAACAGCACGCACAGGGCGCCGACCAGGGACACGATCGCGCGGTCGACCTTCGCTTGCGGGGTGGCTTCGCTGTTCTGGAAGTAGGCCATCGAGATCGGCTTGCCCAGTTCGTCGGAGACGTTCTGGTAGGTCGTGATGACGTTCTTGGTGTTGCGGATTTCTTTCAGGTCACCGGTCGAACCGACCACGATCGCGATCACGTTGTGGCCTTCCTCGATCATGATCGAGGCGAGCGTGCTGCTGATCACGGCGCCGGAGCCGCCGCCGGCCGAGGACAGGACGATGTTCAGGTCGTTCGATGGCGGGAACTTTTGCAGGATCTGCTTGGCGTGCTGGTCGATCAGGTCGAGGTGTTCGCCCTGGTTCTTGCCGGAGCCGTCGGTTTTCGGCAGGAAGTAGCAGTTGCTGGCGTCGATCGTGTCGGTCATGTTCGAATCCGACGTGTCGATGTAGCCGATCTTCAGGTGCGCGGCACCGGCGACGCTGTTGTCACAGAAGGCTTGCAGCTGGGCACCGATGTTGAAGCCCAAGCCGCCATTGGCAAACAGTTGGACAGTACCGGTTTTCTTTTGTTCGTTCATGTTTCTTTCCTCTTTCGTTATGGTGTTGCGTTTGGTACATAACCTAGCACAACGTTGTTAAAAAATAGTGCTACGACAATTGAAATCGTATGTGACTTCACAAGGGTAATATGTGGTTAAATCTTTTTAGGAGGGGTATATGAACCCTATTTCAAAAGCGATCGACGAGTGCAAACGCGAGATTCCCTTGCGTATTCTCGACCTCGCGTTCAAACCCCAACACGCCAGCTTGTGGGGAAACGCACCACCTGTGTCGCTCGACGAACGGATCATGCATGAAGTGATTCGACCACGCGTGATGGTGGATTGCAACCTCATGGGGGGTACGGAAACGTACATCAATCTGGCTGGCTTACAGACCGATAAGACCCAAGACTTCGCTACCGTGTACCGGATTCCCAAATCCTTGACGCAAGGGCGCAGTATTTTGTCGGTGATGAACATCACCTTCACGAGTCCAGATTCGCTCAACTACGCAGGCGGCATGGCCACTGCCTCGGGTTCGGCCATCATGAACCTGGCGCAAGGCATGATGGATGCGCATGGCAATATTCCTAACATTTCCACCGCCAAGATTTCCCTCATCGGTGAAAACGTGGTAGCCGTGCGTGACCCCATCATGATGCCAGGATATTGCTTCTTGCGCTGCCTGCTCGCTAACGACGAACAGATGGGCCACCTGCAACTGAAGAGTTACCTGGCATTTTCAGAACTCGTGCTCTATGCGGTCAAGAGCCACATCTACAAAGAACTCATTCTGGAAATGGACATGGGGGTGCTGGTGGGTGGTAAAGAACTCGGCGCGATCAAGACCATGGTGGAAGAGTATCGCGAATGTAACGAACTCTACCGTACCTACTTGAAAACCAAGTGGGCCAAGATTGCACTCATGAACGATGTGGAATCGCACACCCGTTTCTTACGCAAGCTGGTGGGTGGCCACCGTTAAACGTGCGGCATAAAACCGAGGACGGGGTTTCCCGTCCTCCTTTGCCGAATAGACAAAAAAAAAAGAGCTAGGATATTCCCTAGCTCTTTATGCCGCACTATGCGGCCAGTGCAGCTGCGTCGTCGAACTTCGCAGTTTCCATCGATGCCGCGGCTGGCGGTGTTAGGTCTTCAGGGGTCACCGTTGTGGTGCCGAATTCCATGATGCCGATTTCCTGCGTTTCTGCCGGTTTCGTCTTGCTTACCTGCTTTTGTTTGTTCGGCTTGGGTTTGCCGTGCTTCTTCGGCTGGTTGTTGGTCTTGTTAGTTGCTGCTTCCGGCTTCTTCGCTTGGGCCGGCTTCTTGTGGAAGGTGCGTTTGGCTTTGGCTTTCTTCATGCCATCGCCCACGTACATGTGGCGCTCTTGGTAGTACTCGGCGATTTCACCGACCAGCTTTAACAGCGCTTCAGTATCGAGCACCGGGAAGTCCAGGTGGTCGACCAGCTTTGCCGTGACCGGCAGTGCGGTGCCACTACCAGCGTACAGGCCGAAGGCGCTGGCGAGGCTTTCGGTCATGTAGTACGACAGTGTCGGCAGGCCCGAGCGGCTCGGTTGGATCATGGTTGGATACACTGCGACGAGGCCGAAATGGGTGCCGATCAGGATGACCTTGCGCTTGTACTGGTCAGTGGTACGGGCCAGTTCGCCGTGTTCCATGATCAGGCGATGGTTCTCGTCGGTAACGACGCCGGCGAGCGTACCTTTTTCACCGAGCCACTGGCGGTTAAAGCTCAGGGTTTTCTCGATGCGATTGAAGAGCGACACGAAGTCGTTCATTTGTGCTGCGATCTCGGAATTCTTTTCCATTTTTTCTTCCTTCCAAAAGAAGTCAATCCAAGTTACCAAAGCGGTAACAGTAAAGGTCTACGTGGGTGTTGCACGAAAACAGACAAACGGCTACATGCTCTTTTCCTTTAAGAAATGTGTGGGGCTTTCATACCCCACGCTGGTTGTGTTAATTCTTACTTCTGCTGGTGCGCACCTTCTTGCACCGGCTTGGCATCGACGACGACGGTCGATTCCGGCTTGTCACTGGTGGTCGAAGGATCGGGCGTTGCGGTGTTCTGGGCAGCGTCGGCGGCAGTGTCGGATTCGAACGCATTGAAGTCGAAATCGTAACCGTATTCCGTTTTGCCGAGGCGCTTGGATTCGAAGCCCTCGTTCAGCATGAACGCATCGTGCAGCATCTGCACGAAGTTGGGTGCGTCGACGCCAACCGTCCTCATCAGCATTTCATACTTCTCGTTCGCGGCGGGTACTGACATTGCCGGCTGGATGACGTTGGATACGAGCCAGGTGACGGCTTCGTAGACGAACACCGGGTTCTCGTGGGTGAGCGAGAACTCGATGATGTCGAACGTCCGGTCGAAGTTTATGCCACGGTAGTCGAACAGGGCGGCGTCGTGCAGCACAAGCGCAAGATTACTACGCTCTTCGCCAGCATCCGTGAAGAACGCCCGGCCGGTGTCTTCTTCGGTCACCTTGATGATGATGTCGTAGAACGTGTCGGCGATGAGGGTGGCGCGCCGCTGGCGGTGCTCGATGCGTTCAGCCATGCGCTCGCGTTCGTGGTTGCGGAACAGCGAGAACGACAGCTCGGCCTCGTGGCCGGGGCGGAAGTGCCACAGGTCTTCCAGCGTGAAGTCGGCGCGCTTGTCGGCGGTGTCTTGCGCTTGGCGCTCTTGCTTGCGACGCTCCACGTCTTCGTAGATGGTGGCGAACAGGTCCAGATCGGAATTGGCTTGGTTCATGGTAAAACTCCTTCTTGATTAAATTGATTGAAATTACTGCGATGGTTGATCAAGGATAGACTGAACCGTATCCCTGAATGAGAACAAATTCCCCATCCAACTGGTATTGCTAGTGAGGGAACGAAACTTGGCTTTCTTGCGCATCGAGCCTCCGGTTTGCTTACGATGCTTGATACGGACCATCGTAACGCCATGGTAGTTATTGGGTTCGAAGACGCTCCCGCCTGGCGACGCGCTGATTTTCATCTGCCCGTTGAAGTACTTGGTAATGTAGCGATACGGATTGCTGTAGCGCGATTCGATTTCACCGTACGCCTTGATCGGGCTGATCGTCGCCGCCAACAGTTTCTTGCGCGTACCCTTGCGCTTGTTGTTCAAGCGTTCTTCGTAGGTCAGCGGGCGTTTCAGACGAGACAGGCCCTGCATGTTCGCGGCGTGATTTTGCGATACACTGCTCAGCACACCGAAATGCCTGAGCGGCTTATCACCGTTACCGATATCCAGCTTGAAGATAGGTGGTTGTAGGCTACGCGGCGGATTTTGGATATTCATCCGCTCCACGATCTCATCCAACTTACGGCGATGTTCATCACGGTCTTCCGTCACGATCATGGTACGGTTTTCGAGTGGTACCCGGCAGGCGTCACGTTTGGTCCGGTCGGTCCAGGTCAGTGTGCGGTAGGACTCGGATGCCGGATCACCGAACTCATCGAATTGGCTACCGTAACCGATGCCATAGAAATTGAGATCGTACGGTGCCGGTGCCACGCTCACGTCGCGATCCTTGTTGATCCAGGTCAGGATCGCGTCATTGTACTGCTCCCAGTCTTCACGGGTAAACTTGTGGCGCTCACCCGTGATGGCCTGGGCTGCCGGGGCGCCACCTTTTTTGAGGATGGTGGCGATCGTGTCCTTGGACAGGGTGATCTTTTCTTCACCGAACGTAAACTTCATGTAAGCACCTTCACCTTGAATTGTGTACAATGTCGCACGCATTACGGTGCGCGGCTGGACCGCGGACAGGTGTTTGCGTGCGATTCCTTTTGACGTCGACATGTCGCCATCGAGGTCGAGACTGCTGGCTGCAATATCTTTCACGATATCAACGTCTGGCTGGCTTGGGTGGATGAAATCGCCTTGCGCCAGCCACGGTTTGATCGACGCAATGACGTGCCTGTTCATCTTCATATTTGAGGATGTCAGGTGCACACCCTTGATGTGAAACTTTTCACCCAGATCACGGGCTGGTGGAATGTGGGAAAAAACGTAATCATCTCCTTTCCAACCAGATTCCATCTTCGCATTAATACGCGGGCGTGGGTTACGCAAACCGTCCTGATCGAGCCGGTCAAGCATGGCCTGGAACTGCTCGCCTTCTTCGTTCAGCATCCGCGAATCGACGTCCACTTGCTTGGTGAAGCGACCACGGCGAACTTCGTGCGCGACCCAGTTCGAGACGATCTCGAAGATGTCGTCTTGCTCTTGCTGCGGCAGTACCCGCATGCCCAACATGATCGCCGGGATCGCATGGTAATCGCCTTCCAGCAAGATCTTTTCGATGTTGCTCGTTTTGATCTCGAACTCTTTTCCGATGAGTTTGTAGATTGTTTTATTCTTGTCCATGATTACTTGTTCCCTTCTTTCTTGATGATTTTCATTTTGAGACGAGCGCGATTGGCGGCGATGATCGACTTGACACGACGACGTTTACGCTGGCTGGTGCCACCTTGGTTGAGGTGCGGATAATTCTCTTTAACCAGCGCTTTAACCATGGCGTTGTGGAAGGCTTGCGAAAACTTCACCCGGAAGGTCTTGGCCGTGGCAACGCGTTGCTTTATCTCCGCGATCTTATCGACTTCAGCAATAAACTCATCCGCGACACCGAGCAACATTTTCTTGTACTCAGCCAGCGGCTTTTCCTCACGAGCGACCGGCTGAGAAGCGTAGATATGCTTTCTCCAGATATTGGACGGAGTCTTGACTTCCTCCCACGCTTTCGCGGCCATGGTAATGACTCGTTCCTTTTCGGCAGGCGAGATCTCCATGTCGAGAATTTCCTGCGGGAGTTGCTCACGGATGGTCTTGCGGTGTTCATCCGACAAGAAGCTTTCTGGGTTCTCCATCACGAGACGCCAGTAGATTTGCCAGTCAGTCGTAGCGTTTTGAAGATCAAAGGTGAGTGAAACGGCCATAGTTGCTATTCTCCTATTTTCTTGAATGATTGTTAAGAAGCAGATGTTACTCTACTCAGTGGCGTGATGACATTCCCTAAAATCGAGATTCCTGCTGCTGGAGACACTACTACATCCCTCACTTCACAGGCGAACCGGGTCTGCCCGACCCTTTAAGACTCTAGCCAAAACACGACATACCGCGGCGGCGAATATTCATTGCACCAACGATATCGGCGTGTTGTGTATATTCACAGTCTATGCATTTAAAACCAGATTGTGTTGGTCTATTTTCTTTTGCAATGAAATCACAGCAAGGACACATCTGACTGGTATTTTTTGCTGAAACTAACACAAACAACGAACCGTACCAGTTACATTTGTAAAGTAGTTGACGAAAAAGAATACCCCAACCTTGCTGAGCGATGGATCGGTTAAGACCACGTTTTTGGGCTACTCTTTTACCAGGATACTCTTTTGTACCGCGTGCACTTTTCGTCATGTGTTTGATACACAAATCCTCAACCGCTACTGCTGCGTGGTTTTTGCATAATGCAGTAGTGAGTTTGTGGATGGTGTCGTGGCGAATGTGTTTAATGCGTTGGTGTTGCTTACTGAGCTTCAATCGAGCTTTGTTACGGTTATTTGATCCTTTCTGTTTATGACAAAACTGTCTCTGAAGTTTCTTGAGTTTATCTGTTTCTTGTTGCAAGCTTAAAAGATGATGATGGTGTTTTGATTCATTACCATCAAACGTTGTCGCAAAGTTCTTTACGCCAACATCAACACCTACGATAGTTCTTGGATTGTTGTACTTCTTTTCAACTCTGACTTCACAAGTTACACTAGCGTACCAGTGCTCGCCAGACAGTGATATCGTAACATGTTTTACAGTACCTTCGACAGGACGATTTTTTCGATACTTTACAAAACCCAGTAAAGGTAACTGTAGGTGCCTGTCTAGAACTTTGAAATATTGCATAAAACGAAATGCTTCTCTTTTTCCTTTCTTTTTGAAAACCGGATAAGAGGAACGTTTCTCAAAGAACGCTTTGAATGCTGAACCAAGATTTGCTAATGACTGTTGCAGTGCCTGTGCTGAACATTCATTTAGCCAAGCATATTCAGTTTCTTTCTTCAACAAAACCAATTCATTGCTAATAGCAAAAACGCTAGTTGATTCATTAGCTGCGTATCGTTCTTGCCAACGTGCCAAACCCCAATTATATACAAAACGACAACATCCAGCAAACTGCTTCAACTGTTGTTCTTGCTTTTTTGTTGGTTGAAGGCGATAGCAAAAAGTTTTGTGAATATTTACCTGACCTTGCTGAAGGTCTTGATTCTCTTGCATAAGACCTCCCTAGTGGTTTATCCAGTGCGTGATATGTGGTTATAATTTCCTTCAATCAAGGTTTTACGGCATAAGGCAGAGGGGGTCGCCCTCTGCCGTGATTCCCTACTCAGGGTCGAACATGACACTTTTATACACTATCGACCGAGAGACAAACTTCGCGCTGCGTCTCATGGAGAGATCGAGCAGGTAGCGCATATTGTTCTTTCAGGTTGGACGATGGCGGCATGTCGGGAAGTAAACCTTCCTCTTTCATGCGCCGGATGAGCGCTTCCATGTTGTGGTTGAGTGGCATGTTATTTGGGCTGTGGAGAAGATCCTGGTTGGAAAGCAAAATTGAGCGTGACATTACCGGCGCTGTATTGCTTGAGCATTTCTGGTAAGTTGAGCGATCCGCTAGGTTCGATACTTTTTGGCCAGATATTCTTGAACTCCCGGAAGCGGCGTTCTTTGTAGACCCGTTCCAGTGCGCGGCTGCGGCGGCGCTTTTTATGCCGCATCGAGCAGGAACGTTGCTGGAAACGCTTACCCACACCGTAACCCACAAAGTCCAACCGCACCACGACAAGATCGCGCTTGAAAAACTTCTCGGTAGCCTCCTTGACGGCTCCGTCCACTTTCTTGGTGAATTCCTCCACCCGCTGCTTAAGGCTCTCGGACACATTCACGATCGTAGCCGCCATTGCCGTGACACGGCCATCGTCACCGAAGTCAAAACCCATGACTTGGTCTTTCGTCGCACCAAAGGCTTCTTCTGCGGCCTGTTTCATTAGAGCGATCCACTGATCGTTGAATTGGCTACCGAAACCTTTCGGCATCTCGATCTTGGGGCCAAAAAAGATCGTGCCGTCTTGTGGTGCGCCCTTTCCAAGAGCTGGTTCGAGCGATGTATCGCGTGCAATCAGTGCCATGATGGGTCCCCAAGTTAAATGTCTACACCATCCCTTCCTTCAGTAAGTTTTCACCTTGTGTAAGATGTCACTTCGGCAACTCTACAATTTCGGAATAAAAAAGGGATTCCCTCCCCCCAAAATTTCACTCGTAAAATATAGAGAGTAGGAGGCCCTCTGGAGCCTCCTACTCTATAATAAAGGCCCCCCACCCCCAACGCAAGCCATCGCCACGGTTCTTTATTTATGAGTAGACGATTTTTCAACATGAAAAATTGGGAACTACAAGTCTACACATAAGGTAGGTAAACTCAAGTATAAAAATATTTTAAACGGGATTTTTTCTAGGAGAAAAATCCCTTTAGGTAGTTGTTTGCTTCGCAACAGAACACCCAACATACGAGGAAAACAGCAAACGAAGTTGGAAACACATTACATGTTTTTGTTGAAAGACTACCTGATACAATTTAGTGAAAAAAAAGTGATATTGATAGGCGCGCGGGCCGGGCCGGGCGGCTCGCGGCGGCCGCGCGAATACCCCTAGCAGCTCATCAGGAGCCTTCTGTGGCCATACTGAGAAGGTGGACGACACAATCTACCAACCTCCATTATAAACGCTTAGAACGCGTTTAAATGCATCTTGTCTCTTTTAATGTCTTTGTAGGCAGAGCCACTCATTATGTGACAGCCCTTTTTCGTCTCTTACTAAGGACACGCCATGACCCAACGTCTTACCACGCATCTGCGCCGCGCGCTCGAAGAAGCCGAAACTGAAGCGCGCCCCATCAAACTGACTGGCCCCCTCGGCCAAGCATTCACCGAGATGCTCCAGCACGAGTACGCCAAGAAAGACCCGGAAGCTACCGAAGAAGGTCAGCTCGCTACCGAAAGCCAGCAGCTCGAAGAGGAAACCCTCAAGCGCGTCGCTTTGATGCTCACTGGTGGCGAAGTCTCGTCCAACCAAAGCGTCCTGCAAGTGTTCGGGGTATCGCAAACCGAAGCCACCGAAGAAGACGTGATCCAAATGACGCAAGACGTGGCCGCCCTGCCATCCGAACACCGCGACGAATACGTGCTCATCATCAAAGAAGAGCCCGACACTCAGCAAAGCGAAGCCAGCGTCGAAGCTGTCTCGGCGATGGAGTCGTTTGCCAAGGTGTTTGGCATCCAGGTGTACCCGAGCCTGGAAGCGTTTGCCAAAGCGCATTTCGGCTAATAAGGTGCCAGCGCGTACGCGCTGGCCTTTATGCCGCACGTTGCAACGAATGCACGAAACGCGTTAATCTTGTGTACCCTACTCTTTCTGAGAGCCGCCTATGCCTGATTCCATCAAAAGTATCTTTGACGAAGAATGTGCGTCGTTGAAGATCGATGCGCACTTTGTGAAAGCGCTGCATCTGTACCAAGTCTCGTTTGTCAACAAGAACCGCGACCACATCCAGTTCTTTGGTGGACATCTCCTAGGTGTTCAAGTGGTGCGTTTTACTTCGGGCGACCGTAGCCGGTGGTTCGAAGAAGTCATGAAAGTCGAAGAAGGTCCGCTTACCAGTCGATTATCGAAATTGGAAGTCATTGACTATACCAACCGCATCGTCGGTAGCGATACCATGAACCTGTCGGCGCTGTGGCTCGCCCATGCGATTATGCACAGCAAATACATCAGTGAGCAACAAAAACACGCCGCCATGGTCGATGCAATGCTTGCTTTGCAGTACAAGCTCTTTACGAGTTTGCTCGGCCACTACTTTGCCTACCAGGCTGACGAGAGTGTCGCAGAAGCGACTTATGCGTCACTGTCGGGTCGATTCTTGATCAAGCAGTACAAGAATTGGTTTGATTTGTTCCGTGGCCGTGCGGAAGAAATCATCAAGAAGGATGGCATCCACTTTGATACCATCAAGAAGATGGAAAACGACGAGGATTGCCAGTATGTGCTCAACGATATCCAGGGGCGCATCCGTGACATCATGAAGAATATTTACGCCGAATTCATGATCGTGCACAAACAAGGTAGCCGTATTTTGTCGACCAGTTCGGTGGTCGAACACGATGGCGCCGAGATCTTACGTGACAAGACCAAGAACCTTACGGCTTATACGCGTTACATCCACTCGATCATCACGGATCGTAACTCGTTCATTCGTGAAGAATTGGTCAATGTCGTTATGTCCGCCATGGCGACGATGCCTGAGGCACTCTTTCGCAAGACGCTGGAGTACATGTCGGATAACTACCGACATCGCCAGTCGCAGGACATCGAGTTGCTCCTAGACAAAACCCTGATCCATAGTTTTGCGTACCTCGCTGATAACCGCGAACTCGTAAACAAGAACACGGATCTGGCAGAGTTACTTAGCAGGCTGCGAGGCGTGTACACCTCCTCCCGCTCGACGGACCCGGAATTGTTCTACTTGCGTGAAACAGCCGAGCGCATCGTGGGGCGCGCTACCAAAAATCGCAATGACAACGTGATTGCCAGTATTCGCACCGGGGTGCTCCTGTACGTCGTGCTTCGGTCCTTCACGATGCGCTACTACAAGACGCACGCTTAACTTCTTGCATTCGGCTCTCTGGAGTACAGTTATGGCTATCATCGCAAAGTTGGTATCCGCGCTTGTCCTGCTTCTGGAGAGAATCAAAGGGGAGCAAACCTTTACCCTGACCAAGACCGACCAGAAACACATGAGTCACTTGGTCGGGCATTCGTTTGCTGATTATGAAATCCACATTTATTGCCAGCGCAAGCAATACTGCCGCGTGTACCGACGATGGTTTGTACCTAACCGTACGTTCGTCCTCTACCGTGTCTTTAGCAGAGCAAGTGCAGGTGCGCCTGGTAGTGTAATCCAAGCATGCCAGATCGAAGCCGATATACCTGCCCAGTTACCGTCGTTTGTGGACGATAACTTGCAGCGCATGTCAGCGGTATCGGCTTATCTCGATTTGGTGATTGCCCGGTTGCCTACATCTTGATCCAGTAAGTTTAGCGGCATAAACCCTCCTCCTAGCGTAAAGCCGGGAGGAGGGTTTATTTCCGACTACTCAAAAATAGCGGCTTGAGCGGTATGCTGGCTCACTCGATATGAACCCGTGCTCGTTATTACTGTACGAATGGTTACCCGTGAAATGACGCAGGTGGCCGTAGGGGTCAGTCTTGTTCTGACGCCGCTTATTCCACTTCGCGTCCTTGACGTTTTGCAACAGTTGTTCCAAGCTGAACGTTTCACCGATCTCGCGGACCAAGCGCGAGTCGATCATACGCAGTTCTTGTTCGAGCTTTTGCGAAACGTACTCGTCCGGTTCATTCTTCAGGCGCTCCATCAGCACATCCATGCGCTGGCGGTAAGCTGCCTGCTCTTCTTCAATCCACTGTTCTTCTTGGGATTTCTGTTTCCCGCCACGGGAAACCTTGCACATGATGCGACCAGGATCGATACCGTAGTGCACCAAGTTCGTACCCTGCGACAGCATCCAGTTGCACAGCAGCCAACCGATGGTCATGTCGTCGTGCTCGCCCGGCGGGTGGTCCACGCGACCATTCTTTGTGATAAGACCCGCGGTCTGGTCCACGAGTGGTTTATCGTTCATGCAGTTCATTCCCAACTGTGCCGCATTTTGCAGCGTAGTCGAGTAGAGTTCATTACGGCTAGTGGCGCCGCTACCCGATGTAGCAAAGCCAAACAGGCGTTTGTACAGATCCATCCAACCGTGCTGGCGCCGATGCATCGGCGTGCAGGCGACTTCCCGATAACGGTCCTTATGCAAGGCGTTATCGTTGACTACCCAGTTAAAGAGTCGCTTGAAGGGGTCGATGCCGGCCGATGCCAATTTCAGGATCAGGTAGTCCAGAATCATGCCGCCCGTGGATTTACGCTCAATGATGCCGGTCACGTTTTCAAACCGAATCATGAACGTACAGAGCCACTCGGAGAAAGTAATCAGGTTCAGTTCGTTGTACGAACCAGCCGCGATCACTTCCAGCGTCTCCACATCCATCAGCACAAGCGAGATTTCATCTCGGCCAATTGCTTCACTGGTATCCATACCCATGACAAACTTGCCGCTCGCCATGCGCTGTGCAATCTGGTCTTTCGGGATGTACCAGCGCGTGATGTAGTTGTATGGCTTGGTAATCTCAGTGTAGGCCACATCCTTGACTGAGCGTGCCATGGCTTCGAGGACATAAATCGGCAGTGGCGACGTTTGGCTACCCGAGGTCCACATGTTGAAGTAGTCTCGGTTCGCGTCTTCACCTGTGGCAAACGAGTCAGCCAGTTTGCCCGCCAGCCACTCGTCGGTTTTACCCAACTGGCGGTGGTTGAAAGTAGCATTGATCGCCGCCTTCTTGACCTTGCCCTCCACACGGCAGGCTGACAGCACGGTCTTTTCCAAGTCCGCTTGGTCGACACAGTCGTAGAAAGCTTCCGACCACACCGCGGCATTGGAAATTAAGCGGTACATGTAGGCGCCGTCTTTGTCGTCCTTTTTACCAGCCGTTGTGGTGAAGATGGTGCCGTAAGGCGAACCTTGTGCTTTGGCGCGGTCCACTGCTGCACCCGTTGCTGCCAGTGCTGCTGGCAATGCAATTTCGATGTTTGGCTGGAACGGGGCTTCGTCAATCTGGAAGATCGGCGAGGTCAGACCGCGACCCATGTTAATGGCGCGCTTAGGTGAAGACTGCGGCACGTGCGTCTTGTAACGGTTACCGTGCGACATCACGGTAATTTCTTCCGTGTTATTGGCGTCGTCCGGGTGCTTGTGTTGCAGGTACTTTGGCAAGTCGGCGATGATCGACTTCATGCGCTCAATGTTCGAACGGCGCAGCGTATCGTCCTTGGTCAACAGGTTGATGGTGGTCTTCTCGCAGATGAATTCCATCAGGAGCACCATCAAGACGTCAGTGGAAAAGGATTTACCGGTCTGACGAATCTGGATCAGGAAGATCGTGATGTGGTTGAAGAAACACCACCACAGGCAAATGTTGCCGCGGTTCGCTTCCACCATGACGCCCTCGTTGCTACCGTTACCCGGCGCTAAGGCGACTTCGCGGAAGAAGTACCAGGGATTGAGTTTGCACTCGACACCGATGTCGGTCATTTGCTCAACCGTCAAATTCTTGCTATGGGGGTCGACTCCCTTGAGACGCGGATTGATGAGAGCGAGCATGAAGACGCAGTTTTCCACACCCATCGAGTGCAGGAGTAGCGCCATGCGCACAAAGCTTTGGTTGCGCGTATCCCAGTCCGCCTGTGCGGTCGGATATTTAAGCCAGTCTTTCTTAAAGAGAATCATGTTCTCCTCCAAGGTAAAAGCCGCCACCACTCGTCCCTATGGTAGCGGGCGAGTGGTGGCGGTGATGCTTACGTTTGGTAGATCGGCACACCAGCGATACTCAGCTGGATGTCGTTGTCAGGCGTTCGCTTGAAGAAGCGCACAAACAGCGTGCCGCCATTGGGGACGGCTTCGCTGATGGTGTGCTGCATTTTCCACTCGGCGATCGGGAATTCGATCGAGCGGTTGGTGAAGACGAACGCGAAGTGCGTTGGCAGCGGTGGCGCCGCTTCCTTTTGCGGGTCGTACAACGGAATGGTGCGGAAGTACAGCCGCGCCAGCCAGTCGTCGAGCGTTGCAGCACCCATGTCCACCTTGATCTTCCAGTTGTTGGTGTCAACGAAAGTCGAGGAGGCATAGTTCTGCACACCATACGGCGGATTCTGGCTTGGTTCAAAGCCGATCTGCCAGTTGGTTTCGTGCTCGGTACCGGGCCGCAGCAAGGTGACGTCGATCGTCTCGACGTGCTTGTACTTGTTGAACGACGCGTTCACCGCTTGCAGGTCCACCGATACCACGAGGCGTTGGTTGGTACCGTAAGCGCGTGGGCTGAAGGTCGGGCCACCTTCGTTCATTCGCACGTAGGGCGTAGCGCGCCAGATATTGGTGCGCTCCAGATTGGCGAGGAACCATTCCAGACGGTAGCCGTCCTGTGGTCCCAGCCAAACCGGGTAGGCGAACAGTTTCACCGAGTACGAACCGTTGGCGGTGAGCGACTGCGCGCGGTAATGCTTCGGTACGTTGCGATTTTCTCCCACGGTCAGGCCGATGGCGATTTCTTCTGGCGACAGGTTGTAGTTGAGCAGCACCGGGATTTCCTCGCCCACCACCGTCAGGAGATAATCCTCCAGGCCGAAGAGTTCGAATTTGGTGCCGTCGATCGGCAAGCGACGGGTTTCGCCATCGCTGTACTTGACCACACCCATCAGATTCAGGCCCTGCATCAGCACGTTAATCGGATACTGGATCAGGGCGCTGTCAGCGTCGGACAGGAATGGCGTGTCGAGATAGATGTCGGTGACGTACTTCACGCCGCTATTCGGACGCGCAATCACATCCGTGTTTTCTACCAATAGCTGCTGTTTGGACAGTACCTCGTTACCCGACGAGTAGAATACCGCATACACCACTTCGCCATCCGGCACCTTTTCGGTGCACTTGAACGACGTGACGTTCATGCGCGTTTTGTTGCCTTCGATCTGGGCCAGTTCCAACGGCACATCTTGGCCGAGGTAGTTTCCGGCCGAGTCGTACACAGCACTGATGACCTTGCTCGACGAATTGAGCACACTGCCCCGGAACAGACGCATGTATTTCGCCCGGCTACCCCAGACGAAGCAGCGATGGTCGACTTCCATGTGGAAAGGCATCACCTTGGTGTTGAGGTAGGCACGGTAGGTGTTGTTCTGGGGACCTGGCCCCACGCCCAGTAACACATCTTCTTCCGGGAGCACCCCGTCGTAGACCGTTGCGGTGGCTTTCACCAAGGTCGGGACATAGGTGGTCGGGTTGATGGCGGTGACCCGGTACATGGTTTCGGTGTCCGTATCGAGCACGCGGTCTTTGACGTTCGGGACAAACCGGTTTTCACCGATCAAGCCATCAAAGATTTCAAACAGTGCCCAGAGACGAAAACCACGGTTGGGGTCGTAGACAGGCGGGATATTGTCCACACTACCTGCTACGCCTTGAAGCGCAATTTCAGACATACTCTTTCTCCATTAAGCCGAAAGCACGAGGAAGTGCGACAAGTTCACTCGGTCTTTCAGATACAGCTTCACCGCACGGGCGAGGAATTTATAGCAGTACAGATCCACTTCCACCACCGTTTTCAAGTGGTGCGGATGGATGGCGACATACTTTGGATCAGGGCGCAATGCATCCTGAGTGGGGTCAAACGCGAGCAGATACTCATACGGTTTACAGATTTCATACACATCTGCATCCGCATAGAAGCTCTTGATGCGCGGGTCGACCAAGAAACCGTTCTTCAGATCGAACAGCAGTTTGGCACAGAATGGACTGACCACCGGGTACAGGTCGACGATCGCGTTGGGGTTGGTGAACGGTTGCTGCGGCAGTTTTTCCGTCAGGTAGTCGCTCACCTTCTTGTCGATCACGAGCGACTTGGCACGCAGCTCGTACGTGTCGTCCGCTGCCAGACCGCGCACCGGTACCACCAGATCGCGGATGAGGTAAGGAAGGCCATTACGGGCATCCGGTACCCGGACCGCAGCATCTTCTTCAGCAAAAAGCAGTTCACGCCGGTCATACAGTGCACCACCCACCACGATGCGCTGCACCTTGTCGTCGCGGATATCAAAGCGATCGTTGGCCGAAAGCAAGCCGTGGTCGATAAAGCCCCTTTCGTTAAATGCTTCCCTGGACAGATCGGACTTACACAGCCCCGTAAAGCGGACCGTGATCTGCTGCTTGCCGTTGTCGTTCAGGTATGCCTTATTGACGATCACGATCTGGGGGAAGTTGACGTAGTAGTCCACCCCTTCAACCAAAGAGCGACGGTTCATGAACACGTCGAGTTCGCCCATCGGGATTTGCATGACCCGGTTGGTGATCGAACCGCCCCGGTTGGCCAGATGCGTCAGGCTAAATTCCACCACCCCGCTACTGCTATCCAATTCCAAGTTGTAGGCCAAGATGTGGCGGTTACCACGCACCAAAGTGTAGGTGGTGGCCGGGTTGGTGAGCCACTGTACCTTGCCGTTCAAGATGCTGTACTTGCCGCTATCGGTGACGTCTTCCCAGCGGTTGTTCACCACGCCACCTACCTCGATCCCGCAGGTGTAGAACCGGTAGTCCGCGGTCATGTCAAGGTCACTCACTTGCTGGCCGTAAGTTTCATCGAGTCGCGTACTGATTGTGCCGGCCAGCACTTCCACCAGGCGTGCAGCATTATTGCGGCAAGAATACACCGCGCCTTGGGTATGTTGGTAATACCCCAAGAGGTGGCCATTGGCATCGTATTCGAACATGGCCGAATCCTGTTGCAGTCCGTAGGGCAATTCGATCGTGCGCTGGTTCGACGAGAGCTTGACAAAGTGCGGGGAGTCCGCCAAGATTTTGGTGATGGCGTTGTAGCCATAGGCGTCCTGTACCAGACGCGCCGTCATGTTTGCCGACAGGGAACGCATGATCTCAGTGTAGGCGGATTGTTCCAGCACCGCTGCCGTCCAGTTATCCACCACGGCACTGCTAGAGAGCATGGCGTCGATCAGGTCGTCGTCGTGCATCTTGTACAGTTCTTTGATGCGGTTATTTTCGTCAATCAACGGACGATGGTATCCGGAATAGCGGATGTGTGCCACCAGAACGAGTTCACTTACGGGCCAAGTGGGATTCTTGGCAGCGTAGCTTTCGATGTAGTCCACAGGGATCGCATAGTCTTTGTGGGTAACCATGCGCACCGCGTCGCCTCCTGCGGCATTGCGGTGGTAATACACACCACGATGTCTGCCCGTCGAGGGATTCTTGCGTACCAAGAAAAAGTCCACATCATCGTGGTAGTCGATGGTGCCGCCACCCTGACCCGGATAGTGGAGCAGGTACTTTTGCTTGTTGTCCAGCGTGCTGGTGAACGCTTTCAAATCCTTGATTGGGAATTCGATGATGTCACGGATCGAATTGTCGTGTACGATTTCGACATAGTCACCCACCGCCACCGTGAACAGGTTCAAGAAGGAGACTTTGTAACCGTTGACGAACGCGTACGTAGCGCCATCGCGTTGCTGCCAGGCGTTAAAAAGATCCTGGATGGCGACGATGTCGTTTCGCGTGGCTGGCGAACTGCCATAGATTTGGATATCATCTTCCATGATGCCGGCGCGCCGACTTTGGAAGAATGCATTGGTGTACACGCGCAAGAAGATGTCGTTCTCGCGCAGACTCAGTAAGCCCGGCACCTCCTTCACTGCAAAAAGCAGGTTACGGTTTTTCGTCACCATGTACCAACTTTGGGTACGCGGGAACTCGATACCGAATTGGCTGTAAATATCCACCATGACTTTGCGTTCACGGCAGGTATCGGCCACCAGTTTCCACAGGCCATGGGTTTCGAGCAGACCCATCAGAGCGGGGCTGAGTTGACCCACTTGAAATACGTGAAAACGACTGGTGTTGTCCGGCAAGGAATAGGTATTCTTCCCGGCTTCAAAATTTTGCCATACGCCAATGGCGCGAGTGATCCGTTTGGGCTTCACAATCGACTGCAAGTCTTGCTGTGGATTGCACCAGACGTTCAAGATGGCATGGTTGACAATGTAGTCGACGCTCATGACGAACCTTTGACAGAAAAAAAGCCACCCTATTGCTTAACGCAACAGAGTGGCAAAAGAATTATTCGCTCAGCGATTCGTTCAGTGGTGCGAAATTCTCCACCAGTTTTTTGATCGAGCCGTAGAACAGTTGGTCGGCGCCACCGCGGCTGACCCGTTCGAACAGGCGCATGAGGCCAGTGTTACGGTAGCTACGGTCGCTGCCGGCAGTGTAGACGATGGCCAGCCAAGTCGGCGGGTGTTCGAGTGCGACGGCCAGGATTTCCTTGAAGTTGTAGCCGAACCACGAACCACCGAGCGACGCGTACAGCACGCCACGGTTCAACTCTTGCAGTCGCACACCCACCACGTCACCCGCTGCCCGGCAGAAGGCGTCGATCGAGGGGAGCACGGGATACTTGTCCATCACCGTCAGGATTTCCTTGACATCGATGCCGAGGTCACGGCCGAGGGAGCCGGCGGCGCGCACCTTGTCAGTTTCGTCCAGATCCGTCGCGTCGCTGAAATTCGAGTTGTACAAGATACCGGACAAGATCGACAGGCGCATTTGGTCGATTGGTTCAAGCGCGAACTTGCGTTGCAGACCTTCGCTGATCCAGCTGGTGAACATCTTGACCGGAATCGCCGATACGTTACGCAGGTAGTTGCGTTCTTCACCCAGCCAGATCGAACTGAGGCGCAGGCGCAGTTTGGCCATGTTCATTTCCGATTCGTTGCGCACGATGAATGCTTCTTGGTTGCGGCTCCACTGACCAAAGGGGCGCGCGTCCATGGCCAGCGTGGGGCGTGCTTCTTTCTCTCCCGACTGCTTCGGGTCCAGCAGCATCGGATGGGTAAAACTTGGGATCGCGTTGCGGTAGTTGTCGCCATCTTCCACCACCACGAGATTCGGCGCGATGTAGTTCAGTGCACCGGTCGCGGCGGCCGCCTTGAGCTGCACTTGGGTCTTACTCACGCCAGGTGCGAAACCTTCGCACTGGGAAGTGGCGTAAGGGGTACGATAAATCGTCATGATCTTTATTCCTGAAAAGAGTTGTACTAAAACGATGACGGCAAGATACCACGTGTTTTGCAGCATCCTATGTTAAATAAATACGTTTTCGGCCTATTTATTTTACCGGGCGGCGGCTGCTTTATGTCCGCGGCACAGGCAGTAAAAATTTAGATTATTATGATGCAAAGCATCGTCCAAGAAACCATACCATTTATTCACCAGTGACAGGATACCACCATGGATACTATTATCCGCGCCACTCCTCGTTCGGTAATGCTCGGTACGGACGACAACAGTACCCGGCCACAGCCGGCAGTACAGGAGTCGCGTCCGCAGCATGTTCCGTTCTTCTTTCTGTTCGCAGAGAAAGGACCGCTGGAACCTACTTTCGTGACCGCTACCGAAGCGATGACGATCTTCGGTGCCAACACCTTCGACACGCGCAAGAAGTTCGCGACGCACGCCACGGAGTTCGCAAAACGCAACAACGCTCGCGCCGGTTCGATGTTCGTCAAGCGCCTGCAACCGGTCGACGCGGCGCCGCCTGCGTCGGTACGACTGTGGGCCGACGTGCTCCCCACCAAAGTCCAGGATTACCAGCGTAACGACGACGGCAGCATCAAACTCGTCGCTGGCGCACCGGTACCGAATGGTGCCCCGATCGACGGCTTCAAGGTCAAGTTCCTCCTGACCCAGGTTACCGCTGCCCTCGACGGTTCCGATGGTTTCGGCAAAGCCACTGTTACCGCCGGTGACCAGACCGACGAAGACACCGAAACCCAGTCTTCGCGTTACCCGCTGCTCGACCTGCGCGCACCGTTCTTCGGCGAAGGCGGCAACAACGCCGGCCTGCGTCTGTGGTCGCCGACCACCGGCGGCCGCAATCCGATCGATCCATCGATCGTCGAGGAAGAGAAAATCTTCCCGTACCGCCTGTCGCTGGTGGAGCGTGTCGATGAACTGTCGCGACCGGGTATCGTCTCGACCCGCTCGGGCGTGCAATTCATCGACTTCTCGCTCAAGCCGGGCGCCTTCGTTCGCAGCAAGGACAAGGAACTGTACCTGGGCGACATCTTCCTGGAAAACTACCAGAACCTGAACGCCGCCGAAGGTGCCGTGCGTTACAGCCCGCTCAGCGAGATCCACATCTACGACAACCAAGTCGAGACCCTGCTGAACATGGTGTATCCGAAAGAAGCCGCGATCGCCAATCCGTTCAGCGACTTCGATGGTTCGAGCGACGAAAAGCACCGCTTCAACCTGTTCGGCGGCACCACGTCCACCGGCGTGCCGTACCACACCTACCAGATCGTTACCGGTACGGGCGGCGCGGTGCGCCTGGCCGAGAACAGCAACCTGATGGCCACCGGCGGTACCGACGGTACCATGAACAACGAGGTGTACGCCAATCTGGTCAAGGAAGCCTGCGCCGAGTTCGCCAACCCGGCCAGCCCGCTGAAGGACCTGGCCAAGTACCCGTATTCGTGCATCTACGACTCGGGCTTCCCGCTGGAAACGAAGAAGGCCCTGTGCCAAATCCTCGCCCAGCGCAAGAACACCTGGGTCGGCCTCAGCACCCACGTGTTCGGCGCCCGGCCGCTCACTGCGGCTGAAGAGACCGCGATGGCATCGACGCTGCTGGCCCACATCCAGAACTACCCGGAATCGGAGTACTTCGGTACCTCGACCATGCGCGGTATCCTCATCGGTGGTTCGGGCCGCCTGATGAATAGCGCCGTGCGTCAGCACCTGCCGCTGACCCTGGAACTGCTGGACAAGGTCGCCGAGTACACCGGCGCTGGCGACGGCAACTGGAAGTCGGCTGCCCGCTTCGACGTCGATTCGGGCCGCGACATCAAGCTGTTCACGGACCTGAACGTGAATGCGCGTTCGGACGACACCCGCGATGCCAACTGGATGGTCGGCCTCGTGACCCCGGAATCGTTCGACCGTACGCTGTACTACTTCCCGGCCTTCCAGACCGTCTACGACCGCGACGACTCGGTGCTGAATTCGTTCGTCACCATGCTCGCGATCGCCGACCTGCAAGTCATCGGTGAAGAAACCCGTCGCAAGTTCAGCGGCCGTTCGGACCTGACCAACCTCGAATTCGTCACCGAGGTCAACAAGTTCATGACCGAGCGCATCGCCGGTCGTTACGACAACCGCTTCATCATCCAGCCCCAAGCGTACATCACGGCGCACGACGAAGCCCGTGGCTACAGCTGGACAACGAAGATCGTCATCGGTGCCCCAGGCATGAAGACGGTCCAGACGCTGTCCATCGAGGGTCAACGCATCGAAGCACTGACTGAAGGAGCATCGGCATGAGCCGTTTCGCAGACACCCTGATGAAAACGGGCGTAGGCCCGACCACGGGTATGCTCAACAGCGCCCTGGACCCCAAATACGGCGGCATGAACGGCCTGTCGCCGGACTGGGCCGAGTGGATCAGCGCGCAAGCGTACATCCAGAAGAACCTCATCCCGTTCGTGATCCAAACCCCAAAAGGTTTCGATTTCCTGCCGGATGCTGACCGCCGTGCGTGGATTCAAGCGTACAAGGCTGTCATCGAACTGCACGCCCAATCGTGGACCGGCTTCAATTCCGGCATCGAGCTGGACGTGGTGGAAAATCCGGTCGGCGGTGCGGGCCAGATGTTCGAGGACTTCACCAAGGCCAACGAGCAGCGTACCCAGCCGCAAGGTACCTGGATCGAGAAGTACGGCATGTCGATCGGTAACTTCTGGTCGAACTTCATCCGTACCTTCATGATGAACCCGCATACCCAGTATCCGGACATCATGACCATGGCTGGCATCAACCGCCCAGTTGACCAACTGGCTGACCTGTACGCAGGTACGGTCCTGTGGGTCGAGCCGGACGCGACGATGCTGAACCCGGTGCAAGCGTACCTCACCACCAACTTCTGGCCGAAGAGCACGGGCGAGATGACCGCCAAGCGTGACCTGACCCAGGCGTCGGACACCCGTACCGTGGACATCTCGTTCGCGGCGCTGACCCAGCAAGGTGCGGGCGTGAAAGCGTTCGCACGCGACATCCTGCGTAGCGTGCAGATCACCGGCGCAAACCCGTACAACCGTCCGGCGTTCGTGACCCAGATCGACGCTGCTGTCCAGGCCGCCGCCGCTGGCTACAAAGCCAACGTCGAAAACCTGGGCGCACGCGCAGTTCGTCTGTAAACAGCCAAAGAAAAAAAAGGACACGTCCTTTCTTCGCGGCATAAGAGCAGAGCCCTTTGCGGGGCTCTGCTCTTTTTTCCTTTTATGCCGTTTTATTCTAAATGCGGCCTGAAGTTTAGCATGTTGTCGCCCGCGATTTGATTACAGTTGCGATAATCGGAAGGCGTGCTGTCCGGAGCTTTCATTATTACTAAGTCTGGACTGGAGCCACAGGAAAAACGATATGCAGTCTGGGTGCCGTTTTTACTGACGATATGGATTACCAGCGTGGTCGGCGTCGACTGTATTGCCACGCTGGTTGCTTCTTGCAGCTCTTCACGGATTTCACGCGGCAACTCTCCTTCGCTACGGAGGTATCGGAGAAATTCTTTGTTGAAGTCCGTGATTTGGTCATCGCGCATCGTGGTCATTGTACTTCCTTTCTTTTCTTAAGCAGTTCTTCCACCAGTTGTTCTGTTGTCTTACGATCTGACCCCAAGCAGTACGAAACAAACCCCCGCTCGTTATACTCCCAGCCGCGCTTGGCGTGGTACATTGCTGGATCGGTGAACTGTTCCAGCTCGTTATCGGGGTCACCAAGGTAGTCGTAGATTTCCTTGGCGATTTCGACCGGCGGCTTTCTGGACCCTGTATAGCAGAGTTTGTTGTAGTACCAGTCCTGTGGAATACGGGGATCATCGACGATACAGGCTTTATAGGTCTGGCCTTCTTTTTCCCAGGTATACACACGAACCTGAACGTACCCGTCGCTCAGGATGCCCTGCTTTACTGCCGCCTTGAGATTCTCAGCCCAGAAGTTCAGCACCCGGATTTCTGGCACGGCAAGGGCAAAGTAATTGCCCCACCGGTGGGGTGCTTTACCACCAACCCCGATGAGCGATTGCATCCCTACTACGGCAGGATACTTTTCTACTGTGTACATTTCTTGATTCCTTATTGACAGTGATCTTTTCCCTACTACTCTTTTTTGATAGGGATCTTCTTGTACTTCATGTAAGCCAGCAGCATCAGGGTCGAGACGATTCTGTGGATCGGCCAAAGGAGCAAGCACAGCAGGCGCATCAGCGCGCCGTAGAGCTTGTAACCGGATACCTCAATCATGATGATGCTGCCGACGGTATGGATGCCAAACTTCACCAACCAGAAAACGCCAATAAACAAGTAGATGATGGCGCCGATGACGATGTCAGGGGTATTCATTGTTTTCTCCTTTTATGCCGAGAGGTACGTGCGGGCTTTCTTGGCTTTGTAGTGCACTGCGATCCGGGCGAACGGTCCCAGTACCACGAATGCCAGCCAGTCGAGGACGAGTGCCTTGCGATAGGCCTTGTCTTCTTTGAAGCGCGCTTGACGCGCATCGACGATGACTTTCACATCGTCTTCACGCGATTCGTACATGATGCAGCCGAACAGCATCCAGAGCGTAAGGAGAATGCCGCCGATGATGAAGTTGAGGTTGTCGAGGAAGAAAGTCGAGTTTGCCATGGTGTGCTCCTAAGTAGTTAAAAATGATCCGAAATTTAGTTACGGTTGCTTGGATAGATCAGCGTCTTCCAAGAATTCACCCATGTTGATGACTTCGGTGTCTTGTGTTGCTGCGTACTTCGTGAACAAGTCGAGCAAGATGTGCCGGTGACAGAAATTGCCAGCTCGGCAGTAACAGGCAATGATGAATTTGTCATGACCAAGAAGCTTTTCCCACTCGCTATTTTTGGTCATGACTGAGTGCCGCATCTTGGCCACATAGAGCTTGGTGTAGTCTTCTTCATCCAGCTCATTGTTCTTATACCGCAAGACATTACGCATCTCTGGCGCAAATGCCTTATTTCCGCTCATCGCGGTCGAATCGAGAAAGAACACGCCCAGCGCTTTTGCACGACGGTGCTTGGCAATTTGGGCGGTCCAAACGAGAATGCGTCTAGTCATTGCAGATCTTGCCGCCCGACCAGTGTTTCGTATGCGGCGATCATCTGGCCCTTCAGTGATTCGTGAAGATAGGTACCAGTCGATTCCACATCATCGAGCAGCTCGATGGGCGCTGTCCAGGTCAGCGAGAAGTCATCCGTGGTGCCCAAGAACAGCAGGCCGTGTTCCGGTCGACTTTTCACCAGCACGGCGAATTCCACGAATTTCTCCCCACCGAGGAAGAACCGGTTGCCGTCTTTTCTCTTCACGATTTCCCATTCCATGAAGCCACTCGGGAATGCGGTCGGATAGGTGCCCGCGATATCGATTTCTTCCGCTTGGCCGAGGTTTCGAATCGGAAGCGACTTGGGATAAACGCTGACGATATCCATCATGTCGCCGACGAAGTCGTTGAGTACCGACCCTTGCCTTTCTTTGGTGGCCGACACCAATTCTTCAAGCGTCACCTCGTCCCCATCTTGTGGTTCTTCCAAGGTGATGCCGTTACTGGCCACCGTGTGTTTCAACACATCGTCGTGCAGTTTGCGCACGGCGCTATCGTGGTGGTTGCGCAGCACGAACAGTTCCAGCACGCGGTGCGTTTGACCGGACAGGTTGGCGTTGAGCAGGTCGAGCAGCGCATTGGCATCGACTTCGATTTTGGTACCTGCATCGAAGCGACCCACGAATTCGCCGTCGATATTTTTGTTTGCATCCAATGCCACGGTATTCTCCTAAAAAAAGAAGGGGGCAAGATGCCCCGTTCTTGGTATCGATTATTGTTGCTGCTCACCGAGCGCGAGACGCGCCAGTTTTTCGCACACGATCGCAACCTGCTTGAATCCAGCCCAGGTCATTGCAGGAAGCGTATGAACCGGGGCGCTCAGCACCTCGATCGTGACTTCCTCCGAATTGGTAAATTCGGTGAAGCGCACATGGAATGATCCGGCGAGAGCATAGAAGTAGGCATCGGTTTCCCACATGTCCCGACCATCCACTTCCTTGAAGTGCAGGCAGTCACCCACGCGTACTTCACCCCGACTGCCGTCGGTATCCTTCAGCTTTTCGCGCATGCGCAGGGCGAAGTACGTGGCAAACAGCTGACCGAGGACGCCAGCGTGCTGACGTTCAACTTCGGTGAAGCGGCCGAGGAGGCGCCTTTTCGGAAACTGCTCCGTTTCGCGCCACTTCTCGACTTGGTGACGGGTGAAGTATTCGGGCTGTTCGGAATCTTCAGCCATGAGGACCACTTCTCCCATGGCGCGGCCGCCGTAGGAGAATTGCGGTCCAGGGCGTTCATTGCCGTTATTGACCACGACCGCCACGCCGGCGTGCTTGAAGCCGAGATTGGTCACGAACTCGACATTCATGCTCGTCACTGGCCATGCTTGGTATGGGATTTCCCACCTTGCTTCTTTCTTTTCGGGTGCGGCGGTATTTTGAGCGCCTGCGCTGGCTTTGCGTGCATCATGTGGTTGTTCGTCGTTCTTGTCCATGATTCTTTCCTATTCTTAATGAAAAAACATAAGCCGACAAAAAACCCTCACCCCGAAGGATGAGGGTTTTCCTTTATGCCGACCAGGTCGGATTACATCTTGCTCCAGATCTCGCGGGCCTTGTTGCCGATGATCGACTTGACCTGGACCAGCTGGTCTTCCTTGCCGCCACCGTGCATCTCGTGCGAGACCTGCACCAGGCCGTAGCTGGTGGTGCCGGCGACGTCGCGTTGCTTGGTGACCTTGACCGAGTAGTAGTCCTTGTCGACGGTGGGGATGTCCACGCGCACGACGTTCACGTCCGGGTTGTCCTGCATGAATTGCAGGGCCGGTTCGCCCACGCCCAGGGCCAGGCCGGCCATGGCGTTGCGGTGGTGGCCGGTGAAGCGGCGCACGCTGGCTTCGTCCAGGCCGTCGGTCAGCATCTGGGTCAGGTACACGTCCTTGTCGAGCTTGCCGACGCCGTTGCTGTCGATCTTGCCGGTGATGGCGGTGTTGGCGGCTTGGGCGATGTGGCGGGTCTCGGCGTTGAGCTTGTCGGTCGGTGCGGTGATCTTCATTTCGACGACTTCTTTGACGACGACTTCGCTTGCTGCGGTTTCGTTGGTTTCGGTGTTCATGTTTCTTTCCTTCTTCAGGTGGTTAATGCCCTTACGGGTCGATGGGTACTGCTAAGAGGGTGCTACAGGTGCTACGAATTACGATTTGCCGACGAGGCCGTTGCGAGGGCGGCCGCCGTAGTGCTTGACTTTCTTTTCACCGCCCCAGGGTTCCTTGCGCGGCTCGATACGGACGTGCGCGGTGCTGTTAGCGGTCACGATACGCGGTGCATTGCGAAATTCCGACGGGTGGCTTGGTGCCGGGATCGGTTTCGCTGCTGCGGCTGGTGCAGTGGTGTCGATCTTGGCGCGGGCATTTTTGAGCGCCACGGTACTGGTGAGGAACACCTTCACCTTGGCGCTGATGCCGCCTTCGACCCGCTGGTGGCCGAGCAGCAGCAGGAAGCTGCGTTTGTACTTGATGGCCACCACGTGATCGTCCTTGCTGGGTTCGTACAGTTGGGCGTTCTCGCCGAGCTTCTGGACCTGGCCTTCCGCTGCGCGCTCGATAACGAGCGCGTGCAGACCGAACTCGATTTCCGAACAGTTGATGTCGGTATTGAGTTCAGCGCGGTCGATCTCCACCACGATACCCGTGGCGTTCTTTACTTTCGCGATGTCGTACATGGTGCCGTCGAGCACCAAGACATTCAATGGATTCTTGATCATTCTTTCAGGGTTCCTCAGAAAAGGTTGTAACTCATAACACGGTAGCAACGTGGTAAAAAAATCCTTCATTCGCTTTAGGACAATGCGGTGATATGTGGTTATGATTTTTTTGATCCGGCATAAAAAAGGGAGGCCGAAGCCTCCCTTTTACGCTATCACCATTTGGACCAGATCGGTGCTTCTTGTTTCACCGGACCCCAACCCATGGTGCGGTACAGATCAGCCGCGGTCAGGAGAACCGATTCGGTTGCCACACCATTTTTGGTGTCTTCCGCCAGACCGGCTTCGAGCATGCTGCGCGTGATGGTGCGCTCGTAGTCGGTCGTGAACTGGCTCGGGTCGATGATGGTCTTGCCGAACGCTTCCAGCGCTGGCGACTTGAACTTCTCTGCCACCGACATACCCGGTTCGTTCACGTAGTCAAACGTGATGATCTGGCGCAGGGTGCGGTGGTTGATGCCGCCGATCATGCGGTCGTCCGTGAACGCCCGGATCGAGAAGCAGACGTTCTCATCCTTGTTGTTCAGGGAACGTTCCAGCGTGGCGCCAAAAGGACCACTCACACCGACTTTACTCATGATCGCCAGAACCGGACGACCGTCAGGTCCCGTCATGTCTTGCAGCCACAATTCCTTGTGGTGGGCGCAGACGCGGTCTTCGTCGATGTTCAGCACGCGCGCTGCAAACGAGCGCTCCGACTGGCCAGGCAGCAGCTTGGGGTGACCGTACTCAGCTTTGAGCACACCCCGCGCTACACGGCGCATGAACGCGCTGGAACCTTCGAACAGTTCCTTGGCTTCTTGCGCCACATACAGTTCACCTGCCGAGTTGAACATGTTGAGCGCACCCACAATCATGGTGCGGTAACCGTTCTCATCCACCGGCAGGATGCCCACCTTGTTCGTGCCCTTGAGCGACGTACAGGCGAAACGTACAGAATTTTTCATGTCAGTACCTTAAAGTTGATTATACATAAAATGCCCTGCCTGTTCGAATGGCGTTTCTGACATCACCATCTTTTATTCCAAGTTCTTTAGCGGCTATGGAAACATTAACGTACTCGACTCCATTGACAATGATACGTTTCCTAGCCGGCTTTGAATAATTTAAGACATATGCCCCATCAAGTGACTTTTTCTTTTTTTTCGTTATTTCTCTTCGAAGCGTGGACTCACCTAATCTTGTTTGTTTTGCTGCCTCGGTTATTGATTGGTACAGCGTTCCATTGAGTATAATCTTCTTTTTGACTAACTCAGAAGCAGCACGTTGCTGTGCTTGAGCTAGAGGGTTATTTTTTCTGTGCTCGGACATTAGGCGTTTTGAGTTGTCGTTATGAACTCTTCCAAGGAGTGCTTTTCTTATTTTTTGTTTGTGCTCCTCGGTCTGCTTATGTCCTAGCATGGCGTAACGAACGTCATTAGCGATGTTCAATAACCGTTGGCTCTTTTTATACCGATCAATGAGATACTGTTCGAGCTGATAAGCCTCATCGCGGTTATTTGTGAAAAAGACGATCATCTCAAAATTCTGAATATTAGTAGTTTTCAACAATTCAGTAAACTTAGAGTTGTCGTGCTTTCTTCTTGCGATAAGATATTTGTGCTTAGATATACGTTTATAAATCTCTTCACTACTTCCTACGTAGACATATCCGGTCAATATTTCGCGCAAAATATAAGTTCCGAACTGTCTCTTCTTTACATCGTAAAGAAAGTGTTTAATCTTCTTTGGATAAATATCCAAATTACATTTGAAAAAAGAGTAATCTTTGTTATTAATGCTAACACAGTGATCGCTACCCAAGTAGCGATCACTGTTGAACTGCAAGATTTTTTCTAAATCAGAAAAATGTTTCACGTATAATACCTCAAATTTTACTTGACATACTATACGTGTGTTTTACTACCTCCTCAGTAGTTCTTCGATCCGCTCAGTGCGTTCAGCTGGGCTATTGAGTGCACTGACCACGCCTTCGTGGAAGTACGACCCGGCCAGCTTATTGAGCGTATTGGTCGCGCCATCAGTGACGCTATAGAGCGACGTCCAGATTGGCGGGTTGGTGATGAGGTCAGTCGCGGCCTTGATGGTTTGGCGGTAGTATTCTTGCCGCTTCTTGCTATTGCGAGCAATGAGCGAGACCATCATTTCCGTAACTTCGTGTTCCGCACCCACGTTGGCGTTGGCGTGCTTACGTGCCGATTCAAAGATACGCGACATGTCGTCGTACGTGATGTACTCCGGCACGCGACCTTTGGAAAACAGCTCGCTGAAGATTTTGTACACCAAGGTGTCGGTCCGCACGAAGTGTAGGGTAGGCATGACGGTGCTACCCGGTTCAAAGTAGAACTCGTAATACTCTTCGTCCCCAACCTTCACTTTCAAGGTCGAGGTAGGGGTGATGCGCATCATCGCATTGATCATCGAGATGGCGTAATGGCTATCGTCCACCACGTACATCACGATTCCGACTACATAGGTTTCAATCCCGATTTGCGCCAAGCTGTGCTCGGCAAAGCGCGCCGGGATGTACATCTTCAGTTTGCGGGTGGCCACCAAACTTTCGTTGGGCAGTTCCCGCAGACACGCCTTCACCCGTGCGGGATCGCGCACGAGTTTTCTGATTTCCATGATCAGGCCTGACCGACCTTGGTTTGCGACAGCACCCAGCGAATGATGTACTCGATGGTCACCATGGCATAGGCTTCCCGCGGATCGATGTTCGGGAAGTCTTGCTTGATGCGTTCACCGCCGACCAGGATGAATTCTGCGTCGGTCTGGTAGAAGCGCGAACGGCAGATCAGGCGCGCACACAGGCTGAACAGGTTCTTGAAGTCTTCCGGTTCGGTACGGCCCAGTTCTTCTTCGAACAGGCGCTGTACCACCGTCAGATTGGCTTGGTTGGCCTCTTCCGGGTCGGTCAGCTCGTGCAGCTGGCCCATGAACACCTTGCGCAGCGTCGCGATGTCACGGTTGAACTTCTGGCGCGATTCTGCCACCACGGTCGCAGTTTCGTGGCGGTGCCAGTAAGCACGCAGGGAGGCGGCGTTTTCGTTGATCAGGGCCAGGTTGTACAGCGGCGCGTTCGACAGCATGTTGCCGAACAGGATTTCGTTGCTGCCGCCGGATTCGATCCAGCTCTTGTACACCGGACCAGTCACGATGGTCTTGGTCCCGATGACATTACGCACCAGGCGGCCGGCCTGGATATCGCGCTGGAGTTCGTTGATCATGACGCTCAGGCGCAGGCCAGCTTGGTCGCGGAAGTCGACCATGGCGTCGGTATAGGCATTAAGGCCCATACCAGTGCCTTCTGGTACCTCGTCGACCAGACGCCTTGCCATCAGGAACACGGCCAGCGCAGTGTCAGCGCCGTTGTCGTCGTTGCTTGTCATCTGGTAGAAGCTGCGGGCACTTTGGCCGTCAGCGACGACGCCCTGGAATACTTGCGCCCACACTTCGAGGAAGAAGCTTTCGCCCTTGGCAGCAGCCCAGGCACGGATATCCGAGTCGATCGACGACCTGCCGGTTTCCATCAGGGTCACCAGTTCCGGATAGGACTTCGCTTCCATGCGGAACAGGAATGCTGGGTCGCGGAAGCTCACGCCTTCGTATTCGCGCACCATTTCTTGCACCGCCACGTTGGTCATCGGTACCGGGGTTTCCCACACCACCACTTCCAGCCCCAGGATCGAGGAAATGCTCGGGCTGATCGACTGGGCAGTCTTGACTTTCTCGACCATGTCCATGATCGAGGGCGCCACCACCGTGCGGGCGTACGAAATGTGGTTTTGCACGTGGCCCGCGCAGAGCGTGGACAGTTCATCGCAAAGGATGTCGTGCTCCGAGAAACCTTGCTCGTTTTTGGCGTTGGCGACGTACTCGATGTTACCCACATCGGGCATGATTTCGCCATTGCCGAGTTCGACCACGAAGCGCGACGACGCGCGCGTGGCGCGGTTCAGGGCTTCCAGATGCGAACCCGGTACCGGGCGCAGCACCAGGCCGCGCGCGTCGAGCATGTCGACCAGCGGCAGGGTAGCTTCGATTGCATCACGTGTCAGCATGGCTTAGGCTCCCGCTTGGAGGTGGGCGCTCAGGCGCTCTTGCGCGTGGGTTTGCACCAGGTTGTAGATGAGGCCACGCGAGATCACGCTGCCTTGGAAAGTGTCGGCGACATCGTTGCCGAGAACACCGCGGGCGATGTTATTCACCAATTCCCCGGCATTGGCCAGGGTCAAGGTACTCGTCACGCTTTCTGGATGCTTCATGGAAAATTCCTTAAAAAAAGTTCTGCGGAAGAGACGAAATAAAACAAGACTACAGGTGAGGGGGTTGCCCTCACCTGTATGTCCTTTAACTGCGATAGGCTTTCACGACTCGCTTGGCGAGTACCTTCAGCAGGGTATTGGTGGTACCCATGGCAGGAGGGCTGTTCACAATCCTGTCATCCACGCTTTTCTGACCGAAGATGGCGTCGATCTCGACCCCGCTTTCGCTCTTGACTTCACCGGTGAAGACTTTACCAAACACCGTCTTCAGCTGATTCCCGAACACGCCTTTGTCGCCTTCACCTGCTGGAATCTCACTCGTGATATAGAACGTGATGACCAGAGTGTCCAGCATCAAGGGGTCACCTTCGACCCGGAAGCTGTCGTCGACTTTGCCGGTATAGGGTTTCTTCCCGGCGGCCTTTTGCTGCCTGACCAATTCCTTATCACAGGTGTTGGCCAACTGGCGCAGTGATTCGGACATGTCTTCTTTGTCACCGTGGTAGCGCATCTCGATGTGTTCCAGCACACCCTTGGCTTTCGCGGTGGGTGTTTGCGCACTCAGCACACGCAAGGTATCGAGCGACGTTTCGTCAAACAAGTTTTGATTTGCAGTGACGGCGTCTTCAATTACACATAAAATATCTTCGCTTTTCACCGCTTGACCGGTTTTTACCTTGAGGGTGATCTTTTGGTCAAAGTTCATTTTGACCATGCGAATCTTGGTAACCTTGGTACGCAGCAACTCACCCACCCGTGGAGAGATGGCGGAAGAGTCTTCCAGCGTGTCGGCGCGTTCCATCAGGGCTACCTTTACCAGGGCGCCTTGCTTCCATACCACGTTGGTGGGATTGAGGATATCGCGCTCAAAGAAACCGGGGTTATAGGAAATCACTTCCCCGGCCTTGAACTTCTGACCCTCTTTCATTTCTGAAATGAGGGTGTGTGGAATCGTCAGGCCCGCTGCCGAACCGTACTTGCGGCCGAGCGGGAAACCTTTGGTCTCGCCATCGCTGTATTCCACCACGATACCGTCTTCGGATACCGACACCACCCGACCATCTTTCTTGGCCGTGCTGGCAAAGAGCGAACCCGTGCGGTGCGCGATGACTTGCTCGTAACCAGTACGCACTGGCATTTGACGGTATCCGCTACAAGCCACCGTGTGCCCGTTTTGAATACCGATGAAGTTCACCCTTCTTGGCGATATCTTCAGCAGAGGGCGCTACACCTCTGCCCGCGCCATTACGCGCAGCTCCGGGCTTTCCCCGGATGTCGAGACTATATCTTCCTCCACATGGGAGGTTCCCTGTTTCCCACCGCCTGGTGGTACTGGCTGATAAGGCCATAGTCGTTGAACGTTCTCCCCAGTGGGGGCTTCGCTGCGGATTTCCTAATCCTTGTCTCTGTTACCGTACCCAGGTAGTTAGTCTGGCCCTTACCGCATTGCTGTAGTAAGTTGGTGTACAAGGCTCTAAAGGGGTCCCCGTCAATTAAAGGAAATTCTGTTAAGCATCGCTACCTAACAGGACCATGCAATATTTTGTTTAGACTTTATCCGAATAATAACTGTACATGTAACCGTCAGAGAATGCTACCATTCCTTTTGACTGTAGACGGTAATGAAGAGTAGTGGCACTTAAACCCATGAGTTTTGCGCACTCGATACTGGAAGAGAAGATCGTTTGTGTTCTGCTTTTTGCGTGCGTGATCACAACCGATCTTTTACCTGTGTACCGATCAAGTTCCCGATAAGGGTCCTCGACAATACGCCACGGAGTGGTGTCCTCTGCTTTTTTGAGTTGAATGTAACCTGGTAATACCGGTTGACCCGTGGCTTTTAACCACAGTGTCAGGGTAGGGGGTGGTATCTTAAGAAACTCCGCTAACTTTGTTAGCTGGTCAAACTCAAACACTTCGCCCGTAAGAACATATTTCACCCTTGCTTTTTTAGAAGTTCCATTTTTAAGTAGCGCCATTTCGACGTTTTCTGGCACAAACCATGGACCTTCTATCTTTGCTAACCGATACTGTTTCTTTTCTGGGAAAACTCGACTACCCCCGCTACGCACGCGATAATGGATAAAATCTTCTGTCACGCCAAAGTGACGTGCACACTCCACCATACTTGGGTATTCTGTTTCTTTACCAGACTCTACATCTCTCACTACGATGGGTAAACAAGACTGTGTCAGTCCCAGTTTACCAGCGTGTTCGGCATTTCCTTGGTATGTAGTCCATTCCAAGTTATCAAGATCATCATCACCTTTAATTCCGTTGAGGTGATTGATTACCCTGTCGAGTACAGTTTTTTTGGCTCCTTTGAAAACGAAACCAAGTAATCGATGCCGGCCAATTGTAAAGAAATCACCACCGTCTTTTCTGATACGGTAGTGATGGTAACCGTTGGTATTTGTACTGCCGACTAATTTTCTGTCAGCACGCAAATTGATTACCACTCCTTGGCGAGAGATAGCGTAATTTCCAAATCCAGGTATTTCATAAAACCCAGGAAATCCGTCGACTTCCTTTGGTTCATCTTTTAACATGTTTGCCTCCTAGCGATTTCTCACAGGATAGGCGTGTAAACTTCAGTCGTATTCAAAATACTGCTTAATCATCCACATCCGAGCCAACTGACACCAGTGCCGAGGTCGACAGTAGTGCTGTTGCGCCGGTGGTGCCAACTTCATAGCGCCTGGATGTGCCGCGCAGCGAGGTGAACTGCGGGTCAGCACTCGTGTAGGTGTTGATACCCACGTCCGAGCTATCGACGGTCGATTCTGAAATCGTACCCATGGCATTGCGGTGAAATGCTCGCGTGCCCTTGGTCATGCTGCGGCTACTCCGGCCACCGGTGCCGCCATGGGTAACGGCTTCGATCTCCTTCAGGTTTTGAATCGGATTGATTTCCGATACCAAGGAGACCGACGGGTCTTCCGCAATCGTTTTCCACACTGCATACGGGTGCAGTTCGATGGGTAGTTTCGATTTGGCACCACGGGAATTGTGGGCACGAATCGAATCGACCAAGTTGGCGTAGACCGCGCCTGCCATCCTTTCGTAACCACGCTTACGTTTGAACGCATCGTCGATTTCGTCCGGGTGGTAATCCACCAACAGCAGTTCGGCACTACGCAGTAACAGGCCACGGAAGTCCGTGGGTTCTTTCATCTCTTCCAGCAATTCCTTGGTGATCGGATCGATGAACATTTGGTACATCAGATCGATTTCCCGCAGAATGTAAGTTGCACCGCCGCGTGCGTCCAAGATGTTCAGATACACCGCTGGCCGGTCGAACTCGTAGACGCTGTAATTACGAATCGCACGATGAAACTCGCGGAACCCCGCCAGTACGAGCGCCGCTTTTTGGTCTTCGCGGTTGAAGATCAAGGTCTCGTCACTAAATTCCAGTGCGTACTCATTCGGCTGCATGTGTTTGCGACCACCAGCAGGTACCCGGCGAGGCTCGACTCGCAACAGGCGCATGAGTTTACCCAGGCCCATTTCGTAGCCGAGCACCACGCCAAGCGGCACGGTGCGGTTCTTCACCTTCAGTTCGGCAAAGTCCACTGGCGCATTGCTGCTATCGAGATGGACGAGCGATTCTAGGCTCCCCATGTCAGTGAGGGTCCCGGCTATGCCTTTGTAGAGCACGCCATTTTTGTCCATCACCATGAATTCGTTTTGGGTGTTCGACCCGACCACGATGGCACCGTCTTTTTCATACAGAGCTAAAACTTCTTTGGTGTAGAGTTCTTCGCGCTTGGTGTGGTCAAAGTTCATGGCAAAACCCGCCACCGTGAAGCCGCGGAACGTCATGGCCATGGCGGTGTACAGACGCGGTGCCACGAGGTGGTTGTCAAATACGTCAGCTGGGTACACTTCCACCACCGTGTTGTCACCCTCGTCTAGTCCTTTGGCCATGATGGCATTACGCAACCAGACAGTATAGTCGTTGACGCGTTTATCGCTACGAGTGACGAACGTCTTGCCGTAGTAACTCGTCAAGGCCACCTTGGCAGGGGCCACTTTACGGATCGGCATGTCCACATCTTGCTTACGCAATTTGTAGTTAATGCCGTTGGCACGATACGTGCCCTCCTCATCCACGATCGGCAGTTTGAAGCGCAGTGTCGAAGCGGCGCCGTCAATCGGCGAGAGACGCACCGTGTAGCTGCGGTAGGCACCCACGATGTCTTCGATTTCTTCCACTTCGTAACCTGTCACTGCGATCCCTGCTGCTTGCACTGCCAGTACCATGTTGGCCACGTCTTTTTGGAAGATTTCCTTGACATAGCGCGGGTCGAATTCCAGCAGGCTCGACTTGAGCATGGTTTTGTCCAGCACCGTTGGGATATCTGGGATCGAAGGGGATTCACTGATTTTTACCGACGCTGGATCGATCTTGGCAAAGTTCTCCAAGGTCGTGGAGCCATCCGGTGCCAGCAGTTTTTTGTACGCCTGGGCTTGTTCACTGTAGCGTTTGTACTCCGCACCCGAGATGACGCCTTGCGCGGCTTTCGCGTCGAGCACATCCATCATGCGCTCGGCCGGTGTCTTGGCAGCCACCGACACGCCTTCCTCTTCGTCTGGAATTTCCTGCATTGCCGCCAAGCGCTGCTTGGCCAAGAATTCAAGCTTGTTGAGTGCTTCTTCCATTTCCTCGGTGGCTTTCGGATCGTGTTTCAGATCCGCACCGGTTTCCGTTGGCGGGGCTTGGTCACCCGTACCGACCAAGGACAAGGTGTCTTCTTCGCCCTTGAGTTCGACTTTGCCGGTTTCCCGGTTAAACACGGGTACCGCCGGCGTCTTTTGTACCACCGTTTTAGGTTTGCCAGCATCGACCGCAGCTTGCGCCGCATCGCGGTCAGCCGTTTCTGGACCCGCCACCGTACGCACTTCAAACAAGGCCATCATGAGGCGCAGGAAGCGAATCTGCACATCCGACGGATTCAAGCCCTTGGTGTTGGTGCCGCTCTTGGCCTTGAGTTCTTCCTCGGTCGACTTGCGCCAGGAGTTGAGCAGGCCCAAGTTCACTACGAACCAGCGACCCGACTCCACAAACACCAGGTTGACCATCTTGGCCTGTTGCTCGTTCAGTACCGAGAGGAGCGATTCGTGACGCTCTTTGCCAAACCACTTCCACAATTCCAAGAGCATCAGGCTTTCAGGATTGTCGAACAGGGCCAGCATGGCTTGCGAAACAGGCTTTTCACCCAATTTCATTTCTGTCACACTGGGCAGCAACTTGGGCAAATAGCAGCGGATGAATTGCTGACGCTCGGTAGCAGCGATCGTATTGACGATGTTTTTCCACATCGCCTTTTGATCGTTCTTCCAGCGGTAGTATTCCGTGTACATCGAGCGCGGGTACCGGTACGCTTTGTTCAGGTAGCCGTAGTTGTAGACGATGAGCGACGTGTCTTCCCGCATCGCCGACTTGAGGTCGTACAGTCGACGGAAACGCCGGTTGCGGCCATTGGCGTGGTAGTCCTTGATCTCAGCGGCCGGGGTAGGGCTGACTTGGATCGGGCGGCCTTCCGGGTCTTCCAGCGTAAAGACATGATCCATGAGGATCGGGTTCTTGTAGCCGTTGAAGATTGGGTCATCCGGTTTCGGCGCCACATCCAGTTGACTGGTGCCCATGTAGTGTAGCACCGAACCACGCGGTAGTTGCAGCTTGGCCACATTAATGAGTGGCGGCTTGGTCAGGTGTGATGTGGTCCGGACACCCACAATCCGGAAATACGGTTCGTAAAGGGATAGCGTCATTGTTAGTCGCCTGTCATGTTGTGAAGTACGAGGTTCACCGTCGAGACCCCCGTACTGTAGAGGAACTCGCCATTGGTGTCGACGTAAGCGCGACGGCTGTCGAAGTAGTCTTTGATTTCCTGCAAGGCTTCCAGCGTGTAGATGCCGTTACCGGAGGTCATGTCGCCGTCAAAGTCCGCTGTCAAGCGATCCAGGCGCGACGAGTGCGGCATCATGCTGTTGACATACGGCCCACGGGTGGGGAACTCGTACGCGACGTGCTGGTCATCCATCGGTTGCCAGTTTTCATCCAGCTCGCGGCGCACTTCTGACTTGATGGTGGTGCGCACATGCATCCAGCTCGGGTAAATACTACCTGGCCCTGTTACCGGATAACGGGTCACGTACATGGCGTATTTACGCCACTCGTTGTAACCGGCCAAGTAGATCAGTTCGCAGAACGTAATCGGGGTAACGTGTTCTTTAGCGCGCCCTTCTGGTAGTTCATTGATGTCTTGCATGAAACGGAAGGTGCCGTCCGGACCTTTGTACATCAAGCCCAGCCAGCGGCCATCAATTTCGATGGGTTCATCCCGCAGCGTCTCTTCCGAGAAACGCGTTAAGATCTTTTCGATCCCTTCGTCCGTCATCCACTGGGTGAAGTATTCAGGCTTGAGTAGCACTTGCTCTTTGGCGAGCGTCTTCTTGTTGACCAAGGTAGCTGGGCTGTGGACAGTGTGGAACACTTTCGACAAGAAGCCGTTACGCATCAGGTATTGCGTCACCGGCAGCAATGCCTTACTGGCTTGGTAGAGACCCACGATGGTGGTATTGAAGTCCACACTACCTGGCGCCCCCAGATACGGCACCCCAGTGTCCATCGCAGTAATCACGTTACGAGTGCCGTTAAATACTGCACGGGTAGCGAACTTACCGAGCAGTAGCTTCTTCTTGCCCTCGATCATGCGTTCGACCGTCTCGTAGATTTCGATAAACGTCATCTGGAGCGTGTAGCGGGCCGTGTCGATCACCTCGGGGTTGTGGGCAATCGACGACTCAGCGATGGTGTTACTTACCGACAGCAGCTTGCGATACAGGCCATTGATCTCGTCTTCACGGGTGCGGCCATCGTCGCCGACTTCGATGTCCCGCAAGCCCGCCGGCATCACGATGATTTTGTTGGTAGTCGCGCGGTCCCGGTAGTTCTGCAAGAGCAGGATGTTTTGCATCCGGGTGACCGACTTGGTTTCAGCAAACTTGATGTTCTTCCAGTGTTTGACAAAGTACGCAAAGCCGGTTTTGCCGGAGGTAGCGTCCGAGCGCTCGAAGTCACCCAGTTCATCATTCCACAACACGTATTCGGTGCCGGCGAGAATCCCCGCATACATGCGTTTGAGCGCGACGAACGCGCGGTACACCGCCGGGTGGAAGATGTCGACTTTGATGTCGATAAAGGAAAACCGCATCATCCGGCGCGGATCGCCCACTTTACCAAAGGTGAGCACAGAGAAGAAACCATCTTCCGCGAAATTACCACTGCCATCGAAAATATCCAAGGCAGTCGTGGGGCGCAGAGCCTGCAACTTAGCGGGCGTGGTCTCCAAGATGGCGATATTAAAAGGGATTTTGGAACGTTCTGTCATACGGACACCTTAAGAGGATATCTCGGTACTTGGCGAGCCAAGGACTTAAAATATGAAGGGGGTGAAGCATCCCCCGTTTATTAGGAGCGGTCAAATGGCCAAAAACAAGAAGTTAGAGTTGGACACCTTCGACTTCGACGGAGAGCTTGACCTACCCGATTTCGACTTTGGTGATGGTCCAAAAATCCAAGACGACAGAAAGCCTGCAACTAAGTTGCTGTTCTCTGCCGGCCAAGGATATGCCGAATCGTTGGCGAGTGGGGAAAATATCCGCTCGTTCGTCAAGAAGTCGTTGCCGCGCGGTTACGGTGAAGCGCTGGACGTGACGGACCAGACGCTGGGGACACTGAGGAATCATATTAATACGACGGCCAAGGAGATCAGGCCGGTCATTAATGACATCAAGAAAACCTCCCAGCGCTTGATTCCGGCAGCTGAGAAAATCCTGCCGCGCAAGATGGCAGCACACTTTAAGAACTGGACCCAGTCAGTTACCAGCAGTAACCAAGCGCAGCTCGATCGGGAACAGATGAAGGAAGCCAGTATCCAGGCGGAACTGGGCAACATCTTCCAGGAGCAAGCGCAAGAGCAGCAGAAGAACCGGGCTGAAAACAACGCACGGGAACGCCTGCGCGATGGCATGAACTTTGCCCGCCACAAAGACACCATGTCGATGCTGGCGCCGATGGTGCGCGGCATCCAAGAATTGTCCCAGTACCAACGTAAGATCGGGGTGAACTACCAGCGCAAGATGCTGGAACTGTCGCTGCGCAGTTACTACGTGCACGCCGAGTCGCTCGAAGAAAGCAAGCGTCAAAACCAAGTGACCACTACGCACTTGGAAGCGATCATGAAAAACACGGCTTTGCCGGAATTCGTGAAACTGAAGAACTCAGAACGCCTTAAAGAAGTCATCCGCAACCGTTTCATCAATGGCGTGGGCGACACCTTGATGGATAAGCGCCGCAACTTCATCAAGAACTTGATCGATCGCATCGGGAAACAAGTCAACGACAAGGTGCGTGGTGGTGCAGACCAAATCCGCGCCGGTCTGGGGGCCTATGACTCGCTGGCTGAGTTGCGCGAAATGCAGGCCCAGTTCGGCCAACAACAAACCGGTGGACAGCAAGCTGCGGAACTCGGCGGCGGTATGTTGGCGCAGCACCATACCGGCAAGTTGGCACGCTGGCTCAATAAGCGTTTGGAAAAGAACGACAGGTTATCCCGTGGCGGTAATAACTTGCTCTACTATCTGCAAAATGCTCCGCAGCTCGCTTACCAGTGGGCCAAGGGTACGGGTGGTATCGGGAAGAATAATTTCGGGGCTGACTCGGAGTGGCTGTGGAGCCTGAAGGATAGTATCCGTTCGGTGCTCTCGCCAGAATCGACCAATGTGGAAATCGATAAACTCGAAGACGTGCGCAATGTCGATACCTTCAACCGCCGTACCAACCGCTCGATCACGGATATCATTCCAGGCTATCTGGCACGCATCTACCGTGAGCTGAAGATTTTGCGTACTGGTGATGAGAACCAGCAACTGGTGGAGTTTGACTACACCAGCAACAAGTTCCAAGAATCATCAGACGTGACCAAAAACATCCTTAAACGCTTGGCAGGTAAGAGTGACAAGGATGCGCTCAAGTACGAGCTGGACAGTTTTGTCAAGGAAATCGACAAAGGGGGCAAACTTTCCGATACGCAAAAACGCGCACTCGGCCGCTTGATGCTGGAACATAACCTGAAAAACGGGGTGGGTGATCCAGCGCTGTATTCCGATAGTAGCTCGGAAGTCTACCAGGGCATGAACCGTCAAGATGCGCAAGAGATGGCAGACGTGTTCAAGAACTTCTTTGCCGACGATAATCGCAACCAAAAACGCCATGTGTTTGCAAGGCAGTTCCAAAACCTCGGCTTGCGCTTGGCAGACAAACGCGCCACCATCCAAGACTTCGTCAACGTCAATCAGCGTCACCACTTGGAGTCGCTCGGTTTGCTCACTGAAGGTGGTGATCAAATCGACATGGAGCGCCTGCGTCAGTATTTGCTGGAAGACGATGATGCGCCAGCACCAGGCGGTGCAGGAGGTAATCCACGCCGTGCATCGCGCCGCCGTGGTGAACCAGCGGGCGGTGGTAACCGTGGTGGCCTGGGGCGCCCTATCCCGCGCTTGACCAACCTGCAACAGCCCGGTGTACCGCCGCAAGCACAAGGTGAGCCTCCTCCGGTGGGTCCGGGTGGCAACATGTCACAAGAATCGGTGAGCGAGATCGTGCGCGCCATCGAAGCGGCCAATCCGACTTCGGCTGTGAACGATAGCAACCGCCTCTTGGCAACCATTGTCGAGATGCTCGAACGCGGCATTCTCACCCAGGGCGGTGGCCCAGGTGGTGGTGGTGGTGGTTCGGGTGGTCGCTGGTGGAACCGCAGCCTGGGTAGTCTGGGCGCTGGTGCTTGGGATAGCGGCATCAAGGGCTTGAAGTGGCTCAATAACAAACGTAAGAGCCACATCCAAGTCGCTAAAAACTGGATGACTTCTGGTTGGAGTGGTGCCAAGAACGCCGGTAACTGGCTGAGCAACAAGTGGAAAGACTTCAATGATATCTACATTGAAGGTGAGGCCAAGCCGCGGTTGTTGTCATGGCGACTCAAAGCTGGTGAGTATTACGACCAAGCCAGTGGACAAGTCATCAAGTCATTGCGTGATATCCGAGGCGCTGTGGTGGATGCCAATGGCAACATCATCATGTCGCGCGAAGAAGCGATGAAAGCATTTGAGCGTTCCCGTGTCGGCAAGCGCGCCTTGGCAGCGTTTGGCTTCTTGAAAAAGCAAGGACAAAAGTCATGGGAACTCACCAAACGTTTGGTGCCAGGTATTTACGGCACGGCGCTGGGGCTCGCAGAAAAAGGGTATAAGAAGCTGGGCGAACTGCTCGACCAACCACAGGACGTGTATGTGGCGGGTAAAACCGATCCAGTGCTATTGGCTGTCACGATGCGTGCTGGCGGTTACCGCTCACGTGTGACGGGTGACCCGGTTACCCGGCCTTCTCAGATCGACGGTCCAGTGCTCAATAGCGTGGGTGATGTGGTCTTGACGGAAGAGCAGCTTGCATCGGGCCTGCTTAACAAGCACGGCCAGCCACTCAAGACTGGTTACCGCGGTTTGTTCCAGCGTGGGAAGAATCTGGTGATGGGTACGCTCAAGCGTATTCAGAATGCAGGTAACCGCATGAAGGATTGGATGCTGGGCAAAGTCAAAGGCTTGGCTGGCGGCTTTGAATTCAATCTCGGTATGTCACTCACGCGCCAAACCCGTAGTCAGTCGATGCTGCTCTTGCAAATTCGCGACATGCTCAATGACCGGCTGCCGGGTGAGCGCACGACGTTTGCAGAAACGGTGGATGTAGCTTCTGGCGAAGGTGGCAAGAAGGTAGTTGAAGGCGTGAAGAATCGCTTCCGTAAGCTCAAGAGTAAAATCGAAGAGCTGGACTTCAAGGACAAGGTAGCGAACTTCAAAGAACGTCTGCGTGATAGCAAGAACCGCGGTAAGGACAAGCTCAGTATTTTATTCGAGAAATACTTTGGCAAGAAGCGGGTACTGGGTGACCGCGATGGTGACGGTATCCGGGAGGGTAGTTATCAAGACTTGATGGCGCGCCAAAAGGAAAAGCTTAAGGCTGCCAAAGAGAAGTTGGCTGAAAAGCTGGCTGCCGCCCGCGACAAAGCATCCGGACTCGGTGGTGCCGGTATGATGAAGAAACTGCTCGACTTGTTCAAGAAAAAGGATGAGGACGACGACGACGACGATGGCTTGAACATCGACATCGATGCGGCCAACGATACACCAGAAAAGCGCAAGAAGCGCCGAGAGCGAGAAGCGCGTCGGCGTCGCCGTCAACGCCAAGTGCGCAATGGTCGTGCAGGACAGGCCGGGCGTGGGATCTGGGGTAAAACCAAGAACCTGTTGGGCCGTGCCGGGGGTGGCCTGTTGCGAGGTGGTGGTATGCTCGCACGGGGTGCTCTCGGACTGGGTGGTCTTGCCTTAGGTGGCCTCGGTAGCGGCCTCTTGTCAGGCGCTGGCGCCGCAGTGTCGGGTCTGGGTAGCCTCGCGCTGAGTGGCTTGGGTGCGTTAGGTAGTGGCCTGGTAGCGTTGGTTTCGGCACCAGTTGTGTTGACTGGTTTGGCAGTTGCCGCTGTTGGAGCTGCTGGCTACTACGGCTACAAGTATTTCACTCGCGCCCAGCTCGATACCTACTCGACCGTGCGTTATGCTCAGTATGGTTTCTTAGCGTCGGATGAAACCCACCTGCAAGCGGTGTTCAGTGTGGAAAAGATGCTCGAACCTGCTGTGGTGTTCTCGGCAGGAAAAGCCCTGCTGGACGAGAAGAAGATCAATATTCGAGATCTTGTCAATGCGTTTGGTATCGATGTCAAAAACCCGCAGCAACTGGAGAATTTCATCCAGTGGTTCGATAACCGCTTCAAGCCAGTCTTCCTGAACAACATGGCAGCACTGCGGGCGGTGGATGCCAAAAAGTCCCTGCAAGATGTGAAGGACTTGACACCGGCACAGAAACGCCAATACTTCAACGTCGCAAAGTTTGCCGGAGGACCGTACGATGTCGTTACCTCGCCTTTCCCAGATCAGGGCCAACTCGCAGTCGGGTCCCGCGAAGTGGCAGCGGCAATTGAAGTGGCAGAGGCGGCACTCAAGAAGGAAGAAGCGAGTGCTCCAGCAAAGCCTGCGGCAGGAACTGCCGGTGCCGCTGCCGCGCTGGCCGCGACGTCGACCGGAGGCCAAGCTGCCGCACTGAAAGCAGCGCTTGATCGCAAAGCCAGTCATTCTGGTGTGCGGATGGACGCCAACGGTAATTTGTACCAAAGTGCCGATAAGGCCAAAATCAACCAGCTCACCCAGCAAGCCAAAGTTGGAGCGGCGGCGGTTGCCACTGGTGCCGGGGTAACGAGCATGAGCGGTCCTAGTGTCATGGCCGACATCTTCAATACCGGCCGTTTGGACGCCATGACGGCGCTGCGTTATCGCACCTATGGTCTGCGTGACTTGGAAGCCGACAAAGTTCGTACACTGTTCCTGATGGACGCCGAAGTCGCCAAGGGCCTCACCATCCGCGACGGAGTGGCCACCTGGACGGGGTCGGTGGAAAACATGATCGCCACCATGGGATCAGCCTTTGGTGTACAGGGTTTGTCCAATGACGATGCGTACTCGTGGATTAACTGGTTTAACAGCCGGTATCTGCCGACGTATTTGGCCTATGTGACGGCAATGGCTTCGGCCACCAAGAAAAATAGGTTGGACCAAGCCAAACTGGCTTTGATGCCGACCCAAGCGGTTGATGTCGCCACCATGGTCTATACGGCCAAGGGTAGTGAAAACGGCTCGCCTGTGTCGGTCTGGCAGGTGGCCACCACTCCGTGGCCGGGCTACCAGCTCAACAACGATGCGAAAACCATCGAAGGCAACTTCCAGAGCATCAAGGATGCAGCCAAGCAGTCCAAGGTTATTGAAGAGTCGACCAATGTGCAAGTTGGGATCACCAACAATAGTACGGGCAGCCAAGTGAAGAACCAGCAGCAGCAAGGCTTCTTCTCGCGACTGTTCGGTCAACGTCAAGATTCCCAAGGCAAACCTGTGTCGGGCAATATCTTCTCGCGGGTGTTTAACAACGCGAAAGACATGGTCAGTGAAGCATTCAGTGGTGGGCGAGAAATCAATCACCCCGGTAATGGCACAGGCGGGGACATCAATGCGATTCCACTGCCAAAGGGTAGTGGTTCGTGGGAGGCGCTGCGGGGCACTATTTCGGCAGCGGCCCAGATGACGGGTGTCGACGAGAAACTGATGGCCACCATGGCGGCCATTGAGTCGGGCTTTAATCCAACCGTCAAGGCATCCACTAGCTCGGCTACCGGTCTGTATCAGTTCACCCGCGACACGTGGAGTGACATGATGCGTAAGTTCGGCGCCAAGTACGGGATTGCACCGGGTACCCCGCCGACAGATGCGCGCGCCAATGCGCTTCTCGGTGGTGAGTTCCTCAAGATGAATGCCAAGATGCTCAGTGGCCTGGGTCGCAAGATCACGGACACCGATCTGTATCTGGCGCACTTCTTGGGTGCAGGTGGTGCCAAGAAGTTCCTCTCGGCCGATCCGAATGCCATTGCAGCAAACGTCATGCCGGCAGAGGCAGCAGCGAACGCGAGCATCTTCTACAGCAATGGTTCGCCTTTGACCATCGGGCAAGTCTACAGCAAGCTCAATGGCTTGGTGCGTGCTAAGGGTCAGAGATTTGGCCTGAACGATGGCTCGGAGAAACTCTTAGCGGGTGGCGCAACACCGGTGCCAGCCGGGCAACCTACCACGGCTACCGGCAAACAAGCTGCGGCCTTGACTGCGGCGCTGAGTAAGAAGGCCAGTGATCACGGTGTTTCTCTGGATGCTAACGGCAATCTCCAGCAAAAGCCCAAAGCAGTAAGTATCCCGGTATCGGATCAGTCACCCATGCCATTTACTGGTCCGGCAGCGGCGCCAAGTGTGGCCAAACCAGTAGTGGCTGCTGCCGTTGCCGTGGGTGGCAGTGAAGTTCCACCTGAAGCGACTGGTCCGTACATGTCGCAACGTAGTTTGAACGTCAACGCACAGCAACAGCAGCAGCGCGACATGGCTGCTGAACGTTTGACGACCACCAACCAGATTCTGGAAGCATCCCACAAGGTGCACCAGAAGTCACTGGAGGTGATGATCGAAGTGCGTGATGCGCTCAAAGGCTGGACTAACCAAGCACCGAAGTCCCAGGTGCTGGATAAGCCTGCTGAAGTAGCACGCCCTGCCAAGGTGCAGGCATCGCGACCCATGACATCTGCGCCTGTCTCCATGGCAGTGAACAGATAAGCGGGGGGAGGGGTTCGCCCCTCCTCTTTTCCTTTTCTTTTTTCTTAACGGAGTATTGGTTATCATGGAACAGCTCTTAATCCACCTTTTCGGTGATTACATCGTCCAGAATAATTGGATGGCCAATAACAAGACCAAACACTGGTGGCCGGCCTTTGTCCATGCATTTACGTACATGCTGCCGTTTTTCCTCTTGACGGATTCTGCGGCGGCTCTGTTTGTCATTTTCAGTACCCATTTCCTCATCGACCATTTCCGCTTGGCCCGTTATGTGGTGTTCTTCAAGAATTGGGTGTGTGAGCCTCACACCACCAAGTGGGCGGATTGTTCTGTGACGGGCTATCCCAACACCATGCCGCCACACATCGCGTTCTGGCTTATCACGATCGCGGACAATATCCTCCACCTTCTCATCAACTACGCAGCGCTGCGCTGGCTTTAAATAAGGAACTACCATGAGTGGTGCAATGCTCAAGGACTCAAAGTGGGTCAAACGCGCTTTCTTGGTCACTGCCAAAGACATGGCCAAGCTCAGCGTCCAAAACCGTACCAAGACCAACATTCTCGACGACTTCCAAGATACTACCCCTGGTGGTAACTTGTCGATCAATCCGCCACCCCAGTTCACGCGCTACGCTGATCCCAAAGCAACGCTCATGGACAAGAACGGTGATTCGCTGGAAGTCTACTCCATGTACGCTGGTTCACGCGGCATGGGGCGCTATTACGGTGAAGCCATTAACAACAATGCCCAGCGCATCAGTCTGCGCTTCGGTGTGCCTGAGTTCAACTCGCTCACGACCTTCTTCACGGGCTTTTACAACTCGGAAGCAGGGCAACTGGCGCGTACAGGGCGCGCCAAGAACTTGGTCTACCTGCTGGGTCTGGCGGCGGGCTTTGTGGTCAGTATTGTTTACTGGCCGCTCTTGGTGGCCAACATGGTCGGTAACGGCATTCGGTTCTTTCTGCAAAAGCCCTCGACCAAGTTCTATTACTTGAAACCCACCATGCCGGTGTACTGGAATGCCGTGCAGACCATGGTCAACCACATCGCGGTCAACGCCGGTATTGTACCACGTATCGGTGGCAACGACAATGGCAACAAACGTTTCGGGGAACCGTACGAGTTCGATGAAGAAGCACTGAAGGAATTGGCGCGCCGCGCCCCCACCATCTTTAGTCCCGGCGGCGGTGTCGATGTCTTTGCCATGGCCACCCAAGCGCAGCGCTTAGCCCAGAAGCGCCGTAAAGCCCTCAAGCAACTGTTTGATGGGGACGAGCTGGGTGATATCCGACAGCGCGTTTTGCAGCTGCAAAATACGCCACTGGAAGACACCCGGCCGACGTTTGCTGGATACCTCAAGAAGTGGTTCAGTGCGGTCGTGTCACAACCGAAGACAGCGGACGGCAAAACCGACGTCAATACGGAAACTGCCAACAACCACGAAGGGGCGACTGCGGGCTGGCTCGAACTACTCGATGCGGAACTGAACGATGGCGGTGCATTTGTTACGTACCATGTCAATTCCACAGGCGTAGTGAGCGAATCATTCTCTAGCCAAGTGGGGGAATCGGACATTGCGAATCAGATCAACAGTGTATCGAGTTCTTCGCGCTCGACCAACTTCTCCATTGCCAATGGTAACTTAGTAGGTGGTCCGGTCGGCGACGTATTGGGTGGCATTGCTAATACCATCAAGGATGCGGCCAGTGGTGTCGCCGCAGGTCTTGGTGCCTCCGGTTTGGCAGCGCTGGGTGGTGCCGCTTTTGTGGACATCCCCAAGCACTGGATGAGTTCGTCGGCCGACCTCACCCAGATGACCTACACGGTGCAGCTGCGTAGCTGGAGCAATAACCCGATCTCGCGTTTGGTCAACATCTACGTGCCGCTGTGTACGCTCTTGGCGGGAGCGCTGCCCTTGTCCACGGGTAAGCACTCCTACACGAGTCCGTTCCTGTGCGAAGTGTATGACCAAGGTCGTTGCCAATCGCGCTTGGCGATGATCACCAGCATGACAGTCTCGCGTGGTGAAGGTAATCTTGGGTTTGACAACCAAGGCGTACCGATGGGAATTGACGTCACGTTCACCATCACAGACTTGTCCTCGATCATGCATATGCCAATCTCGGAAGGTATGCAGTGGACCGGCGCAGCAGCAGGTGGCACGATAGGTGCTGTTGGCGGTGGCGTTGCTGGCTTGGTAGCAGGAGGTATTCCAGGTGCAGCAGTGGGGGCGACCGCAGGTGGTGCCGCTGGTACTGCTGCCGGTGCAGCCGTCGATGCAGGGGTGGCGGCGCTGAAGGCTTGGAAAGGGTTCTGGTCGGATGACTCGGTCTTTAATGACTACATGGCTGTGTTGGCCAGCCAGAGTTTGCCAGACCAGATTTACTCATGGCGTAAACTGAAACTGAACATCACACGTAGCTTAAAGAACGTGGATAGTTTCTTGAGTGCGACCCACTTCGCTAGTTTCATTGGTGACGCCCCACCGGCGCGTCTCTTGTCGGCACTTTACAAGGGTGTCGAGCGGTAAGCGGCATAGTCGGCATAAAGGACGGGCCTTTGCCCGTCCTTTATGCCGGAGAGTAAAAGAGGACTGCTTAGCTGGACTGCTTCTCGTGGTCTTCCCAGATTTTGATATTGGCCCGAATCGTACTGGCCAGACGTTTGTAAAGATTATTGATCTGGTCCGTGCGAATACGGATGAGATCGATTTTGAGGCGATAGGTAGCAAGATCGTTCGCATCCTTGGCTGCCTTGGCCTCGCTTTCCAGTACCGCAGTTTCGCTACTGATCGCATCGGCTTGACGCTGAAGCAATGATTCCAGTTCCAGTTCCAATTGCCCCTTGGTCTTACTGGGAAGAATCACTGGATTAGTTGATGCGCGTGCATCTTGCACTTTCTCCACATTCTCCACCGTTCTAGGGTCGGTAGGAGCAACCTGCATTTTAGGCATTTCTGCCATAGCCGGGTACAGTTCCGCCATTGTTTTAGGCTTGTCCTGTTTTTTCTTCCACTCCATGTAGTTCCACAGAGAATTTTTGGAATAGGCCTCTGCCGGATTGGCCTTGAGCCATGCGATATAATCCGGGTCGCTTTCACTCGGCATTGTAGACGTCTGCTGGGTCTCGTACGTAACGGTGATGCCATCCAGTGCTTTTTTCTCTTCCGCAGTCACACTGCGTGGCGTAACCACATTGCCATCTTCATCCTCGTATGGATCGTCTCCTAGCAACAACCATTTGTCTTCGGGTTCGTCGCTATTTAGAGCGCCGATAGTAATGGTCTTTCTAAATTCGGTTGATCCGTTCGTAATGCTGGAAAGATCAACTGCCGTTTCTGTGCTACCGTCAGCGACCTTGAACATGGCGCTGTTCCAGTCGGGGGTCACACTACTGAACACATCTTTGATCTCAGTAAAATTGGTTTGATACTGTGCGATCGAAATTGCCGGAGTGGGGGCTGGATAAGCTTTGGCAAAATTACCCAGTGCATCACTCCCTGCATTGAGCATGGACTTTCCGGCCACTACGGATAGTTCTTTGAATGCCGACAAATTTCCGGTACCAGTAATTGTCGGCATTAATTCTTTTACTGCCTGGTTGATGGCAGCTTGCCCTTGAATCGCGCCAGCCTGCACCAGGGTCCCCATGATGCCCGGTACGCCGCTCTGAATGCCTTGCTGGGCGATGCCGATTGCGGTTGCAGTTAGTCCCTTGGGGTCAGCAATCTTCAGCCCAGGAACACCGGCTAAGTCGGCCAGGGCGTTGACTGCGCCAATGGTGCCCATGATGTTACCGGACTTGGCCATATTGATCGTACCGATGATCGCATTACCAGTACCGATGATGGTGCCCACCATGGTGCCTGGCAAACGTTTCTCGATTACGCCTGCAAGCCCTTTACCCAGTGACCCGACTATTTTGGCCACTGTGGGGTTGCTGATGTTCAGGCGGTCCGTGATACTCTTGATACCAGTTTGCAGCAAATTCTTTGTTCCGCCCAGTGGCAGTGCCGAAATCATGCCGGACGCACCAAACGGCGAGGAGGTGGCGCTAAAATTAATCCGGTTCAGAATGTCTGAGCGGTTATTGATGACGCTACTCGATGTTTGAGTATAGACGTCCACCGTTGCCAGTTTATCACTTGGACCAGAAACGAAGGTCGGTTTTGCCAAATTTGCGGGCATGGTAGAAATCCTTAGAACGAAGAAAAAAAGAGGGCCGAAGCCCTCTTTTCAATTTACACCCACCCGAGCACTTAGCGTGCGCAGGCGGGACGGATGTAGTGCTCGAAACCCGAAGGGCGGTGACCCGCCTTCATCATGTCTCGTAGTTCTGTGAAACTGTTCACCATCAGTTCGCGGGTACTCGGTCGAATCGGCAGCGGATTGTGACTGTGCGGATTCTTCAGGTAGTACATCTCGAATGGCAGTTCCGACTTCAGGAAAGCCTCGTGCAACTGCTGGTTCTGGTCGATCCGGCAGAAGTTTGCTTCCAGGATGATATCGTGGAATCGTTCCACGTAATCCTTGGTCAGCCCCCGGCCGATTTCAATTGCTTGGCGGCCAGTGACGTAACGCAGCGCATCGGGGCGCTCTTTGGACTTGAGCCATTCCCAGAAGCCTTGCAGGTTCTGGAAGTTGCCATAGTCCGGATGGGTGAATGGCATGTGGGTGATCGGTGCCAGCAGCCGGCCCAGTTCTTCCGCGCCATGGGCGTAGATGTTGATGTACTTGATGCCGTCGTTCGGGTCATTGCCGTGCTCGTCGAGCACGATGGGTGGCAGGATGTAGTCTGACGCTCGGATGTGTTTGTTCATGGTGCTCTCGGCCTTCATTATTCGTTGTCCTCTTCTTGCTTTTCTTCGTCGTCGTCGTCGTCGCTGTCTTTAAGTTCTTCCAGCAGTGCAGCCAACTTATGACGATCGCTAAAGTCCATGGTCTGCATGTGCTCAGTAATTCGCTTCGAGCGCCAATGAATGCGCACGAAAAACTCCACCTTGAACGGCTGAAGGAAACGTAAACCCTTGTAGAAGACCTTGAAGGTCATCTCGGGTTTGCCGAGTTCTTTCATCAAGTTACCGCGCATACTGGTGATCTTACGACGAGGCTCGATCGCACCTTTGCGGTAGTCTGACAGCCAGTCCTGCATTAGGCTATCCCACCACATGGCATTCATACCGATATCGTCCAGTATCGACCTAAAAAAGGCCGCCAGAAACCCCCGTACCCCGGAAGGTTCTAGTTTTCCTTTCCCAGGTGTGCTAAGCACCTGTTGGATTGGATTCGATTTCTTTTTCATTCTTTCTTCCTTTCTTTTTTCCAGCAAATGCTGGTTTAATTTGTCAAGCTTACATCGATTAGCGCTTTACTCAAGTCCTGCATGTTGATGAACAGCTTCGTGAGAAGCCGGCGGTTCAGTCCTTCGATGCCTGTTTCGGCACCGTCAACCTTTTTAGCTTCCTCGCACACTTGCAAGGCGGCGACCTTAAATCGCTCTACTGCTTTCTCGGCGTCTTGGTAAAAACCTTTGGCAGAGATGAAGAACTCATCGACTGAAACAGTCTGGATGTCCCAGCTAAAATCATGGGCTTGTAAGGCCCGGTTAGCTGTGAGCGTTCTATGAATACGGCGCAGGCGTTCGATGTAAGTGTCGATGTCCCGGTCAGGCACATTGATCTTGGTCGCCACTCCGGTAGTGACTTCGTAGAGTGAAAACTGCGCAGTCGTTACTTCATTAACGAGTGCCAGACAGCGCTGGCGTTCGTTCTCGGTATCGTGATGTTTAGCTGCACGATCGAGGGCCTTCTTGTAGCGATACCTGAGATACCGCTTCCACAGTAACATTTTGTATCTCCGTAATTTGTTTGTCATAAGGAAAGAGTAGGGTTACTGGACACATGGATGATATGTGACTGAACTATTCTTGAAAGGTTCAGTATTAATCCCCAAAGAACCAGAAGGAACAATCATGACCGCCATGACAGAGAAGAAAACAGTTGACGATGTTCTCCTTGAAGAGTCAATTGAAAAGCGCAAGTGGTTTATCAGTCAGCAACTCAAAGAAGACGGTAGCTTGCCGGACGACCCGAAACAACAAGCCTTGGTCCTCAAGGCCATCGAGGGCATTGAAAAGGTTGCTATCTCGCGCAAACGTATCAAGATCGAAGATCGGACCGCGGCCAGCCAAGAACAAGTGGCTAGTTTGCTCGCCCACGTCTACAAAAATGTCAACGCCAACAACAACCCGTTTGTCGTGGATGTTGAGGCGCGCGAAGTCAACCCTGAACAACTGGGCAAGATTCCCACCATTCCTTCGCACCTAGCGTTGCCAACGTTGGTGGACGGAGAAACGGCAGTCAATCCACGCCAACTCTCGTATGAAGAATTCACGCGAGATAATACTTTACCGCCACCCAAAGAAGACGAGTAAAAGCTACACGGGGCTAACCCCCCGTGTAGCTTTTATGCCGTTAAACCTTGACCAAGGAGAAATACGCAACTTCGATCAGGTCGACCGAGATCAGCGGACGCAGTTGCATCTCCGCGGCTAAGAAAGGCGTCAAGCCGTATTCTTTCAGCCATGCTTCTTGTTCTGGCGTTGGCTCCACCACGTGGTGAATCTTGGGGGTAAGCAACAGCACTTCTGGGATTGGGGCGCGCTCCAATTCTTTCATGTGCATATTGAGCCAGTCTTGTGGATTGTACATGATCAGTACACCGAACTCTTTTTTACACCGACTTGGGGTGAGTTCCGACAAAGGCCAGTTCACCAGCTCAATCGGCAAGTTGTTGCCGACGTTGAGGTAAATCGCTTTGTGGATGTCTTCCAGTACGTCCGGGGCAATTTGGTACGGCCAGCAATTGACTACGATCTTGCAGCTTTTGTAGTATGGGCGCTGATCCAACTGGTTCACGACCGACTCCGACAGGTGCTGGAGCAGCCGATACATTTCGGTCATGCAGCTATGCGACAAGGTGTCGCCATCGCGCGCAGCGTAGAGCTTTTTGAAATCGTGACGGTCGATGCCCGCGAAAAAGTCCGACGTCCGGGTGTGGTACTTGTCGTCGATGACTTTCTCTGCGATCGCAGGGTCCATGCGATCAAGCGTTCCGGCGCGGGTATCGAGCAGTTCGTCCAGACTCAAATAAATGTCGACTTGGCCTTGATCGGGTTTCATTTGGCTTTACCGGTAGGTTTCCTGGTGGCTTCTTCATGGTCCTTGTAGGTCATGAACATGGTCGACAAGGCAAGGACCATGGCCCAGCTATTGGCTTTGAGCGTTTTGACCGCGTCTTCGTCTGAAGCCAAGCGCGCATGGATTGCGTCGGGCATGCCGCGGTAGTCGTGTTCCTTCTGGCGCGTCAGGCCTAGGCCCGCACACAGCGACTGCCCCACCATATTGGCTAGGCATTCACGCGCGTCGACCGAGCGCCCCCAGAGCGCGAAGAAAGTGCTGGTGTATTGCATGACGAAGTCAGCAATGTCACTGTGTTGGAACACCGTCCTCACGTAGATCTTCAAGCCTTCTGGCGTGGTCATGAGGTAAGGTTTACAGGTTTTCAGGTGGTTCACCCAAAACACGTCGATGACTTCCTTGGTCTCGGTGGCTAGGTTACTGTACACCGCCAGAAACGCTTTACGGAGGGACTCCCCGACCACTTCCATCTCGTCAGGGGTAAAATCAAAGTTGACCATGGGGTTCTTCTTTCTTTATTTGAGCAGCGTGGTTTCGTAGTGCATGCAGGTGAGCAGCGTGTGCAGGGTTTGTTTCGACTGCACCGTACCGCCATACGGTTCGATGGATTTTTGGCTTACCGAGCCATGGCGGCTGAGCATGGTATTCATGGCGTGGAAACTTTGCGTGTCGCCACCGCGCAGACGGATCAGTTCCAGAATCGAGTAATCAAGACCGGCTGAGGCCATCAGCTGAATTTCCGGATACGACAGGCGGCTACCTTTGGATTTGCCGGTAGGCTGGCCTGTGTAGTCGTCTACCGACTTGTTGTCTTCCGGGATCGAAATCTTTTTCGTCAACAGCTGCGCTTGACGGCGCAGCGGCAAGTCCACGATCAGGTAGCGTTCGTTGGACAGGTATGCTGGGCGGTCATCGTTGTCTTGGAACCAGATGCGCTCGAAGAATTCGTGCGCCCAGAGTTTGGCCAATGCCAAATTGCGTTTCACGCTCAAGCGAATCTTGCCGAAGTTTGGCACGATGAGAGAAGGAATCACGCGCCCGGTATCCAGGTCGTCAATGAATTTCTCGAACTGCTTGTCGTTCATGCTTGCCAGCATGTTTTTGTAGATCTGAGTATTCTCACTTCCCGGCAAAATGGCTTCGATGCCGTCCAGGAGTTCTTTTTCTGCTTTCTTGCGATTACCGGCCATGATGGTGTCCTTTGGAATAGCTTGCTGTATGGCGGAATCACTTTTAGCCGCCTACCTATACCAATTTGTGAAGATCACCCATAGCTCTTTGTATTTCTAACGCGGCATAGGAAGATACTCTCTTGGTCACACGCCCGTGTGGTAATGGGCCGTGGCCAAGAGAGTACCGGGAACTTATACACCGAGGCGCACGATGGCCGGTGCCACGATCTGTTTGAACAGCTTTTGCCATTCTTCTTCGGAGCAAGCGTCTTCCAGGCAGAAGCGCGCATCCGACGTGTCTTGCTTGGTCCGGTAGGAATGGCGCCCCAGCATGAAGCGCCAGTAGCTGTTGGCGGCCACGCGGGCCACGTGCGGGGTTTCTTCGTTCACCTGTTCACCGTAGGCGGTCACGAAGTCTTGGCGCCAGCTCTCCGGGTTCGGATGGCCGGCTTCTTGCAGCATGGCAGTGATCTTGTCGAAAACGCCAGCGGCGGTGGTTGCGTCGACATTGGTGTCGACCGGTTCAGCAATTGCAGTCATTTCAGGTTCCTGTTTGGTTGGTGGTGGCACACTCGTGCCACACTATGGACGAATGCCAATACATTCGTCCATTTTTATGGTGATTATGGCAGCGGCTTGACTTCGATGATTTCGTTGGTCGTGACCGTACCGTCGGCGTTACGTGGCGCCATCCAGTAAGGGTGGTAGGCCAGCTTGTGGTCGTGCGGCAGACGCATGCGCAGCAAGTCCATGGTCGACAGGAAGTGGCGGTCGTATTCGGCGTCAGCATCGACGCCCACCCAGTTACGGGTATTGAGCAGCACTTCCCAGTTGTACCCTTTCTTGCGCAGGTCGCTAAACAGTTCCTGCGGTGTGCACATGAGCATCTTGGTGATGTCGTCGTGCCACATCATGTCGATCTGGCACATCTGTGACGAGATCAGGACTGCGTTGCGCAGTTCGTGACTGGCATTGAGCTTCGAGCGCACAGCTGTGCGCGACAACTTGATGTCAGGACACAGCGACATCGCGTAATTCTGCAAGGTGCCTTCGATACCGTAGCGGTCGTTGGTCTTGCACATGTGGAATTCCGTCAGCGCCGGCAGCACTCCTTCTTCCTGCGAGACGATGATACCCAGCGGGTGACCGGATGGGCCGCTCTTGCCGCGGGTTTGCACGACCCAGATGAGGTTCAGGTCGGTGTCGCCCTTCATGTCGTCCGACGAGTTGCGCGGATATTCCGGCGCCTTGGTGGTGTCGTTCTTCAGGATTTCTGCGCTGAAGCAAAGCCAGGCGTTGTTCATGTGGAACAGGAACTTTTCCGGCACGCCCTTGATCTTGAAGTCGGACGGGATGTGTTGCAGTTGCTTGCGTACCGGCGCGCGCGGATCGAGGTTGAAGCGCTGGCCGAGGTGGGCCGTCATCATCATGTAGTGGCCGTATTTGGCCGTGATAACGGGCAGCTCAGCGATGAGGCGGGTCTTGTCGTTGCCGCCTGTCATGTAGAGCATGTTGGCTTCTTTGTCACCGATCTCGGTTTCGTTGAGGATCTTGTCGACGCGGTCCGAACGCCATTCGGACAGTGAGTCGATCGCGCGAACGGTTGGGCGCACCATCGTGAACAGCTGCGTACGATTGTAGTTCATGAACGGTGTGCGGATCATGATGCCTTTTTCGTCGAGCTTGGCCTTGAGCTGCGCCTTCTCGATTTCCCACCACTTGTTGCCCATGTACTCGGCACTGTTGATGACCTGCCAGCGGCCCGAGCCGATCACGTCTTCGCCCTTGAAGTCGGGAATGCTGTTGACCGAGAAGCTGGCCAAGCGTTCCTTTTCGGTGCTGATTTCGTCGTCGTAAGTACCACCTTCGCAACCGTGCACCCGCGCCATCATCGTCAGCCCTTGGTAATGCATCTGGGTTGACTTGAAGAAGTTACCCGGACCGATAAAGCCAGTCGTGGCAGACAGGCCTGCGTTGAGCAGGGATTCGTTGCGGGCACCGGTGACAAATCGTCCGGTAGGAATATCCCAGCCACAGCCGAGGTTAATCTTGACTTTGTGATCAGGTGCGGGGGTAAAGCCTGCGTTAAATCCCATGATGTTTTTTCCTTTTCTTTATTCAATCTGTTGGTAATCCATGCGACATGGCAAGGAAACGTATTGTGCTTGTTGGAACGTTTCTTCGTCCACCACGATCGTGGTGTCGTCGAGTTGCCGAATCAGGTAGTGGCCCACCTCTGGTTTGTGCAACGCGAGAAACTCACGGGTACTCACCACTTGGGTAGTAAATCCTCCCGTGCACTCCAGTGTCAAAATCATCATGCCGTTGTCCTTATGGGCGAACGGTTTTTCCATCTTGATGATCTTCCCAGCGAGGGAATAGCTAATGTGACATGCGGCCATGGCGATACCTCTTGTTCAGCGATCAAAGAAGAAAAGCGCCGGCCTCTTACTCTACAAGATGAGCCGGCTATGTTTTATTTTATGTCCTATCGTTAAGTATTTTTACGCTTCTTGTGCCATAGAGAAGCTCTCTCCTTTCATTACAGGAATTGTGCCCCATGACCAACAAACTCCATATGCTGCGCAATGCCGCAGCCCTCGAAGCCTTTTCCATGCGGGATGTGGCCGGGTACTTCAAAGATGTGATGCCGAGCCTGGCTTCGTCGTTCCAAGACTTCGTCGAGCGTTTCAGCCCGCGTCAAGAAGCGCTCCAGTTCACCCGTGAACAGCGTGACTTCAACAAAGCCATGCAGGGCCAAAACTACATGGCGGTTTCTCAGGTGACGGCCTACGTTCCCGAAGGCTTGAACGTTCCGTATCTCGACTATGCGGAAGTGCTGCTCGATGCGGTACACCACGCTTCCAAGGTCATGGATGTGCTGGCCCCCTACAGCATGTATCTTGCTCAGCTCATCACTGACAAAGAAACCGTGCTCTCGACCAAGAGTTTCGAGGCCGAGTTCAAGTTCATGGAGCAAGAGCGCAACCGTATCAACGAAGAACTGGGCGCGTGCTTCAAGAAGGGGTCGACCAGGTCCGAGGCGGCTCTGGGTGATGTGGTCAAGCGTAATGCTGATTGGGACAGTGTGTTCCAGCGCTGCGCCGAGATCACCGACACCATCAACCGCATCGACCGCGGCGCGGTACTCAAGAAAGTCAACGAATGCTCGCGTCACCTCGACGTCATCCTCAAGATGGTGCGAGAAGACAAAGTCAGCCGGGTCGCCAACCAAACTGTGCTGAACCTCGCCGACGGCGCCTACCAAGTGGCCTCCGAGCTGGAGTTCTACGCAGTAGCGTACTTCAAGGCTGAAGTATTCGTTCACTGCGTGAAAGAAACGCTGGAACACTTCAAGAAAGTGATGAAGAAGTAAAGTGCGCGGCATAAAACCCCTTATCCATAGCCTTTGATTGGGCCGTGGATAAGGGGTTTTATGTTTTATGCCAGTTGCGGTACCTCCCGCTGAGAACGGAAGATGGACAGCAGCTTTTCCACATCGTTTTGGATCAGTTGCTCTTCGCCGTAGCGTAACCACTTTGGGGTGCCAGCCACTGCTGCGTGCGCCATCACTTTTTCTACTGTGGCAGCACCGAGTTGGTGTTCCATGTAGACGTCGTGCGGAAGCGGCGTGACTTTGCCGTCCCAGATAGCTTTCGACAGCAGCACCGGCAATTTCAGGGCTTTGTCATTGCTTCCCAGTGCCATGACCTTGTTAAGCTTGCTGATCGTGGCATCGTCCAGCGAAGTCGAGCCTTTGATATAGGCGCCGAGTGAGGCAAGGTAGACGAGACGTTTCATTCGGTCAGGTAGGCGTGCACCGAAAAAACGTACGACACCGTGCTTTATTCCTCCCCGCAAACGTGTTGTAATCATGACAAAAGAACTCCAAGGCTCACCTAGCGGTTTTGGAAACGCTAGGTGAGCCAATCAGGTTAAAGAAGATTGGCCCTTGAGACGGTCTTAGCTTTTCTCAGCTTTCTCGACGATTCGCAGGTTGCTATACACCCCTGCGTAAATCCCCACGCCGCTCGACGTTTCCACCACCGTCGCGTACCGGAAGATGGTGTCAGAATCGCGCCAGCTGAGTAGCGTCACGACTGGATCGAGTTCTTCCAGTCGTTTGAGTGCGTTACGATCAGGCATGTCGACCCCGAGGTTGATCGTGATCGGCGCCGCTTGAATGGTCCCGTCTGCCGCTTGGTAATTGGCGTCGAGTCGTAACGCAGCATAGCCGACGTTGTATGTCTCCTTCAGTTGTTTGTGGGTCGTCGGTTCCCCTTTTTTGGGAGTTTTAACGACCGCCTCATACAAGATAGGAGTTAGGTCCGTGAGCGTGATTCGCGGGTCCTTTTTCTGGAACCACTCGAACTTTTCGTGCAGGTTATCGAGTTCTTCGATGATGCGCGAGGACGCGCGCGCTGGAGTGAACACCTTGGTCAAGGGTTCCCGGTCCAGGCAGAACAGGTCGAGCTTGTTGAGGTTCTTTTGTTCCATGGCGTAGTTGCCATGCAGAACCATCTGCCGGTAGGTGGTTTGACGGAACAGGTTGTCCAATCGCGCAAACGCGATATGGTCGGAACCACCGCAGATGTGGGCCTGGAAGTTACGTACCGTGTCGATGATCGGATCGGGTTCGAGCAAGCGCACGATGCCGTAACAGCCGTCGGTCACGCGGGTGCCAGCGGCATCGTCATCTTTGCCATGGTCGCCCATGAAATACTCGCCCGGCTTGGCCGACGTCCCGTCGGTGTTGAAGTACACCTTGCGCTGAAACAGCAGCGGATGGCGGCTGCCATCGAACCCCCAGTAGCCGTCGGCAGGCGAGCGTTCGATGGCTTCTTCTTGTTTGCCGGCGATACTGCGCATGACGCCGGAAGTGGCGAGCTTGTCGGCGTCTTCATTGCCCAGCAGGCCATCGTGGGCTTCGATCCAGCTGAACTTTACCTCCACGCCGCGCTCGACGAGCACTTGACGGTGAGCCACCAGTTCTTTCCAGGTATCGGCGTTCTTGCGTACCTGACCGTCGGGTTGGAGCCAGTTCGCCTTGGCCCACTTCTCAACGCCTTGGTTCATGCCCTTGATGACGTACTCGCTGTCACTGAACAGGTGCAGCTTTTTGATCGGGTATTGCTGTGCTTCCTGGAGTGCCCGGATCGCACCCACCAGTTCGCAGTAATTGTTCGACACCAGGGCCTTGCCGAACGAACCGTAGCCGTCGATGTACTGTACGGGCGTGACCGGGCCGAACTTGGGTTTGTTGGTTTCTGCGGGAGCCTCTTCGTCCTCCAGTTCTGCCTTGGAACGGTAGCCGTCGTCTGTGAGGATGATACCTGGCACACCGATGCCTTTCTTGGCGGGTACGTTGTGGTAGAGGTATCCGTGAATACCGTAGCCTCCATAACCAGGGTTGGGATTGCCGGTGAAGGGGTTTCTCGATCCACCATCTGAGTAGAATACCATCCCTTGAGTTGGCGTCTCTGCTGCGTCGCTCATGAATTCTCCTTATTGAAAGCCACATGCTCTACAGCATGAACTTATTCCGTATTTTTTGCTTCAGCACGCAGGTACGGCGCGCAGCGTTTCAAGTAGTCTTGATATGCGGTGCGGTGCTTGCGCTCTTCCATCTGGATGTAAAAGCGCAGCTCTTTGATGTGGCGTTGTTGAATATCGTCCAGTGCCGCATCGTCACCTTTCTTCAGGGACTTTAATTCCTGAATGGGAATACGCGGCACAGGTTCGGAATCGGGTGGGATATACACGCACTCGATTTTTGTTTCAACTGGGACAGGCGCCGAAGAGGCGGTGTTCGGTAGCATCACCAAGGTCGGTGCCGGATACACATGGGTATTGAAACTACTGCACCCAAATAATGCCACCGACAACATCACCGAAATGGAAAGAAGGGGTTTGGTTTTCATGGATGACCTCAATCAGTTATCAGATGTTGTACGGTGTTCTTGGGCTTCAATTTCTTGAAACGCGCGGTGCAGGCGATGGTACCGGTCAGACACGCTTTCTTCTGGCGCTGTTACCGGTACTGGTTTTTTGGTGGTTCGTGGCGGTGGTGGCGGCACCGATGCGACATCAATGCGCTGCTCTACCATCGCAACGGGTTGGTTATTGGATGGCGTTACAGGATGTTGACGCGAGCCTTCCAGTGCCTTGTATTTCTTCTGTAGTGCAATGTAATCGTGCGAGATCGCCACTAGGCGCTGGGTGATGAACACATTCATGACCAGCGACGCAGCGAGGAACGCGACCACGACTACCATGATCTTGTGTTCCCGCACAATCTGCCGGGGGGTCTTTTGGCCAAACAACAGTTCCCTGACAAACGGCCAAAGCATGGTCAGGATTTTAAATGCCATTAACATAGCGTGTTTGCGCTTTCTCTCAGTATTTTATAGTTCGGTTTCACCATGATGCTATTGTAGCAAAGTGGTTTCCATTTGTCAAGAAAATTGAGTTTTCTCATCCTTAAGCGTGTACAACGCAGGAGAACCCCATGCTGGTACTGAAAAGTTTTGTCACCCATTCGCAGTTCGTCGCCAACGAGCCGAACACGGTGGCTGTGTTCGGTGAGATGTCCACGGAGTCTGCAACTTACGCCCGCGATATCGGCCACTACGATTCCGCCACCACCCCCAAGCTCGGTCTGCATAGCTTCTTCTGCAAACTCGATGGCGTTGCAGTAGCAGTACCGACCCAATTGGTCGAGCACGTACTCGGTGTGGTAGACTACGTCTATGCCAAAACGATTAGCTCGACGAGTGAAATCTTTAGCGACGTGCTGTTAGCTGAGCTGCTGGAGGATTTCGCCACCAGTGCGGAAAACTTCAACTGTGGCGAAATCGTTACCGACGGCACCCATTTCGTCCCGGAGTGGTTGGCGTGGCGTGCCAAGAACGTGAGTGGCGTAGGCACCAACGAAATCCGGGTCTGGTTGGCTGACGAAAGCTTCCGCCTCCAGTACGATGAATTCGAAATCGTGGTGGTGCCACCGACTGACACGCTCGACAATTTCTTCCGCACCGGTACTGAAGTAGAGCTGATGCTCAAGGGCCTGGACATCACAACCCAGATGCAACGGGTACAGGATGCCCGCGCCGACTATCCGTACACGATCGCCAAGAACGTGTCTTACGACTACGTCGATCCGTTCCTGTCGACGCATCGCGTTCCATCGCACTGGGCGTTGTTGATTTACGGTAGCGCTGGTAACAACGTCGACAGCATCGCCGACGCCCTGATCGAATACATCCTGGCCAACAGCAGCCATACCCGCGAAGAGTGGACAAACATTCTGCCGGACCTGTTTCGCCGGACTGAATTCCTGATCATCCCATCGTGGTTCCAGTACGCCATCAGCCCGCGCAAGACTGAACCGGGTGGTGTGTACCTGTGCGCCGTGACGCCAAAACAGGTCGTCCAGCGCATCAAGGAAGTGGCCCCGGCATACACCGACGCTCATATTAATGAGAATGCGATGACGCTCGGACACCCGTATGGCTCACTCTCGCTCATCGCGGTGGGTAGCCCGGACAACCGTGACGCCAAGTTCAAGTTGACCGATATTTATCCGGATTACCTGTCCCTGTCGCCATCCAGCTTGGACTTTAACCGGATGGCCCAGGCCACCAAAGACTGGCTCACCACCTTGCATCGCCAGCTGGTAGAAGCCGAGACGCTCACCGAGTTTTCGAGTGTCCCACGCGGCATGACTCGCTCCAAGCGCAATGGCCACATTTTCCTCGTGACCAATGTGGGCAACATCAACTACCTCGTGTCGGCCCGCGCTAACTACGCGGACGAGTTCTCGATCACCTAAGGAGGGCAGGTATGTCGATTTACATTCCCGCTATCCATGCGCGGGGGCGGTTTCGCTTAAGTGGTGCACTGGCTAACTTACTCAGTGAGTCAGTCGAATACACTTGCACAGGTTTGCGCACCCTTGCAGACTTGGCCGGTAGCGGTGTGGATGTGGTGGCGGAATACTACACCCCCATCGGTCTCGACCAAGCTGCGTACGATAGCGATGTCGCGGCCGGTGCGCTCATGGTTACGCTGCAAGCTGGGGTAGCGCCCCCTGTTACGGTACCGTCGACGTATTTCACGTCCAGCGCAGAAATTGGCGGTGTGAAATACTTCGGGCGCATGATTGGCCTCAATCTTGCGTCGCTCCCCGCGGACATGAGCCTGGCCCCGCTCCAGCAGCGCTTGGTCGAAGTGGTCAAACAAACCATCGGGGTGGAAGCCACGAGCCGTAGTATCGTAACGGATAACGGTACGGTATTGAGCGAAGACCAGCACGCCATCATCGAAGCCACGCGTGCCCAGAACATCACCCAGGTGAACACGGACTACGCGTTGTTTCTGGCTGAGCGCACCCGCGCCGATACCTTGCAGCAACGCGTGACTGCCTTGTCCAAGTACATCGAAGACAATCTGGCACCACCTGCTACCCCGTAAGTTACGTTTGCGGCATAGAGGAGAGGCATGCGCCTCTCCTCTTTTTTATGCCGTGAAGGCTTAGCTCTGCTTTTTCAGATAGGCTTCGACCAGTGCCGAGAGATGCAGGATCAGTGCGTCACGCACCAAGGGCGGGATATCATCGTTGACCACACGCACTTCGGACGGCGTTGGCGAATACAAGAAGAATGCGTGCTTTTCAGTCGCTACGTCAGTGAAGGTGTCGGCCAGTTTGTACAGCACCGGCACCACTGCCACCACGTTGGTTGGGTTGTCCGGTACATTCATGCTCAGCAGCAACTGGAAGGACCGGTCTTTTCTGTTCATATACAAACCCGTAGGCCACTTGGCAAACTGCTTCGCCGACAGCATCGTCAGATCTTCGTTGTACTGGTCGAATTGCTCGATACCCATCGTGCCTTCGCCCTGTTCCAGCAACTGCGAGGAGAGATACTTCTTCAGGATGTCGAACAACACCTGACCGATGTAGTTATGTGTCGCCGTTGACGTCGACAGCACCTTGGTTGGCATCGCCACTTCTTCCTCGGCAACAGGTGCTGGTTCTTCGGGATCGCGGTGCTCTTCCTTGATGAGGGCAAGTACCGGTGGCAGTGGTGCCGCTTCCGCTTCCACGGCCTCTTCCAGACTGGTCACTGCGGATGCGACAGGGTTGAGCGGCGCCGCGCCTGGCTGGCCCAGTAATGCCTTCATTGCATGATCGGCGCTGTTGCCGATTTCTTCGAGCTTGTCGCTCTTACCGCCGACCTGGCCGGTGAGGTGCTGGTGGAGGATTGCTGCTTCCATCAGTTGTCGCTGTGTACCGATGGTCACGGTATTGGTCACCATGCGCATTTCGCTGAGCAGCCCGTGTTCGCGCAGCTGCACGTACAGCTTCTGGAGTTCTTCCGCAGCCCTGCGGTGCATGCTGGTGAGTTGCACGAAGGTTTCAACGAGTGCGTCAACAGTGGGGTTTTCTTGATTACTCATGCTTGTTCCAATTCGACATGTTGGTTGTAAGGGAGGTTTTCTGGCACCGTGATGTTACCAGAGTGGAGAATACAGATTTCTGCATTGGCCATGGCACCATAGCTGGCTTCATAGTGCGATACCATGAAAAGCTGGGTGAACAGCCGCTCTTCCATGATGTTGGCGATCGTCATCGTCGCCATGGTCTGGTGGTGTTTGTCAAAGCTGGCACCGAACTCATCCAAGTACAAAGGACTGCTACCCAGACCCAGCGCTTGCATGGCGCTAATTCGAAACGCCAAGTCGATGATTTCCATGATGCCGGTACTGCCATCCTTGACATCGTCCATCGGGTCTTCTTGGTCGTTGACCACCACCGGGAACTTGTAATCGAGTTCGGTACCGCCATGGCTCTCTACTGCGCAGTCCTGTACCACCAAGGGATACGACCAAATCCGTTTGATGATACCATTCATCTGGCCCACAAAGTGGCGGATGAAACCCAAAAGTCCTTCAGCAATCAAGCCTTCTGTAGGAGAAAGCTCCCGCACCACAAGACGTGCAGCTTCTTCCCGGATGGTCATGTCGCGAATCTCGTTTTCCAGATTCTCAACGATGGCCTTTTGGTTGGACATGTAGGACAGCACTTCTTCCTTGCGTGACAGCGCGGTCTGGTACTGGCGAATGCAGTGCAAAATCGTTTCCCGGCGCAGCGTTTCGATCCACTCTTCGTTGACCTGTACCACATTGCTGCGTGCTTGCAGAATACGCCATTCCAGTTCTTGACCTTCTTTCAACTGGCGGTGGTAGGTTTGGTATTCTGCCACATCCAATTGCAGCAGATGACGTTCACTCGTCAATTGCTCGATTTCATGGGTCCACTGTTCCAGCCCCACACGCACATCGGTGACACTGGCGTCGCCGAGCTTTTCTGCCGAATCGATCAGGTGGCTGATCTCGCCCAGTTCCGCATCCAGTCGCAGGGCGTCTTTCATGATCTGCAAATCGTGGCGAAAACGTTCCACAAAGCCCATCATAAAACGCGGCTTGAGGATGATGAACTCTTTCTCGATCAGATAGTCCCACAGCGGGTCTAAAACAGGCCATGCTTGCGTCAAACGAATAAAGCTACGGTAACGTTCACCGTACTCGCGATTGCGCTCAGACTGCTCCTGAAGCTCTTTGATCTCGACGCCCAATTGCTTGGACTGTTCTTCGTACACAGCAATACCATTGAGCAAGCGCTGGTACTCGCTTTCGTTGTAACCGATCACCCAGCGGTAACTACACTTGGGGCAGGTGGTTTCGCCATTGCCACGGTGCGCGTCCGCATGTTCCTTACGGGTGTGTAATTTGCTCAGTGCAGTGTTAAGCCGCAGTTGTTCGCGCGTTTTGAGATCGATCTGTTCTTCGATCTCCCGCAGTTTGACTTGACTGTAACTACGTTCTGAATTATCCGGAATATTCGAAGCAATGTCGTCTAAGGTATCCCAGACCGATTCGAGTGCCCCCATGCCGTTGATGGGGTGGATGCTATCTAGTCGCGGCAACACATCGACCAAGGTCCGGGTGGCCAGAAAGTCGATCTTGCGGCCGTGTACAGCTTTGAACCGCTTGTGCAGTTCCGTGAGCCCTGCTTCCCCGGTTTTCATGAGGATGTCGAGTTCACCTTTCAAGCGGTCGTGCTCTTTCACAGCTTTGCCGATCAAGGCGTCACGTACCGATACCTCGCCTTTTAGGCGCTCGACTTCGCTGGCCACTTCGTTCAGGCTCGTGAAGGTGGGCTTGGTCAGGTCGCACCACTCGTGCCGAGGTAACTTAGAGTGGAAGTAGTGACCTGCTGGCCGCATGAAGCGCAGGCGATGTAGTTGCCGCGAGAGCACTTCCAGATCAGCCAGCTGCTGTTTCTGTTGGTCTTCAAACGCGCTTGACGGTTTGGTAACCGGCGCGCGATTTTCCATCAGGATGTTCAAGTCCCGGTGGATTTGGTTCACTTCGTCGAAAAGCTTTTTCTCTTCTTCCGGCTTGACAATCTTTTCGTGCTCGGTCACCAAGCGTTTTTTAGCGGTCCGCAAAGACGAGGCTAGGTCGTTGGCTTCTTGGTTGACCTTCTTGAAAACTTCCAGCGCGTAGTCGTAGTTGGCATTGTTCAACCGCATGAACCACTCGCGCCGTTTACCGGGACCCATTTGCGTGAAACGTTCTTTTCCCAGCAACAAGTCACGAATTTCAGGCGTCTGCTTAAACAGTTCCGCGACCACTGCGCGCTGGGCCGTAGCAGTACCCCAATCGTTGACCACTACATCACCATCTTGGTCATGGCGCACCAAGCGGTACTTTGTATGTGGTTCAAAGACAGAACTGGCTGTGTAGAGCTGGCCGTCGTCCGCTTCGGCGGTAACGTGTTTGCTTCCCCATTTCTCGTATTGAGCAGGTTCGGCTGGCAGCATCGACAGTTCCCGCATCAGTGTGGATTTACCACTGCCATTGGAGCCGAGCAGAATTTGAATGATTTCGGTAAAGGTCAGCTTGATACGCCGAATGCTGTTTAGGCGCAAGCGTTTGTGACCAGTTACCTCGATGGAAACGTATTTCATGTTGGCCTTGTAATTGTACTTATCTACAACATGGTGCAAGTACGTAATTTTTGATAAGGAAGAAGAACATGCACACCGTGTCTTTGCTGAAGTTTTATTCGATCGGACGCCTGGCAGCCAATAAGCCACTCGATACCAATATCATCGAAGTCGTGCCGATTGAGGCGTCCTCCAATCTGGACGGTGAAATCAATGCAGGTCTTGACAAGTTCTCGGCCAAGGGCACTGACCAAACCGGCGCTGCATATAGTCTCGAACTTGATATGTCGACCGCCGTTACCGCAGAGTGGTCGCCCTTTGGGCGTGGCAACCGTGTCACCTCGCCTGACCTGCGCCGTGGCGACCAAGTGGTGTTGTGGAAGTTTGCCGACAAGGAGAAATACTACTGGACCGAGATGGACGACTTGGTCCATCGCAAACTGGAAACGGTAGTATGGGCCATTAGTGCCACCACCAAGGAAAGCGATGGCTCAACTGGCGACACCACGTACTACGTTGAGATGTCGTCACATAGGAAACTCATCCACTTGCACACGTCTTCTGCCAATGGTGAATTCTGCGAGTACGATATCCAGATCAATGCCGACGAAGGTTTTCTCCAGTTCCAAGACAACGTCGGGCAGTCGATCATGATGAATTCAAAAGAGCGTCAGATTGAATTGCTCAATAATGACGGCGCCAAGATCGACATGAATAAGCGCAAGCTCTTCATCCACATCCCCGATCTGGTCGAAATCAAAACCAAGAAAGTCACGATCGACGCCATCGACATGATCTCCACCTTGAGTAACTCGATGACGCTCACGACCAAGGCCAACAAGACCACCACCGATACCGATGTATTGCAGGCCAAGACCGTCACGATCTCGGCCGATACGCGCAGTATCACCGCGACCACCACCCACACTGGCGAGTACAGCATCAAAGGCACCTTGGGTGTCAGTGGCTTGACCACGATGTCAGGTGGCATGAAGTGGTCGGGTGGCGGTAAAGGTGGCGGCACTATTGAAGTGGACAAACTCATCTCGTCCCAGCCGATCAAGGCCCCGAACGTCTCGGGTGGTTGACCACGCGGCATACAGGCCCACAACCCGCCCCCTATGCGACATGGAGCAGGTTGTGGGAGTCGCCGACAATACTAGAGATCGGCGCCAATCTGTAGGTACTGCAAATCGCCATTGGCGAAAGGCCGGCCAGGGTTTCTGTTATCGCCCAGACACAATGCTTGACGGGCCGCCACGGTACGGTAATTGTAGTCGTGTCGGTAAGCATCGGTGACGGTAACCGAGTATTGACCAGTCTCATACTGATACCAGTAGTTTACCATCTTTCCAATTTCCGACAACAAAGGGTATGCTGGTGGGATCTGGGAAACGTACACGCCCGGCAATGCCGAGGTATGGATGGGCGTGCGTTCGACGAACACATTGGGGTTGTCGAGGATCACGAAGAACGACTGGGGTAACGATAGGTACGCTGTCAGGGCAGTATCCGAGAGCAAGTCCTCGACCACAATGTGGGCAGGATTTTGGCTACTGGTTTCGATACCGAGCGAACTCAGGTCGATGTAGTTGCGCGAATCGTAGTATCGGTCTAGCAGTGGCAGATTGTTAAACACCACTGCGAAACCACTGTCACTGACCCGGTAGAACGTGCGTTCATCCAGGATGTGGAGGTAGCCACCCAGTACCAGCATCACAGTCTTGTCCGAGACATCATGACCGATGTCCACATGGGCGCGGTCGCTCAGCTTTTGCTGGGCGTCTTGTTTGTAGACCATGTCGGCAGTGATCGGCACAAATCTCAGTTTCCCGAGTTCACGAAAACTCAAGATGCCCAGTTCTGCTTTGCCTGACAGGTGCTGCGACACCATGCCTTCTTTGACGTACACCCCTTGGTCACTCACATCGGTCGGATGCAAGAAACCATTGACAGAGACCAAGGCGCTTTCGTAGAAGAGATTGTAATCCAGATCCTTCTTGCTCATCAAGATCCAAGTCTTCTCCGATTCGAGCACGCTCGCATCGGGCGACGCAGTCGGGTGCACGGCTTGTAATTTGTAGCCTGCCAGATGTACATCGCTATATTTGGCATAGCGCGTTTTAAGAACAGGCACCTCGTCTAACGTGTCGAGCGTGGCATCACCGTTCAGGGTCAGTAGTTGATTAAACGTAATGTCCTGGCTACCGTAGTCGGCGCGGATTGTGGCCAGATCCAAGCAAACGTGCTTGTCTAAATACGGGTGCGACAACGTCGCCAGCACGCGGTCATACGTGGTGAACACCTCGGGCAGAAGCATCTCGCCCAGTGCGACGGATGTCCACCGCCCACCACCGCCTACCGGTCGTGCAATTGCTGCAACAAGTGTGTACATGATGAATTTCGCCTTTTGAAAGGTGCAATTTGTAAATTATATAGTCGCTCAGCCGAGCCCATAACATATCGGATTACCCCCTGGAGGGCTTATAGATGTCTACTACCGTCCCATCGTATCCGTTTGACCCCACGGGTACCAAAGCTTCAAATAAGATCGCCGGGGAACAACAGATCCTGACCGCATCCAACCCACGGGATAACTACTTCATCATCCCTAAGGTTGCACCTTTCTTTGAAGAAGGTCTGTCGATCTCGTTCAAGGATAGCGCCACTGGTGTGGTGCGGACCTTGAAGAAGAACATCGATTACTACCCCACGCACTTGTTCCTCGATGCGTCCTACAGCACCGCGCGGCCGATTTACGGCTCGATTACCTTCCTGAATACGGCACTGGCCGGTACGGTCACCTTGGCCTACCAAACCGTCGGTGGCGAGTGGGTGCCGAGTGCGGCCGTGATTGCCGAAGCCCTGGCCAACCGCCTGTCCAACCCGCGCACCACGTCGTGGGAACAGATCGTCAATCCACCCAATGCATTCCCGGTCATCGAACACCCGCACGACCTGATCAACATGAAGGGGATGGATGACGTCATCGTTTCGATCCGTGAACTGACCCAGGCAATCGCAACGCGCGGTGGCAACGATCTGGCAGCGCACAAGATCGACAAGAATAATCCGCACGGCGTGACGGCGGCGCAACTGAACGTGTTCACGAAAGAAGAAACCGAAGCAAGGATTAATCAGCTGATCTCAGTCGCGATGGCTGGTCACCTCAACGCATTCCACCCGTAATTTCTTTCCTGTTTGCTCACCAGCAGCATAGCCGACGCTATGCTGCTGGTTATATTTCGAGTACCCATCATTAGAACTGGAGTGCCCATGTCTCGCTATATTTACCGTTACAAGCTTGACCCTACTGGATCAAGTCCGAGTAACTTCGTTAGGAACGAAACGCGCACCTTGCAAAAGCGCCAGCATCGGGCACTGGTGCCGCTCTATGGTGCCTTTTTTGCTGATACCCTCAGGGTGCGCGACAAAGCTACCAACACCTTGCTAAAGCTGGGCAAGGATTACATCGTGGGTCGCTTGTTGGCCAAACCGAGCGCCCAGTTCGGCAAGGAAGTCTACAGCGTCATCATCATCAAAGATGCGGGCGTGAGTGACACCATCGAACTGGATTACCAAGTGGTCGGTGGGGAGTACGAGAACCTTCTGCTGCCGATTCTGGAGATGCTCAATGCACTCAAGAAAGATAGCCGGCCTACACAGTACACCACGATCGATAACCGCCCGACTTCTTTTACGCCGGTGCGCCATATGCACGATATCGGCGACCTGACCGGATTCGATCCCGTGGTGCATGAGATCGAACGTGCACGCATGACGATGGAGCTGTCTTCGGCACTGGATTACGAAAACTATTACCAATACACTGATCGTTTGTTGTCGAACCTGGCGACGCTCGCAGGGCGCCTGATCGCTGACGCCTTGGCGTTGCACGAGAAGGACATGGAAGCGCACAGTAACTACGTGTTGCGCGCACGTAGCGACAGCGCGGCCATCATTGTGCGTGCACCAAAACTGGTGTCTCCTGTCGGTTCGGCCACAGGTGTTCAGCGCAACGTTTTGTTGCAAGCAGGGCCGTATTACTGCATGTACCGCAACCCACAAAAGGCGGCACGTTTTCAGGTATCTAAGATGTCCGATTTCAGCGACACCTTGATAATCGATGCAGCCATCCAAGGCACCATAACCAGTTACCAGTACAGTTCGAATCTGGCTGCGTCCACGCGTTACTACTGGCGAGTTGCTTACCAGGCCGACGACCTGAGTTGGTCGCCTTGGAGTGCGCCGGCGACGTTCACGACGCGCGCTACTTAACCATAGGACACCGCCATGGCACTTGACACCTACCCAATTGACCCGACTGGAACAAGTATTCATAACTTGGTCCTCGGGGAACCCCACATTTTGCCAGTTGGTAAGATGCGGGTCATCGCACCTAAGTTCGGTGCATTCCATGCTGTAACGCTGCAAGTGTTGAACGCTGACACCAACCAAGCGTTGCCGCCTGAGCAGTACTACGCCGTTTGGCGTTACAAAACACCCACAGCCAAATTCAAGAAAGACATCTGTGGCTTGGTGGTCATCAAAGCACCTGACTCGGTCAAGAACGTGCGCATTACCTACCAAGTCTTGGGTGGCTCTTTCAGTGTGCAGGAAAAGGAAGTTGCGGAAATGATCCAGCGTCGGGTGGCCGCTAACCGCCCCGATGGTTGGGGTGAGTTGCTGCCGCCACCGCCTGCGCTTCAGAACAAGGACTTCATGGATGACGAATTCGGTTTCGCCACCTTGGAGAATGTGCTCGACGATGTGGCGCGCAGTATCGTCAATGGCTGTATCGCGGCGCAAGACGAAGTCCTGGATTACGTCGAAGAAAAGGCCGAATCGTATCCGATAGGGAATTCCCCAGACATTTTAGCTGCCATGACGGCGCACACGAATGCAGCCGACCCTCATCCGTATTACCTGCGTAAAACGGAACTGGCTGATGCAGCAGCGAGCATTTATGCAGCAGTGCGCCGGCCACAGTGCCTGTCGCCTGCACCCCAGGCAGTAGGGGTCTCGCGCACACCGCTGTTGACCGGTAGCGCTTACCGTGCGCTTTATGGTCTGCCACAGAAGGCATTGCATCTTCAAGTTGCAACGGATGCTGGATTTACGGCCTTGGTGATGAGTGTGTCGAAAGCTGCCGTTGGGGTATCACACCAGTTACCGAATGCGCTCGCTACCAAGACCCGATATTACTGGCGAGTTCGGTATCAAAATATCGAAGATCAGTGGTCACCCTGGTCTCTGACATCCACCTTTACGACGGCATAATCCGAGGAGAACGTATGGCTCTGATTTATTTGCCGCGCGACTTAACTGGACGAGCGGCATCCAACAAAGTATCCAGCGAATTACATACCCTGGTAAACCGCCCTGTGCGGATTGCCATTCCTGACTATGGCGCATTCTTTGCCAAGAGTTTGGTGGTGTTTGACAAAACCAACAACAGACCTGTTACTGCTAAGCAGTTTCGAACCGGAGAGATGTTGGTTGAAGAAACAGCCAAGGCAGCCAGTCGGATCAGCACCGTCATCTTGATCACCGATCCTAGCGTTGGTTCGGAGATTCAGATCACTTACCAGGCCTTGGGCGGAGAGATCAACTATTCTCGGAGTGCACTGCAAGCCGAACTCGATACACTTGGTGTCGAAGGCCGTGTGCGCTGGGAGGATGTAGTAGACAAACCACTTCCAGGAACGTATCCGGCAGCACCGCACCTGCACCATGTGTCAGAACTCTACGGTGCTGAATACATCGAAGAAGCCATCGATCGTATTCGAGAAGCAGCGCAGGTCGGAGAAGAACCGACTCGCTTGAAACTGGAAAGTTTCATTAAGACCGTCACCTCGGGCGGCACAGAGGAAATCAGTGCTGCGGCAACCGCGGCTTTAGACGCACACCGCGCAGCAGCACACCCTCATGCACAATACCTGCTTCGCAGTGAATTGACGCAGAACTTGCCATTGCTGAAAACACCGAAGACAGTCACGCCTGCGCATAATGCGACTGGTGTGGTACTGGAAACATCGTTTATCTCCTCTCAGTATTACTCCCTGTACGGAGTTGACCAAGGCGCTGCGCAGTTTCATATCTCGCTGACAGAAACGTTCACGGACATCCAAGCGATGGCCACTGTCACAGGAAACGCTACGTCTTACCTTCCTCCGACGCTGCTGCAAGGCTCGAAAGTGTATTACTGGCGTGTACGTTACCAAGATGCGGACGGTGTTTGGTCAGACTGGAGTGCGGCCGCAAAGTTCACCACGGTACCGCCATACCCAGCCCTCGGTACGGTTCTTGAAACGTTCTGTAAAGGGCTTGACCAATGGGAGAAAGTGGCTGACGGGCGTAACGGTTACACTGAACGCCTGAAGAAAGTCAATAGCACCGATTGCGGCTATGTGCCATACCCGCCGGCTGGGCAATTGATCAGTACCTATTGCTGGGGTGACGATCTGTGGGGTACCTTCACCAATGGTACCGGTGGCACCTACGATAACGTGATCGAGTACGACAGTACCGAATGCGGTTATGAACCACCCCCACCGCGCGGTACCTTGATTAGCAAATATTGCGTCGGTGGCGACCTATGGGGCGTGTTTGCCGACGGTAGTGGTGGCACCTACGCCGATCTCATTACCAATAACAGCCTGGAGTGCTCTCACCAAGTCCCGCCGAAAGGCACCCTCTTGTCTACCTTCTGTTCTGGTATGGATAAGTGGGGGCGCTACGCTGACGGTTACGGTGGTCAGACACCGGACTTGATCGAAGTCAATAGCACCGATTGCGGCTACAACCCGTATCCGGCGGTAGGCACGCTTCTGTCGACGTTCTGTCAAGGCACTACGCTTCATGGAAGATACGCAGATGGTTCTGGCGGCACCTACACCAAAGCGCTCCAGTATTCGGCACCCGAGTGCGGATACACTGCACCAACACCCAAAGACACCTTGATCAGTACACACTGCATGGGAGTGGACAAGTGGGGGATTTACGCTGACGGCGCTGGTGGCACCTACAGCAAGATCATTCAGGCCAACAGTACCGAGTGTGGTTATAACCCGTACCCGGCCGCCGGTACCATTCTTGAAACGTTCTGTGTTGGCGTGGACAAGTGGGCCAAGGTGGCAAATGGTTACGGTGGCTCGAATAACGGTCTTCTGGAAGCCAATAGTAAGGATTGCGGCTATAGTCCTTACCCGCCCCGTGGCGAGCGCCTCGGCTTGTTCTGTGTGGCCGCTGATTTGTGGGGTACGTTTGCTGACGGTAGTGGCGGTAGTTACGAGCAACTGCTTGAAACAAATAGCCCACAGTGCGATACCGGTGACCCGGTCCCGCGCGGTACTCTCCTGCATACGTTCTGTATTGGTCCCAACGAGTGGGGTAAGTATGCCGACGGCAACCGCGGCACTTATGACCAACTGATCCAAGCGAATTCTCGTAATTGCCAGCCGGATCGTTGATGCGCAAGATTGCCAATTGGCAATGAATGTGCGGTAGGTATGGGGGAGGAGCTACTCCTCCCCTCTTCTCTTTTTAACTCAACTAGGAAAAAACATGGAATTGTTCCTGAAAGCCTTCGGAAAAAACACCATCACCATGATGCAACGCGCCCTGCTGCGTTCCGTTATCCTGGGTGCGCTCTTCGTCGTTGCGTACCTGTTCCTCAACTTCCTGATCGAATTGGCCCGTTCCTACGGTAGTGACTGGCCGGATCGCTTCCCCGAACTGCTCGTGATCCTGCGTGCGGTCGCCATCCTCACCTGGTTCGAGAAATCGATCTTCTGGATTCGTTTGGCGGTCGAACCCAAGCTCGATTCGCAGGCCATCGCTGACGCCACGATGCACGATCCCGTCGCAGCAGCATCGGTGTACCGCACCCGTGTGTTCATGTGGGCCTTCCGTATTGTCATCCTCATGACCCTGTGCGGTTTCTGGCCATGAAGCTCGGTCGTGCTTTCTGGCTATGGGTGTTGCTGTGCGTGTGCCAGGCTTTGGCCTCGCTCGCCGCTGCTGCACCCAAGCTACCCAATCAGGCGCCGCAGTATCTGCCGATCCTGATCGAGGAACTCAACACCTACCACCCCAAGGTCCAGATCGCGCAATTCTATCCGGGCCTCGTAGAGCAGGAAAGCCTCTGGAAGCTTAACGCCACACTCAAGACATCGCGTGAGTGGGGGTGTGGCTTTGGCCAGTTCACGGTGGCGTATAATGCCAACGGGTCGGTGCGATTTGACGCACTGACAGAGACCAAGCGCCTGCACAAGTCACTCTCGGGGTGGAACTGGGCGGACTGCGCCAATGCACGCTACCAACTGCGGGCGGTGGTTCTGAAGGGCAAGCAACATGAGCGCTTCTGCGAAGTCTACATGGACACGCCAGAAGACGTGAAGAAGTGCATGGGTTCGTCGTACAACGGTGGCGAAGGTGGTTTTACCAAACGCATCCGGATGTGCCGAGCCAAAGCAGACTGCAACCCACGTTTGTGGGATGCCAATCTGGAAAAGCAGTGCGCTGCGTCCAATACCAAGGTGCACGGCTACGGGGAATCGTTCTGTGAAATCAACAGTCGCTATCCGGGCCGGGTCTTTAAGCGGATGGAGAAATACCAACCGTACATGAGCCCAAAACCTTAAGTAAAGGGCAAAAAAAAAAGAGCCTAGGGGACGAGAGTCCTCTAGGCCTTTTATGCCGCTACCAGAACGTCAGACGACGTTTCGATTGGGTTTTGATGATGTGGTCTTTGAGCTGGGGTGGAACAACAAAACGAAGGTTTTGTTCCATACCCAGCAAACGGGCCATTTTGATGAAGGTAGAGAACTTGATTTTCATGATAGGTGCTTTCTACTTTTTCAGTGAAACTGCCAAATAATGCGGCGGGTAGATGATGTTGCTGAGGGTCGGGAAATTCAAACCACCCAGCGAACGTTTCTCGATCACATGACTGGCTTCACGTTCACGCAGTGCGCGCGACAGGCCGCGCGCCGGACGGTTCATCTTACCTTTGTTTTTAGCGATAAATGCTTTTTGCAGGTGGCTCATTTCCTTCTCCTTCTTTTTTAGTTACAGCAGTGGACGCATCACCGGCACCGCCACATGCAGTGCCGCGATGAACTTATCGAAGTCGACCCTGTCACCGCTCACTGGCCAGTCGCAACCCAAGAAATACTGGGCCACAGCTTCGAGCAGCACACCACGCGCATCGGTGGATTCGATGTCGTCGATGATGTACGCTTTGTGGATCGGGTACAACTCCAGCAGGCGCTCGATCATCTTCGGGGTCAGGTCGATGTTGGCCGCTTCCTTGATGATGGCGACTGCTTTTTCGAGGTCATCGAGGCGCAGCGTGAACATGCTGTATTCGAAAGCCATCTTGCGCTGCGCCGCCATCATGGTTAGAATATCGCGCAGCGTGTCTTGCTCGTACAGGCGAACGATGTTGTTCGGAGTATTCATAGTGACTTGTTTCCTTGATTAGTCGTCGATGCCTGCGTTCACGCAGGCCGTCAGGGTGGAACCATAGAGGCTATAGAAGCCGATGGGAGTATCGGGATACCACTGGAAACACCAGAGCGTATCAGTGGTGAGCGATTTGGCTCTCTCCTCGTCGCTCACGAAACTATCCTCGATCTCATTCATTTCGAGATACTCATCCATGGCCGGTATGTATTTTTTCCATGCGCCACCACCGAGAAACTTTTCGATGCCGGAGGTTTTGTGGTCATTGAAGGTAATGTGTGCAGAAGTATATTCCCCTCTCAGCAACCCGTCGACTTGCTTTTGCAAGTCGGTAACCTCGGCGACCAGTTGTTCCGGTAACCAGTTGATGTGCTTGGCGATTTGGTCTTTTGCTGCAATGGCTTGCAGGAGTACCGGCAACGATGCTGCGCGCAGGACTTCGTTGGAGGTTCCTTTTTTATTGTACATTGACAGAAACGCCGTCCAGCACGTGTTGTTCTCGACTGCTTTTGCACGTTCTTCCGGATTCACCCAGCTGGCGTCGCTGTATTCGTGTACCACTTTTGCGAACGTGGTATAGCCGCTCTTGTGGTTGTTGTAAGAGAGCTGCACCGAGACGCCGAGGTGCTCCCATGCCAGCGTCAACAGTTGTTCGATCGTAGCGTAATTCATACTTTTCCTCTTAGAATTTAGATTTTACCCAAGCCTGCAATTTCCGTGTAAGCAGGCAGTTCTTTCAGTTTTGCTGCATGGTACGTCAGTGCCGTTTCAATCAGCGGCAGATAACGTGCCATGTCGGTACGCGATACTTCGCCGTTGGTGTAGTTCAACGAAAACGCGCTATAGTACTCGCCCCAGCCATGGTCGTCTGAGATCACACCTTCAGGGCGCAGCGCGACATGAAAGAGAATCTCGATATGGCCTTTGGGGTGTTTGGCGACCCCGAAGAAGCGAGTGGCGTAGTAATTCTCTTCTGCTGCCAACAGCAATACCTTGGCCATCGGGCACCACGCCGTATCGAAGCGCTGGCCGATGACGCAACTCACTACGTCACCGGGCTCCACCATTCTGGTTCGTTTCATAGCTGCGATCCTCCGTGGTTGGTATTAGGACGCGGCCATCAAGAGTGCAGCCATTTTACGTGCGACCGGCTTGTCCATCCGTAGGCGGTTGTGCAGCTCATACACTTGGCCATCTTCAGTAAGAATCCGCTTGAACGCGGTGTCGATACCGACCACTGTTTGGGTTACGCTACCGTCGGCGAGGTGCACGCACTGGTCGAGCACGTCTTCCAGGCGGTCGGTATCGCGACCCGTGGTCAGGTACCAGTCCATCGGCAGCGGGCGCTGCGTATGGCCGTTTTCACGGGCGATGGTGCGGTACATGCTGCGCTCGCCGAGCATCAGATGGGTACGGTAGTAGTGGGTGCTAAAACCAGCCATCGATTGCAGCAGGTTGACCCAGATCGCCGCTTGCCGGTCGTCTTGGTGCATGTACAGTTTGATCAGGTCGATCAGCTGGTGACGGGTTGCGTCTTGTGCGGTGTCTTGCTTGTTCATGATTGTTTTCCTTGGATTCTAGATGGGTGTTGAGAGAACGAAAAAAAGAAGGGAGCGAACCCCCTTCTTCTGTGTATGTCAGATGGTGTTACCAGTACTTGGCCAGCATGTAGGCGACGAACTGATCGAAGCTGTAGAACATGATCGGTTCACGTTCTGGTTGCTTGGGGAAGAACATCTCACCCCAGATCGGCGTAGCGTGCAGTCGGCGCTCTTGCATCTCGTGTACGATGCGCACACCGTAGATGTCGGTCTGCACCGAGAAAGCGAACTTCGGGCAATTCTCCCACTTGAGGGAGCGGAAGAATTGCATCGCTTCGGTTTCCCGCTGCGCGACGTAGCGCTTAGCCTTCACTTCGTCACTCAGGAAGACTTCAGCGCTGAGCGTCCAGCGCGGTTCTTCCACCACCACTGCGACTTCGATTGGCGACACCATGCGCCGACCGAGTTGGTAGATTTTGCCGTCTACCGTCAGAATCCGGCGCAGCTCCCCGTCGACACCGATCACACGTTGGGTGCAGGTGTCGTCCTCGAAATGGACCACTAAGTCGAGGGTGTTACCAACACTTTGACCCATGCGAAATTCTTTGATCCACCAGTCGCGGGTACCGGGTTCTACCCGTCCTTTAGCATCGTTGAGTGCTGCATCGCTCAGATCGATGTTGAGGCGGAAGGTCTCTTCGTGAAAGTTTTCGCCCGCCATGATGTGCTCGACGAGGTTCTGGCGTTCTGCCAGCTTCACGCCCGGCATGGCAGTCATGAGGAGCACCATGTTGGTGTAAGCGTTGTTGTTAGTTGCGTTCATAGTTGCAAAGTTCCTTAAAAGTAAGACAGCATAAAAAGGAGGCCGAAGCCTCCCTCTTTTTTAGATTACCCGCGGCTCTTGACCCATGAGCAAGAGCAACTCATTCATGCGGCGCCGCGCACCGGTTGGGCGTGTTTCGCCCGGCCCACCCACCCACTTTTCTACTTCAAAACGCACTTCCCACTCAGCGTCTTCCATGTAACGGAAGACAGGGAATGCAGTGCGCTTTTCTTGCAACACTGCCATTTTATCCCGCCATTCCTTGTAGAGGTAGTCGCTGGCGTAGGTCGAGGTGCAGTTCATCTCGCGCACTTCCTCAGCATCGTGCAGGTATGCAGTGAGGTCTTCGCCACGTACCTTCTGTTTCTGAATGGCCAAGATTTCGAGACTCACCAAATCACCCTCGTCGTGCATGCGGGTGATCTCTTTCCACTCTTCAGTCTTGTGGCAGAGCGCGCGCAATGCATTGGACAATTCAGAGACATCGGTCAGATATTCACACAGCTTACGATCTTCCGGCCAACCGGGGCGAGCGGTAGCTGCCGCGGCCACGCGCACGACATCACTGTACGATGCCATGTTGAAACGGTCCGCGATTTGGTGTTGACGGAACTGGACCAGGTTCATTTCTTGATTATTGATCATGATGCTACTTCTCCATAGTTGCTAGTTACTAGGGTACGGCGATTAACGACCGTAGGTATTGACCAGTACGGTTTCCGACCACCGACGACGCTGGTACTGATACGTCGGGTGCGAGAAAATAAAGTCGCGCACTTCTTGTACCAGTTCGATATCCACACCGCGCTCAGCCAGTTGCATCTTAACATCGCGCGATTCCGATACCGACATTCCGTAGCTAAAGAATTCTTCCCAACCGCTCTTACCCAGGCCAGGGAACAATTCCAGATTCAAGACCTCGCAGATATTGTCGAGATCAAACACCGGCGAATACTCAGCGATGTAGGCGAGCTGTTTGCCATTGGACAGCGTGTGATACTTGATACTTGGTTGCTGGTTAGCGTGGAACGACTCCACCTTGATCGAGATACCAAATGCATTCATTTCTCATTCTCCTTCGCATAGTTACAAAGTGGGGAGGACACCCCCTCCCCTTGGGTACTGCTGTTACGCCTCGATCGGCTTCTGTTCCAGACCCACGAGCGCGCGCAGCTCGTTGGCCATGATCGAAGCCACTGGATTGATCTTCTCATTCCAGTTCATGCTCTTGATCGTGCGACGCAGATGGTTCTCGCGTCCCAGCATGAGTGTGATCAAGGTAATGATCGCGTTGATCGGGTGTTCGTTCTCGTTGCGGCGCACGAGTTCACGAACTTCTTCCAGCTCCGCCTCCTGGTCCTCGGTCATGTTCCACGTACCTTCCAGTGCGGAACGTTTCTCGACGAGCGCCTTGTGGGCGTTCATCCAGTCACGTGTTACCGGAATGTACTCGATGACCAGCATCTCCAGACCCACCAGGTCCTTGGCTGCATAACAGCCGTGGGCTTTGCTGGACGCTTCCGAATTCTGACCGAACCGGGCGATGATCCGGTCGAACAAGCTACGGCACTTGTCGTGATACTTCTGTGCCGTTTTCGGTGCCCTAGGATGCGGGGTGTGGACCGAGTGCTTGTTCATCTCTTCCATCAGGTCCTCGTACGAGCCGACCAGATATTTGAGAGCCAGATCGCGTTGACGCTGGATGACAATGTTCAGTTTTTCCATGATGCTAATTCTCCATAGTTGCAGTTAGACAATTGAATACAGGACTGTACTCACCGAAAGAATATGTGACCATAGTTTTTTAGAACACGGAATAAAAGGCCACCCCGAAGGGTGGCCTGTATGTCCCGCCTATTGCAGGTGTGGGTTGGGAGCGGTGAATTCGTTATGGTACAGCGAACTCACGCGCGCTTCTTCTTGTTCGGTGCGCTTACCGAACGGGGCCGAGATGATGTCCGCGAAACCGTCCGGCAGCGGCGGCATCGCTGCATTCATGTCGTCCACTTCGAGGTCGATCTTGCACCACTCGTAGTACTGGTTCGCGCCCGCTTGGGTGCCGTGCTTGAGGAACATGTCCACTTCGTAGACCCGGTCGCTGCCATCGTCGATCGGGTAGAAGTAGCGATCCTTGCGCATGCCGTTTTCCGACATGATGCGGAACTGGTTGAAGACCGCTTCCGTGACCGGGATGGTGATCTCGATCTGGCCGCCGGTCTTGGGGTCCTTGGTCTTGGAGGTCTGGGTGTATTCAGGGTCCATCCCTTCCTTGACCGTTTTGCGCACCCGGATGCGGCCACTGCCAGCATTCTTCTCCGACTTGGGCATCTTCAGTTCCCACTGTTCGTGGTGTTCCATGCGCGCTGCGTTCTTGAGAAACGCCGGGTCGGTCAGGCGAGCATAGAGAATATGTTCCTTCTCGATGTGGGCTTGGCCGTCAGCGACATCCTCCAGTGCGATGCGCAGCTTCGAGCTGAGTGATTTTTTCATGGAAAATCCTTGGAATTACTTGGTGACGTTGAAGATCAGTTTGACGATCTCCACGATAATAGACATGGTGGAAGTGAGTACGCCAGCCCCGCCATTGCTATTGCCCTTGATGATGACAGAGACCAGCGTAACGATGAGTAGTACCATCAGCGACGACACCACCACACTAAAGAGCTTGACCAGCCAGTGCCGGTGCCGGCGCTCTTCCACCTTGTCAGCCGGCTCATGCGGATG